GAACACATTACTCCCGTTGTTTTATTTATAAAAACAGGCTATTTTTAGTTTTCATTAATGAAATAGCCTCTAACACTCTCATAGCTACCTTAATTGCACAATTTTTGTACATTTTAATATTTTAAGCATTTAATATACTTTAACACTTCAAACATTATTCTATATACAATAAAGCAATAGCTCGGCTTAACAGCCGATCAATTACGCTAGTATTATATAATTACATTATTAATAGCAATATTATATTATTATATTATTAAGTATCTAATAGTTATATTATTATATTAATTATAGTATTATATAGTATATATATATTAAATAGTATATTAGTAATAAAGGTTAGATAATGAATAATTTAATGGCGGCTCGATTTTGTTATTTCGTATTCAAACTCAATCTAATAAAAATTAATTAATTATATTATTCAAAGGAGATAAAATTATGAAAAATTATGATCACGTTATTAAGAATAAGGTATTGCCATCAGGAAAATTAATTTCCGATTATCAAATTATGACTGGCAAAGACATTAATGAAGAAGAATTCGAGTATATCGACGAAATCGGTATTTTACCAGTAGCTCCAAAAGATCAATGGATTATTCCAAAAGGATTTATTATGGTTCCAGATGGTTGTATTAGAAAGGAAATATAATATGCTTATAACATCTATAATAAGAGAGTTAAATAAATGAATAGTATTTAGTGGGCCATCTTTAATTATCTAATATAAAGGAGGAAGACGAAATGAAACAAATTTACAGTACTGAGAATTTCAATAGAAGTAATTATGGTAAAGAAGGAATATTAATAGAAACAAAATTAAATAAATGTGCTATTAATAATTTAGTGGTTTATTTTGATAAATATTATTTGGCTCATAAATGTATTGAACATATTGAATTTAATAATAATCCAGTGGCTGATTTAAAATTATATGTTTCTTATAAAAAAGACAATAAACAATGTTACGAAGTAGTTCAAGTTATTGCTGAAGATTTTAGCGAACTTAAAAATGAATGGCTTAATTTTATTTGTGATATATTCTCTGAAGCTTTTATAAGTAAGGAAGATTTAAATGAATGATATTATATACAAAGATGATATATATAGAGTAATAGTAATTCAAGAATTCAGAACACTTAAAAAGCGATCTAATATATTCACAAAAACTCTACAGTTATATTTAAAATCTAAAATTGACTCAGTTGGTTATTTATCTATTGTATTAAATTATGATAAAAATAATAAAGCTATTTTTACACATATCGAATACGACGATTATTTGCCAAGCGATATGAATTGCTTGCGCCATCAATTAAAATATAATCCTTTATGCACTAAAAGATTATATGAGCGCTTATTTAAAGATATTAAAAATAAAAATTATATGCGAGAAAAAATTGAATGAGATCAATATACGAAACTAAAACATATAAATTAATATTGAGTTATAAAGCATATACAAAATTCTTTAAAGATAATGTATTTTCAAAATTAATAACTTTTAACGTGGTCGAATTTAATAACACAAAGTGCGATTATTTTATTACCATATTAATGTATTACAACAAAACAAATAACACAATAAAAACTGTATATATTGGCTCTAAAGATATAATAGAAGAAATTGCTCCTATTATTAATAAACTTAAGTGCGACGCAATATTTAATGCTAATATATATAGTGTATTATTTAACGATATTAATAATAATGATTATGTTATTGCTATAAGAAGTTAATTAAGGAGATAAAAATTACAATACAATTATTTTATAACGATTATTTTATAGGTGAATAAAATGAATGAACAATTAATTTTGAAATATGAAAAAAATTTTAGTAAAATTATTAATGAACGATATCGTCTCGACGATAAAATGTATAATTTCGATGATTACGATATCGAAGATTTTAAATTTGAAGACCTGGATTTCTACTATGAAGATGGACGCCAATGTAAAATTACAGAATATGATTGGAGCCAAGATGGTAAATGGTCTAATATTAGAAACATTACAATTTATTGTCTTGACGGCGAAATAATTGAGAACGTAAGTGCATATTCTATTTATTTAACAGAAGAATCATTAGAAAAATATGGTTGGTACTTTAAAGAAGATGACTATTAATACTCAAGATTTTTGGAAGATCATGTTTGACGAACTAGATAAAACATCTCAGAAAGATTGGAAAAAATTCGTTAAAAAATTTGACAAAAAGGAAAAATATAAAAGAAAGAAGAATACTAATGTATAAGAATTTAAATAAAATAGTTAAAGTTATCGATGCAATCGAATGCTTAAATGAAGTCGATTATATGATAGCAGTATTAACTAGTTTTGATACCAATAGCAAATATGATCGTTCCGGCCGCTTTATGATTATCAAAGCTAATGGCAAAGAAATTCAAGTAAACGATGGCCCATTATTTAAAATATTTAAATATTATTGTATGCTTCAAGATTACGATGATTTTATGGGCTATTTAGATTTAACTAAATGGTATCTAAATTTCTTTGATAATCAATTCAATTTCTTAAATTTAGCAAACGAACTTGACGAAATTATTACTATTCGTAAACAATATAATGCGTATAATCCAGAAATTGATGATTGGTATTTAAAGGCCGTAAAACAATATTTTAAAAATCTTCATAATTTATTACTTGAACTAGATAAAATATGAAAAAGAAAGAATTAATCTCGGAGATATATCGCTTAAATAAGATTACGCATAAGCTTGATTATTATATTAAGCGATATTATCCGGGAAAAAATTTGCGTAAGCTGGATCATTTTCAAATTAAAAAAATTTATTCCTGGTTGTTAAGCGATTTAAAATAAGAACAAATATTCGCTTCATAATAAAATTATTTATCTAAAATAATGCCAGAAAAAGTTGTAAAAAACGACTATTTATGTTACAATAAAAGGTTGACTTTTAATGAAAACAATTAAATATTTTTTGTTAATTTCGATTATTATGATTATAGGATATGCTATTATCCATGGTGTTATTTCATATTTGATGTATTATAATGACAATATGGATAATACCATACATATAGGGAAAGATAATAATGGATACTATATAATATATAAAGTTAAATAAAGGAGGCGACGATTATTTCAAAATTAATATATTCGTTTAGTAACGATAAAGAAGAACTTTGTATGGACACAGATAATTTTTTAATCTATGAGTCTTTCAGTTTAGAATGCAGCCTTAACTGTATTTTTAGCTTTATTAAAAAATTAAATAAGCCTATAAATGGTAAGTCCTTTGATTATGAATTAACCGTATCTGTTACTTTAATACATAAACCTTATCAAAATAATATTTATATTGTAAAGTTTAGAGATATTTATATTAATGATGATAGGCCCGGTTATCCTAATAAAGATCAAGTAAAAGATTATTTCAATAAAAATTATGCTTATCTTTGTGTTAATATGTTAATAACTACATTAGAAGATAGAATTAAACTTAAGAAAAAGTTAGATAATTTTTCTCATTCAAAGTTTATTAAGAAAGCAAAATATGATTAATCAGAAGTTAGAAGAATTAAAAGAAAAGCTAGGAGTAACTAAATATACTTATGTCGACACGTTAGAAGATCCTGATTGTTATGGCCCCATATGTTATTTTGTCGACGCTAAAAGCATTAGCCCTGTAAATGTAAAAGGTAAAGCAAAGCGATACAATTTTTTATTTAAAAGAAGATACGATGTTCCATTAGATGAAGATGTTCCATCTGAATATGGAGCAATGTGTTTTTATCATTATCCAGAAGAACAAGATGATGTGTATTATTATTATTATCCAAGTTCTAAAAAATATATTATTGAAGGACCTCAAAATGGCTTAGTAGGCCGAGCTAATATGCTCGACAAAGTTGATAAAGTTACTATGTTGATTGGTTATGTATTAAAGAAAATTAAGAATAGTAATTTTTTATAACAAGAAAGGAGTAGCTAATGGAGTTAGATAAATTAATCGATAAGGTCGCACATCCTCGCTTTAATTTTGTATATATTAATAAAGATTTGAAATTAGCTATTCAAGTTCTTAACGTTAATCTGTATATAGAAGAATATTCTAATATTATAGAAATACAAAGAAATTTTTATATAACGATGTTCGATGGTGACAAAACATACAAATTAAATTTATTTTTAAAAATTACATATGATAAAGTTTATAAAAAAATAAGTAGTATCTACGTAGCCGAAAAAGATAAAACCATTACAGAAAATTATAATTCTGTAATGAGTAGAACACATAAAATAGAAGACGATGAATATTCAAAAGATCTTAAAATGTTTTTGCCATTCTGTTACAATGCTTTGCTTTGTGAATATAAAAAAAGGTATGAAACAAAATGGTAACTAAAAGAATTAAGAAAATACAATTAGGCGAATGCATCAAAGAAAATTTTTACGGCTCTTTAGATGATTTTATGTGGGATAGTATCGATAGTATTTTTACGTTCGATGGTACAACTTTACATGATGAATGGACAGAAATATCTTTAACTGAGGCTTATCCTGTAAGATTAATAATTACTTTAATCGACGAAGAATATAATATGCGGAATATTATTAAACTATTTATGTTTAATAGTAACGATGAAAGTATATTCGTTGCTACTGGTCATCAAGAAATAACTGATAATAACGAAACTCAATATGATATTATCGACGATAAAGATTTATCTAGAATATTAGACGATTATATTGCCGTTATTAAAGATTATGAAGAAAGCTTTATGTGGGTTAAATAAATGATTATTGTTAAAGGAGTTTAGATAATGAGTGAATTTAAATCTATTAAAATGTTTGGCGATACAATTATTAATTTGACGCCACACGATATTACTTACGATACTGGTACTACGACTATCGTTATCCCGAAGAATGACGTACCTCCGGTTCGTATAAAAGATAGTTATAGTCGACATACTGGTATGGTCGGTCCATTTCAAGTCGAATATACTAATGGTGAGCCCAGTGTTGAAAACTTACCGGACGAACAGGGTAGTGTATATTATATTGTTAGCACTTTAGTGCGTAAACAATTGCCTCATCGTAAAGACTTATTGAGCCCAACTACTAATGAAGAACACATTATTAAGAATGAGTTAGGCCACACTATTTCTGTGTCCTATTTCGAAATGAATATATAGTTATGATCTTATATAAAATGTTAATGGAGATACATACTCATATTAATAATATATCAAAAAGAAACATGACTATATCTAGCCTTATTTTTATGAACAATAAATATTTTGAAGTAACTATTCCTATTCATGAAAATATGTCTGATTTATTTCGATATTTTACAATAAAAATTCGATATAAAACGTTATTTAAAAAGTCGTTTTGTCCGTTTGAATTTAAAATAACAATAGATTTCGACGACTGTATATTTGATAATATTATACATATGAGTATAACTCAACATGTTTTTACAAATAAAGTTGTATTTAATAAAAATTTTGTTAAGTATCTAATATATAAAATGTATCGAGATCTTAACGAAAGTAAAAGGATTAATTATAATGATTATGTTTAGTTTATTATGGTTAGAATTTAAATTATTTTTAGAAGTTATATTAAGCGAAATCTAAATAAAAGAAACTTGTTTCTTAAAAGTGGCCTCCGGCCCGAAATCTTCCCGCGGTTCCTTTCCGCGTTATTCGCTCAACGTCGTCAGTCAGAAGGTGAACTATGATTAAAAAATTAATTTTAATTAGTGCTTTATCCTTGATTAGTATTAGTGTTATAGGTACCGATGTTCCTGAATATAATGGATATGTATTCCCATATAAAGTAGTACAGGATCAAGGGAAAGAAATTACGTTCAAACAACCATCAGCACAAGTTACTCCTGATGGTTTAAAGTACAATAATTTTAAAACTAAACAACCAAAGGAAAAGAAAAAATGATTATTATCGATTTTAGATATTTAGAGCTTAATGCCGATAAATATAAAATTATGTTAGATAAATTAAATAATAATCGTGGACCAGAAAATGTTAGTAGTAAGCGTATTGAAAATAATATTAGTTACCCTAAATACGATCATTTTAAATTAGATATTTATGATGATGAAAGTGGCCCTGATGAAGCTTATATCTATACATTTTTAGATCATAACGGTATTCACGTAATTCCAGATTGTGAACCACGATATTGTTTAGATTTTGAAGATCTTATGGAAATGTTACCAGAAATCATTGGTAGTTTATTAAAAGATTGATTCTTTAGCCGTCTATTATTGAATAGGCGGTATTTTTATGTTTATTATATAAATTAATATGTGTAAAAATGTTGCTTATTTAGAAAGGAGACTATTATGGTCACTACAGAAATTAACTTAAGAGATAAAAGACAAAGCAAGGATTTATTTAAAAAATTACATAAAGAATTAACTAAACGAATGAGAAACGCAAGTTGCATTCCTCAATGGGGTCAATATTGGTCTGTCGCTTATATTAGCGATATTAATAAAGAATTAAAATCTTATTATTTGACCGTGGTCAGTGAAAATAATTATATGGATATTAACATTAGTCGTCATAAAGAATTCTTAGCTGTTAAATTATCTTTATACGATAATATCACAGAAGAAGAATATTCTAACGATTACACTAGTGTCGTATTACATAATATGATCGGTGTTGTATTAGCAGATTATCTTAATTTTAAGTTCTGTGAGGACGTTAAATAATGAAAGATGAAAGCACTTTAATTTGTATCGTATTATTGATACTTGTTGCAGTGTTCTTTTGTGGTGCACTGCGATGAGAATTCAATACGATGAAAAATATGCTTGCCAAATTAGAAGCCGGTTAGTTGCCTTAATGGGTTATACTCAATGGATAAAACAATTTAGTTATACGTCTTCCGATAAAAGAATATTATATTCTTGTAAGGAAGTTGTAAGTTATGGTAACGGTGTTTGGCTAAACATTAAAGTTTCGATTTGGGACAGCAAAACAAAAAGTAAACATAAATTAACTTTTATTTACAACGTCGCTGGAAACTTTGTTCAATGCGATAGTCCTAGTTATCAAGAATACCAAAAAGAAATATGGAATGATTATTTAAATACGTTCATTGTTAGGACAATTAAATGGTCTAAAACTATTAAAAAAACTTGTTTAGACGAAGTTGTTAGAAGCGTAGATACATTCGGTATTTACACAAGAAATTGTGGCTTCTACGAAGTTAAACATAGCAAATTTATAACAAAAGATTTCTTTTATATAACACACTATTTTGGCAATGAAGTTCTTGTCGCATATCCTAAGTCTGGAGCTAATCAAAATTTTGTATTAACTATAATTAGTTTTCTATTAGGCTGTACTATGAAAGCAGGTGAGCTATCTGAATTGGAGAGAAATAGAATTTAATAACAAGCAAGAGGCTCGCAATGCTTTCGTTGCTTTAACCGATTATAATATTAATGGTAAGACTAAGCATTATGACGGTATAACATATTTATTTAGAAAGCTATATCCTGGCAAAATAGGTCAATATATCTATGATATCGTAGAAGCAAATCAATATGGTGCTACTATCGCTATGTTTAATTTACGTCTCGATGAAAGTACAAAGAAAATCTATATAAAAGTTGCCGATTATAATTTACGTGTTGAATTATTTTTCGATATTATTTTAAATAATATTAGAGAAATATTAGCTAATCAAACTTGTTTTGCGCTCAATGTTTCTAATATAAACTGGCTAACAGGTGTATATCCTAACCATAAAATACTTTATGGTGATATCGTTCAGAATAAAGCAATACAATTAGATGCATATAGACAGAATTTCCATATAAGAGAAATCGGTTTTAGTAGTGACAGAAATAATTTTATAACTATTCAATATACCGAGGATCGTAAATATGCTTATGTATCGATTAGCAAAAAAGATAAACTTATCGTTAAAAAGCTAAAAAAATATTTTTTATACTTATATATTAATTATGTTAAGGATTGCAAATGGAAATTACAAAAGAAAAATTAATGATGTATCGAGATCTTTTTTGTTTCTTACGCACACAAGATTATTCTTTTATTGTTCCATATAACAACATATATTGTGCTGTTTATTGTAATTGTTACAACATTGAAAATGTATATGGTTTATCATTTGAACTTATGGATAATTTTGGTGATTTAGTAATTAGTTTCGATATCGATGAAACAAATAAATTTACCACTTATCATTTTAATACTAAACAAGATGTCTTGAACGTTCTTAACGAAATTGAAAAAGTTGTTACAATCTTTGAATATAATGCAAGCCATAATATTCTTGGACAATTATCTCTTAATTGTTGTGAATTAAATGAACAGCAATTATTGTTTAAATATGGTAAATATTTTATAGAAGTTGAAAATTGTGAAGGCGATGCATTAGTTTCTATTCGTTGTGATAATGGCGAATATCCTATGGGATATATATTAGTATATGTATTAAATAATAAATTATATAGTTTATTTTACGATTTAGAAGAAGGAACAAATCAAAAACAAATAAAAATGTTAATGGCCGCGACCATGCAAAATTTAATTGGGTGGTGCACAATATGATCGATTTTGACCAATTAAATTCTCAGAAAATTAAATCTAAAGCTATGCTTAAGCTTGCTGAAGAAATATTATATACTAATAATTATCTTGGCAATTATTATAAGTTCGATAAAGATTGGTTTCGCTTCGATCGATATGCCGGTACATCTAAAGTGTCTTTATATTCTAGAAATAAGGATCGTAGACGATATATCTACGGTATTGAAATCATTAAAGATCATATGGTCGTCGATAATTATTCTATGATGAATAGCGATAATCCATTTAAATTATTTAATTTAATATTAGCTTTATGTTATCATAGAAAATACTTTGAGAAAAAACAAGAAAAATGGAAATATTATTAAATAAAAAATATTTTAAAAATCTTACTTATGAATTTCTTGAAAATTTAGTAAAAATATATGGTGATACGTCACTAAATGATGATATTCATATTTTAGATTTAGATGTTATTGGCATACAAGTTAGTGATATTACTGATTATGTTGATCGATACAATTTAGACGGATACGTATTAAGCATAGTTTTTATCGATCAAAAAAATGGTGATTTTCAATATGCTATGATAGATTTTATTTTTGAAGACAAAAAATTAAAAGCTATTGAACTATGTTCAGATGGTCTTCAAAATAAATTTCAAGAAATTATACCAGCATTAGAAAAAAATCTAATGTCTCAATTATATATTTTTAAGTTAATGTTAGAAGAAACGGAGGAATAATTATGGGTAAAATTGTAGAACTCGTTAACAAATTAGAGCCAATTAAAGGCGTTAAAAAGTTGGCTATCGATGGTTACGATATTCGTATCGATAACCGAGAGAAAAAGAAATTCGATAGTGGCGATATTATTGTATCTCAAGGCAAGAAAAAAATCTTGGATCTCGGCGTTGAATATCCTTGTAAAGATTTACCTAAACGTGCTATTTATAATAATAAAACGAATAAGTATATCAACGTTAAAGATTTGACGTTGTTATACGATATTCTTAATCCAGCATTATGAGTGAAGAAACTTTATTTATCATAACACAAGGTATTTTTATATTATGTTTTGTTACTATTATTATTGTCGACATTAAAAGTATTGCTAACGGTATATCTAAATTAAGAAATAAAATATATAGAATAAAGTATAAGAAGCAAATAGAATGTAAAGAACAAAATATTAAAAACTTATATAGTTATATTTTTTATACTATCTTGCCAAAATTAACTAAAGATCAGTTTATTAAAATTTGTTCACATAACTTTAAATATAACGATAGCTATTATGAATTATATCTTGAAAAACAAGAAAGCTTTAAGGATTTCCGTTATCGAATTACCTTAAGAAAAATTATATCAATTAGAAGATATATGTCACCATTACGAAATCTTTTAGTAGATACCGATAAAAAATTAATTTTTTTGTTTAATTTTACGAGAAATGGCCCCGAGAATGTTCATATCAGCTTAAAAGATGCATATGAAAATAATATCGGGATTATTTTAGTTGCACTTATGTTAATATATGGGCATTACGGAAATACTATAAATAATTGTCCTGAATTTAAAGGAGATAAGAATATATATGAACAGCTTGATTAATAATCAAATTAAATTATTAAGTTTAATCGAAGTAAAGTTAAATAATGGCAATTATATTCATACAGAACAAGGTAATTACTATCTTGATATCACTGTTAATCGAGATAAGAATATTGAAATTACGTTAGAATGGAATGGCGACGTATTAAATTCTTGTGCTATTGACTGGAATATTTACGAAAAAGCTTCCGCTATTAATTTCTATTATGAAAATAGCGATAAAGAAGACTTCTTAATGATTGCCATTACATTATTAGAAAATTATGAAATCTGATGAGTCTATTGCGTTAGCTAAAATTGCTAAAATATTGCTTCATAAAAATATCAGTAAAATATTTTTAACCGATAATCGAGTATTATATCTTAGCAATCGTTATCTTGGAGAGTTTTCATTAATCGTCGAAGACTATTCTTCGTTTTATTATGACGATAAAAGTCATCCTTCTGTATCTGTACTTATTGATGGGACCATTGTAACAAATACATTTTATAGTGATGAAAAAGCCCTTTTAAATAGGGCTAAATTAGTATATAATATAATGGTAGACAATCTTAAATTAAAATATTTTTGGAAGGAAATAAAACGATGATAGGACTTTTTAAAATTAACGGAACAAACAGTAAACTCTCATCATTACGTATGTCTGAAATTAATAATAATACATTTTTAGGTAATTATAATGTTAAAAGTGTGTTATTTAAAGATGGTGTAACGACGATTAGTGCTGAAGGTGATTACGAGCCCAATATGGTAATGTTATCTAATATTAGTACTAACTATAAAGTCGATATAGAATATAGCGTAAGCGACCATATTAATAATATTAAATATACTGGACTCGTGATTTATCAAAATGGAAAAAGTGAAATTTTAGAATCCAGAAAGGAAATTCTAAAATGAAACAAGAAACAATTGATCAGGTATTTAGTTATCTAAATATTAGTAATTCACATTTGTATAAACCTAGCAATTACAATGGTCAAAAAAATTTCATCTGTAAAATTGAAAATAATTATTGGTTTTTAATGATATTTTTTAACATGTATTGTTTAGTTAAAGAAAATCCAGAGCTTCAAACTAGAGAAGAATTTAAATTTAATTCTTCTGATCAATTAAAAGTTGCTATAAGTAAAGATCAAGATATTAAAAAAGTTTTTGCTTTTATCGTTTCTCAGCTTAATTATATAGTTTTTTTAAAAACCAATTATTCTCGAAAAGAAAATACAAATTTAGGTGAAGTATATACTAGTATTAATAATCATTATATTAGTAATACATATTTACATCAAAATTTAATCGAAGAAAAAACTGTAACTTTTGATATAGACAGTGTAATATTTGCACCATTGCAATCTAGTCGTATGACTATTCGTCCTGAGCTTCGACAATCTAATTATCTTAATCGAGAACAAATAGAAGAATTGACCTCGAATAGAGTTAGCGATAGTATTAGTCAGTTAGCAGAGCAAACTCAAAGAATAATCACTCTTAGAGAAAGAGATGTTGAAAATCTCAGATCTCAGTTAATAAGACTCTCCGAGCAAATTAGGATTTTAGAAAGGAATAATAATGAATAGTATTCCGATTTCACAAATGTTGTTTGATATCTATAAAGCAATGGAAAAAATGCCGGGTCAAATGTGGAATTATAATACCGACCAATATGGCGATTTCTATTGCTATATCGAGCAATTAACGGGCGTGTTCCACGCCGAATTAACGATCGATATTAATAATGATTGGGAGTGTCGTTATATAAGATTTGATAAATTAACTAATGAATTAAAAATCGATAGCGATATTCCTCATAGTCAATTAATCGATCGATTACGATGGATGTATATTCAATTATGTTTAGCTTAAGAAAGAAGGTGAATGCGTTAGTGTGGTCACTAAGAAAATATAGGCAACCGTTTAATCCAGATAAACTTTTGCAAAGTTTAAATAATAAAGATCATAAGAATTCTTTATTAAATAAAATTCATGCGTTAGAACAAGAACGTAAAGAAAAAGAAGAAGCTGATGCTAAACCAGTTAGACCATTGCCACTTCCAGCTGTCGAAGTTAACAACATTCCTACCTTAATTGAGCCTGCATGTTTTATCGATGAAATTATTCCAGCCGAAAATACTGCTAATATAATGCCGGAAATCGACTGGGATAATGTTGAAGAACCTATCGATTATCATGAGGAATGGGACCGCAACAGCTTAGTCGAAGCTATTACTAAAGGCAAAGCTGCTATGAAATATATTCTAGATAACTATGAAGTATGGAATGGTCGATTAAGCAATGCCGATCGTGCATTAAGTGATCTTAAGCATTTTTGCGAATTTAACGATAAAGTATTCCCAGACGATGCAGTTCGTTTATTTAAACTTATGCATGTCTATAGCAAGCAACGTCGTGAATACAAAGATTTAATCGAAGTCTTTAAAGATTTTACGGCAGCACAAAGTAGAATCGAATCTTTGTATGCAAGCATTAAGCATGTTAAAACTAAAAACGATAAAGTGGAGGCAGCACGTCATTATGCTCCTAGAGTATTAAACGAACTGTTCCCGAAAGAAGATAAATAACGTTCTGCGTTTATCCTCTTTCGGGGGCAAGCCCCCGCACCCCCGGTCTCCGACCCGAAATCACTTTTGTGCTTTTTTGTCATACAAAGAAAATAATAATTGTAACTAGTGATGCTTTATGCTAGCTAGTATAGGGCCTATGTTTTGTCCCTTTAGAAGTTTATCAAGATAACTTGATTTAAACTCTATAAAGTACTATTATTATAGATTTAAAATAAAATAGTTTAATAATCATAGTGCTAAAACCCATGGTGAACACTGAAAAGCTTTATATTAGTTTTAGGACTGCATGATTTAATATAGTACTAAAACACCGCACTGCGTTTGCTATTATATAATTTAATATAGTATGAAAATCCGTAATATGTCTGTGAATATAAGTATAAAAAGGAAATATTATGTTACCTATTTACAAAGCATATGATAGTCGATTACAAGAGTATATTGGATCATATGTATTTAAAAATAATAAAAATTATATCGTCGATATTCACGGCGAACATGAAATCAATATAAAGACTTTATGTCAACATACCGGACTTGTATTTAATCAAGTACCGGTTTTTTTATTTGATATAATTAATTTTGAATGCACGATGCCCGGTATTGGTGAATTTAAATTAAACCCGGCTACCGTATTAATGGATAATGTATATGGACGACTAATCGTTAAGAATAATGAATATACAATAGCGTTAGTCGATCCATTATATAAAGATATTAAAATAAAAGTGTTAGGAAACACTTGGAATGGAAGGTTAAATAATGACTTATAAATATTATATCGAAGTGGAAAGTAATATTCACTTCCAAACATCTAAAGAAATTGCCGAGTTCATCGGTATTTTTAGCGTAAATAAAAAACCGCACACTAATCTTGTGCGAGCTTATTTCCCTGATAATAAATTAAAATATGCTGGCGAAAAAGGTATGACGAATGTATATAGCGATTTCGACGCTTTAATTCGTTTCTGTCAAGATTTAATTAAACAATGTAAAACAAATGAATATTCTACGTTTAAAATTAACGGTAAAGAATATACTGTATTCGTAAATATTGATCGCGTTAAAATCGCGATGGAAAAATATCAGTTCGTTAAGGAGGCAATCGGTCATGAACAATCAAGAAGTAATTTGTAGAAAAATCGGTGTAATCGTAGGTTTCGTATTAAATATTTGTGTAACTTTAGTGCTTACATTAGTAAAAGTTGTATCTAAAGAATCTAAAACTATTGCTAAAGATTTTGAAGCTATCGATAATGGAGAAGCTGTTAAAGCTACTCCAGTTGTAGAAGAAGCTGAATTTAAAGAAACAGCTGAAGAAATTAAAGAATTAGTTGGTGGCGAAGTTGCTAATAATGAAGTCGAAGTTAGCGAAGTAGACCGCATTAAAGAAGAAATGGCTCGTCTTCAAAAATCTTTAGAATTAGCAGAACAAAAGGTAGGTAAATAATGAAACCATTATATAAAGCACGTTGTCATAAAGATAGATCCTGGAAAACAGGTTTCTATCTTATTAAGAAACGTATGATCGTTATTAAAGATGAAAAGAATATTTGGCCAGTACATGAACAAACTGTATGTCAAAGTACTGGTTATATTGACGGTAATAAAAAAGAAATCTTTTTAGATGATTTAATTAATTTTAATACTACTATTAATGGTAGTGAAATTAAGTTAGATAATGCACAAGTTATTTTCGATATCCCGGCTGGCAAATTAGTCTTAAAAGAAGACGATGAAGTAATCGACTTCGTTAGCGATAACTACGAAAATCCTCATTATGAAGTTGTCGGAAATGTTTGGGATAGCATTGCACTTCCTAAAAAGAAGTAATATAATAGGTATATAAGCTTATTTATTTTTTAATTAAGAAGGTATACCTATGGATTATCACAAACTTTTAGAAGACTGTGATTTCATTAAAGTGAAACAAACAGTCGAAATTCGTCCTCATGACGGAAACAAAGGCTTTTTTGAATATGTAAACCATATTTTTAAAAGCGTAAATAACGGTCATCATTATGGCCCAGCAGTTAAAACTAACGTATTAACTATATACAATCGTGGAAACTATGTTGCTTGCGAAATGGGCGATCAACGTATCGACATTCGTCGAGATAAGATCGTTATTTACGTGCCTGGTTTAAAAGCTAGTAATGAAGAAACATATAGAAAATATGCCGTATGTAATATCGGTGTATTAAGTTATATCTATAATTCTAAAAAGTATTAGCTTTTAAATAAATAATCCTAGTATAAATACTAGGCCTGCATAATAGGATGCAAATCATTGAGAAGATTTAGACATAGCTTTAACCTTGCAGGAAAACTTGTAGCGAAATGTTGCAAGGTACCAAGAGTGATCATCAGTAGCTAAGATGGTCACTCTTTTTTTATTTTAACGAAAGGAAATCTCATGTGTAACAAATTTAAAATATTTACATTTTTACAACTACTAGTGTCCTTTACAATTTCACAATCTGTTTACGCATGGGATAATCCTAACAAACCAGCTGTTAATACAGGTGTGTATGCATTAAAAACAGCCATGATTGGATCCTATATGGACGGATTTAATGACGGTAAGAATGGTTTAAGTAAAGATGAAGAATATATAGACGGCGACAATAAAGATTTTCTAAAGTATTACGAAGAAGGCTATTATAAAGGCCGAGTATTCAGGCATCAAAAAATGTAACCGGCAATATTTTTAATTAGTCGGTATAGGGCTTAAGTTTTATCCCTTTGGAAGTTTGTCGAGATAACTCGACGAACTCCATAAAGTACTGTTTAAATATAGCTCTAAATCAGTTGATTTGTGGTTTTAAAATTGTATTGTTTATTGCAGTACTAAAATTGATCGTATAGTCTGTTAAATTAATGGGTTTATTTTAGAATTATATAATTTGCTACAGTACTAAAACGTTGCCCGTTGTAATTCAACGCAATAAACAGTTTTAAAACTATATTATTTAATATGGTACAAAATACCTGGGAAACTGGGTAAAAGATTTTTTTATTTTTAGAACTGCATAGTTTGACATAGTACTAAAACTTGATTCTAACGGCAATAATAAAGTGGAGAAAATAGATGCAAGATAAAAATATATCATATAGAACTAGAGTACATTATATTGTACCTAGTCAAGAATTAATAAATGAGGCTCGATTATCTAATAATTTATATAATCAAGCTCTATATATCTTAAGACAAGCTTTTACTAATGAAGAGAAAATTCCTTCTAAGTTCGATCTTATTAATATACTTCGTCATAAAGAATATGAGTGCGAAGAATATGATAATTTTAGTAAAATGGTAGCTGATAATGCTGAACAAATTATTATTTTAGCAGCTCAAAATTTTAAAGCTTTCTTAATGACATTAAAAGCTTTTAAGAAAAATAAATCTGGTTTTACCGGAGCTCCTAAAATTCCTAATTATAATAAAAAAGAACAAGAATTTATGATTATTGTTCGAAATATATCATGTCCTGTTAAAGAAGGTATGATGCGTTTTCCTAAAAAATTAAATTTAGATAAAATTTATGTGGGTGATCTTGATATTGCTCACGTAAGAATTTTTCCTAACAAGAAAAAATATAAAGTTGAAGTCGTATACAAAGTAGAATCTTTACCTAAAAAGACTAAAGGTAATATTGCCGGTATCGATTTAGGACTCGATAATTTAGCGACTGTTGCTATTAATAAGCGTGGTATTCGTCCATTATTAATTAATGGTCGTCCACTTAAATCGATGAATTTATATTTTAATAATAAACGAGACAAAGTTCAATCTGAGCTAAAAAAATGCAACGATCGATATATGTCGCATAAGCTTGAAACATTATATCGTAAACGTAATAATCATTTCAATACGTATATGCATAAAGCATCTAAAGAGATTATCGATTATTGTTTAGAACATAATGTTAAACAAATTATTATTGGTCATAATAAGTTACAAAAACAAAAATCTAAGTTGAAAAATTTTGTCGCTATTCCGACTTTCAGATTAATTGAATTAATTAAGTATAAAGCAGAATATCAAGGTATCGAAGTTATCGAGACTGAAGAAGCTTATACAAGTATTACGTCATACTTGGATAAAGAAGAACCTATTAAAGATAATGCTAATAAAGCTCGTCGTCAACATCGCGGTTTATTTGTATCTAACAAAGGTAAACGTATCAATGCCGACGTTAATTCTGCTTATCAGATTATGAAGAAAGTTATCGGCGATAAAGTGATTAAACCGATCGGTAAAGGTTCTGTATTTATTCCGAAAAAAGTAACTATGGCATAACTTATGTCGAATACTATTAAATGGTTAATGATTATTAGCCAAGCTATTTCTAATTTAATATTTGGATTTACGACGCCTGTCGTACATATTTATTTCATGAGCTTAGTTGGCCCAAATATTTATAGCTTAGCTAATTTTATCGAAGCAGGATTAGCCGCTATCGTAAATAGCTTATTAAGCAATCAAACATATCGTCATTATTTTAAACAATTCGCTTTATATTTTTTAGCTTTAGATAGTATACTATATATAATTATAATATTTTTAGGTTTAGATTATATTAATATCCGATTTATTGGCTTAGCCATTATTAATAGCCTGTTAAATAATATTTGGTTTATTATGTTAAGCGATGTATTAAATAAAAATATTGCTGGCGACGAACTAACCGATTTTAAAGTCCTTCAACGAAGCTGGATGCTTTGGGGAAGCTTAATAGGATCTGGTATCGGTGTTTGGATTAATAATTCTATATCGATAGAATTTGCTTTAATCTTACAAGCTATATCGACAGTGTTAATTGCTATTTGTGATGGCTATTCTTTTAAGAAATTAGAAAGGTCGGCTGATAAATGAAACTATTAATTTTAATTACTTGTTTCGCTTCGATATTTAGCATCTGCGAAGCTAGAAATATGTCGAGCTATAATTGTACTATTGAGGAGCAACAAGAGGCTCACGAGCTATATAAGAGCTTTGTATACGGTTTCGACGATGGCTTAAATAATTACACGATATTATATTATTCTGACGATAACTATAAAATGGGTTATCGTCTAGGTAGTGCTCATCGGAGGTGATTACATGAATTATGAGATGTTAGTTACTATCGGCGTTATTACGGTCGCATTTTTTGCGACTGTATGCTATATTGTACATCAAGTATTTGCGACCCGCCGTATGCGAATTCAGTATGAAGGCGGTTATAGTGAAGAAGAAATCAAAGAATTCATTAAAGAAGAATTGAATTCTGCTAAAGGAAAGACAAAATGATTAATAAAATAGTCTTACAATCATTAATTGATCCAGAAAATCCTAATAAAGCTTTAGAATATCTTGAACAAAATATAACAGAAAAAGAATATCTTGATTGGCTTACTAAAAGAATTATCAAACAAAAAGATAATGAAATAATTAAACTTCCACTTACTATTATGTTTGTTATTTTCATGGATTATATTCAAGATGTTTGTGAAGAACCTTATCATATATATGAAGATTGTTTATATGATAATGTACTTGATCTACCAAAAGAAACAAATTTAAATAATGAAAAATGGAATATAGAATTTTTTATGTCTTTTGTTAATGAAATTTTAAATAAAAACAATGGCTCTGCTAAAAAAATTAAGTTTACATCAAATTTGTATACACTAAAAGATAAGCCAATTGAAGATAAAATCATTTATCCGAATAAATTAGTTGGTATCGACAATTTTGTTTTTGCAAAGGAATAATAAAATGAAAATTGAAGTGAACGACAATCTTAAATGGTTCTTAGAAAGCCTTATTAATGAAGGCTTCGATAAATTCTATATTAATAACCTTACTGGTGTCGTTTTTGTTGGTTCTAAAAAATTTAATCCGAACGTTAATTTTATTACTAGCGAAATGTTTAAAGCATGTCCTGGATTAGAAAAAGATACTATTTATAATATTCAAGACTTCTTAAATGGCGAAATCGAAGTTGATATATTCGAATTCGGTGATAAATTATTCTATGATTTTGCCGGAGGAGAATTATCATGTATCTTTTTACAATATAAGAACAAAAAAGATTCTATTATTTTAACACAATTGTTAAATACGGTATCTATTCCAACAAAATATCTTAGAAGAGAAAGAAAGGTTAAATAATGATCGATAAAGAAGCTCTTAAAAAGTTAATTGATCCTAAGTCTCCAGCTAAAGCTATCGAATACTTAGAAAAACATATGACTCAAGAAGACTTCTTCGAGTGGTTATTCGACAAAATTACTAAACAAAAAAATAACGAAGATAAAATTATTCGTGTGCCAACCGATTTAGTCGGCACTATTTTTTTGCAATATATTCAAGATAATTTTGACGAACCATATGAAGAAATTCGTGACGAGTCTCCTAATTTAATTGAATTTGCTCCGGCTGATATCCCAGATATTAACGGTAAAAAATCTTTAAGCGATTTCCAATTTAAATATTTTAAAGAAAATTGCCCAGATTATATTCTTTATTTATTTAAAGAGTTCTGTAAAGGTTCTGGAGAAGAAGATTATTGGTACCGTGGTGTGTTACAATATCTATTAAAAGTACTTGCTCCAGATTGTAAAATCGTTGTTAAAAACTCCCTATTCTGCGTGAAAGGAGAAGATCCATTCAATTCTGTGTTCTGTCCAGAACCAGTTATTCAGGCAGCTGAATGGGAATTCGCAAAAGATTAATGAAATTAAAGTATTTTCAAGAAGTATACATTCTAGATTTTGTAACAGATCCTATTCTCGTCGGCGATAAACTATGCTCTGAAGGCCTCGATAAAGAAGGTAATCAGTATATTATTAATTGGCATAATACTGATAATGTCGATTGGGAATGTCCGTGTGACGTGGCAATCTTGCCATAAGTATGTAATATAAATAGTGCTAGCACTATTTCTTCGCTAAAGACTTAGTGCTAAATTGTTTTAGCAAAAGTTTTTGTTGTGAAAGGAACTCACTTAATGACTGAAGAAGAGCTCCTTGTGGTATCTGTGATCCAGATATTAACGTTTGTAGCCGTATTTACTTCAGGCGCTTGTATTGCGTTAATAATTGCTGGAATCTTCAGCCTTGCTAAAGATGAGCAAGGAAAGCATAGAAAAGAAGTGGAGAGTTTGTTAACTTGGTCTATTTTATTGCTGGTATTTAGTATTTTATTAATCTGGGCACTCCCAGAACCAGCACAGATCATATTTAGATATCATCCTCCTCCACCTAGTCCTCGATAGTAGAATATCGTAAAAACTATATTTCTAAGTGACTTTGTTTGTTTAGGTGAATAGCATTCGAAAGTTACCGATTTCATGTCGCCTAACGATTCGTTATTTAAATTTTTAAATTACGATAGGGAGACGAAACAGAATAGGAGACTTTTCTTATGAATAAAATTAAATTTTTAGTAGCGTCTTTTGCATTAGTATTAGGTCTATTATGTATACCAAATACTAATGCTATGGAGCTAACTGCATATACTCACACAGGCTCTGTAATGGCTAACGGTGAGTATCCTTATGAAGGTGCCGTTGCGAGCAACGATTTTGCTTTAGGCACTATTTTAAATATCAACGGTTACAACTATGTTGTTGCCGATCGAATGGCACCAGGTATTCATGGTGTTGTCGATATCTTCATGGATTCCCATGAAAGAGCTATTGAATTCGGCCGTCAATATGGCGAGGTATACGTCGTAGCGTAAAAACTCAAAAGGGCGTCTATGCTGTCCACTTCACCTCACACAACTAAAGTGCTAGAAACTTGTTTTTAGCGGAGAAATTTTTAATATGTTAATATTATATTTATTCTTGCTGTGGATACTGCAAGGAATTATAGATTTTATGCCGTTTATTGGCATACTTTGTATATTGTATGCTTTAATAGGAGGCAAAATGGAAGAAAAAGATTTATTTAAAGATAGAAATATCTTTGGTTATTTACGTTTTTTAAATGTACACGAAACATTTTTAAAGCGTGAATTTTATGTAGCACTATTCGTTACAGCATTAAGTTTAGTTAGCTTAATTCTAAGTCATATGGCTAGCGATGCTACTCATTTAAAAATTGCGGTTACAGCATTACCGTTAATTATTACTTTAATGCTTATTAATAGTATTAATTATATCGGTATCTTAATCGGAACTCAAAATATTAAAATCGTAAGTACTCGTCAAAAGTATAATTTAATGGCCTCTATGGCTTATCCGATCTATGTCGATATTATCAATATTATTGCTTTAATTATGACAATATTAAGTTGTTTATTCTACGATTTTAATGCGCATACGGTATCTAATCCGTTATTAATAGTATTTACCTTATTCTTTACTGTGTTAAGTTTACTAAGTACTGTTACAGGATTAAGTATCGGTTTTAAACTATATTTAGTAAAGTTAATGAAGAAAGGTTAAATAATAATGGCAATTTTGTGGCGGTCAACGTCTAAATCTAAGACAAATTCTTACAAAGGCTATATCCCGATGCCGTCTACGATTGACGAACCTTCTTTTGCTGAAAAATGGAAAAGATGGCGTCAAGGTAATCCGGCTAAATTTTTAAAATATACCGACTTACAAGAATTAGTTTATTACTGTTATCAGAACAATATAATGACAACAGTATCAGATTTAGAATATATTTTTCACGAACATGGCATTACTGATAAAGAGAATGCTATCAAGTATATTAACGAACATAAACAAGAGTTTTCTCAGTTCGATGAATATACTGGGCGTCCGTCTCGTCGTGAAAATAGTAACAATAATACTAATAATAATGACTGCTGTTGTTGCTGTAAAAAGAAACCATGAATTTAGATAATTTGTATAATCAAATTCTAACGTCTCACAACATCGTTTCTTATATCGAAAATAACACTAATTTAATTAACCTTGTCATTAAATTATATTTGTTAAGTTTTACTAATTATAGTGTTATCAATCGGGATCGTTCTCTTAAAGAAAACGAAACCTATAAAGACATCGATGTTGCATTGAACCATATTATTGCTAAGCATATCGGCAAAAAAGTGTTCGATAAAGATATTTTAGAGTCGATCGTAAACGATTTTCACAAGAAAATTAAATATATGCAAAGCAAAGGTCACGATATTGAATTACGTGACACTATGATGGCTCCGGCTATCGAATCTGTTAAATATTTACCGATCCTAAAATAGGGTCGGTTTTTTGTTGGGAGAAAAGAATGCAACCTGAACAACGAGAACAGTTGCTTAACCTATATTTATCGGTTCAGCATATTGCTAAAGTCTTTAACAGCTTTAAGCCTAATCAACGGCCTAAAGTCGGCGAAGATATTTTAATGGGTAATCAGCCTACACAAAATGTCGTAGCCATCGTTAAAGAAAATGGCTTACTCGAGAACTATAAAGAATTTGAGTTCTTGGCAAAACTACTTATTCAATGTTATTAAGATGCTAAAATAATATTTATAATTTAAATTATAATATACATTTTAGCAAAATAGTAAGCCTATTGGGAAACTGGTAGGTAGTGGCGGTTCTTACCCGCCCAACTAAGACACTGAATTGCTGGAAACTCCTAAAGCTCAGAATACTTGTATATATTTTAATGTATGAGTTACGAAAGTAGAAACAAACTTCTGAGATGAGATAAGGTTAAATCCTAAGTCTTATTTGCAATGGACAATCAGCAGCGAAGCCGGAGGCAACTTGTCGCCGGAACGTTCAACGACTAGACCTCGTGAGGGTCGTACACTACAAGTCAATAATGGTAGTGGAAGTGGTGTCGCCTAAGTAGTATTAGTAAATACTATATGGATAAGATATAGTCTGTGCTCATGTGAAAGCATGAGATGCGCGTAGTGGCGCTGGCTAGGAAGTGACGATCCTAGTTGAACGAGTATTCTCTTAAATAATTCTTCTGTTTTATATATTGAAATTAAACATCTCTTATGGTATGGAAAAATATTATCTAAAATAGACACATATTATCCATCTAGTCAATTATGCTCTAATTGTGGATATAAAAATCCTACACTAAAAGATACTAAAATCCGTGAATACGATTGCCCTAAATGTGGCATTCATCACGATCGTGATATTAATGCAGCAACTAATATTCTAAATGAAGGATTAAGACTATTATAATTTTAATATATAGAACCGTAGGATTTACGGGGATAGCCTATTTTATCTTAGTGTAAGACGTATAAATTAATTTATTTTTAATATATCATTAGTAGATAAATTATATTTATATGCATTTATTGAGTAGGAACCTCGATGATTTTAGTCATAAGAGGATATCAGAATGATCCTAAGAAATTAGAAATCAGTGAAATCGATCTTAATACTGATTTCGATTTAAATTTAATCGAGGATTATTTTAATAAAATTGAAAAATGAAAATTTTAAAATCTAATCAAATTTTATTATTAGAAGATCCCAAAGAATATATCATCGACCTATTCGTTAGATTGTGTCAATTAAATTACTTTACTAAGACTCGAGATCTCGTTGAAGATGAACAAATCGAAGTAATGTTAATTTTAGAAGCCATAACGAATACAATAGGTCGACAAGATGCTTTAGTAGACGAATGCATAGATATTTTTAGAATTTCGTTCAATATGTATAAAGACTTCTATAAATCTTGGGATCTCGTTAAAGATTATTTAAATAATAGGATATCAATTAATTAGTGTTGTATATAAAAGAGAACGTCGCTAATCATATTAAGGAATGTATTAAGACGCTCAAAATTAAACAAGATGCAAATACTTTAGAAGATGTCAGAAATGCCGTCGTGGCTATTTTTGATCATTCATGCGGAGAGAAACGACAAGAAAAATTGTATATTGCTTTAAATGAAACAGAATTATTCGTCATGGTTGACGAACTACGAATTTGTTCTGTAATCGGTAGTGGTGTACCGACGACAGTCGTAAGTGATTTTGGCATTGAAAAAATCGATTGGCGAAAACATCAGTTCTTATATCTTGGTGAACTATTTGAAAACACCTATGTGTGCAAAGACATCGAAGAACTGTTAATTCATATATTTGAAGATTTTAGTGCGATCTTAAAAGTTAATTTCGTAAGGAAGTTCACTCCAGATGAATAAATCTGTTAATAAAATAATTAAAGCGTTAGATAATAATGTTGTGGAACTATACGGTATGAGTCAAAGTGGAAAAAGTTTCCTGGCTCATGAAGTTGCTAAGAAGTATCCTATTGCGTTATGGGTTGATGCTTTACATCAACATAATTTTGACGGCGATTATTATGTCGCTGTCACCAATAATTTAGAAGATGTCGAAGAAATTGTTAACGAAGTCGATTTATTGATTATCGACGATTTCTTCTCTCTTGGTGGACAACCAAGAAATAATATCTACAGAATTCAAGAATTTATTTACAATAATAAGAAATTATCCGTCTTGATTATTAATCAGGTGCGGCATAATTTTAATGAGAACGATGCTAATAAATATAAACCGTTTGCTAATTACGTATTACAGAAGTATGCCGATCGGCGTTTTTGTGTCGAATTTAAAGACGGAAAAACGGTCGTGACACAAACGAAATAGTATGTTATAATATATATTAATAAATATATATATTTTTAAAGCGAGGTTGTATCTATGATTATCGTCCTTTCTGGCCCGAGTGGCTGCGGCAAAAGTACTTTAGCTGGCTTGTTCGAAGTAAAAGGTTTTTACCGTATTATTACTTCTACGACAAGATCTCGTCGTTTAAACGATCCAATCGATCAATATTTCTTTGTTAATAAAGAAGACTGGGATCCAGAAGATTACATTTGTCAAACCGTTATTAATGGTGAAACATATGGTATTAGTAAAGACTATTTAGAGGATTTAAATAAAGAGTTAAATTATATTGTCGTACTCGATGAGGCCGGCACTAAAGAACTCAAAGAATTATTCCCTGAATATGTCTATGCATTTTATTTAAACACTCTTGAGTCTACATGTCGTGAACGTATGAAATTACGTGGTGATGCCGATCATAATATCGATGCTCGTGCAGAATACGACAGAACTCATAATCGCTACAATTATCTTATTAAAGAAGACGATATTTATGATCAAGCATTTTTCGGTGAAGATGAAACACCGTTATTAATGCGTCAAATTATGGACTTCTTTAATAATAATCCAGATAGTAAAGATACTATCGATGAAGGCGAACAAATTTTACAAATGCTTCGTCATAAGAAAAAATAAATTTTAAAGACTCCGTAAGGAGTCTTTTTTGTTTAACACAAGGGGGAACTCAATGCGTTCAGATATTATTGAACAAGGTGCTGTTATCTTATTCGGTGAACGAGAAGATAGTATTGCTAAGTTCTATACACGCATTAAAGATTTAACTAAATTAGATTGGTCTAATGAGACTTATTCTAGTTTTAGTGCCATGATTGCCCAAGAAAGTTATAAAAAACATCCTTGGTGTAAAGAATGGAATAATCTAAGTGCTGTTAGTATTGCAAAACTATGGATTCTTGTGAACCAAGACTATAATAATAGTCTAAAAACTACTATTCGTGTTGCTGGTTTTAGTGATAGTAATGTACAACAATTATTTTTAGATGGTATCGGTATTCTTCGACCTAGAACGAAAAAGCTATTAGTCGAATCTGAATTATTTAGCGAACTTGAATTAAAGTTAATTGAAGCGTCTGCTAATAAAATTAAGAAAGATTCTGATGCTGCTCGTGCTAAGAAGATTGCTGCCGTTCTTGAAAAACGTAAAAATAAACAGACTACGTATCAAGAACAAAAAGAAAAAGCTTCTAAAAAAGTAAAAGAAGTTGTCGTTACTGCTAAACAAGAAAAGCCAGTACAATATAAAGCAATTATTTTTACAGAGAACATGTCGACATTTAAAAAGATCATGTTTGCTGTAAGATCCATTTTAAATAATAGATTTGAGGAGGTACAACGTGTCCGTAATTAAAGATTCAGAAGGTGTCCGCGTCGACCTCTTTGATAAACTACTAGAAGATCGTGTATTATTCATCACTGGTGAAATTAACGATCGATTAGCTAATTTCATTGTGCCAGCAATGTTATATTTAGCTAATGAAAGTAGTCGTAAACCGATTAAACTATATATTAATAGTCCTGGTGGCAGTATCACTGCCGGCATGGCGATTTACGATACTATGAGAACTATTAGTTGTCCTGTTCATACTGTCGGTATGGGCATGTGCGCTAGTATGGCGAGCTTTTTGCTCAGTATGGGTGATAAACGAAGTGTTCTTGAAAATACTGAAGTTATGATCCATCAGCCATTAACTGGTGTACAAGGTCAACAAACCGATATTCAAATCGTCGCTAAACATATCGAACGCTTGCGTGAAAAATTAGAACGTAAATATGCTGAAAAATCTAATGGTAAAATTACCTATGAACAAATTCATGAAGCATGTGAACGTGATAATTATCTTGAAGCACAACAAGCTCTCGATATGGGTCTTATCGATGAAATTATTAAACCGAAGGAGGACAAGTAATGAAATGTAGCTACTGTGGCAAAGAGCTCAACGATCAAAAAAGTCATAATATTACGTTTGAGTCCTCCATTAAAAAAGATATCGTAATTTGTCAAGAATGCGTTCTTAAAATGGCATCTCAAATCGAAGACAATGATGATGATTATGATATCGACGATATCTTAGGTTTATCTTTAGGTGACGAAGATGAAGAAAACGAAGCTCCTAAAAAGAAAAAATCTACTAAGATTGAAAAATCTGACGTCAAGCCAAAAGAAATTAAAGCGTTCTTAGATGAAAGCGTTATTAATCAAGATAATGCTAAAAGAATTCTTAGTGTAGCAATTACGAACCATACTAAGCTTCTTGAATATAATGCCTTTAAGAAAAAAGAAGTCGGTATCGACGTTGAGAAATCCAACCTGATCATGATTGGCCAGAGTGGCACTGGTAAAACCTTCTTGATTAAACAATTAGCTAAATACTTAAATCGACCATGTGTTATTGTCGATGCTAGTAGTCTCACCAAGTCGGGGTTGACATACGAGCCCTCTCTGATGAAAGTACAAATAAGTCAGAGTAATTAAAGTAACCAAAATCGGTAAAGATCCGAAAGGAAAATACCGAGGTAAGCAAAAGTTTTAAAAGATTTTTGCCACCGTAACGCATAGGAGTTGAACCTTATTTATTTAAAGTAAGAATAAAATATTCCCACGAGTGGTTACCTTAGTTTGTATATTATTTTACTAAGAAAATCTATGCTGAACTTATAGGAAACTATAAGAGCTATAGGATAAAAAGCCTATAGGGTAACAAATTGTCGTTGGTGAAGACGTTAACAGCATCTTAGCCAAATTATATCGTGAAGCCGGCAACAATGTTGAACGTACCCAACAAGGTATTGTCTATATCGATGAAATCGATAAAATTGCGGCTCGAGATCCTAAAAATGCCGGTTCTCAAGGTAGCGATATCGGTGGTCGTGACGTACAATACGAATTATTAAAACTTGTTGAAGGCGGTAAAGTCGCTATTAAGTCTAACGATCAACAAGGTGGATTTGCTATGTCATCTCCGACTGTTGAAATAGATACTACCAATATTTTGTTTATTTGTGGTGGTGCATTTACCGGTATTGAAAAAAAGATTGCAGCACGTTTAAATAAAGATTTGGATACGGGCCTCGGCTTCTCTAGTGAAGCATCTAAAGACGTTTTGGAAGAAAAATCTAAATATAACGACGTAATCGATTATATCTTACCGGAAGATTTAGATAATTTTGGTATTATTCCAGAATTATTAGGTCGCTTACCTATCATTTGCCCACTTAAAGAATTGAGTGTCGAAGACTTAAAACAAATTTTAACGACTCCAAAACATGCAATCTTTAAGCAAATTAAAGAATTACTCGGCATGTACGATATCGATATTACTTTCGATGACGACACTGTCGATACTATCGCTAAACTTGCTTACGATCGTAAAACAGGTGCTCGTGCACTTAAAAGTGTTGTACAATGTTTAGTCGATGATAAGTTATTTGACATCGATGAAAATACGAAAGAAATTCGTATCACTTCTGAAGATGTTAATAATAAATATGCGTATTATTTAAATAAGGAGGCAAAGTAATATGACGTTAACTGAAAAAGCTTTAGACCATTTGTTGGTCATTGCTAATCGTCTATTAGACGAAGATCCTGCCGGTTTTAATACAGCATCTAGCAAATTATTGCTCGATATGTATAATAGCGGTATTATTACTTCTCTCGATGCTCATGCAGCTAAGAAAGAAGTAGCTGAGAAAGAAGCTGCAGAAGCAAAGGTAGAAAAGCCGAAAAGACGTGGCCGGAAGCCCAAAGCTGAACTGGTCGAGGAAAAAACTAAAAGTGAACCAGTTGCTATTGAAGCTGAAGAACCAGAAGTCGAAGAACCAGCTACTCCAGAAAAGGTAGAAGAAACTTCTACCGAAGAACTTCCCGAGGAAGTTCCTGTAACAGATTTTGACGGTAATCCTATCGAAGTGCCAGAAAAATCTCCGATGGAATTATTAGGCTCTGAAGACACTGACTATGAAGCCGACAATGGTTTCAAATCTTTTGCTGAAGAAACAGCTGAACTCGATGCAAAGGGCGCAGCCGATCCTGAAATAGTCGAAGCTCTTAAATTCGATGAGCGTCAGCTCGATTGTTACGTTAGTAAATATAAACGTGAAGATGAAATGACAACTCAAATCGCTAAAGATCTAGCTGGTCAAATTGCTAAAGTAAAAACGTTTATTAAGGAAGACGCTAACAATCAAAAAGTATTACAAGGTTATCTCGACGAAATCTTAGAAGAAGAAGATAAAAATAAAGTTACATTGAGTAACATTAATCCGTATTACTTAGACTACTTAGCTCACTATTTAGATTTGCGTGAAGAAATTAATCGTTATGATGAAAAGCAAATTGTAGAAGCTATGGAAGCATTGTCTGGCGGCGTATTAAACGATATTAAACAATTAAATCGTTATAATATTGAAGCCATTCTATCTGTTCTTAAAGCATAATTAAATGCTTAAGATATATATTTATTTAAATAAATTTTTTAATTAAAGGAAGGAAACTATTATTATGTTGAATCAAGTATTATTGCAAGGTCGTGTAAACTCTGAAGGTAAAGGTATCTATTCTTATAAAGCAGGCGAAGGTGAAAAGAATTCTGTATTGCGTTTCTCCTTGTCTTCCCAACGTAATTTCAAAGCTAAAGATGCTGAATATGCAGATTGGGATAATATCACATGCACAGCATTTGGTATGACTGCTGATTTAATTCATAAAAACCAAGGTAATCAAATTATCGTTCAAGGTGCTATCCGCACTGGTTCTTATGAAAAAGAAGATGGTACTAAAGTATATACTACTGACGTAATCGTAGATCGTATTTACTTCGAACGTGGTACTGGTGCTGGTGCATCTACTGAAGCTTCTAACTTCGATAGCTTTGCTGACGCTCCAAAAGCCGATGCAAAACCTGTTGTAGATTTGCTTGGCTAATCTGTGGTATACTGGGTGTGATGGGAATCGTCGCACCCAGTTTTTCTTTTAAATAAAGAAAGGATACCTATGGATTATTTAGAGAATATTGACCAGGGAATTAAAGCCTGGGAAGATGCTATTAAGAAAGAGCAGGATCTTAAAAGTGACCTCGACGATATCGCAGGTCATGTAGGCGAAGCTCTTGCCAAACAAAAATATGGTACACCATATCAAGTCGATTATGATGGACGACTGTTCCAATTCGTATTTAGAATTGGTATTTCAGGTAGACATGGACGTGTCGATATGCTAACTACGGCTAACGGTTTAATCGTTAAACCTAGAAAATTTAAGGCAGAGGTAACCTTAAATAAAGATGTTAGCTTGCCAGAATCTATTGCAGAAACAGTACGTGCATTATTGTATCGATATTATGATTTAATTGCAGATGAGGACCACGTATATTAATGGCTGAACAAGAAATTTTAGTGCTCGAATATCCGGACAATGTTCGAATGCGAAAAGAAATGTACTTAAATGGTCCAAATCATTGTGCTCACGAAATTATCGATAATGCTGTCGATGAATTCGTTACTGGTTTCGGTAAATGTATAACTGTAGAATACAATCCCGATACACAAGTAATGATTATCACCGACGAAGGTCGTGGTATCCCGGTAGCACTTAATGAAAAATATAAAGTTCCTCAAGTGCAGCTGGCTCTGGGCTCTTTGCATACTGGTGGAAAATTCGTTTCACTCAGCGGACAGGTCTCTGCTACTGGTGGCTTAAACGGTAAACATATGCCGTTGTAAAAACTTTTGAATTGCTGGAAAATCTATAGGATAATCAGCAGCTAAGATATGTATTTAAAAAGTATATATATAAAGTTCAACGACTATCCCGTAAGGGAGTAGAGCACAAGTTATCGGTGTTCGAAGCGGAAGTCTAAGAAGATATAGTCTCAACTTTATGGAAACATAAAGAAGTTCATAAGAGAACTGGTAAAGAAGTAGCGTTCTTTATTGAAGATTTTGGTTGGGAGTTCTTGCGTTAATGCGGTCTCCGAATATTTTAATGCTACAGTATGGCGAGACGGATATGAATGGTCTATCTGCTTTAAAAAAGGTATCTTAAGTCAAGAACTTAAAAAAGGACGAAAGTCTAAAAAGACGGGTACCCGTATTGAATATCGATTAGATCCAGAAATATATCCAGATCCTATTAATATTAAAGATCTCGAAAAGAAGCTTAAGCAATTAAGTTATCTTAACGAAGGTCTCACTATCAAATATAATTTAGGCGACGGCTGGATTAATTTAAAATCTTCGACTCTTTTAGATTATCTAAAAGATATTACTCCTAAAGAAGCTATCGGTAAACCATTAGAATTCAAAGGAGAAAAAGATAACACATCAGTTCATGTCGTATTAAATTATTGCGATGGGCTTTATTCTAATACTATTTTAACGTTTGTAAATAATATCAATACCTTGAACGGCGGCGATCATTTAAATGGGTTTAAGGCTGGTGTTGTACAAGCATTAAAAGAGTTAAATATTAAAGATTTAACACAAGACGATGCGATCGAAGGTCTCGTAGCTATCGTAAATATTAAGACGATCGAACCTAAATTCGAAGGTCAGAATAAACTATATTTACAGATGCCAGAAATTCGCGATCAAGTTAAAGAATTAATTGCCGAATCTTTCGGCGATGAGCTTAAAAAGAAAAAAACTTTTGCTAAGCAATTAGCGAGTAAAATTAATCTTAGTATTAAAGCTAGACTCGATGCCAAAAAAGCAAGAGAAAATGCAAGAAAACAGAAGAAAGCATTAAAATCTACTGTCGTAGAAAAACTTAGTGATTGTCATAGCGACGATCCTAAAAAATGTGAACTGTTTATTGTCGAGGGTAAAAGGCAGAGTTGCTCTCGTTAAACCTATCTAATTGCGGGGAAGTTTAAATTAGTATTGGCAACTAAATTATTATAGTGATATAATAATGGCAAAGCGTAATGGCTTAGGTATAGTAACATCGCCAAAACTATAAATTATCCGCAGCGAAATTGCAGAAAGGTTTATTTAAAATGAATAGAATTGTACTTAGTAAACATAAAGATCATTATACTGTATATTATAATAATAAAACTTTTACTTATTCCATAAATAGGTATGGATCTTTTGCACTTAAATTAGCAAAAAAGACATTAAAAGACGGAATAAAGTATTACGATTATTATAGATACTATAAAGATATATGCGTTTTCTTTATTTATACAAGAGCATATGGAGTAAAGAAAATGATTGTCGATAGGGATTCTATTTCAATTTTAAATAAATCAAAAATATCCGTTTATAAAGATCATCATGCTAAAACATATTATGCGGCAAATAAAAATGACAGACTTCATAGAATAATAATGTCTTTAAAAAAGCATGATGGGTTAGTTGTCGACCATATAAACAAAAATGGTTTAGACAATAGAACGAAAAATTTAAGAGTTGTCGATGTTTCTACTAACAATAGAAATTCTAATATTAGAGAAACTAATATTTTTAATTGCCGAGGAATTACTGAAACTGAAAGCAGTATAGTATGTTGTTGGTATGATCTTAATAAGAAAAAAATATCTCGATCTTTTAGCAAAAATAAATATGGTAGAGATGAAGCAATAAAAATGGCAATTCAAATTAGAAAACAAATGGAAAAAGAAAACGGATATCTGTAGAACGTTCAGAGACTATCGAAAAGAATATAATATATATGAACTGAGTAGAGTAGGAATTATTATTTATTCCAAAAAGGTAGGATTACTTTTAATAAAAGTAATAAGATATAGTCCAAATATGTCCATTTTGGACTCTGCCGGAGGCTCATCTAAGCAAGCACGTGACCCCGAGTATCAAGCTGTACTTCCTATTTTCGGTAAAGTAATGAATACTGAAAAGAATGGTGGTACTGTTACGTCTGACAAATTACTCGATCTTGTTAACGCATTAGGTTGCGGTATCGATAAATCATTCAATATTGATGAATTAAAATATAACAAGATTGTCGTAATGTCAGATGCGGATTAATAAAAATTAGTCGTCCTTGCAGGAATGCAAGAGATTACGAGCACCCTAACGCTATTAAAGCGGTGTATATTAAATAATAATATGCTTACGGTTGGAGTTGAATAAGGCAAAATGCACGAAGGCGCTCCTATAATCAAGAGAACCTAATGGGCCAGGAATGGCCAGCAATGGCAATACCGTGCTAAGTCGATATTTTTAATATCGTAAATGTGTAACGACTATAGAGGTGCTATCCAGACCGGATAAAAATATAGTCTAGTCCCCTTATGAAGTATCGGGAAACCGAGGGTACGATCGGACGACGGGGCTCATATTATCTGCCTTTGGGCAACATTCTTTTATAACCATTATAGAGAATTGATCGAAAATGGTTATATTTATGCAGCTGCTCCTCCTTTGTTTAGACTTGTTAAAGGCAATAGCCATAAATATATCTATACAAAAGACGAGCTAGCTAAGTATAAAGAAAAAGACCAATGGCATGTGCAATATATAAAAGGATTAGGAGAAATGAACCCAGATCAATTATGGGAGAGCACTCTCGATCCTAAGAAAAGACATTTATATAAGATTACGATCGAAGACGCTGAGAAGTGTGCTAAGATGGTATCTGATATAATGGGTAAAGATTCTGAAGCTAGAAAGAATCTTGTGTTAAATAATTTTGGAGTCGAATAGTGGGTTTATTTAAACAACTAATTAAGACTATTAAAGACGTTAATAAAGAATATCGGAATGCGGCTGACGAGCAGTATATTCCGTTAATTAGTGAAATTATCGAAAAAGGCGAATTAAAAGAAAATCGTACTGGTGTTAATGCATTTAGCTTACCGCATAAGATGTTACAATTCGATCTCGAAGATGAATTCCCTTTATTAACGACAAAATTTGTCGGACTTAAAACAGCGATTAAAGAAATGCTGTGGATCTGGCAAGATCAAAGTAATAGTGTTGAACTATTACGTGATAAATATAACGTTACCATCTGGGATGAATGGGAACGCAAAGACGGCACTATCGGTTTAGCTTACGGTTATCAACTAGGAAAAGAATATAAGTATTTCGATGTCTTAGTTGAAAACGTAGCCAAGTTAAAAAAAGAAGGTAAAATTAAAAATTATCGTTTGGGCAAAAATGGCGAGATCTATATGAGCCAAGTCGACAAATTAATTTACGATCTTCACTTTAATAAAGATAGTCGTCGTATGGTAGTTAGCCTATGGAACGTAGAAGATTTAAATAATATGGCATTGCAACCTTGTGCATTCTTAACCGAATGGAATATCACTAATGGCAAGCTTAATTTATTATTAAACATTCGTAGCTCCGATACATTAGTAGGCTTACCATATAATATGGCTCAATATGCATTCTTATTATTGTTAATGGCACAAACCTGTAATTTAAAACCAGGTTTATTTACGATTATGATTAACGATGCTCACGTTTATGAAAATCATTTACGTGGTGCATTCATTCAAGTCGGTAATAGAAGCCATTATGCTCCTAAAGTCGAAATTAAATCTCGTGTTAAAAGTTTCTATGACTTTAAAATCGATGACTTAATTCTCGAAGATTATGAACATAGTGGAAAAATTCCTTTCGAGGTAGCTGTATGATCTATATGATCGGGTGTATGAATTTATTTCACTACATCGGAAAAAATAATCAGTTACTCTATCATATTCCTAAAGATCTTACATTCTTTAAAAAGAAGACTTTAAATAAAGTAATCATAATGGGCCGAAAAACCTTTGAAAGTTTGCCTGGGCTTCTCCCTAATCGAGAGCACTGGGTCATTAGTTCAAGTGGTTTTTCTTATCCTGGAGTACGAGTATTTTCTTCTGTCAAAGAATGTAAAGCAGCTATGCTCGAAGGATACGATTACTATATTATTGGTGGCGGCACTATCTATCAAGAATTTTTAAAGTATTGTGACGCTGTATATTTAACAGTTGTCGATGACTTTAAAGTTGGTGATACTATGTTCCCATATAGTAATCTTACTAAGGACTTCGCCTTAGTTCATACTAAAGAAGATACCGACGAGAAGTCGGGATTTAAATTAGAATTTAGAAAGTATATTAAAAAACTGTGAATAATTTTCTAAATATAGCCGGAACAATTGATGAGATCGTTGTATCTCATCAAGATGTTCATGGCCAAGATATATATAAAGCTTTCGTGTCAATGAAAGTTAAAAAAAGAAATATTAAGATTCCTGTATACTTTAAAGATAATGTTCGATTAGTATACAATCTTAAAGATGGTTCTCATATTAACGCATTCGGTGAAATTCGAACTAAGAATATTAAAACAGATACCGGTGTTAAATTAATCGTTTACGGCTATTTAACTCAAGCTAATCAGCATGTATCTCAATTTAACGAAACAAAGCTTAAAGGCAAGATCGTTAAAATTAATAAAGTTACGAATAAGAGCGGTCATAATATCTGTAACGATATTCTAATGGTTGAACGTAATAACGGTACCGAAAAAGATTTTATTCCGTGTGTCGGACACAATCTTAATGCAAATATCTTACGCGATATTCCATTAAAGACGAATGTCGAAATCACAGGTATGTTCGTTAATCGAAAATACTGGGATAAAGTTAACCAATGTGAACGTGAGACATATGAAGTTCTCGTTAAAGATATCAAGGTAATTAGCAATGGAAATTGAAATTGAATTAAGTGACTTGCTTGTTAAAAATTTTAGTAAATATGCTAATCACATTGTATATGAACGAGCAATTCCGTTATTAAATGACGGTTTAAAACCGGTTCAGAGACGTGTATTATTGTCGATGAATAATTTAGGTTTAAATAATAATAAGCCTCATAGAAAATCAGCTAAGATTGTCGGCGATACTGTAGGCCAATATCATCCACATAGCTTAGATGGCCCTTATGGCGCTCTCGTTAATATGACAGCGACATTTTCAGCTCGATATCCATTAGGGGATGGTAGCGGTAATTTTGGATCGATAGAAAATGATCCACCAGCTGCCTTCAGGTACACTGAAGCAAGACTTAGTAAGACTGGAGATTTGCTACTAGGAGACACTAACGAAGCTACAGTACCATGGATGCCGACATATGACAATGAAGGATTGGAACCAAAATATTTAGGAGGATTTTTCCCGAATATTTTATGTAATTACACTAACGGTATTGCTGCCGGTGTAAGTTCTATGATCCCGTCTCATAATGCGACAGAAGTCATTACGGCTTTAATCAAAACTATCGATCAAGTTAACAAAGGTAAAGATATTAATACTAAATTCTTAATGAAATATATCAAAGGACCTGATTTTCCGACTGAAGGAATTATCATGAATCCTGACGATATTCAATCTGTATATGATAACGGTAAAGGTAAATTCATTATCCGCGGTCAATATACAATTAAAAATAAAAAAGAATTAGTATTTACTTCTATTCCGTATACGACTAACGTTAGTGTTATTATGACTGGTTTAAAGAAATTAAGAGAAAATAAATTATGCGGAGAATTTAAAAATTTCTCGGCAAAAGGTGTTCTTAATATTTCGATTAAACCAGCACGTGGCCAATCTGTCGACGATCTCATTAAACAAGTTTTTAAGAAGACTAAATTAGAAGATAGCTTTAATAGTATTTTTACTATTATTCATAACGACAAGGTTATAGAACATATGCCATTGGTTTCTATTATCAAGAAGCTATTAATTCATTATCATAATATTGTTAAAAATAAATTAACGTTAGAGTTAAATAAAAATAACAAGTTGTTGTTTAGATATAACAATATTAAATTGGCGATCGCTAATAGTGCTAAAATATTAGAACTAATTAAAACTAGCGATGAACCTAAAAGTGAATTAATGAAACTTCTTAGTATAGGCGAAGAGGCAGCCGATTATATCTTAGGTATGAAAATCAATGATTTTACCAAGTTAAGTCAACGAGATTATGATACCAAGATAGAAGAACTCGAGACTCGCAACAAAGAAATTAAAGGCATTTTAAAAAACAGTACTTCTATTCTAGAAGAAGTTAAACGTGAACTTCAAAACGTTCTTAAAAGATATTTTAAAAATGATAAGCGTTTAACGTTAATAGGTGAACCAGATGATTAATCTAAATAAACCTATTATTCGTTTTTCTGGCTCCGAAGTATTTCGTGTAGCTCAAACTCCAGAAACATATTTAAAAATAGAAGATCGTGTATATTATTTCTACACAAAAGATAATAATTATCTAAATTACGATAGAGATACTAATTATCTTATCGTAACTAAACACGGCTATTATAAGTGTGTTCCTGGTGTCATGTTCGACATTACAAGAACGAAGAAAGTTATTAAATTAGAGGAGGGCGATGCTATTCGTAACATTTGCCCGATTTATACCAATTACTTTTATTGTTTAACGACGCAAAATCGTATATTAATTATCGATATCGGATTTAAAAACGAACATCTTCGGATTACAGAAAAATCCTCTGGCAAGGCTAATTTTGTTAAGCTCGAGCCTAAAGAAGAAATATATAAAATCGTTAATAAATTTAACGAAGATATGTCGATTAATAGTTTACTATTGGTCGACGAATTTAATAATGTTAAACTTATCGACGATGCTCCTATGCGTAAATTAGGAAAAGTTCCTAAACCATTAGGAAAAACTAAACTTAAGTTTGCATTAGTAATGACAAATTTAAATAATAATATTTTAGGCGTCGACTACAAAATAACCTTACTTAAATTCAAAGATTTCGAATCATATAAGAAAAAGTATAATGGCATGTATAAAGTATGTCCATTATTTAACGGACTTTCGTATGAAGAATACGAATTGGTGAAAGGTGTAAAGTATTGAAGCTCGATGCAATTAAACAGAGTTTAGCATCTTATGTGGGTATGTTCTCTGAAGTACTAGAAGGCGACACTACAGAAAAGAATAAGCAAATTATTCAAGCATTTTCTGAAGTAATCGATGAACTTCTTAATGCTGAAGGGACAGAAAAAGACCTTGCAATTGTACCCGTACTTGGTGTATCATTAAGATACTTAGTAGAACGAAATAATCTTTATGAAGAAGCTACTGGCGAAATTAATAAAGATTACGTTCAAGCTATTAATCTTTTAGATAATATCATTAAGTCCTTTAAGGACAAGAAGGGAAGTATGAATGGCAAGAAAGAAAGCTGAACAAGTTGTCGAAGTTAGCAATCCTCAAGTTTTAACTGATGTCGAAAGACGTAAACGGTTAGATCTTGTAATGGCTAACTTGGCAAAGAAAAAGAATAACATGGTTGTCGGTCGATTAAGTGATCCTAAAGTTCAGGAACAGCTTAATATTAAGTTTATTCCAACACCATCTATTAACTTTAATGCAGCGACTGGTGGCGGTTTCCCGATCGGGAAAATTACGACTATCGCCGGCGTTGCAGACTCGGGTAAGTAATTTTGCCCCTATAATTAGTGATAATTATATGCAAATTCTGTGATATGCTGGAAAGCCCTATGAGGTAATCAGCAGGCAGCTTAGTTGCGCCCCAACGACTATCCGAAAGGAGTACGTTACAATAGTAACGGAAGCGCAGAACATCTTAATTAAGATGATGATATAGTCTACTCCCCTAATAAATATCGGGAAACCGAGGGTAACAAGGAAAACCAGTTTAGTGCTTGAAACAATCGGTAAAATGCATCGTGAAAATCCAGAAGGACATTTTGCCTTATGGATTGAAAGTGAAGCATCTTTAAGCTTAGATTATATGGTTAATCAATTTGGTATCGATCCAGAACGATTTTATTTCATTCAATACGATCGAGACCATACAGCTGAAGATTGTATCGATCAAGCAGAAGCGTTAATTCAAACTGGTGCTATAGACTTGTTCTGTATTAATACTCTAAAAGCTTTAGTTCCTGAATCTGAAGCCAATAAGAGTCTCAAAGACGTGTCTGTAGCATCTCAAGCCCGTATGAATAGCCGAATTATAGCAAAGTTCGTTTCGCTAATTAGCAAATATCATACGGCTATGATTCTCATCCAACACTTGACTACGAATATAGGTGGTTTTAGTATGTATGGCGACAATCTTGTACTCGCTGGCGGTTTAGCAATTAGAACCGGCAGTATCATGATTGTCGAAATGCGTAAAGGCAGTGTTCTCGATACCGATCCTATCGGTAAAGAAGACGGTATTAAGATTAACTGCAAGGTTACTAAAAATCATGCTATTCCAAGTGAATTCCCGTATCGTAAATTTAGTTACTTTGCTATCTTTGGTCAAGGGATTGAACAAATATTAAGTACTCTCGATGAATTAGTCGATATGGGCATCATCCATAAAGCCGGTGCTTGGATGCAGCAAATTGATTCTGAAACTGGAGAAGTGTTAGATAAATGGAACGGTAAAATGGCGTTCCGTGAAGATATGATCGCAAATCCAGATAAGTTTAAAAAGTTGCTTAATATGGTTTCTGGTACATTCGAAGATCTTAGCGAAAAAGAAGTCGAAGAAATTCGCGACTCTGAAGCTAAGCTAGAAGAACTAGAAGAAAGTTAATTATGTCTTGTTTATTTGGCGACGAATGGTATTCGTGTCTCAGTATTACCGGTAATAAATGTACTGAGTGTATTAAGCACGATAATGAACTCGCAAAAACTAAAAGAAAACAAGTCAAATTCAAAGCCCGTCCTGATAAAAGGATGGGCTCTGTTTTTGAGATGAAAAATCACAATGCTAATGAAGCATTAATTCACGACGTCGTTAATCGTATGACTCCTAATAGTGGAGCCGGTAAAATTAAAGGCGACCAAGAGATTAAAGGTATCATTAGTGTTAGTGAAGAATTAAAAACTAAAGTAGCCGATCAAGCTCGCGGAAAGAAAACATTTACTATCCATAAAGAATGGTTAGATAAGCTTAAACGAGAATCTCAAGATAAAGAATTCTATTATTTAAAATTTTGTTTCCATGAGACAGATGACGATATCTTTGTCGTAGTCGATCAAGAGATTATTATGTCGATGATAAAGACTATGATCGAAGATAGACGAAAAGCTCAAGGAGTCGATCATCTGATTAAACTTGCTACATTAGAAAAAGATAAGGCAATTGCTGAAAATAATTTATTACGAGCAGAAATTGCTCTTTTAAAGGAAAAGTTGAATGAGCCTACTAAAACAATATAGAAAAGATAGTGCGAAAGAACTATACAACGAGTTCTTAGAAGCTTACAATCAATATCCCATTCCTGAAACTATCAAACGTAAAACGACACCTATTAATTTAAATAAAGAATTCGCTTGCGATATTCTCTTTATTAAAGATCCAATGGCAAGCGAATCTGTAGTTCTCGGGAAGGATTCCAAATATTATAATATTTTAAAATATCTTCAATCTAAGAATTTAAAATTAGAATCTAGTATTTGGATTGATTAAGTGTGTTATGCATACTTGTAATTTTAATTGCAAGTAAATAACACGTATAGTCCACATATTTAGTAATAAGTATGTGCTGAGTGGTGACACTCAGAGATTCATCGAATTGCTGGAAAATCCTAAAGCTTGAATGGCTAAAACGTGATATCTTTATAAGATATGAGCGTGAATGTTGCGAAAGCAGAAAAAATATTCAAGATGAGATATGGTTAAATCCTAAGTCTTGTTTGCAATGGACAATCAGCAGCCAAGCCCGCAAGGGAAGGTTCAACGACTATCCTGCGAAGGAGAAGGGCTCAAGCGAGTGGGTGAAAATCCCTTAAATCGGAGTGGTGAAGGTCCTCATAAGAGGATTAAGATATAGTCTGTGCCTTAGCGAAAGTTAAGGATGCGCGTAGTGGCGCTGGTTAGGAGTAGTGACCCTAATTGAACGAACAACTCTCAAGAGTTTCTAGTTTTATATATTGAAATTAGCCTTCTCTTGTAATATAATAGTATATATATGTACTATTATTGCGAAAGGAGGTGTACCTCATGAACAAAAATTTTAAAGTTAGAATTTATCTTACAGAAGAACAAAAAGCTTTAGTAGAAAAAACATTTGGTTGTAAAAGATATATTTATAATTTTATGTTAAATTTAAAACAAAAATTATATGAGTTCTATAAAATAAATTTAAACTATAATGATATGTCTAAAATTCTTACTGAACTAAAAAAACATAAATTATGGCTTAAAGCACCAGATAAATGTTCCTTACAAAATTCTATTAAAGACTTAGATCAAAGTTATCAAAGATTTTATAATGGAGTAACAGGATTCCCAAACTTTAAGTCTCGACGAGGTAAAAATTCCTATCGTACTAATGGTGATTTAGATTTAGATCAAGATAATAAAATGATCAAAATTCCTAAAGTTGGCTGGATTAAGTTTAGAGATAAAACTAATTTTAGTGGTTTAACTAAAATTAACAATATTACTATTTCTAAAACTCCTAGTGGCAAATATTTTGCTAGCATTTCAGCCGAAGTCGATATTACAGCTTTTGCGAAAACCAAGAAAAGTTGTGGTATCGATTTAGGATTAAAAGATTTTTGTATCTTAAATGATGGAACTAAATTTGAAAATCCAAGATTCTTAATTAATAACGAAAAACGACTTAGATTGCTTCAAAAATCTTTAAGTCGTAAAATTTATGGCTCTAAAAATTATGAAAAAGCTAGAATTAAGCTAGCAAAATTTCATGAGTATATCGCTAGCTGTCGTAAAGATTATCTGCACAAAATTAGTATTCATCTTGTAAGAGAATACGATATTGTTTGTGCAGAAACTTTACAAGTTAAAAATATGCTTAAGAATCATAAAATCGCCAAAGCTGTGCAAGATGTTAGCTGGTCGGAATTTTGTCGACAATTAGAATATAAGTGTTTATGGTATGGTAAGAAATTTGTACAAATTGGTACTTATTTTGCTTCGTCTCAAATATGTTCTAATTGTGGATATAAAAATTCTGACGCTAAAAATCTAGATGTACGTGAATGGATTTGCCCAGAATGTGGCATGCATCACGATCGAGATGTCAATGCAGCAAACAATATCTTAGATCATGGATTACAATTAATATAATTTCAATGTATAAAACCGAGGGACACTCGGGGATAGCCTATTGTCTTAGTGTAAGACATATAAATAAATTATATTTACTATATTAATAGCAACTAAAATATATTTATATGCATTTATTGAATAGGAACCTCGTTATTTTAATGATGAGAGGATGTCAGTGTATTCCGTATTGTCCAGAAGTAAAAGTCGGCGAAGAAATTAAAGTTCGTCCTCCTAACACTTCTGAACAAGCTATCGCTAAACAATATCTAAACGCTTTAATCGATAATATGAAGCCGAAAATGATTGTACTTTTCGGCAATATTTCATTAAAGATGTTTAAAGATGGCCCTTCTATCTTAGAAGAGCATGGTAAACAATTTAATTTACTTGGAAATGAATTCTTCCCATTGTACAGCTTAAATTATCTAGCTACTTTCGATGGCGATAATAAGAATGCAATCCAAGCTGAATTATTAAAAGATATCGACGCTTTAATCGACACGATTAAAGAGCGTCATCCGGAATTAATTAAAGGGGAAAAATAATGAGTGAAAAAGGTTTTAACATTTTCGATGACATGGATGACATCATTGTTAATGAAAATGATAATGAAATCGTAGAAACAAAAGAAGAACCTATTGATCTTCTTGCTGACGATACAGTTGTCGACGTTAAAGAAGAAATTGATCTTCCAGATCTTTTGTCTGAAGATTCAGTTAAAGTAGAAGAAGAATCTGTTCCTGATATTTTAACTGAAGATGAAGTTGCGCCAGCAACTGAAGAAACTGTAACTGATGCTAAAAAAGAACTTGTTGTCGATGAAGTCGAAAAGGAAACAGTATCCTGTGAAAAAACAGACAAAGCAAAAACTAAGGGAGATTCTTTTAATAACGTCATTGATTTCTTCTCTAATCCGATTGCCGATCCTGATTGGGAAGATCTTAAAACTGAAATCTTAACTCGTATTGACGGTATTAAAATTAAATCTAATATTCCTCCGAATGTTGTGTTATTAGTATCATCTGAACTAGATAGCTTACATAGCTATATCCATGATAAGTTCATGGAAACTAAAACAGCGTTAGATAATTTAACAAATAAAGAAGACGGTGTTCTTACTGTCGTAAAAGCAACTAATGCTAAAGGCTCTAACGAAACAGAACGTAAAGCTTCTGGCGTTACTGCCGCTCAAAAATATAAAATCGGTAAAAATACTGTCGATTTATTCCAGCTAATTGCTGAAACTCGTGGTCGTTACAACTTCCTTGACGGCATTTTAAAACAAATTCAATTCAAAAAAGAATTGTTAATTACCGTAAGTTCCGCATTAAAAGTTCTAAATAAGTAGACAAAATCTATCCTTTCTGCTATAATACTATATAGAAATTAGTATTTTAACAGAAAGGATTTTGTCATGATTACGTTAAAAGATATTTTTAGAAGCGACAACGTTAATTCCAACTTTTTTAAATCTAATCAATATTTAAACCAAGGAGCCAAATATTTAAGTATCGGCGATGTTACCGTATTACTTAATCAATTATTTGATGGCGAATGGTCCTTTGAGATTGTTAGAAGCTGGACTGAAGTTTATCAAGCTTATGATAAGGAAAAAATTCAAGGCAAGGAAGATATCGTCGATCAGTATTTTTATGTTCAAGGTCGTTTGACTATCAATACTTATAATAAAGAGGGCAAACCAATTACGATCATTAAAGAAGATATTGGTTCTAATTGCCCTCGTAAAGCAGATAAAAAAGGTCGTTTCGACTACGCAAGTGGATATAAATCGGCAGTAAGTAGTGCCCTTAAAGGTTGTGCTGCAAATCTCGATATCGACGTTCTTAAACCAGAAGATGTCGAAATGATCAAAAACTTTGTTAACATGAAAAAAATCGTTACCCTTAAAAATAAAATGGGTAAGGAATTTAATGATAAGTTAACTGAATTTACACAGGCAAAAGAAATTCAGCCAAACGATGTGTTAACAGCAAAATATGCTGGTTTATTCTTAGATTTTTTAGGTGAGTGATATGCTGATAACAGATCCTGAAGATAAATTATATTTTAAATGTCCTCGTTGTGGAGGACGTGTATTCGAGAAAGTCGAAACTTACGAGTTTCGATATAATGCTCGACAAAAAGAATTCTTACAACTTAAGAATAAAGATATCTTTCGATGTCTAAATTGTAAGCATGATGTTGATAAAAGTCAGATCCGTTAAGGGTCTGGCTTTTTTGTTTTTGGAGAAAAGTATGAATATTAATTTGTACGATTATCGCATTAACATTAGGACTGCAGGCCCAAGTGTTCAAGATAATCTCAGAAGTGAATTATATTTCGCCGGCTGTCGTAAGGCAGAAGAAGGCGATCCGTGCCGAGGTTGTTTTAATTATCAATTGTGGCAACGAGAACAAGGTTCTCAGATTTCGATTCAAGCTATCGTAGATCGCCTAGAAGACATGTGTAGCGTTAAGAGCGTAACTATAGTCGGAGGCGAACCTACCGATCAATTAGAAAGCTTAATCGAGCTTTGTAGACTACTTAAAAAATATAATTATCATGTTCTCGTAATTAGTTGGCATACCTATGAAGATATGCTTAAAGAAAATCCAGAGCAATATGAACAATTATTCGATACTATCGATGTATTAGTCGATGGACAATACGATGAACATCAACGTATTTACGACGATACACATACTAATGTAATGCGTAGTTTTATCGGTAGTAATAATCAAAAAGTAGTCGATTTAAGTCAATATAGTTTAGATAATAAAGTAATTAAAGCTTATAATTATATTGATCAATATAAAGATATGAAAATTAAAAAAGATGGGGGCGTTGAATTTTGGAAGTAATCATTAAAGACACTTATTTTAATAAAACTTTTAATTTCGATCAGCAGGAGAAAGCATTTAAATTAAATTCTGTACTGACTATCAATAAAGACGATGCTGTATTTAAAATTACTGGTGTTGTCAACAATGAAAATATCGAAGTAGAACATCATTTCGATTGGGATACAGAAGTAGAATCATTGGTTAAACAAGCTATCGTTAAAAAAGTAGCCATAGAAAAAATGAATGAATATCAAAATTTTATTAATTTATTCTTAGCTCGCAATCTCATGGAAAAAGTATGGGAATTATGCGACAAAGACTTTAAAGCGATGTATAAAGAAATTGAATCTTGGCCTCAAGATTCTACGACACGAGCTGCTAAAGTCGACGTATCTGAAACAGCAGCTAACGTAATCAATTTCATTGAAAAAATTAATACAGTATTGCCTGAAGATGAACAAGTTCAATTTGTAGGCTAAAAAGGAAGGGAAAGTATGGAATTTAATAAGTTATCTAAAGCCGGTCTTAAAAACGGATATAATCCATTAATTTGGATCCAAACAGAAGAATTAGAACGTGGTATGTCTTATGTTTTGAATTCTCTAAGTGATGCAGGTCAAAATCTTGAAGATTTTTCTCTCGATGCTGCATTCGGTAATTCTGAAACTAAGAAAGTATATGTAAGTACACAACGATATCCATATGGTTCTATCGATCTTAAAAAATTATCAGCAAGTAATAAACAGTGTTCCTTCAATTATCTTAAAGATATTAAAAGTGAAGTAACACCGGATTTAAATAAATATGAACAGTATCTTTTGGAAATCGGTAATCCTGATAAGAAAGATACTCCACATGTGTTTGTCGAACCTATGGCCCTTAAAAATCCAATGTATTCTAAAATTCTTTTAGATATATTGGCATTTAAAGGCAATGGTGCCCCAGTATTTATGGTCGCAACTTTTGCTCCACCAGAAGAGCTTGCTGACTATGCTTATCGTATTTCTCTAGATGCTTTGACTTCTAAAGAAATCGAGCTTTATCTCAATAAGTATCGTACTGGCGATGAAAAATTACAATGCGTCGAAGCACTACTCGGTTTAACATATATTCAAATGCTTCAATGTTTAGAATATTGTTCTAAATCTGGTAATATAAGCGTAGCCGATATTCATAAGTTTAAAACAGAAAACTTTGATGGCAGTATGCTAGAAATTTCTCATCCTCAAATGTCTTTAAATGATATGGGTGGTTATCATGCCTTTAAAAAATATGTTTCCAGTTTACCTAAATTCTATACAGACGAAGCAAAACAACTCGGTATTAAGAAACCTAAAGGCTTTATTGCTTTCGGTGTTCCTGGTTGTTCTAAAACTGTAGCAGCAAGTATCATTGCGTCTACATTAAAAGTACCATTAGTAAATATTAACTTAAGTAAAATTATGCAAGGTCTCGTAGGTGCCTCTGAAGGCAATATGGAACGAGCATTAAATCAAGTAAGAGAACTTAAACAATGTGTCATTTTAGTTGACGAGGCTGAAAAAGTCTTTGGCGGTTAAATAAATAGCATAGCCGCGTTATTATCAACAGATTCAGAAGATAATAACTAGCTTTGGGGAAAAAATCTGGAAGGCTAAGTTGTATTAATATACAATATGCTAATCAGAGGTGAAGGCTTAATAGAGTTAAGCCAGCCGCAACGCGTAGTAGGTGAAAAGATATAATCCTACCAAGAGGCCCCAACCCTTTGAATCTTTTAATAAGGTGAAAAGTTACGCTAAACTGGATTAGAATAAACTAATCGATGAAAATGAGGGAAACTTCCAGAGCTGTATGTAAAAATATACAGGATAATAACATTTGTATGCATCGAGTCACCAAAGTGATGCTGGTACTCTTGCTCGTGTAATGAGTCGTATGTTAACATTCTTACACGAAAATGAAAATAGCTTTACTGTATTTACTAGTAATGATATCACCAAGTTACCACCAGAATTAATGCGTGCTGGTCGTATCGATTAACATTCTGCGTAGTCGATGTGCATAGAAATATGCAAAAAAATAGTCTAGCAATATTATAACTAAAGTGCTGGAAACCCCTAAAGCTTGAATAACTACCACGCAAATTCTCTATGAGAATTAAACGTTAATGTAGCGAAAGCAGAAAAAATATTCAAGATGAAATATGGTTAAATCCTAAGTTTTATTATAATGGGCAATCAGCAGCCAATCCAGCAATGGAAGGTTCAACGACTATCCCGGTAGGGAGTACATTACAAGTTATCGGTAATGGAAAAAGTTAATCCTAAGTTTCTGTATTAGAAATAAGGATATGATATAGTCTATGCTCATATGAAAGTATGAGGAGTGTTTCACTCATATGAAAAGTAGCGTTTTCATATAAATATTATTTTTTATTGACAACATCTTTTATTTATAGTAATATAATTATGGACACACAGTATGTAGTGAGGCTATAATTATGATAAAAAGTTATAAAATAAAAATATATCCAAACAAAGAACAAAAAGAATTAATATTTTTAACATTCAAAGCAACTAGATTTATTTATAATTATTTTTTAAATGTTAGAATAGAAAAATATAAAAAAGAAAAAGAAGTTTATGATTTTTATAAATGTTGTAAAGATTTAACTGTATTAAAACAAAAAGAAGAATGGTTAAGAAAGCCAGATAAGTGTGCATTACAAAATGCATTAAGAGATCTTGATCTTTCTTATTCATATTTTTTTAAAAGAGGATACAAAGGTTTCCCTCATTTTAGAACATATAAAAAACATAATTCTTATAGATCTTCTTTTTATAATAATAATATAACATTAGAAAATAAAATATTGAAAATTCCTAAAGTAGGAAAATTGAAAACAAAAGGCTTTGAAAATATAGAGGGAAGAATTTTAAATTGTACTATTTCTTTTAAAAATAACAATTTTTATGCCTCAATAACATGTGATGATGTTATTATAGAAGAAAAAGAAAAAACAAATGATTTTGTTAGAATTGATTTAGGATTAAAAACTTATGTTGTTACTTCTGATTATTTTGAATATAAAAATAATTATTTTATAAAAAAATATTCAGATAAAATAAATAATTTAAATTCTATTTTATCCAAAAAGAAAGAAAAAAGTAAACAATTTTATAAAATAAAAAATAAATTAAATTCTTTATACCAAAAATTAGTTAATTCTAGAAATGATTATATACATAAAATAACCAACAAGCTTGTTTCTAAATATGATATAATATGTGTAGAAACATTGAAGCCATCAGAAATGAAAAAAAATAAAGATTTACAAAAATATATATATGATGCTAGTTGGAATAATTTTATTGAAAAATTAGAATATAAATGTAATTGGTATGGAAAAACTCTTGTAAAAATTGATCAATATTTTCCATCAAGTCAATTATGTTCTGTTTGCGGATATAAAAATCCTGAAGTAAAAGAATTAAAAATAAGAGAGTGGCGTTGTCCAAATTGTGGAATTAACCATGATAGAGACTTAAATGCCGCAAAAAATATTTTAAATGAAGGATTAAAATTACTATAAAATAAATAATCGCCGTGGGGCACACGGTTTAATGTCTGAATATATATTTATATACTCAGAAATTTCTAGTCAATAGAAAATGTCAGACGCAGTGGTATTTCTCTGTTCCCAATAACGAAGAAGCTCAAGAAATCCTATCTATCTATATCAAGAAATATGGCTTGAAATTTAGAAAGAAAACAGCTAAAGAAGATTTAGGTTATTTGGTCGATGCTATCGATCGTTTTACTGGTGCTGAAATCGAACAAACTGTAATTAATATTCAACGTACATTGTTTATCAACGACGTTAAAGAAGTTACAAAAGAAATTATCGATGAAGCCGTAATGACTATCGTTCCTGTCGTTAAAAGTTCTGCCGATTCTATTGCTGCCTTAGAAGAACATGCTCGTAAGTTCGCAGTATATGCCAGCAATAAAAAAACAGAATTATTGGAACCAGTAAAAAAGTCTAATAATGCTAACTATTTAGCAGACTAGAAAGGATTTTTTAGTTTTGGCAGTTGTTAAATTTGATCCTAACGATAATCGACAACTAAGTAATCGTAAGAAAGCAGAACTATTATTTAATAAGTTAGATAAAAAAGCCGAAGATGAGATGAAAAAAGAGCTTGATATTTTAATTCGAGACGTTAATATTTGTCTTCAAAACATCTCCGACTTTAAAGTTATAACTGAAAAAACAGTTCCTGTATATAGTACGCTTGTCGATTTGTTATCGAGTATTAATAACGTATTTCTTGACACTCCTGGCAATCCGCATTATAATAGTGTTGACAGTGAAAAGATTAGAAATACCGTTAAAAAAGAATTCATTAAGAAGTATTTTCCCAAAGAATTCGAATTCGTTCGTAAAAATAGTTAAGCAATTACGGTATATAGCCGTTTGCATATAGATATCTGTATTTTTTAAAGGAGGACATAGCTATGTCTCAATATCTTAAACAAAAAGTAGAAACTCTTAAAGATGTTTCCCGTCGTGATTTTATGGAAGCTATGATGGATAAAGAGTTTAACAAAGATTTCGATATCGATTTCGACGGTAAAACTCTTGATGCATCTGGTATGATCGTTATTCCTAAAGATCAACGCGAAGTAAACGCGACTGTATCTTTCCACGATAAAAACCATAAAGCTCATGTAGGTCTTGTATTCAACGATGACTTCTCTGTCGAAGTTCGTGGTGATTTCTATGGTTCCGGCACTAATATTAAACAATTCAGCGAAAAATTGGGTATGATCTATAACTCTTATAAAGTAGTTAAAGCAGCTCGTTCTGCTGGTTATATGGTTAATATTATTGCTCAAACTAACCAAGAAATTAAATTGGAATGCTTGGCATAGTTAAATTTAAATAATGATATGCGGGGACTTGCTCCCCGCTATTCTTATCTTTAGGAGGCTCAAAAGATGAAAAAAATCGAAGTTACAATTAAAGCTGACGGTACTGTTGAATATGAAACTCAAGGTTTCGTAGGTCAAACTTGTCAAGAAGAAATTCAAAAAATTATGTTGAACGGTAAAACCGAAGAAGATTCTAAGAAAAAAGAATTTTATGATGGTGTGCCTGAATTCATTAATAATATTTAATAAATTATAAGAGCCGATAGATTAATTTCTATCGGCTTTAATTATTTAGATATATATCCTATAATAGCATAAGATGCATATCTAAATAATTAAAATGTTTTAGAGAGGATAAAAATATGTCAGAATTATTAAAAAATTTAAACGAACAACAATTACCTGTCGCGAAAAAATTTGAAGGTAAGTTCATTGTTAATGCTGGAGCTGGATCAGGCAAGACGAGCACTATCGTTACTCGCACAGCATATATGATCGAACAAGGTATTAATCCTGGTTCTATTCTTATGTTTACTTTCACTCGTAAAGCAGCTATGGAAATGAAAGAACGCATGATTGCTAAGATTGGCCCGCAAGCAAAAGCCGTTACAATTTGCACTTATCATGCTTTTAGTTCTATGTTGCTTCGTCGTTTTGCTCATCTCGTTGGCTACGACAAAAACTTCACTATCGCAGATAGCGAAGATACAGAAAAAATTATTAAAGATTTCTGCGGTAAAAATTCTAAATTATACGATATCGCAAAAACTCAAATTCCTGATTGGAAAACTCATGGTATTACAGTCGACGTTGCTCGTAACGATAAAACGATTCAAAACGATCATTTCACTGTATTCTTGGTTTACGAAAAATATCAACAAAAACTTCGTAATGATAACATGATGGACTTCGGTGATTTAGCAAATTACGGTTTAGAGCTAATTAGCAAATACAGCGAAGTTCAGGAGTATGTTTGGAATAAATATACATATGTCATAGCTGACGAATTTCAAGATTCTGGGCGCAAAGATTGGGAATATATCAATTGGATTATTCGTGGAAATGGTAATTTATGCGCTGTAATGGATAATAATCAAAGTATTTATGCATTCCGCGGTGCTGATATTGATTTCTTATGTCAATCTTTAATTAACGATGGTTTCGAACAATATGTTCTTGAACAAAACTATCGTTCTACTTCTACTATTGTAGAAGCCAGTAATGCCGTTGTCGATCATAATCCTAAGATTATCGATAAAAAAGCTTTCTCTGAACAAGAATCGGGTGCTCCTGTATTCATTAAAGAAGTTAAGTCCGATAAAGATGAAGCTAACTATATCGTTCGCGGCATTAAATCTTTATTACGTAACGGTTTCGATTATAAAGATATTGCTATTTTAGCTCGTACTAAAAAACAATTCGAGTTAGTTGAAAAAGCTTTCTTACGTAATGCTATTCCTTACGATCTTATTTCTGGCGTACAATTTTGTACTCGCAAAGAAGTTAAAGACTTATTATGCGTATTACGATTATTATTAAACGAATGCGATGAAGAAGCATTAGAGCGTATTATTAATATTCCTAAAGCCGGTATTGGTGAAGCTACTTTTAATAAATTAATGGTAGGGGAATCTAATAATGTGTTAAATAAAGCCCATTCTAATCTTAACGATATTAAAGGCAAGGCATATGCCGGCGTAAAAACATTCTTATCTAAATGGAATGAGCTTAAAGCTTATGCTGAAGAAAATGTATTGCCTGGTCTTATCATTCGTAAATATTTAGAATTATTTGATTATCAAGAATCTCATGTTCGCCCAGTATATGGCAACACTATGGAACGCATGGTAAATGTTCGCGAATTAATTCGTGTTGCCGATGCTTTCGAAACAATCCCGGAAGTTCTTGAAGCTACTATGTCTACTAGCCTCGACGTCGAAATCGACGAAGAGAAAAATGCTGTTAGCATGATGACAATACATGCGTCTAAAGGCTTAGAGTTTGAAGCTGTATTCATTATCGGCGGCAGTGAAGGCTTATTCCCACATATGTTCTCTTACGATGAACCACACGGTATCGAAGAAGAACGTCGCTTGTGGTATGTAGCTATGACTCGTGCCAAAGAAATGTTAATGATTAGCTATTTTAATTATTGTGTAATTGGTGGCGTACCTAAACGTATGCAACCAAGCCGTTTCGTTAAAGAAATTCCGGTTGAATATAAAGTATTTAAATCTTATAATAGCGAAACTCCTAAAGTTGAGAAAGTAAATGAATTAAACGATGTATTCTAATTCTTTGGTAATATAAATAGTGCTCAGCAAATAATTTATATTTTATTTAAAATTAAGGATTAAAATTATGTTTACTTTTACTTCTTTTGTAACGTGGATTAAGGAACATAAGAAGCTTGTATTTATCGGTTTAGCGGCGATAGCCGCTTTTGTTGCTATCCTAGCATGGGGAGTAAGCTTTAAACAAAAATACGATCAATTACAAGAAAAATATTATGACGACAAATATCATGTTACAACTTATAGCTTAGAAGATCAGGCAAAATTAACTGGCGGTGCTAAGTTAAAATTTGAAAATGAGCGTCGAGATTTAATGTCTCAACGCGGTAATCCACTCGTTCAAGAAATCGTTAGAACACAATATATTCAAGGAGAACAACCTGTAACAGTCATTAGAGAAGTTCAACATGTTGCTCGTGGCGGACGTTCAGATTATATTTCTCAAGATACTCAAAATAAGATTCAAGAAAAATCTGATGAGACAAAAATAATCGAAGAAGAAAAATCTGTCAACGTTTACAAGATTAACCATGAAAAGAACTTTAAAGTTAAAGTAGGTGCAACATATCTCGATAATAAAGCGTATGTGAACTACGGTGTTCAATATAAACGTGTCGAAGGTATTGTGCACACTAAAGATATGAATCCTGCTCATATTGATGGTGCAACTGTCATGTGGACAGCGTATCAAAGATAATGTGTGACATCGTTAATCCAGGTTTAGTTCTTAATGAATATATTAAATCATGTGGATATACCAATAAAGATTTTTCTAAGCTATTAGGAGTTAGTCCGTTCGAATTAAATAAAATTTGTAGCGGGAAAAAAGATATGCCATTCTGTATGTTAGCTAAATTAAGTTTACTTACTAAAGTACCTTATAGAGAATGGCACGACATATTTTGGGAATATAAAGCCTATAAATATAGTCAATTAATTTTAGATAAATTGCCGACTTGTGTTAAGAATAATATTAATAAGTTAGTTGGTTACGATTAAGACGGCCCTTTATGGGTCGTCTTTTTTATTTGGAAAAATATATAATGGAAATTTTTTACGACCATAAATTAAGAAAAAAACGAATAAAAGAATTCGAACCTCTTGCTGAAAAGTATAAGAATATCTGTGATCTTGAAGTCATGATCGGAGAAACTAAAAAAGATTCTGTATATGGAGAATCTATATTCTTCGAGAATGGTCCAGTTATTATTAATATTAATTTTGATGCCGGCGAAGTGGAAGATACTTTTATTCATGAATTGGCTCATTGTATTACGAGAGAACGAACTCATAATTTAAATTGGAGAAGAAAATATAGAGAATTAAAGAAAGGATTTTTAAGTGAATAACAATGAAATACTTGTTTCCTGTTTTTTATTTATTATTGCAATCGGAACTATTTTTTCTCTTATTTATACTATAACAGGAGATTTAGAAGAAAAAATATTTGTATATTTAAGGCGTATTTCTTTTGGTATATCGGCAATGTCATTTGGTTTTTGTATTATTTTGACTATTATATTTTTAATTGGATTAATGACAAAAGTAACAATGGCATTATTTGGTTATTAGAAAGAAGGTTAAATAATGGCATTTATAGATTATGGCTGTTACATTTGGAAAAATGATGAACTATTATTGCCAAGAGATCAATATGATAAAGCTAAAGAATATATTAATTTTTTAAAAGAAAAAGGATACTCTGTAGAAGCTTTAGATAAAGATCCTAGACTTATCGATGGACATGGCGCCGTCTTTGGAAAAAACTTTGTTTTATCTGTCTTAAAAGATGATTGTTGTTTTTTAACTTTAGTTGATCATCAAAGCAAAAAGCTGATACCTAATAGTTTAGATAATCTACTTAATCGAGATTGTAGTCTTATATGGCTAAAATATCGAGATAAAAAAGAGTATACTGTTGAATATGAAAATCATGATGTTCATGTTATCATGACAACAGAAACTCCTGGTATTAAAAATTATGATGGTCGTCTATGTAAATATATTATTACTGATAAAAATACTAATGATGAATATATTATTATTATCGGAAGTCAATATGGAACTAATGCAAGAAGTTTAGAAGACATAGACGGTGCTTATACATATCCAAATGGTGAACCAGTTGAATGTGATGTTTTACAAGAAGAAAAATTATACAATGATTTCTTTGAAGTATTTAAAACTTTAAAAAATAAATACGAAAGAGAAAATTTCTTATGGAAATCTTGGGAATGGCCATCTCCATATTTTAAAGCCTCTCGTTATTTAGAGATTAGCGATTATAGTTTTGGTCGAATTCGAAATCGACAAAAAGCTTTAAAATTAGAAGGCCATATTCGTCCATTTATGAAATATGATTGTGTCCCTATTAAATTTAAATATCGAGGAAAATTAAGATAATGGCAAATCAAAAAACTCGTTTAGAGATCATCGAAAAAATTTCTGCTAATCTATTAGATTGGTTAGATGAAGAGCATAAAAAAGATTATTATGCTAAGATTCATGATCCTGCTTATTTTCATATTAAAAATAAATTAGATACAATTCTTGGTATAGCGTTGAACACTTACGATGAATTCGATTATAATAATATGCTAGATATGGAAAAGAAGTCTAATGGAAAAGTTAAATAATGTATCGATAATTAGTAAAACGGTCGGCCAAGAAATTTCTTTCTATTATGTAGCAAAAGAATGTGGAATAACTCGTTATTTAAAAGTGTCTTGGTCTGACTTAACTAATTTAGACGATAAGAAAATTAAAGAGCTTAATAAAGCTATTAAATATAGTATTAACTATAAATATATTCGAGGCATTACGCCAAAAGAATACTATGACGGGGTAAGAGAATGTCTAGAATAACGTTAACTAAAGAACAAATCACTAAAGACCTTCAAGAGAAGCGATGCGTTTTAGTTGAAGATTTCTATGTTTACAAAGATAAAATTGTTCAGTATACCGATCACTTTGGATATTCTATCAATAACGGTACTTATGATCAAAGACGTGGTTATATTGTAACAAGAAGTTTAGATAACAAAAGATTTGCTGTTTCTCATTTAAAAGCAAAAGCTTTTTTAGCAGACAAGGAACCGATACATTCTATTAAGTTCAAAAATGGCGATAATAAGAATACTAATTTAGATAATCTTATCGTTAAGTACAAAAAAGAATCTAGGTATTGTAAAGATTGCGGAACTTTGCTTGGACTCAATAGCAAAGGCAATGTTTGTTTAAAATGCAAACAAAAATTATCAGAACAAGATATTTGCTCAAAACAAGAACTTAAAGAAAGAAAAGACCGAATGAAATATGTCGACTTAAATTCTTTAGATCCTGTTCGAAAAAAAAGAGCAGAACTCTATTTGGAAGGGCATACTTTAGAGTATATTGCTAATCAATACGGAGTATCGAGACAAGCAATTTCTTATAATTTACAACAAATTATCAAGTCTGGCTCTAAAAAAAATAATATCAAAGCAGAACTTAATATGTATCAATTAGAAAATGAAAGACTTAAAAAAGAAATTGCTCAACTTTCTGAACTTGTTAATAAATATATTAAAAATAACGAGAATATTCAATCTAAGGTCGATACTTTAATCTCTTTAGCAAAAGATCTTAACCAAGAGAATCTTCGATTGAAGAATTTTGTTAAGAAACAAAACAAAAAATTGACAACAGTCGATTTTTAGTATATATTAAATGTATAATATTTTTGTTTTTAATGGAGGAAATCCACATGACTAAAAAAGAATTGGCATCAGTACTTGTTGAAAAAGAATTGGTATCTACTAAAACAGCAGCAGAAGCTATTGTAACTGAAGTATTCGCAACTATTGTTAATGAAGTTGTTAAAGGTGAAAAAGTAGCTATCTCTGGTTTTGGCTCTTTCGAACGCGGCGAACGCGCAGCTCGTGAAGGCCATAATCCTGCAACCGGTGAAAAAATTCACATTGCAGCATCTAAAACATTTAAATTTAAAGCATCTAAAACTGTTAAAGACGCAGTTAATGCTTAATTAATTTATAGGCGGTACTCTTATTTTTGAGTGCCGCTTATTTAATTAAAGGAGATTTTGATGGCAAATGAGTCTAGCTTCGACGGCTGCGTAAAATTCTATCATAGAAATTTAGAAGACACTCCTGATGGTAGATCAAAATTAGCCAAACTTATTGTAGATTTTGGTAAGATATATCGAGGCTACTATGGCTTTATCGATTTAATCGATGAACCAGAAATCGACGAAGGTTTTGACTATGTTCAGTCAGAAGAACTTTGTTGTTCTTCAGTTGGTCGATGGTCATTTGAAAATAGCTTTCATTGGTGTTTAACTCTTAATCAAAATGAGTTAAACAATGCTGTTAAAGAACATGGAGTTACTAGCACTCTTCAAGATTTTATCGGCTTTGGGTTAACTATATACGGTAAAGATTTCGAACCAGGCTGCGAATATTTAGCTGATTTTAATGGTCAAATCGAAATTACCGGACTCGAAGAAAAAGATGGTGTTCTTCAAACTGTAACAGAAGTTATTGAAAGCAATGAAGAAGTCATAGAATATAATTCTTCTAATGTAAATGATTTCGAAGATGAAAATATGTATTTTGACTTCTATACATATTATGGTGTATCAGAATTAATTCATGATGTGTATCAAATAGAAGATAGAGAATGGGATTTATTTAAAAAATATATGCCGACTTTTACTTCTATTTATAAAGAAGAAATGGATAAGATTCGTCTTAATTTTAATCATTTACATACTGATACATTAAATAAAATACTGAATATTGCTTTAGATCATTTTTCTAAATTAAATACTGATAGTATATATTTACTAGATGAATTTCATTTAGAAGAATTTGAAAATAATAGAGTATTACATTATGAATATTTAAATAGAGATTTTGCTTCTATATTTAAAGGTATAGAAACAGATATTAAAAAAAGTTTTTAAATAATTTTTTATTTAATATAAAGGAGTATTCTTAATATGAATAACAAAATTTTATTAACAGGTTTAGTATTGGCGTCTTTAGCGGGCACATCTATGGCGGCAGGTGTTAACAATACAGTAACTGGTGGTTTCGGTTCTGAAGCTTTTGGCAATGGTAATAAAGTACCAGCAACTAGTGCATTTGCTATCGGTTATCAAAATGAAGTATCTGGTGCTAACTCATTTGCATATGGCCATGATAACAAAGCAATTGGTGCAAATAGCATCGCTGGTGGCGAAAAATCTGAAGCAAAAGGGTATGCTAGTGTAGCTATTGGCTCTTCTGCACAAGCATTATCCGATTATACATTTGCTATTGGTTCTCAAGCACAAACTAATGGAGCCAATACAGTAGCTGTTGGTAATGGAGCATATGCTAGTAATACCAACGCACTTGCTGTAGGTTATGGTACTGCCGCAAGTGGTAAAGATTCTCTTGCATTTGGTTCATTTGTTAAATCTAATTCTGATAACAATGTGGCTATTGGTACTTCCGTTACTACTAATAGTAATGATAGTGTTGGTATTGGTACTGCCGTTACTACTAAATCTAATAATAGTGTTGGTATTGGTAACAATGTTGTTAATAACCTTAGCAATAGTATTGGTATCGGTAACGGAGTTGCTACTGACTTTAATACTATTGGTATCGGTAATGGTGTTGAGACTAAGGTTCAAGACACTATTGCTATTGGCAATGGAGTAATTTCTAAAGGTGAATCTTCAGTAGCTATTGGTAATGCTATCCATGCAGATGGCGTTGGAACTGTAAATATTGGTACAAACGTATCAGCCACAGGGGTTTCGTCTGTAGTTATTGGTCGTGATACAACTGTAAATGGCGATGATACTACAGTAGTAGGTGCTAATAATGGTACTATTGACGCTGCCCAATCTGCAGTTTATGGTTATAATAATAAAGTACTAGATAGTTCTAAAGAGCAGTTGATTTTTGGTTCTAATTCTCAAACTGGTGCGCAAGGTGCAGTAGCCTTTGGTACACATGCTAGTGCTACAGCTATTGACGCTTTGGCATTTGGTAATAACACTGTTGCCGATGTACAAAATGGTGTAGCTATCGGTACTAATAGTGTTACAGAAAGTCCTGTTGGTACCAGCAGAATGGACGATAATGCAAGTGACATCAGATTTAAAAATATCGAAAAATTTGCTGGTTCTGTGCCTGATAGTGTTGTAAGTTTCGGTACACATGGTCGTGCTGGCGCTGGTGGTGTAACAGAATACACACGTCAATTGCAAAACTTAGCAGCTGGTCGAGTATCTGCTACATCCACTGATGGTATTAATGGCTCCCAATTGTACGACGTTGCATTGGAAGCGCAAAAGTACAACACATTGGTTGACGGTACTAACACTACAGTTGAATCTAAAGATAATGCCTATGGCAGAAAAGAATACAAAGTTAACGTCAATAAAGATCTTGTTGATATGGACTCTGTAAACTTTGGTAAAGTAACAGATCCTAAACATTCTGTTACTAACAAAGATGGCATGATTACTTTCGATGGCGACAAAAATACTAAGTATACAGCAAATGGTATTGCTATTGAAGACCGTAATAATCTTGATACTGCTAGCTATAATCTAGATGGTATGGTTGCTGATTCCAATGGTAAACATGTAGAATTCACAACTAATAGTATCAATGCTGGCGACCAAATTATTAATAATGTGAAAGCTGGCGTAGAAAACACTGATGCGGTTAACGTATCTCAATTAAAAGGTGTTCAAAGTAATGTAATAAATAACACTAGTCGTATTAATGATTTAGGCCAAAAAGTAAATACAAACACTAACGATATTCGTGCAGCTGAACATACAATTCTTGATCATGAAGGTAGAATTACTGTTCTTGAAAGTGGCGTTAAAGATTTAGATAATAAAATTAATTCTACTGCTAATAACGTATTAAATCAATCTAAATCTTATACCGATAATCAAGCTGCTAAAGTTGGTGCCAATGCCGCTGCTTTAAGTGCATTGCATCCACTAGATTTTAATGCCGATGAAAAATGGCAATTCAGTGTAGGCTTTGGCAACTATAAAGGCAAAAATGCTACTGCTCTAGGTGCTTTCTATCAACCTAATGAAAATGTATTGTTAAGTGTTGGCACTACTTTAGGTACTGGTGAAAACATGGTCAATGCTGGCGCTACTGTTCGTTTTGGCTCTCATAGTTCTATGACTACTAATAAACAAGTAGCTGTCGCTAAAGAAGTTCAAGATCTTAAATTGCAACTAAGTGCTATTTCTCAAAAATATGATAACTTAGTTAAAAATCTTTCTGCTCAAAAAGCAGGTCAAGATGTAGACTTTGAATATAGCGATCTTCCTAAAAATCATTGGGCATATGATTTCGTTAAGAAATTATCCGATAAAGGTTATTTAAATGGCTATCCTGATGGTACATTCAAAGGCGATGCTAAAATGACTCGCTATGAATTTGCTGCTGCTCTTTGGAGAGCTGTAAATAATGGTGCAATTATCGATGCTCAAATGGCTAAAGCTATTAAAGAATTTGAACCAGAACTTGAAGAAGTAAACAAAATCATGCGTTATCGTATCGACACTGTAGCTGGTAAAGATAACTCTGTTCATAAAACAGAACGTTTGCGTGTTAACAAAAACGACGATCCATTCACTCATATGAAACGTGATGATTACGGTACTGAAACTTATATTAATAAATAATTAATAATAGCCTCCCTTAATTGGGAGGCTTATTATTTTAAATAAAGGAGATATCTATGTTTGTTATTAATTTACATGATGGGATATCTGGATTATATAAAACATATCTTATCGATGAAAATGATGATCTAAACATTAAATTATATAAATTCGAAAAACACATTAAAGAAGATCTTTTAGCTTTGTATGAAAACGATTTTTTAGAATTTAGAATTGAAGTTATTGATACTAAAACAAAAGATATTCGAAATATTATCTGGAGATCTAAAAAAGGTTTCTTAGAAGCTTGTTCTATCGAAAAATATGTTCGTCATTTAATTAATGGAGAAACATATCAAATTTGGATTACGGATTATGCAAATGATGGAAGCATTTGTAAATTTGCGGATTAACTATGTTTATACATGATCATTATAAAAAATTAGCAATAGAAGCTATTAAAAAAGATCTTTCTAGCTTTGATGAAAATTATTTAAAAGAAATTGCTTATTATAATGAAGTAGATTTTAATAATCGCGTTTTTATTTTTGATTACAGTAGCGATGTTAATTATTTATATGTCGTGACTGTGCATCCAAATAAATCTGCTGATGTCGAAGTTTATTTTAATGAATATGGTTATTCAGTTGTAGATGGAAAGGTCGAATAGATGAACGCAAAAATAATTCAAGAATTTAAAGGATCTATCAATGATATCGAAATTGATGAACGTGATATCTATTATGAATGCGAATATATTCTTAGTGAAATCGAATGTATTTTAGGCATTGAATTACCGACATCTTTCATTCGTGATTTTATTCATGTATATGAAAATGTATATCTTACTATTGAACCAGAATATGAATTTGAATTACGTTCTAATATTATTAATTCTTGGGATCAAGATATTGACGATATTAGAGAATTACAATTCAATATTAGTGAGCTCGATGATCCTCGACAATATTTTAAAGATATTAATTCTAAAATTAAAGATTGGGATAATACGTATTGTAAATATCCTAATAATTTAAATTTAAAGAAATAGAAAGGATTTAAATAATGGACCGTATTTTGGGCTCAAGTTTTAATAAATTTAGATAATTTTAATCATTTTGCTTTCTTGCTTATTTTGTTTCTCGATGTTGTTTGGGCTGTTCTTTGTATCGGCGCAAATAATGTAATTAATGAATTTGATTCTTACGCCGAAATTAAAGAACTTGATATCCGTCTTGAAGCTAAAGCAACATATTTAAAAGCAAAAAGAGACTTAAAAATTCTAAATAAAATTAAAATTCCTTTAATTGTTGTTTCTGTTTTTAGTATTCTTTGCATTGTTTTTCTTCCGTCAGAAAAGATGATGATTGCTATCATTGCTTCTAGTTACGTTACTCCTGATAATATCAATACAGCTAATGAAGTATTTAAAAGTAATTTAAATGATTATATGAATATTATTGCTAATGCAATTAAAAAATAGGTAAAATATGGCAAACTGGGCAGTTGGTAAAATGAATATTCGTGGTTCATTTGAGAACATGAATAAATTCATTCAAGAAAATTTCATTGATAGTTATATTATTGAAAATCAAGATGGTAGTATTACAACAGAAACAAAAAAGAATTATGAGTTAAAATATGCTTATGGTGTCACCGAGATTGTTCAAAAAGAAGAAATTGGTACAAAAAAACAATGTTTTGATATTTTAAACATTGGTGATGCTTTTCCTCCTAGCGATATTTATAAAATAAATGTTTCATATAGTCACGTAAAAGATATTTGTTATATGAGCATGATTATATCTCATCGATACGATATCGATGAAGATGCATTTATTTTATTATCTAAAAACTATAATTTAGATTTTAATACTGTATGTATTGATTGGAATGAATGTTTTGTTCATAAATTAAGAATTGAAAATGGCGTTATCATTAACAATGAAGAAATTGAAGATGATGATGACATTTATTTTGAATTCTTTTAAATAAATGGAGGCGAAATGGAAAGTATCTGGGAAGATGAAATAAGATTTAAAAGTGAATTAAAAAAATCTGTTTCTAAAATGAATTTTAATTGCTCAAAAAAGCCTTTAGTGTATATTAGTCATCCATTTTTGACTCATGGAAATCCTGAAGATAATTTAAATGTTGTTAGTAATGTTCTATCAGATTTGGTTTTAAGATATAAAGATCAATTTATTTTTATTAGCCCAATTCATAATTTTGGCACTCTTGATGGCAAATTAAATTATGAAGATGGGTTGAAAATTTGCCTCGATCTTCTTGAACACTGTGATGGGATTATCATGTGTGGTGACTATATTCATAGTAATGGATGTATGAAAGAAATGGAACTTGCCGTAAAAAAAGGCTTACAAATTTGGAAGCTAGAGGATTTTAAATAATGGAAACTTGGAAAGATAATTTGTTGAGCGAATTTAAAGAGCTCGATGAAAAAACAAAACATTTAGTTAAATTTCTAGATGCTAACAAAGATCATGAAGACTATTATTTATTATGTAAACAATTATCTGCAATGATCGAATATCGTGATTGTCTAATCAATCGTATTAATAAATATAATATTAAATAATAAAGGAAATAAAATGAGAGATTTAATTATAATGCGTGGCTGTCCTGGTTCTGGAAAAAGCTCAGCCATTAAAGAAAATAATTTAGAAGCATATACTTTATCTCCTGATGTATTACGTTTAATGTTAAGAGCTCCAGAATTGAATATCGATGAAACTGTCGGCGTTAGTCAAAAAGATAATGCTATGGTTTTTGAAATTATGGACAAGATGCTTGTTAATCGAATGAAAACTGGTTCTCCAACCATTATCGATGCCACGCATTGTAGCTCTCAAAAATGGCACTCCAAACAAATTAATCGATATAAAGAATTAGCTAAACGCTATAAATATCGATTGTTTTATTGGGAGCCAGAACGTCAAGATTTAGAAGTATATCTTCAAAGAAACGAAACAAGACCATCTTTAGATTATGTACCTGAACACATAATTCGTACTATGTACAATAACTGGGTTAATACTAAGATGCCTTCCGGTATTACTAAGTTAGATAAATTAGAATTTCGTAATGATTTTGAAGGTTTAGATAAAGATTTATCTAAAGTATACGATCAAATTATTTGTGTCGGCGATATTCATGGTTGCAATACAGTATTAAAAAAATTAATTTACGATGAAAAATATAATATCGATAACGATAAAAATCTATATATTTTCGTCGGTGATTATTTCGATCGTGGCATTGAAAACTTAGAAGTGTTGAATACATTATTTAAACTTCAAGATAAAAAAAATGTAATTCTTCTTGAAGGAAACCATGAAGCACATTGGGCTGATTGGGCATTTGGCGAATCTGATCAACGTGATGATAACGGCATGATTCGCTTTAAATTAACGACATTAAAAGAATGGCAAAAAGAATATACTGGCGATAAAGAACTTGCTAAAAAATTAAGAATTCTATATCGCAGTATGATTCCAGTCTTTTATTTTAAATTTGGCGATAAAAAATATTGTGTTAACCATGCTGGTCTAATGACACAACCTGTTAATCTTATGCCGGCAGAACAATATATCAACGGTCATGGTGCTTATGAAAGCGATGTAGCCTCTTTCTATGAATTATGTTATGAAAGAAGTAATACTAAAATTAATCAAATCTTTGGTCATCGTGGAGCTAAACGTACTGAACATAATATTCCATTAGAAGGTCAAGTCGAATTCGGTGGACACTTAAAATATTTTGTGTTAAGTAAAGACGGCGAAGAATATTCTAGCATTCGTAACGAAATTTACGATAAAAATTCTATCGAGACTACTCAAAAACTCGTTCAAGATTTTAAGGGCGATTATTATAATACTGACGATTTTGAAATTAATGCTATTGCTAACAGTCGTCATGTTAAAGTAAAGAAATTGCCTCACGATATTCTAAGTCTTAACTTTAGTGAAGAAGTGTTCCATCATTCTATCTGGAACGATATCACCGTTAAAGCTCGTGGATTATTTGTCGATGCAAATACTGGTGAAGTACTAGCAAGAAGTTATGATAAATTCTTTAATGTCGGCGAACGTAACGATAGTGAAGACGAAATTAAAGAACTTCAATATCCTGTAAGACTTGCCATGAAAGAAAATGGCTTCTTAGGCATTATTAGCTGGGATCATCGTCGTAATGAATTAATTATTGCTAGTAAGTCTACGACCGAAAAAGAATATGTTGGATATATTAAAGACGTATGGAATTTAGTCCGAGATAATATTAAAGATCGACTGGTTGCCATACTTAAACGTACTCATTGTAGTGCCTTATTTGAAGTAATTCATCCAAGCGATCCGCATATTGTTGATTACCATAATAAGAAGCGTATGTATCTTTTAGACTTTGTTCCAAATGTTTTACATATCGCAGACGGTAAGAATATTGATCGCGAGCTTAGTGAAAAATTAAAAGGCGAATTACTTCTTGTTGATATTCAAGATCAAGATATTTTTAAGTTCGTTAAAGAAGTAACAGTGTATACTCCTTATAATTTTGAACTTGGTGTTGAACTATTGACTCAAGGTCAACAAGATGTTGAAGGCTATGTAATTACCGATAACGCCGGAAAGATGTATAAAGTTAAATGTGATCATTATAATACTTGGAAGCGTCGTCGTAGAACATTCCAGTTATTTAAAGATATCTTGTTCGATGAATCTTTGCCAGAAGATATTAAACTATCTAAACTTGATCAAATTAATAAACGCATTGCTGAAAAGACTCCTGAAGTTTTTATGAGAATTAAAAATGAAGATGCGTTGTTCGTTCAGTTTTTAAAAGAAATGAATTACGATCCTAATTGTAATATCATTCAGTTAAGGGAATTGTATAACGATTATGTTGACAAGAGACATTAACTATGAAATCAGTCAATTCATTGCCGAGGAAGAAACAATGTTGAAGAACCAATATTATACAACTCGGCAACAAATTCTTGACATTATGTCATATATTGGCGGCATTAAAAGATTGTTGAAGGTACATACAGATTGTGAATGCATCAAACAAAACATGGAAAAATTACAGAAGCTTGAAAAAGCCTTGGAAAAAGTATACATTCCAGAAACCTCAAGAAGACGGTATAAAGCTTAATGTTGCCGGTATTGAAATTTCAATAAATCAATTGAAGATTAAGATCTAAATAGTGTATAATATAATTATATACTGTAAAGGTGGTGATAATCTGATAATTGATCATTTGAATAATGTTGTCGTTCCTCAAAATATTAATAAAGAAGATTTAAATAAAATTCTTTATGGGCTCGGAAAGACATCCGACTTCGTCGAACAAGGAAAATGGAAGGTTAACGATATCCATCGATTACTATTGTATTGTCCGAATTTTGGCATCGAAGGTATCGGTAAATGTAAATATGAACTCTATAATTATCAAAAGACAGCCGTTAAAGAACTTCTCGATATCGATGAAGGCAGCTTAATCGTCGCAAGTTGCGGAGCTGGTAAAACTTTGATAGCTATCGATCTCTACTTGGAACTTTTAGATCGTAAGAAAATAAAAGGTCCAGGTTTGATCGTAGTTAAAAGTAGTTTAAAAGTTCAATGGTTCCATGAAGTTCAGAAGTTTAGTGATCTTACACCGAGCATTTTAGAGACTTCAGCAAAAGCTAAGAAAAACTTCGATAATCAGTTTGTCGGCGATTTACTTATCTGCAACTATGAAACGCTTAACGACGAAAAAGTTCGAGAACGTTTATTGGCAATGAAATTAGAATATATCTTTGCCGATGAAGTACAATATGTAAAAAGCTATCAAGCTAAACGAAGTAAGAGCTTATACAAATTTAATAATGTAAAATATACTTTCGGAGCAACAGCGACTCCTATTCAAAAAAATCCTCGAGATATTTTTGGCATATTTAGATTTGTTAAGAAAGATTTGTTTACTAATATAAACAAATTCGATAAACAGTATGTTAAGAAGAATAGTCTTGGATATATTATCGGTTCTCGCAATGAACGAGAATTAACCGATAAAATTAAACATAATTTAATTATCCGTACAAAAGAAGAAGTAAGCAGTCATTTACCTAAACTTATTGTCGCACAGAAATTCTGTTCATTAGGCAAGAAAACTCAAGCTATGAGTGATAAACTTCTCGACGAAATTAAAGATCTTAAAGCACAACAAGAAGTTATGCTTGAACGATTTAATTCGATCGAAGAAGCAAGAAAGAATGAAGAGTTTAATAAGATCGATAATATGATCTTAATGAAACAAACATTTGCTCAAGAGCTTACAATTAGCGATGAGTTATTGTTACTTAGCGATAGCAAGGCTGCACAAGAGTATGTGACTAATGAAAAATCTAAAAAGATTGATTTGTTCTTAGACTTAGTCGAGAGTATTTTAAGTGAAGGCGAAAAAGTTGTTGTATTCTGTAAGTATAGAACAGCACAAGGAATTCTTAAAACGTATTTAGAAAATCGTTTTAAAGGAATTCAAATCGCCTTTATTAATGGCTCTCACTCAAGTGAAGAACGATATAATCAGATGCAAAGATTTAATAATACAAAAGAATGTAATGTCCTAATTGCCTCTAACGCTGCAAGCGAAGGCGCCAACTTAGGATCAGCTAAATATCTCATCGAGATGGAGCCAGCTGATAGCTATTTAATTCAGACTCAGCGTCATGGACGTATTGAAAGAGCTAGCAGTAATCATGATACAGTATTTGTATATCAGTTAATAGCAACTGATAGTTACGATGAAATAGCATTAAAGATCGTAAATAAGAAAGAAGGATATCATTCTCGTATCATTAAGAAAGGATAATTAATATGGTGGGTTTAAATCTTATCGAAGATGAAAAAAATTCTGAGCTCGGTTTTACCGAAGAACTTCAGAATTTCATCGACGAAGAAAATCGAAACTTAGCTGTTGTCAGCACTATCGATGAAGCTAACTATACGATTCGTCGTATTAAAGAGCTTCAAGAACAAAAAGAACACGATATTGCTGAAGCTGAAAGAATGTTAAAACTTTATAAAGATAAAGTTCAAATGTTTATCGATAGCAAATGCAGTTCTTATGACTTCGAAATTGAACGGTTACAGCAAATGTTAGAGCCGTACATTCAATCTAGTCTCGAAGAAACCGGTAAGAAGTCTATTAAATTTATTGAAGGTATTGCTGGCTATCGTAAACAAGAAAAATTGATCGATCACGACGATGTCGAACTCGAAAAAGAAGTTAAGGGTATTGCTGATGATAAATACTTTAAGACCGTTATTAAATTCTCTTGGTCTAACCTTAAGAAAGATCTTAAATTTGTCGACGGTAAAGTATTGCTTAACGGCAAAGAATTAACTAACGTTCGATATGAAGATCGTGACGATGCTTTTTATGTTAAATAATTTAAAGGATAAATAATGAAATATACTACAGAGTTTATCCGTAAGTTAAATGAAAAATTAGACATTGTTAAGCTTGCCAATCAGTATACCAAAGTTCAGAAAGTCGGTAATCTATGGCAAGCTTCTTGTCCTCATCCCGATCATAACGATAAAACTCCGAGTTTTAAAATTTGGAATAAACATGGCGCTCAAACTTGGGCCTGTTTTGGTTGTCATGTCGGCAAACAAAATACCGAAAAAAGATTATTTGGCAGTAATGCTATAGCCTTTATCTGGTGGATGATGAGTCATGGCGGCAAAAAAGTAAGTTTCCAAGACGCCATCGAGAAAGCAATTCAAATTACTGGATTAAAGCCTCAGAATGAAGAAACTGCTTATATCGAATCTAATGAGAAGGAAAATCAAGGCTACATTGAAAACCTTAAAAGTAGCGAAAAAGCTCAAAAGTATATTTTAAGTCGAGGACTAGTTGGCGACGATGTTCGTGAATGGGGATTAGGATACGATACTCGTGGTCGTATTACTATCCCATTATACGATGCATATAATCATTTAGTTAGCTTTTGCAAAAGAGCTATCGACGATGAAGTTGCTAATAAATATTTTGTCGACAATAAGAATAAATTCTTTACTAAGAGTCGTTATTTATATGGGTTAAATAAAATTAATTATAGTTTAGATTATATTTATTTAACGGAAGGTTGTTTCGACGTTATCTTGGCGACTAAATATGGGTTGCAAAATTGTGTTTGTACAATGGGCACCATATTAGACGATAAACATGTTAATTTGATCGAGTCTACCGGGTTAAAACCGGTAATCGTATACGATCGAGATTGGCATGGTGAGAAAGACGTCGATCAAGCTATCGATATGTTTGGTAAATATGATTTATATCCAGATATTGTATGGCTCGACAAAGATATGGACTTGGCTGACATGGCTAACAAATATAAATATGAGCTATCTAGTATTGTTTATTCTAGACAAGTCCCATATTATCGACATGTTCTTAAAGATTTTAGCAATGAATATGAAGATTGTCGTCAACGAATCCTTAATAAATATAAAGATCATTTACATTTAGCAGTTCAAAGTGTCGAAGAAGATGCTGCTGCTAAAGTAATTCTAGATCGTGAGCTTAAGAGGTATGGCCTATGATTAAGAAAATTAAAGCATGGTGGCGTAAACTTACGTCAGATCAGCCACCAGTTCCTGAAGGATATTTCCGATGTGAACAATGTGGTCAACCATGTGAAGAGGAATATAAAATGGTATGCAGCAAATGTGGCAAGGTTATTTGCGATGATTGTGCTGTATACGATTTGGACACCAAAAAAATTGTTTGTCCGGATTGCTGGTAAACAAAAAATATGTTAGAATATACATATAGAATTGAATGCTAACATTAATAGCTAATGTTAGCTATTAGTGTTAGCAGGTGTCTATTATGAAAAAAAGATCTAAAAAAGAAAATACAAATAAAAAATTTACAATCGAAGTTACCGATAATAACGATATCTTTGTTACGACAAATAACATTAACACGTCGAGAGAGATGTTCGAGATTCTCGGTCAAATTCAATATCATGTATATAATGTAAGTTCTAAGTTGTCCTAATCATTAGATACAAGTATTTATGCACATTTGTATGTGGTGCGATAAGAGCTCCTTTAAGGGGCTCTTTTTTTATTAGGAAGAAAGGTGGCCTGTATGAACGATATTCAAAAATTCATTTCGGATTACTGCTGGGATCGTTTAAATAAACTAGAGTTATCTGGTGAATATGTCGATCGTTTGCAGGACGAATTAAATACATTATTTAAATTGAATATGGAAGAATACTTATTAATAGTATTTGACTATTGTAAATTCTGTCGAGACAAAAATATAGCTACTGGTTATGGTAGAGGCAGTAGCGTCGGAAGTATCGTTGTTTGGTTATTAGGCATTACAAAGGTCGATCCAATTAAATATAATTTAAGCTTTACTCGATTTATTGGCGGACATAAACCTGACATCGATCTAGATGTTGATGGAGGCAGAAGAGAAGAATTAATCAGTTATTTATATCGCAAATATAAAGGACACATTTGGCGAGTATATACTATCGATAAAAATGGTAGAAAACGGCTTAATCCAGTGAGTTATTGTATCGATAGACATAATGTATACGAACCAGAAGAAGTGAGCGGAGAGATGGCAATTTTGCAATCTGAAAACATTCCTAAGTACGATATATTAAATTCTTCTGTTGTTGGCAAATATCAGAAAATAATTGATGAACATAACGTTGAGATTAATTTTAATGATGTTGATGTATGGAAATCGATATGGCAATCTACTGAAGGATTATTTCAACTCGATGCAGATTATAGTTCTGCTTGTATTAAACAAGTTAAACCGGAGAGTATCGAAGAGCTTAGTGACGGCTTAGCTATTATTCGGTCTGAGCATAAAAATGAATATCTTAAAAGAAGAAGTGGTAAAAAAATAATCTATAAAACTCCTTTATGGAGATATACTGCAAAAACATACGGAATTGTTGTATATCAAGAACAATTTATTGATATCATGAAACAATATGTAACCGGAGAAAGTGCATATCGTTTAATGAAAGATAAAAATCATAAATACCTTAAAGATGTTCAAAAGATTGCCAAAGATAATAATATTAAAGAACTTGTCGATATTTATATGGATACAGCAAAATATAGTTTTAATAAGAGTCATGGCATAGCTTATGCTTACATAATCTATATCGGAGCCTATCTACGGTATTATTATAAAGATGAATTCTTTAAACAAGAAGAAAAGAAAGAAGAAGCGGTAGTCGATCGAAGATGGAAAGAAGTTAAAAATACTAGCAACTTTAATAGTAGATTTGTTAACGATGAACTTATATTCGGCTTTGATGTATTAGTCGATGCTGATACATATCAAAAGATTAAATCGATTACCAAAAAAGATATTTTAATTAAATTAAAATCTCTACCAGAAAAAGTAGCCGTAAAATTATTAGCAATGGGCGTTTACGAAGATGTATTATGTTTAAATAATATAGACTGTGTTAATTGCTATTATGATTTCTGCGGCATCAATAAACGTTTAGAATATTTTGATAAGGACGGGGAGTACTTAAAACAATATGAAAGAAGCTATAAGACAGTTTAATTCGCTGTTCGCAAAATATTTTCCAGATTTAAAAATTAAAGAATATTATTATTGCAGAAGAGGCGTTAGTTTTTACTCTCAGATACTAATTCGATTTTTAGTTATCGATAGAATTTGTAAGCGTCTCGACATTTTCGAAACTGAATATGAAAATGAAATGTTGTATCGATATTTAGAAGAAGTGAATTTCACATATGAAGAAAAAAATGATCATAGTCGATTTGAAGAAGTATTAATGGAATATCTTGTTCAATTTAACAATGAATCCATTAAAAAAGAATTCAGTAATCAAATTAGATTATATTCTAACTTCTTAGGTGAGAATTCATTGCATCGTTTTATTTTTTATCGTTCAGTAATCTGGGAGATATATTCTGAAATTATCAATATTAATGTAAATACAGACGATGGATTTATAAGTGATTTATCTAACGTTATTCTTGGTCTTTGTGACTATGAAAACATTAAGTTCAATCCATATAGTTTTGTTAAGAATAAAATACCAAGATCTGCAGAATTTTGGATTAATACAGATTACGATATCGTATTATTTAAAAATCTTAAAAAGATTAAAGATAATATTAAGCCATTATCTTTTGTAAGTTTCTATTCTGATGAATATTACGATAGAACGATTTGGGCCTATGATATCGTAATCAATCCTCAGCCAAAAGATCTTGGTCGCGGCGAAGACAAATATATTATTTTCATCGACAGTAAAGTCGATATTACTAATGGTGAATTAATCGGCGAACGAGAAGGTATTAAAGTATTTTCTCTTACCGATGTTCCAGAATTTGTATATGCCAACAATACTAATTATAATGATTATCTCGATGAAGCTGTTGATATTCAGTTATCGACAGGCGAAATTAAAGAGAAACCGTTTAATTCTTTATTGCCAGTCGATAAGAAATATATCGCTTTGTATATGTTAAGTGATAAACTTAAAAATAAGATTGCCGGCAATTATATTGTCGGTGGTTCTAAAAAATTTATTGATTTCGAATATATTGGCGATAACAAATTTAAATCGGTTGAATCTGGCCGACCTTATATTAACTATGTTAACAAAGTCGAAAAAGGTAATTTATACTAAGACGCCAAAATAATACTTTTAATTTAAAACCTTAAAAATATGGTTCTAAAATGTCCTGTAAAATTTTTACTAAAAAATTGCTTTTTCGGTAAACGTATATTATAATTAGCTTGTAATATAATATTAGAAAGCGAGGTGATTATAGTGTACCTAACGATGAAGCAACAAGTAAAGCATTTAACTAAAGAAGAATATGTTTTGTTAAAAGAATTGTGTCGAACAGCTAAAAATTTAACTAATCAAGCAATATATAATATAAGACAACAGTATTTTCAAGAGAAACAATATTTAAGATATGAAGCAAATTGTTTCGAAATGAAAAATTATAAAAATTATAAATTACTAAATGCTAATATGGCTCAACAAACTCTTAAAAATGTTGATCAAATGTTTAAATCATTTTTTGCTTTAATTAAGCTTGCAAAACAAGATAAGTATAATTTTAAGCACATTAGAATGCCTAAATATTTGCCTAAAAATGGTTATTCAAATTTAATTATCGCACAATTTAGAATTAAAGATAATAATATTTTAACAATTCCAGTTTCCAATGCTTTTAAAAAAATATATGGAAAAGTTAAAATTCAAATTAAAATTCCTAAAGTATTAAAAGATAAAAAGATAAAGCAAATTCAGATTATTCCTAAATTTAACGCTAGGTTCTTCGAGATTCAATATATATATGAAATTCAAGAAGAAAAAATAAATTTAAATATAAAAAATGCACTAGCAATAGACTTAGGTGTTGATAATTTGTGTACTTGTGTTACAAATACAGGTAAATCTTTTATCATCGATGGAAGAAAATTAAAATCTATTAATCAATTTTTTAACAAACAAAATGCTAAATTACAATCAATTAAAGATAAACAAAATATTAAAAAACAAACAAAACAACAATTCTTAATTTCTAGAAAAAGAAAATATAGAGTTGATGATTATATCAACAAAACTTGTCGATATATAATTAACTATTGTTTAATTAACGATATTGGGATTTTAGTAATTGGATATAATCAATCATTTCAATGTAAAACTAATATAGGAAAGAAGAATAATCAGAATTTTACTTTTTTACCCTTTGGTAAAATACGAGAAAAATTAGAATACTTATGTAAACGATATAACATAAATTATATTTTACAAGAAGAATCTTATACTTCTAAAGCTAGTTTCTTTGATAATGATGATTTACCTATTTATAATATGGATAATCCACAAACTTATGAGTTTAGTGGTAAACGTATTAAAAGAGGTTTATATCAAACTAAAAACAATTATCTTTTTAATGCAGATTGTAATGGAGCATTGAATATTCTTCGTAAAAGTAAAGCTGTAGATTTAACTATCTTAAGCTGTAGAGGCGAACTGGGCACGCCTAAAAGAATAAGGATTTTTTAAAGAATCAAACTTCTTAATAAAGAAATTTTATATTTCTTTTAGAATCATATGATTTTAGTCATATGAGGTTCAGTGATGAAAATAGATATTAATCAAATTAAAAAGCTCTCCAAGAAATCTGGTAGAGCATTTTTTAATTTCGATAAAAAGTATAAAGATTTAGCCGCTAAAGTATTTACAGATTTTAGAACGTTTATTCTATTAGATCTATATAGTACTGGCTCTAAGTCTTATAATAAAAAAATAAAAGATACTCTCGAGTATTATGAAAAAAATTACAATTATGAATTCCGTAAAGAATTGCATGATTGTACAGCAATCTCTAGCAATAGTTTAAGTAATTTACCGTATAATTTACATAAATTCTATGCTGAAACAAAGAATAAACTTTATGTATTATTGTTAATTGGTGACAATAAGAGTAGCGTAATTCTAGAATATAAAAAAAATTTTTTAATATCTGATTATATTCGTGAGAATAAAGAAATTATCGTTGCTAATTATATCGAGTATTTAAATAAAAATGCTAAAAGTTCATTCTTTAATGAAAACTTAGTTAGCCTGTTCTTCGATACAGATACGGCTTTAGATCATTCTTATGTCGAAAAAAATGAAGAATTAGGTTTTACGATTTTTAAAATGCCACCTTCTGGACATTATACCGAGAGTGTTGGAGATATTGTTAGAAATACCGATGACGGAGATAATGTCGACTATATCCATGAAGGTATGTCAATTAATGAATTCATTTATAATAATATTAATGATTTGTCTGCTACCGTAAATAAATCGACTAATATTACATTCGATCCTAATAAAGGTTTCGATCCTGAAGTGCAAGCATTTAGTGATTATCTTGGTTATAAACGTGATTTTAATCTGTTTACTAACCAAAAGAATATTATTAATGCTATGCATCGTCATCTTAAAAAAGAAAAAGCTGGCTTCTTAATTTCTCAACCTGGCACCGGTAAAACTAGTATGGCTATTAGTGTTGCTAGTTTATGGAAAAATGGTTCTAATAAAAATGTATTCGTAGTATGCCCGACTCATTTAATTAAAAAATGGAGTAAAGATATTAATATCTTAGCTCCTAACGCTAAAATATATGAGTGTAATAGCACAAAAGAATATATCGAACACATCGAACCAGAAATTAATAAACGATTATCGACTAACTATATTTTAGTTAATCCTAATTGTATTAAACAATCCATCGTTAAAACTAGAAGTACTAGTATCGATTGTTTAAGACACGTTAAGAATGTGTTAGATAAAGGTAAGAAAGATACTATCATTAAAGTCGATGGGCGCAATGATTGGATGTATATTAATTATTTGAAAATTCATTCTAGATCTGAACACAAAAAAGGAGAACACGAAGAAGTAATTCGTTATCGAGATTTCTTGGAATCTCCAAAAATTAAAGCATGTGCGTCTTTGATCGATACTAAAAATATCGATAATAAAAATATTATGAGTTATAATATTGATCAAATTGTTAACGCTATTAATATTAGCGAACAAAAAGCTGCTAATTTTGCTAGTCTCGATTGGTATATTCAACGTAAAGGTCGTCATAATGTCGATATGTTAATTGTCGACGAGATGCACGAATTCTTAACAAATAGTGCTCAAGGTCATGGTGTTCAACGCTTAGCTTCTTGTGCTAAGAAAATCTTGGGCTTAACTGGTACTTTATTTAATGGCTATGCTGAAAACTTGTATAATATGTTCTTGTATTTCTATCCTGAAAAAATTAAAAATGAATACGATGAATATATGAAACGAGATCCAGATTATCGTGGCGGTATGAAAAAGCAATTTAAAGATCGCTATAGCTATAAAGAAGTTGAATATACTCCTTATGAATATCAGCTTTATAAACTTGAAAATGCTATCGACTATACTTATATTAGTCACGATTGGGGACGTTATTTAAACGTTCAGTTTAGAGAAAAGAATAAATTAGGGAATACGAGTACTCGAGTTGAATGTACGACTAAAACAAAAGATGCTCCTGGTATTAATCCTAATATCTTTATCAAGTTATTAAGTAACTGTTGTGTATTTATGTCGATGGACGACGTTAGTTCTGAACTCCCGGCTTATAATGAATCTATTATTAAATGTGAGTTAAATAAAGAAAATCTTGAAGCTTATAACGGCTTAATTAGCAATTTATCTAACGCTATTGTCCCAGCTCGATACAAGCATCAAGAGATTAAAAAGCTCGCAGCTTGGAGCGATAACCCATGTTTCATTGCCGACGATTATATCGAATATCGTGGTACCGGTGTTCGTGACAATCATAAGCTTGATGAATTAATGAACATTATTAATCACCATGATCAAGAATGCGTTCTAGTATATACTTATTACGATACAAATAACGACATCAATAGCATTATTTATGACCGACTACAGCAAGAAGGCATTAAGACAGCTATTCTCAAAAGTTCGACTTCTGCAATGAAACGAATCGAATGGTTCGAAAAGAAAAAAGCGGAAGGCGTTCGTGTCGTTATCTGTAACCCTGGTATGGTCGATACTGGTTTAGACTTATTAGATTTTACGACTATCGTATTCTATGAGCTTGATCAAAACTTCTTTACGATGCGTCAAGCAGCTCGAAGAAGTTATCGATTAAATCAAAAGAATAACGTAAGTATCTATTACATGTATTATGCTGGTACCGTTCAAGAAACGTTAATTAAATTTATGGCCGAAAAACTTAAGAGCGTAAAAGTTCTCGAAGGCGATTTCGATGATGAAGGATTAAGTAGTCTCGTAAGTGGTAATCAAGATAATACTAATGCTATTTATAAGGATATGTTAGATAAAGTCGAATATCAGAATGACGACGACGTTATTTCGATTAATAAGTATGCCGACAAAGTCGAAAAGATTGTCGATATGGACAGCTTTAAGTTAGAGAGAATTATTCTTGCTAAGAAGCCATTAAAGAAACAAAAGATTAATCTTGATAACCAATATCATTTACTTTTAGATGTGCGGTCTCGATTTAGCCATAACCAAAAGTTATACCGAAATGAAAATTTGTACAAAAATGAATTGCAGAATTTCGTAAACAATTTTTAATTCCGTGTAATATATAATTTGACATCGCTCAGATTATAAATTATAATATAAGTAACAATTCAATATTCTCGTATTTAGAAACTGGCTTGTGTCTTCACAGGGATAGACGATGGAAGCATATCACTAGTTGCAACGTATGAATGCAAATATATATGTGGAAGCGTAAATGAAGGCATTGTATTATAGAGTCGCTGTATTTGGTAAACTCTATAGTATGGACCCCGATGGCGCGGGTTACGAACTTGTTAAGGATAAAAAGCCTTGTCGAGATGACAACGCTGTTCTGCTTTAAGTAGTTAATACAAGTTAGGCGTAACGACGGTGTGTGGTAGAGCGCATCTAGGAAAATCTACCCGGTGATCAGCTACATTTTGCAGGCCGATACTCGATGGATAAAGCGAGGGATCTGCAGTCGTTAACGATAGCGATTTGTGGTTGGATAGGATATGAAGGATAGCTATACGATACCGTTTATATCCCGGACCAGCAAGAGTAATTTTGTGTACTCAAGTCGGAACTAGCAGGATCAACGTCAGCGGGCAAATAGGTTACAGGTCCGTATACAGCCTAAAGTAGCGAATGCACAAAACATTGCAGTTAAGATAAAGAATTTTAATTAAGTTTAGAAAGCTACCATGGTTAAATAAGACCCGGGGGGACTCGTGTTCCTCTTAAATAAGAGGATATTCCTCATTGGTGAATACAGCAATAGGACGGGATCTACGATTGTGCGGAAACGCTAAATGTCGGGAAAAACGAGAGGTATACGTGAGTATACTACAGACTAATATCGTAGGAAATAATCAAGAGCTTTAGTAATAAAGAAACAATTATTTCTAGTGAAGCAAAACTATATAATATATTTTTTTACACTAATCTGGCTGCCCCACGGGGTTAGTCTATATAAAACAGGAAAATAAAATACATATTTTATATGATATTAGAAAATTCTGAATCCTATGATTCATTCGCTAAGAATGTTTGATTCGACTGGCAGCTTAAAAGTTTAAATAATGCGAGATTGTGATGCACACACAATCTCATTTTTAATTTACAAACTTTCGCCAGTCGCTTAACGGTTAGATAATGCGAATGAATCTTCGGTAATAAGCTATAAGCGATTCCTTAATAAGCTATAACTTAATGTTTCTCTCGCAGAATACAAAATCATTATTATATAATATATATGATAACTTTTAGTACTTACAAACATTTCCTGTAAGATTAGTGTTAAATAATGTAAGCTATTTAGTATGATTATGTTGATAGAATACTTAATCCGATTTTTAACAGTTTCACATAATAAGTATGATGTCTTTAGATCGAATTAATAATAAAGAGTTGGCGCTCGTTTGCGATCTTAAGAAAACATAATCTAATTAGCTTACATTAAAAAGAATATTTAATGGCTATTGCTATGCCTAAAAATAAATTGTAATATTTAATATTTTGTTTATATCACGTAACAAAAATTTAAGATTTATGCTGTCAGTATTTTGATAATTTGCATACACACACCTTTTATCTGACAGCATAATATCTTATTTGAGACGATTATTATTTAAAATAATCGATTGAAATAAGATATTGTAGTAATATATAAATTGCTTAATAAAATCTATTATTTTAATAAAGGTGATACTATGCGAGATGCATATCAAATAAGAAGAGTAATCTGGCAAGGCGATCGATTCTATTCTAGTCTAAGTGGCGATCAAATTCGCTATCCAGAATTCTTTATCGAACACGTTAATACCGGATGTATTATGACGATGGAAGAATATAATCGTATTCGTAAAGGTCAGATTGAAGAAGCATTTGTCGATCCATATCCCGACAAAAATGCTTTCATGAACAATTATGTTCGAGATGGTTTAGAAGAAATCTATGATGATTTTAGTGATTCTCTCGATTATATGACTCGAGAAGATATTATCGGAAAAGATGCTGCCGACGGTAGAATTTGGAAAGTTGTCGGTGGAGAACTAGTTGCAGTTGACGATAAAAAATAATCGTGTTATAATAAGTATGTAGTCAAGTGATACCTTCACTCCTTTCGATATGACTACGAAGAAGAGCATCTTAGTAATCGAGTATATGTTTTGAATACAGCGGAACACATACTCAAAATCCCGAGCCATCTTACTAAGATGCTCTTTTTTTATTATAAAAATTATGATATACTTTAATCAGTAATTAGTTCTTATTTAAATTAAAGGTATTATCATATGAATTTAGAAGATGCATGCAACTATTTAATCGATTTATTATTATGTAGTCAGGACTCTTTAGAATATAAAGAAGCTGCTGAATATTTTAAAGCCCTTGCATAAAGGGCTTTTTTAATGGAGAAATTATGAATCATATAGAAGACGTAATTCAGCATATTAAAGAACAGTCGCCTAACGTTTCACCTAAGAAGCTACGGTATCTATTATATTTATTATATGCTGATTATTTAACCGTTACAGACGATGGTTACGATGAATTATTTGATAGTGAATTCTATGTCGAATATAATGGCCCGATGCCATTAGGATATACATCAGAATTTGTGTTATACGATACTGATGGATATAGTAGTCAGTTGGATGACAGCTTTAAAGAATACATTAATGATGCATTATTTAACTATCGTATCTATTCAGAAGATTTTTTAGAAAGAATGTCGAATCAGTCTCTCGATTATGTTACGACTAAGAAGCATTGTCGAGATCATATCAAGATAATCCCGAAAGAATTAATTTGTTTAAATCAAGAATATAATCGTATCGTATACGAATGTTTTGAAGGGAAATAGTATATGGCTCAAATATCTCAATTAATAGAACAAGCTTGGAAACATCTCGGTACTAAAAATGTACCTGAAGTAGCAAGAGCTGCTTGGTTCGGTAATATCTGTCAAGAATCGATGTGGAATCTTAAAGCCGATGAAGGCGATCATATCGGTTTATGTCAATGGGATAAAGTATATCGTTGGGGACATTTTCTTAATGAATTTAAAGGTAATCCTGATAATTTAGAGGATCAGCTAAACTTCGGTTTATGGGAATTAGAAAATGGTCCTTTAGAATGGACTCCAGTTAATGGTGACGGTTATCCTAAGTGGCCTGAAATTAAACAGATGACCGATGTTGCTCAAGCTACATTAGCATTTGAACAATGTTTTGAACGATCTGGTGGAGCTAACGTTCCAGAACGTCAAGGCTATGCTCAAATGATTTACGATCATTTCGTTAAAGGAGCTCCGTTAAGCGACGATTTGTTAGGCGAAGTACCTGCTTCTTCTGGTTCTAGTACAGGTGGTGCAGGTAATGGCGGTGGTGTCTATAATGCTACAGCTCCTTCTGATACTGGTGTTAAAAGTACTTTCGTTACTAAAAAGAAAACGCCTAAGATGTACGATGTATTTAATGCTCAGAAGTTAGCTATCGGTAAAACACCATGTCAGCCTGTATATCCTGATATCGTATCGGTATATAATCAAGTACCTGAATGGGCTTTAGGTAAAACGTTAGATAAAACAACTGCCGACAATAAAGAAGTTAAAGATGCAACCGAAGTTAAATCTGTTTCTTTAAAAGATGGTAAAACAGGGTTTGAATCTTTAAGTATCGATAAAGTTACGTTTGGTAAAGATAAAAAAGAAGAATCTAAAGAAAAACCTAATGATGAAAACAAGGCTCAAGATAATACGACAAGCGATGTTACTAAAACTTCTAATGACGGCAAGAGTACAGATAAAAATACTCCGGAAGCCAAAAAAGAAGATCAGGCTAATAAAAGCGATAAGGATAATAAAGATAAAAAATCTGAAGATGCTAAAGTCGAGAACAACACGTTAAGTGCTCAAGATAAAACTCCTCAGAAATTAAATCCGCCTTTATATGCTTATGATACAATCAATGTCGATGATTGCTTTAATGTCGGTCTTCCGATCACGTCTGTCGCTGCTTACGGTAGTGAAGCTGCTAAATATCAGATGACTCGTATGCAGTCTATCGCTCAACGTCAGATTCAATTCGATCCGACTAAACACGATAATGCTGTTAAAGTTCCGACTCCTGGTATGGTGCCTAATCATTCTGATCCGTTTCCGACCGATTTACGTATTCGAGATCTAGAACTACATATGCCTCGTATCGTAAAAGAAAGTATTCGAGCTACCGAGTTCGAATTGAATACGGCTAAAGCTCTTTTAGAAATGGGCGGCGACGTCGAAAAACGTATGGTTCAAGTCGAAAACCATTTATCGACCGTTACAAGATATTTATTTAGACTAGCAAGTATTATTCCGATTAACGATATGTATTATGGCGGTAATACTTTATATGAAAAGTATCGAGCTATTCGTCAGTTAACCGATGATCGTGTTGCCGATGGTATGCAAACTCAAATCGATCAATATATGACAAGTACTCGTATCGAACCGATTATCGGCCAGGTGTACGAAATTCTTAATCAGGTCGGTGCTAATCTTAGTGTATTGTTAGATAACAATCAGTTGTCGTATTCTAACATGAAGCACTATTGTGATTTAATCGATATTAAGCGTTATCAAGAACCGCTTAAGCTAGCTAATATATCTGAAGGCGCATCTCTTACTAAAAGCGATACACATAAAGATCTTAAAGAACAGTGGCCTGAAGGATTTAAAATGGATTGGAAACTTGTTCCGGTCGAAGAACAAACTCCGATCATTAACTGGCGTCAATCGATTATCGATGACGGTTCTAAGTTAATGAATTCTCCATCGATGTATGGATCAGGTTTAGCTGCTGGTGCAGCAATGACTGGCGACACTAATAACTTATTTTATTTAACCGCTGAAGAATGTTCTAAGTCTCAGATTCCGTTATTTAAAAAAGCTGCTGAATCTGCCGTTAATAAGATTAAAGATTATAAAGATCAAGCTAAGAATATTGCTAAGGCTAAAGATACTTATGTTAAGATGGCTGATGCCGTTAAGAATGCCGGTGTTCATAAAGATATTAACTCTGTCGTTATTGCCGTATTAATGTGTTTACTTAATACATCTGATTATAATAGTATTATCGAGAAGATTAAAAATACGACTAAAAAACTTAAAGATGAATCTTTAATCGATAATCCTTTACTCGTGATGTTAGCTTATTATTATAACGAAGCATATATCGCCGGCGATAAACCGACTAAAGATCCGACGACAGAACTTGCTAAACACGAAGATCTTAAAACTCGTTTAGATTTTGTATATGCTTTAACTAATAACTCTGGCAATAATAATAGTGGCGGTCAATCTAAGAAGTATTTTAATCTCGATATTAAAAATCAAGCTTCTTGGACGTTATCTCAATTCTGGGAACCGTATACTATTAATGTAACTGGTAAGCGTGAAGAGCCAATGGATCCACATAACTCCTTAGAAAAACTTATTGAATTATGTGTAGCATACCGAGAATTATCTAAAGAATTCTATGCTACTGAATTCGATAATGAAAAATGGGGATTCTTCTTCGCAGCTCAATATATTCCGTCTATTAGCTTATCTGGTTTCCCAGGTGAAGTACGTTCTAGTCATACACATCAAGGTATGGATGTCGTATTTATTCCAGATTCTCCTAAACCAGAAATTCTGTCTATATGTGATGGTACAGTAATGGATACTGGATGGGGCTATAATGCCGTAATGGTTAATGCAGCTAACGGAACAAATAAAACGATTGTATATATGCATATGGCACAGATATTCGTTAAAGCTGGCGACACTATTAAACGAGGCCAGCCTATCGGTATTATTGGTGGCATGGGTCCTGATGGTCCTAGTACGTATGACGAACATCTTCATATCGAAGTATGGTCTGAGCTTAATCGTGGCGGCACATATGGTTCTATCGGTGATTTATATCCTGGCGTATTTCAAGATTATTGTAATGCATATATGAAAACTGGCAGCCAATTAAACTTTGCTGATTTTAGAAAGTAATATACTTGCATTATTTAAATAATTGCTGTATAATAATAATGTATTTAAGGATTTTGTGCATTCTCTTTAAATACAAGAGGAGTATCCCTGAACGTTCCCCCGTGTTCAGGGACTTCCATGGTGCCTCGGAGGCTGATAAACTTCGAGGTGCCTTCTCATACTTTTCCTCCTCTATATAGCGTATGTAGATCGTGCGTAAACAAGACAAACCCCCTGAAAATAAAATCTTTTAAAGTTTTATATTCATGTTTAAAGACATTCTCTCCTTTGTCTTTTGTGTAGTTTGCCTCCCTTATAATAAATAAACTAACAACATTTCATGATTAGCATAATAAAAACTCCTTTCTCCTTATAACATAAATCGTCTTGTGGTCTGCATACGCGCTCCTTAGCGGGATAGTCCAATTGGCAGAGACACGAGTCTCATAAGCTCGTCTAGTGTAAGTTCGACTCTTACTCCCGCTTCCAATATTGCAGAGTAAGGCAGTATGGAAAACATATCCATATCTGAAATGGTTTGACTCCATTCTCTGCGACCATGGAGAAGTGGCCGAGAGGATTAAGGCTACAGTCTTGAAAACTGTCGTACGGAAACGTACCGTGAGTTCGAATCTCACCTTCTCCTCCATTTTTTTAATTTACGGTATGTAGAATTCAGTATTAATTCTATATGCCGTTTTTTTATGCTCCCTTAGTTTAATGGTTAGAACGGGTCGCTTATAACGGCTTAATGCGGTTTCAACTACCGCAGGGAGCACCATTATGTCTTATTGCATTATATAAAAATGTTTCCCCAAAGCATAATATATATATTGTAATAAGATATTTTTATAATACGCAGCACTATTTAGTTTTATTTAATTACAGAAAGGTGAGTATTAAAAGTAACTTCTCTGCATATATAAAACGACTTATACATTATACATTTCAAAGTGCTGCGTATTTTATATTTAATAAAAGGAGATTTAGTTATGAGAAATCTTACAAATAATACTTCACTTGAAGACATCATTTATGATCTAAGAAATGAAGATAATAAAGAAGATCTTGCTCTATGGTTAGAAAATAATGTCGAAGAAAAAAGTAACCAATATGTATACGATCAAGGATATGACGATGGTTATGATAATGGCTATGAAGAAGCTATGCAAGAGGCTAAAGAAGAACATGATGACATGATCGATTCCTATAAGGCAAGATTTAAAGAAAGATTGAAGAATATTTCTGGAGAAGAATTAAAGAAGATTTTCGAAGAAGTATTTGAGGATAATTAATTATGGATGCAGGAAAATTTATTGTCGTTATAGGCATAATAATTCTTTTAATTAGCGTTGGCGGAATTTTGATTTCTATCTTAAAAGATGTTATTAATGACTTAATTAAAGATGGACCTGATTTAGCTTTAATTATGTTGGTACTTTCGTTTTTCGGTATTGTTATCATTATGGCTGGATTGTTAATTAGTTATTTATTTAAATAAAAGGAGCTTCTATATGCTTACAAACATAATGTTTGGAATAAGTTTAATATTAGTTGTTATTGCTATTATTTATGGCGGAGTTCAAGGACTATTTAGCCTTACGGAACAAGATCCTAAAAAGAATAAAATTTACAGAGGAATTCTTTTAGTCGGCGTAGTCTTTTTATTTTTATCTTTGTTAGTAAAATAAAACGAGGTAGTAGTTAATTGATTATTTCAACGATTGTAATGAGTCTAATAATTTTGTTCTTTGCAGTTATGATCTGCTGTTTAATTATTGGTTTACACAATAGTACAGGTTCTGGTTATGACAAGGAAGACTAAACAATTCTGTTTTTATTTGTATTTATTTTTAACGTTAGGATTCGGAATCCTTGGTCAATTCTTTGAATTATTTAACTCGTTCTTTAGTATATTATTAATGCCGATTGCACTTATATCAGCTATATTATTATCGATTGCTTTCCTTGTTATTATTATAGGCGCAACATCTTACGTTATAGAAATATTCGGTATCGATACTATATTTAGTTTAAATAATAATCCTGACACGTTAGAAAAAATTGTAAAAAAAATTAAGCCTCCTAAAAAATAGGAGGCTTTTTTAATTGGAGGATAAATATGAAAGGCGGAATACCTGACGTACTTATTACAGTATTTATTATTTGTATGATAATTTATATCTATCGGATGTTTAGAAGCTGATAAAGTAAGTAGCATATCGTCCATCTTCTTTATTTAACATTAAAAGTTTTTGGCCGGCTTTAGAGAATTTACGACCGTCGACTGCATAACGATCACTACCACATAAAGATGGGTTAATGATCATTTCTACGCCCTTAAGATCGGCTTCTCTAGAATGATGGAAATGACCCATTACGATATAATCTGGTATTTGTTTAGTAAACAATGCTAAGTTATCGATAGCTTTATTAAAGTTATCTTTATGGCCGTGAACACCGATGATTCGTTGTCCGCAAACCTCAGCCGTTATAATTTCATCGTCGACGGTATTTTCGTTAAAGTGAATACGATCATTTCCTTTTAATCTTTCTTTTAAGAACCAAGGAATGATATCGCTAAAAGATTCACCGTTCATTGCTTCTTCTTTAGAAGGAGTAACACGGTCATGATTACCTCGACAAAAATATAATTCTAAATTAAATTCTTGGCTAAGATTGTTAAATAAATGACTTAGCGCTTCTGTTACACCGATAGTTTGCTCGATAAGATTTTCTTGAGATTCGATTCGTGTTTGAACATGAATTCCGCCGTTAATCATATCGCCTAATGTTAAGATGTGAATAGTTTTAATATTGTTAAGTAAGCAATACTCTCTTGTTTTATTCATCAATTTCTCGACACGTTCGTCGAAGATTTCATTGTTGAATTTATTAAAGAAATTATCGCTTACTTGTCCACGATGCCAATCACTTAACAATAAAACAGCTTCAGACTCGCCGCTTTGAAGATCCTTGAACTCGTATTTAAGAGGTTCGATTTTAGAAATCGCCTCGACGATTAATTCTTTTAATAAGAACTGATCGCTAATCGATTTTAAATGTTTATTAAGTTCAGATCGGTTTTTACTATTTACGTTCTTAGCATGTGCGTTAAGAAGCATATCTACAGCTGCCGACGTTAATTTATCGTCGGTCGATGCCGGCGTAAGATTTTTCTTAAAATCGTTGAAATAACTATTAATCGTTGTAACATCAAGATCTATTTCAAAAAAAGTCTTAGCCAAACCACTAATTCTTTTCACTGTTAATTTATTGTTTTCTTGCTTAGCAAGATACATACGATATAACCAAGAGACTAAATCTTCATTTGGTTCTGTTGCAAATAATGATTCATAAATTATGTTTGCCATATTATTTAAAATACCTCATTACTAATAAGTATAATTAACTATTACTATTATATCTTATTTTTTGGCACATGTAAAATATATGAAGAAATTCCTATACCATAGAATCATTTGTTTGTCTTATACAGATTTGATATAATAGATTTAGTAGTTCTATGTTTTATTAAATACAACATGTAGTATATTGTGCGTAATATATATTCTGCTCTATCACATAGAACACTTTCTTTAAATATCGCGATTAATAAGAAAGGATTAATGATATGAAAGTATTATTTGGCGGAGATAACCGGATATCTCTACCCGATAGCACTAGAATGATCGGAACCTTCATCGAAGGTATGGACGAGCTTATTCCTAATGCAAACGGAAATCTACAGTATGTACATTTTAAATATGAAGGACAACAATCTTTAAAAGTTTATACGTTAAAGCATTTATATGCCGACGATGTAAAGATTGTTACGGTTACTCCTAATGTATATTGGATGACAGAAGGTAATAAAAAAACCGATATTCAAATCGGCGACGTTGTTCGTTTCAATACTTATGATAAAGGTTGGAAAGTAATCGATATTACCGATACCATAGAAGATGTATATTCTATTGAGTTTGCATCAGAATCTCGTTCTATTATCGTCGAAGGTTTCGAATTGTTAATTAAGAATGAGGTTTAATTAATGATCGTAATTAAGAGAGACGGCCGCAAGGTCGATTTCGATAAATCTAAGATAGTTATTGCCATAGGTAAAGCACAACATTCTTTACTTAAAGACAATGAAAAAATTGCTAATTCTATTGCCGAAGAAATAGCACAAGAAGCTATTATGCTTCAAGAACTCGATATTAAACGTATCGAGAAAATGGTATTCGATCTTCTTGTTAAGCATAAGCAAAAAGACGTAGCTCGTGCTTATGAAGCGTATAGAGCTGTTCAAGAATATCGTCGTAGAGAGAATACATCTGATAAAGCTATTTTAGGCCTTATCGATGGTACAAATGTCGATACGATTAATGAAAATTCTAATAAAAACGCTAAGGCTGCTTCTACGCAACGCGATTTAATTGCAGGCGAAGTATCTAAAGATATTGCTCGTCGACAATTATTACCTCGAGATATTTTAGAGGCTCATGATAATCGCAGTATTTGGATTCATGATATGGATTATTTAATTCAGCCAATTCCAAATTGTTGTTTAATTAATCTTAAAGATATGTTAGATAATGGAACTCGTATTAATAATAAATTAATTGAAACGCCTAAATCTTTCCAAACTGCTTGTACTATTACCACACAGGTCATAGCTCAAGTGGCATCCGGACAATTTGGTGGACAATCAATTAATGGATTCGATGAAATTTTAGCTCCATATCTTAAAAAATCTTATGATAAATATTTAGAAATTTTTGAAGATGAAGTAAATAAAGAAAAAATTGCTGAACGTATGATGATGAAGGAACTGAAAGATGGTATTCAAACTATTCAATATCAGATCCAAACTCTCAATACAAGCAATGGTCAACTTGGCCCCTTACTATAGTAATATAGTAAGTGGAGGCGGTGAACACACAAAAGTGTGGTGTACAATCAACGATAATTAGTGTTCCGTAATAAATGACGGATAATGATTGTGCTAACCGGGAAACCAATGATCATTTACGAAGCCTTAAACATTATTAACAACAAAAGATATATCGGACAAACAGTTCAAACATTACATAAAAGAAAACAACAGCATATCAATAGCATAAAATATAATAATAGCAAATGTATAGCATTTGTTAGAGCTATGAAAAAATATGGTGTTGAAAATTTTAAATGGAGAATTGTTGACGATGCAGAAACATTAGAAGAATTAGATAAAAAAGAATCTTATTGGATTGAACATTATGAAACAACAAATCCAGATAAAGGTTACAACTTAAAAGGCGGAGGGCATAATCCTTATTTAACAGAAGAAGTTAAGAAAAAAATAGGAGATGCCCAACGCGGAGAATTAAATCATATGTATGGTAAAACTGGTAAATATAACAAAACAAGTAAACCAGTTTTATGTATCACAACAGGAAAGAAATATTATAGTGCATCTGATTGTGCTAAAAATATGCCTGGATTTGATTTTTCAAAAATATGTGCAGTATGTCGAGGAGATCGATATACATATAAAAAACATATTTTTCGATATTTAGATTCTAATGGAGATATTATTGATAATGGAAAACCAATTTCTATGGACGAAATAAAAGAAATTAAAAGAAAAATATCCAGAGAAAATTGGTTGAAAGGCAATAATAAAGATTGTTGGCAATCCGGTGCCAAGTTAGAAGAGGAATCTTCTGAAAGGTCAAACGACTAGGACATACCTTCTAGAACAGAAGATGAAGTCCGTACATATAAGGTGAAATTCCTTGTATGGAAGTGCCGCCCATCCTATATTAATAGGATGAAGATATAGTCTACGTAGAGAACGGCTACGCAAGCTCCGTTCGTCACTTTGTTTTTAAATTTTAATCCAGATGGTGAATATGCTGATTACGCTGCTTTAATTTGTGAAGAAGTATTAAAACAACGTATTAAAGGTGTAAAAAATGCAGACGGCATTTATGTTACGCCAAGCTTCCCTAAATTAATTTATTGTTTAGATGAACATAATATCCATGAGGATTCTAAGTATTATTATTTAACTGAATTAGCTGCTAAATGTACAGCTAAAAGAATGTATCCTGATTATATTTCTGCTAAGAAATTAAAAGAAGTACATGACGGAGAAGTATTTACTTGCATGGGCTGCAGGAGCTTCCTTTCTAATTGGAAAGATCCTGAAACAGGTAAATACAAATGGGACGGCCGTGAAAATATTGGCGTCGTTTCAATCAATCTTCCGCAAATTGCTATATTAGTACGAGATGCAGAAGATAAAGAACAAGCATTCTTTAAATTATTAGAAGAACGTTTAGAATTATGCAAAAAAGCATTAATCTTTAGACATGATCGTCTGTTAGGTACGACATCTGATATTTCTCCTATTCATTGGCAAGATGGTGCATTGGCTAGATTAAAACCAGGCGAAGTTATCGATAAATATATTTCTGATGGTTATAGCACTGCATCATTAGGTTATATGGGTATCTATGAAGTATCTATTTTATTAACAGGCGAATCTCATACTAAACATCCAGATCTCATTACTAGAATACTTGCATTTATGAAAGATAAATGTAACCAATGGAATAAAGAATATAATATTGGATTTGGTTTATATGGATCTCCTGGTGAAAGCTTAACTCATAATTTCTGTAAAGCAGATCGCGAACGGTTTGGCGAAATTAAAGATGTGACTGATAAAGGCTTTTATGTGAACTCGTTCCACGTAGATACGAGAGAAGAAATTAATGCTTTTGATAAATTAAAATTCGAAGCACCATTCCAAGAAATTTCAACTGGCGGATGCTTAAGTTATATTGAAATGCCTTCTATGCAAAACAACACAGAAGCAGTATTAAGTATTATTAAGTTCTGTTATGATAATATTATTTATGCAGAATTTAATACTAAATCAGATTATTGTCATAAATGCGGATTCGAAGGTGAGATTATTGCTGATGGGCATGGCGATTGGGTATGTCCTAAATGTGGCAATAAAGATCATAGTAAGCTCGAGGTCTGCCGCCGCACATGCGGATTAATATAAAGGTTCGCGTTAAATCATCTATATGCGGGAACGTCCTTAGAGAATTGACTACTAAATTATTGTAGTGATATAATAATGGCTGAAGTAATTACTCAGGTATAGTAAAAAGGTTAATTATTGGATAATCCGCAGGGAAGCTTCTTATACTATATAAGAATAACCCTCAACGACTACCATGGTGAGGATATTATTATGATAAAAGAAATTGAAAATTTTACAGGTTATTATATAGAAGATAATGGTACTGTTTGGTCTGATATTGTTTCAAGATCTAAAGATAAAATCAGAAGAAAAGAAAAACATAGATTAACGCCAAGACCATTACCTAATGGGTATTTAAGAGTATATATGAGAAGAGACTCTGATTATAAAAGAGTCGATATGTATATTCATAGACTTGTAGCTTTAGCTTTTATCCCAAATCCAGAAAATAAAAGATTTGTTAATCATATTGATACAAATCGTTCTAATAATCATGTCGATAATTTAGAATGGTGTACATCAAAAGAAAACAATCAACATTCTATGAATTTAGGCCATTTGTGTAGGAATGAATCTAATGGCAGATTTTATTCTGGATTAAGTAATGATATTTAAGGTATAGTCTACTCCGCTAAAAAATATCGGGAAACCGACGGTAGTAAGGATTTAGGAGACAATTTCTGGAACGAAGGACGAACTAAGGAAATTCAATCTAGAGTACTCCATATTTAAAATTAATAGTTGCATTTAACTATTAAATATAATATAATTAATTTAGGCATAAAAGAGTTCCTTAAAACAAGCATTAATAGTGAAGATACTTACTCTTCGTCTAATTATTATTATTAACGTCGGCATAAAGAAGTTCCTTGTTAAAATGATATTGGAATAAAAAGATACTTCTCGCCGACAATGATCATTAAGAATGGTGGTCGTGACAAATGAAATCTTTTATGGTTTTGTTTGCCACGGCCATCATTTTGTTTTATATGGAGGAAATGCAGATATGATCAATCAAAACAAGCGTAATGCAATTATTAAGTTGTTTAAGCGAATCTTAATCGAAGACGGAATTAATCCTGTTAAAAGAGGTAAGTTATTTAAAAGCGGCGTTTACGTTGTCGACGAAGCCGCCGATTATTTAACAGCTAATGATAGTAATACATTAGTAAGCTGTTATGGTAATCAATATATCGATCAAATTAATAGATCGACACTGCATCGGTCTGTTAAAGCTGTCGATATTATGGACTTAGATGAACTAAGATTGCATCAAATATTACATTATCTATCTGTATTCTCTCATCAAGAAGACGGAAGTTCTTTTGGTAATATTCCTGTCGACAAAGAATCTACATATTTACCAAATGAATATGTCGGTTTAGATAACGACCAAGATCCTATTAAATTTACTATTATTTATCCTATTACAGTCGATGAATTAGTAGAGAAAGTTAAAGGTCTTGTGTCCGGTATTGCTTTAAAACAAGAAACCATTAATTTGTTAATGGAAATTATTCCGTCTTATGTCGATAGATTTACTATCGAAGATTTTAAAAATAAAGAAATTAAAGCGTATCTTATCGATGCTGGTTATTATACTCCAAATAATGCCGTAGAATTAATTCGTTATATCTATTATAAGAAAACTGGTAATACTTTATTTATCAGTAATGATAGAATGAAACAAGAATTTAGTTTTCATTCTACTTTAACTTATGATAGTTATGATATTTTGTATAATTTCGTTAAAGAACATGGCATCGAAGAAATCGCTAAAACATTTAATCGTTATCGCGACTTCTGGATCTTATTGAAAAAAGATAGTAGAACAAATGCTAAAATTATCAACAAAGCATCTAAGTTAGCAAAGACATTAAATGTTCCTTGTAAGCAATTACCATTAGATAATATTGCTAGTCCATTTGTCTTGGATAAAGATGTTATTAAAGAACTTAAGAAGGTTACTGTATTTAAGAAAATCTCTTTATATAATTATCTTCTTAATGAATTAACACCGTCCGAATATAAATTATATAATATTCGTAACGGTAAAATATTCGTTAAAGAATCTAAAGAAACGAAATATCCATCTGTGATAGCCCGTCGTTTAGTTCTTATTGCTAATTCTATTAGAGAAGATCTCAAAGACAAAGTCGAAGGCAAGAAATTTTTATTATCTAAATATGTTCAATATGCAGTACCCACATCTGAAAAGAACTTCATTGGCAACATTCCAATGTGTTCTAAAATTAGTGCAACCGATAATTTCTCTTTCGGTATTCATTGGTTTAATTTACCTAACAATCGTGTCGATTTAGATTTACATGCTGAATCTAAAAATATTCATATTGGATGGAATTGTGATTTAAGAAATTCTGTTGCTACTCATACTGGCGACGTTACTAATGCCCCATTACCTAACGGTGGTGCAGAAGCTATTTACTTTAAAGATCAATTTGTTAACGATATCGCAGTTATTACTATTAATAATTACACATCGGCAGATAATGTAACGACAAATTTATTCTTTAATTGGTTTAACGACGATAAAGTATTAAATAAAGAATCTATCTTAGATATTAATTCTAATACTTTGTATATTAAAGATTTTGTTATCGAAGATGATGAAATGATGTTAGGCTTTGTTCGATCTGATGAAACAGGTAAAAAAGATTTTATCTTCTATAGCAGTCGATTAGGTGATCGTAGTGTTTCTAAATACGATACAGTAATGGATAATATTGCATCTGCTATTAATTCTACAATCGACAATCGATTAATGTTAGAAGATTTAATCGGTATGTGTGGCGGTCTTATTACAGACAACTCAGAAGAAGCTGATTATAATTTAGACGAAACTAGTCTTGTAAAAGATAGTTTTAATTTCTTGTTTTAAATAAAGGCTCCATTGGGAGCCTTTTATATTATTAAAAGGATTACTATATGAAATTAATAGTTATTGATGGTGGCGATGGTTGTGGTAAGGCAACACAGGCCAAAAAATTATATGAATCTTTAAAAGAAGAAAACTATAATGTTCATTTAATTAGTTTTCCTGATTACGAATCTGATTATTCAGTATTTGTTAAATCTTATCTTGATGGAACATTTGGCGAGAATGGTGCGATTAATCCTAAAATTGCCTCCCTTTTCTTTGCGATGGATCGCTATGCAGCATTTCAAACCAAATATAATAGTTTATTAGATCAAGACGACGCAATTCTTATTTGTGATCGTTATACAACATCTAATGAATTATATCAAGTAGTAAGATATGAAAAAGCAACTGCTCAAGATCAGTTCTTACAATGGCTTGAAAATTTTGAATATCGATTATTAGAATTGCCTAAACCGGATTTATTGATTATGTTACGCCTTCCTATTAGAATCCGTTTAAACTTACTTGCAGAACGTACTGGCAAGACAGGTGGTAATACTGGCGATATTCATGAAAACGATATCGAGTATTTAAAAAAAGTCGATCACGCATATCAGAAAATATCTAGTCGGTATAGTGCAATTACGATTAATTGTGCCGACCATAAAGTGATTCGTGATATCGATGTGATCGCTAAGGAAGTATTGAGAAAAGTTAAGGAATGTGGTGTGCTAAATGAACAACCCTGAAAAAGTATTTATTCTAATGGTCGACGATAAAATCGAATCTCTTTGGTATAACGAAGATAATATTCGTGAAGAATATCAAAACTTTTTGGAAGATGGGTATACCGAAGATCAGATTTATGTAAAAACTTGTTACATTAATGATTTTAATGAGTGATAATTTATGATAAATATATTAGACAAAAAAGATCCTTTATACAATAATAAGATGTCTATCTTATTAGAACTTGAAAGATTAGATAAAGAAGTTTCTGGTTATGCTCCTGATGACGATTATCTTGATATCATGGAAGATTTAGAAATTGAAATCAGCAATTTATATAAAAAGGTAAATATGGTTGATACGGTTTATATACTATTTACTTATTCTGATGATTATGATAATTCTGTGCTGGGCGTATTTCAATCTTTAGAAAAAGCCGAAGAAAAACGCCAAGAATATATTAATAAAAACTTAATAAGTGAAGATATGATTTTAATTAACGAACAGCATATTATTCGATAGGAGACTTAACAATGAAAGTATTTTTATCTCAGCCAATGCGCGGTAAAACACACGAAGAAATTTTAAGCAGTATTCGTGAAGTACAAGAATTTTTAACTAAGTATCTTGACTCTACGAACATTGAAATTATTGAAAGTTACTCTCCTAAAAATAAAAGTAAAGAACCTTTGGTAGCTTTAGGCGATTCTATTAAGATGTTAGCGAACGCCGATTTAGCAGTATTTTTAGATGATTGGAATCAATATCGTGGCTGTATTATCGAACATCATACGGCTAAAATTTACGAAGTTCCGCACATTTCTGTACGAAGCGAAAATGGATTATTGAAAGTAGTTGAAAAATAATGAATTACGGACAAATTCGTGAATACGATATTGCAAATGGCCCCGGTATTCGAGCTACATTGTTTGTAACAGGATGTTCTCATCATTGCTTTAATTGCTTTAATCAAGAATATTGGGATCACGAAGCCGGTGAATTATTCGATGATGTGGCGGCACATAGACTCGTTAATTATTTAAAACATCCTCAAGTATCTGGATTAACATTATTAGGTGGGGAACCATTTGAAAATGTCGACGGTCTTGTATCTTTTATCGATAAATACTTAAAAGATCAAGAATGGTTTAAGAATAAAAATATTTGGTGTTATTCTGGATATACGATCGATCAGATTATAATGGATCCTAAAAAAGTAGAACTATTAAAACGAGTCGATGCTTTAGTCGATGGTAAATTTATCGATGAATTAAAAGATCCATCTCTTAAGTTTAGAGGATCTTCTAATCAAAATATATGGAAAGTAACATATAAAGATAATAAAATTACTATTGATGAATACGAAGAATTTATGTAATATAAAAGACTGTATGCATATCGGTATAATGAGTCGAGATATACATTGAGATATGGGCCCACGGTATGCATACATTATTTAAGAAAGAGAATTTAAATAATGGATTTAGCTTTAAATAAAATTATCGAACATTTTGAGTTTCCAATTATTTCTGAAAAAGGTCATTGTACTCGTGTTATTGCTAGTAAGGATAATAACACTTGGTACTTCGATATTTATCAGGATATTATTTTAGCTTTCGACGGCATTAATGAACAAGTCGAACTAAATACTATTGAGGAGCTCGATAATTATTTAACTACTTGTTAATATGAAAGACTACTTATTTGTATTATCTTTGGCTATTAGTTTGTCTCAGATAGTAGAAGCACAATATAATATATTTGACGATCAACTAATAACAGTATTTTATACTTTTATTGTCGTCACTTTAATTTATATATTAGTGTTCTTATACAATAAGTTATGAGGAAGATAATGAAAACAAATTGGAATGAGGTACAACCTGGTGAAATTATTTTGCATGGCAAAAAACCAGCTGTCTTCATAGGCCTTGTCGATATCTATAATACGGCTATCGAGATTCAATATGTTAAAGATGGTAAACAAAAGATTGTTTTATCAGAAGAATGCATTCCGAAAAGATTATTGGAATCTAAAGTAGAACACTAATGTTCAGTCACTTGGGAGGATCCGGCACCGCTTTCGCGGCACCGTTCCCTCCCTTTCTCCCCTCTATTTGCTTACAATCAAAATATCGTGTATAATTAAGATATAATTACAACATATATTTTAATTAGCGAAAGGAAATCGAATGAAGAAATACGTAGCGTATTCTCCTGACGAAATCTTAATTTTTTTGGATGATCCTAAAGATAAGATTGTATATAGTGTCTTAGATACAGATTGGCCAAATAAAAAGATTGTCGACCAATTCTGTTCTGACTTATCTTACGATCATGTTAAGGCATATGCATTGTTGTATAATAACGGATGCATTTCAAAAGAATTTGCCGTTAGTGAATTAACTTTGCTAATGAACGAGATTTCTAGAGAAGTAGACAAAATTGCAGGTAAATAAAGATGAGAAAATTTGAAGTAGTATCTCGATGTAAGGATATGGAAGTAAAACTTCCTAAACGTAAGACTAAGAAATCTGCAGGTTATGATTTCTTTGCTATCGAAGACATTAAATTATATCCCAATAAGTTGTATGTATTGCCGACCGGTATTAAAGCAGCTATGGAAGACGATGAAGTATTATATCTTCATATTCGTTCTTCTGCCGCATTTAAACGTGGCGTACGTATGATTAATAGCGTTGCTGTTATCGATAGCGACTTCTATAACAACGAAACTAATGAAGGTGAAATCTCATTAGGTTTGTTATCTCATAATGACGACGTCGTTCATATTAAAAAAGGTGAATGTGTCGCTCAAGGCGTATTCCACAAATTTTTAATTACGGATGACGATGATGCAGACGGTGAACGCATCGGCGGTATTGGCAGTACTGGAATTTAATAATGCTTAATTAAGACGATGTATTGAAAATTATGTCGTCTTTTTTGCTGTCTTAAGAAAGGCTAATAAATGATTAACAATCTTACTAAAGCATGTAAACGTGCTTGCACAGATTACAAAGATCTTAACATGTATAAGTTAAACTTTGTATTATTCTTTATGAACGAACTTCATAAATTTAAGCTCGATACTCCATTCTTCGATGAAGAGTTTATTGAAACAGAAGAATTTGGTCCATATTTACAATCAGTAAAAGATGCGTATGAACCGTATGGCTTATTTAACATTCCTCAATTCGGCGCTAATAATATCTTTGACGAAGACGAAATTCTTACTTTAAACGAAAACAATCAAATTGCTTCTGACGAAGATAAGAAAACTCATGAAGTCGTTATTACTGAATTGCATTATGAAAACGATGGTACTCCAGTATGGACAGAAGCTGATTTATCTTTCGATAACGAAGTCGAAGAAAATATTTATGGTTTCATTAAAGATGCTATGGAGCCATTAAAGATCGAAGCATTAATGCATATCTATTATAATTTATATAATAAAGCAGTTTATGCTAAGGATCTTGCCGACAAAATGGCTGCTTGGGTCGACTGGAAAAACCAAGGCGAACCAGAACCAGATAAGTCTAAACCTATTAAATCTGTCGATCGTGAAGAAGAAAATTTAGAAATTACTGTCGACGATATTATGGAAAGAATCAAGAAAGTTCGTAATGCTGGTAATATAGAGCATTAGGAGGGACTTCTGTAAATAAAGACCATCTATTAATTAATATGTACCGATGGTTAGTCGGAAACTGACGACTGTGGAGTGCATAAAAAAATGTAAGTAGTATATTTAATTTTATAAATTACAAAAGCATGTACTATGAAGCAGTAAGTAGAAACCGCGAGGTTTTACAAATCTTATTATAAATATTTATAATTTAAGTAACAGGGATATTCCTTATGTCAAAAAAAGAACTTTCTAATAGAAAACAAGAACTTATTGAGCAGATGGATAAGTTTGTTCAAGATTATAATTCTTGGGGCTATAGCGAAGAAGGTAAAATCATCTTCGATAAAGCTATGCATATGTTAGCAACCGATCATGCGATCTATGCTAAGATGCCTATCTTATGTAAAGGCGAAAATTGTATTTATAAAAATGACCCGTTACATAAAGCAGGCCTCGTTAAAGTCGGCGAACCATGTATTTGCGAAACGACTTTAATTGCTCAGAAATTTATGCAATACCAAAAAGAATTTAATCTCGATGAATCGTCTTATACCGATAATGTTCTTGTTCACGAATTAATTACATTAGACCTCCTGATTTCACGGGCAATGCAATATATTAATAATAAAGATTATGATCCTGTTATCGATGTCGTTACGAACGTAACCGAAACTGGTCAAGAAATAACTCAACCAATGATTTCTAAAGGCATTGAATTATATACGACTCTCGTACAAAAACGCGATAAAGTATTTGAGTTATTAGCTGCAACTAGAAAAGATAAAATTCGTAATAATGTCGACGATGCAAATCATGACACTGCCCTCATTAATAGTCTTAATGATCCTGATTTCTTCTTATCACAAGATCAAATCGAGGAAGAAAGAAATTCGAGGTTAAGCGCTTATGGCGAAACTGAATAATGCTTTAGAGCTTATTACTGGTAATATCAGTAAAACAATGGAAGTCGGCAAATTAGCTTTTAATGGGTCTAATACTATTGCTAAAGAAGTGGGCAAGACTGGTTCTGAAGCATTTGCAACAGGTATGAAAATCATAAATGATGGTTTAGATCAAATTGGCTCCATTGAAAGAATTGCTAGTCCTAATTATACATTAGGTCAAATGGCCAAGAGTAGAATGATCGGTCTCGATACAACTCAGGCCTTACAATACTCTTATTTAAATAAAGAGTCTAGAGCTATGTTCGATAATCAATTTATGTCGCCAGAATTTGCTCAACGTATGAGCAGTGAAGATAAAGAAGTAGTTAAAGCTGCTAAAGAAGAATTGTCTGCATTTTATAAAGACAATGCTAAATATGATATGACACGTTTAGGTGTTCAAGGCGTTGTTGCAGGTAGTGTTGCTTATCGTGTTGCTACTGGTGGCGGTTTGTACCGTGATAAAAACGGCGAATTTAATATTATCGGTATTCCAGGTATTTAATTATGCTTAAAGGAATAGCAAAAGGTATTAAAAGTGCCGGTGAAAAAGTTATCGAAGGTGCTGGTTATATAGCTAGAAAAACTGATGATACAATCACGAGAAAAGCAAATAATTATGTCGAAAAACAAGTTGCTAAAGTAGATAAGCAAAAAGAAATCTTCGGTGATATGGGCAGCCAATATTCTAAAGAAGAAGTCGAAGCATATAGCTCTTCATATCGTCCGATGCGAAATACTGTTCCAGCAATTAAAGATGGTGCTAACGATTATTTTAAAGTAAATCAAAAATTTGTTAGTACTAATCCCGATAATTATTCTATTCCAGATCGATATAAATTAACAGGCTATGGAGCAACTATATTAGGCGGTGCTGCTGCATTAGGTGCTGTTAATAATACGATCGATGCTGCTATGGAACCGACTTCGACAGCGAATATTGCATCGGTTGGCACCGTTAATCCTGTTGTATCGGCTAGTTCTGGTTTAACACCACAAAATGCATTCGACAATATGGGTGCATCTGGCGATATCAATTTTGCATTAAGACGTAACAATATTAAAGCACCAGGTACATTATAATGGCAGGTTTAAATATTTTAAGAGGATTAACTGGCAATGTAAAATCTGCTGTCGGACATGTCGGTAATGCGACTAAAAGCATGGGCACAGCTGGCAATTTAATTTGGGATAATAAAATTAATGCTGGCTTAGCTACTGCAAATGCCGTATGGACTTATAACGATACGCTCGATGAAGGTGGCACTAAAGCAAGTGCAATGCAAGATGCTGCTTTTAGTATGGGTACCGATTTATTATTAGGTCCATTAGCCGGCATGGCAGTTCAAGCAGCTTATTATGGTGGCCCTGCTTTAGTCGGCATTGCTAACGATTTAGCACAACAAGGTCGACAACAAATGCAACAAAGTTATCGCCCGTTCTCTTGGACACAACCAGTTAACTCTCAACAATATGCAACTATGAGACAGGCAGGAATGGCCTTGGCTCAACAGTCTCAATATAGTTTACAAACGACTATGATGGGACAAGAAGGTAAAGCATTCCACAAATAAAAATCATGAAACAAGAAAAAGATTATTCTGTAAAAGAACTTATGGCAATGCCTTTGGAAGATTTAGTAAGACTTGATTTTACTAAACTCGATGAAAAAGGAAAGCTAGTCGTAATTAAACGAGATCCAGTTATGTGGGCTAAATCATTTATCCAAATTTATAATATCGATTTAGATAGATATGCCCCCTGGACACCACGTTGGTATCAAGCCGAAATGCTTCGTGACCGAAGTCTTCGTAAAGTATTTCGATGTGGTCGTCGTTGTGTAACTGGTAATCTTAAAATACAAGATCCAGAAACTGGATTATTTAAAACTATAAAACAATTATTCGACGAGGATAAAGAATTTAATGTCTTAGCCCTCGACGATGATTATCAAATTGAAATAGCACCGAATGCTAAAGTATATGATAACGGTATTCAACCTGTATATCGTATAACGACTAATACTGGTCGAACATTTGATGCTACTGATAACCATCCATTCTTAACAGAATTAGGATGGCTAGAATTAAAAGATTTAACGATCGGAGACAATATCGCTATTCCGATGCATCTTAATTATTTTGGTTCTGAATCTATCGAAGAATCAGAATTGAGATTAATGGCTCAGAAGTTAAATAAAGATACTTCATCTGATAAATCAATTCCTAAAGAAATATTTTCTTTAAATAAAGAATCGATGTCAATCTTTGTATCTGAATTAATTAAAGATGCATATAAGGAAGAGGACGAAGTTCCGATTAATCGATTATATTCTTCCGAATCTGGTGAACTTGCATATCAGCTGGCGCACTTATTAATGCGATTCGGTATTGTCGTAAAGATCGTTAAAGAACGAAATTCTTATTTTTTGGGATTTGTCGATAAGAAAAAATATAATCGAATTAAAAATCATTCCCATAAGAATATGTTTTCTGTTTATTATTCATATAAGTTCCAACCGATGACTGATAAACTCAATAAGATGTTTTTATCTTATTTAAAATATCATGAATTAGGTAAAACTAATTTTGAATATTTAAAAACAGGAAGATTAACGGTCGAAGAATATTTAGAATCTAAGACAATTAATAAAGCTGAAGCGAAAGAACTCGCCGAACATTTAGGCTTTGAGTCTGTCGAAGATATTCTTAATGGCGATATCTTCTGGGATCCGATTGTATCGATCGAATATCTCGGCGAACAACAAACATACGATGTATCGGTGCCACTCTACCATAATTTTATAGCTAACGATATTATTTCACATAATACCGGTAAAACAGAAACGATGGTAGTGGAAGCATTATATAACGTTTTTACACGTAAGAATTTTATACATATGTTTGTAACACCATATCAATCACAGATTCGAATGATCTTCGATAATATTCGTCAAAAGATAGATAGTTCTGCTCTTATTAAACGAGAAGTAACGAGAGCAACAACAAATCCATATCTGTTTGAATTTTCAAACGGATCTAAAATTGTCGGTTTTACGACAGGTGCAAATTCCGGCATGAGCGCCGCCTCTATTCGGGGGTGGAGAGCTGATTGGATTTCACTGGATTAACATTTGGTCCAGTATAAATTACTTGAATTGCTGGAAAATCCGTAAGGATAATCAGCAGCGAAATCTTATTTTTTTAATAAGAGACGTTCAACGACTATCCCGCAATGGGAGTACATCGTAAGCGATTGACGATGGAAGTAGGTAACATAGATGATATAGTCTGATCTCAATAGTAATATTGAGCAGTTATTAAATTAACGGTATTGATGTAGCGAATCAATATGAACATAAATGGAAATGGATTATTTAGGCGAAGGCGACTTCGATACTGTATACGCTCTTTGTATGGAACGTGATACGATCGGATTAACATGTTCTTCTACGCCGACTGGTAAACGTTCTAAATTCTTTGAAATTTGTACCAATAAATCTCTTGGGTTAAAAAGGCCCCATTATTAAGTAATTAATAAATGAAAATCTTTTGAACTGCTGGAATACCCTTGAGGGTAATCAGCAGCGAAATCTTTATTTTTTTAAAGAAACGTTCAACGACTATCCTCGTATGAGGAGTAGGGTCAAGCGATCCGAAGCGGAAGATATCCTAAAAGGATAATGATATAGTCTGAGCTATATAGTAATATATAGAAGGTTGTGAGTAGCGATCACAATCGCAACAAAACTGTTACTGAGCATTACCACCCGACACAACATAATCCTATGTGGTCAGATGCGATGGAAGAAGAATTTAGAAATACATACGACCAAAATGCGTATGCACACGAAGTATTAGCAGAGTTCGGTGTCGAAGAAGCTGGCGTATTCGATAAAGATAAATTAGAAGAATCCACTCGAATAGATAATTATACTTATTTTGATAAAGAATTTTATAAACCGGTTTGGCCGGACTTAGATGATTCTAACGTAAAAAAAGTTCATATACTTCCTCCTGGAAGAAGGACATATACTCCCAATCCATTTAGAACTATAGGCGTGGACTGGGATAAAGCACAAGCTCCAACATCTATTCTGGTGTTAGAGTATGATCCTTCATTTAATAAATTTAGAATTATTAATCGTACTGAAATCGAATCTTCAGAGTTTACATTTGATAAAGCCGTGAAAAAGATTATAGATATGAATGCTATTTATAATCCTAGCTATATTTATATAGATCGCGGTTCTGGTAAATATTTGCCCGTTATATTATAAGTGAATTATATAATATAAATGTAGTGCGGTATTAAGCGAGAAGCCTAAGTTAAACAATTAATATGGTAACTCGAACCGAAGGCTTATTTTAAATAAGTCAGGGGCAGAGCATAGCAAGTGAAGAGATATAATCTTGCCAAGAGCCCGCACCGTGTATTCACATTATTTAACATGAAAAAGTATGCCGACCTTATAGGAAACTATAAGAACTAAAAGATAAAAAGCTCTTAGGATAACAACGTGGAATATCAGATGGAATCTTTAAAGATTTACGGTAAGCAACATCCTGAAACCGGACTCGATAAAAAAGTTAAAGGTTGGATGTTCTCCGAAAAGATTGACGTACAAGATCCTGTTACCGGCGTTCTCGAGAAGAAACATTTAAAGCCATTTATGGTGAATCAATTGGCTATTCTTATCGAACGTGGTAACTTAATTATGAGTCCTTATGATAATGTAATCTTTAAACAATTAATCGACTATCGTGTCGAAAAGATTACGGCGGCCGGTGTTCCAGTTTACAATAGTAATAACGAACACTTTGTCGATGCATTAGGACTTGCTTATTTAGCATTCGTAGAACATTTTCCTGAATTAACTAAACTCGTTAAAAAAGCGTCTCACGATATTGTATACTCTATTAATAGAAGTACAGTATTACCGACATATGAAAAACGAGATTTAGATAATCCATGGGAAGATAAAAAGAAAGAGTATGAATCTTCTGATGAGGCTTGGCGTAAGTTAGCCCCTGGCGAATCGTTCGATCGCCCATCAAGAAGATTATCTCATACACGAAATAAATTTAGTCGTACATTATTTTAGGAAAATATGGAAGACAATAATAAAATTATTTATCGTCCCGATATACAACCTAAACGACATTATGAAAGTAATGCTACTTTTGAGAAAACTCCTTCTAGAGTGTTCAAGGATCCTATTCCTTGGACACCGATCGAAGAAGTTAAAAAGAGCGAAATCGATGAATTGTTATCCGATTTAAAAACGGTATATAACTTATTACCATACTTTCCGATTCAAATTAGGCCAATTATCGAGACGATGATTGTAACAATTACGACCGATACGATTGTTCGTATCGATCCTCCAGATCCAGAAACTCCATATCCTCCAGAACCGGAAAATCCTGAACAGTTTATTCCAGTCGAACCTAAAGTTCCTGAGACGCCTAAACCAATTGCTCCAAAACCTGAACCTAATCATGACGATGAGTTCGGGTTTCCCGATGTTCCGATTATCGATATCCCTCAAGAACCATCTGAAAAAATCGATAAGCTTGTATACCGGTGGACAAAGAGTAATTTGGTTCGCATTAAAAAACATTGGATCGATAAGTTGAAAGATTATCTTCAAGATTATTTATCTAAAATGTTTCATGCCGTACAATTATGTGGAGCTGAAGATTTAACTATTTTATTATTAGTATTTGATGGTTTAGCCGTTAAAACTGTGTCTGGTAAGAAATGCAAAGTAGCACATGATAGTATTGTTCGTAACGATTTAATGATTCGTGAAAAGACAAAGATGATGGCTAAGCTATATGGAGCCGACGAATTAATTAAATTCATGAGAGCAATTGAAGCGGCTGCGCAAACTCGTCAAGAATATTATAATCATGAATTTTTATCGTATTGTCCGACAATGTTAAGTCAATACGAAAATGATTTCTTACGAGAGAATCGTGCTGTATACGATCAGAAGTATGTTAATAGTGTATATCAATATAATAAATTATTGATGTCGTCGACAGAATTAACAAAAGACGTATTTGATTTAACTGTCAATAGTGCATTTGCTAAAGGCGTTTTAATTAATAACGGTATTAATCCATTTGAAAAAACTCCTAAACCAGATCCAGTATTCTATTTAAATAATTTGGTTCCTGAACCTGGTAAGATTGGTGCTAACGGTTTGTCTAGTACCGGTAATTATGGTAACTTGAAACCTGGTTCATTATCTGATAGAATTATAAATGGTAGCGGAGGTACTGGAGTCATCGATACAGACTTTACGAAAGCAGTTGCATCTGGTTTGGTCGGTTCTACTATGACAAATGGATCAGTTGGCTGCGTAGAATTTGCAACTAAGTTCGGTTCTTATTTCTCTAAATTCTTAGCAGATGAATTATCGAAAGGAACCGTTAATGTCGACGTATTGATGCAAAATGCTAGAGCTGCCGGATTACAACATGTGACTAGCGGAACACCGGCAAAAGGTGATATAATAGTATATCATAATGATGCCGAAGGTTATAACCATGTCGTTATTGCCGATGGACAAGGCGGCTATTATGGCAACTCATCTTCACAAAACCAAGGCGTTCATGGTAGTGATTTCCACGAAATGGGCGGATGGACAAATTATGCTGGATTTATTTCATTACAAGGAAAGTAAATGAATATATCAGATTTCTATGAGGCTGAACAGCCAAAAAAGAAAAAAGATTCTATTATTGGCAAAGCAGTTAGCACAGTCAAAGAGAATCTTATTAAGGCCAAGGCTATAGCCTTCGGCCAATTTAATCGACGAGGAACTAACCCAGGTTCTCGTACATACGATTTAGAAAGAATTAAAAATGCAATTCTTACCGACTCATATTTATCGGTAGCAATTAGAAAATTCTCCCAGCTTATTACTAAAGCCGGGTATCAGATTAAGTCTAAAAATGAAGCCGCATCTGATTATATTAATGATAGATTGCGTATTATAGAATTTCGTTCTAAAATTCCTTTTTATGTTTTAGTAACTTCTATTGCTAAAGACTTGTATACTTTCTCAAATTCGTATATAATAAAGACTAGAGATAATGATACGCAAAAATTTGGAATTAAAGCAGATCAAATTTTTAAAGGCGGAGCGATCTCTGGACTTTTCTTAGCGGATCCTTGTAGTGTAACAATACAACGAGGAGACGATGGAAGAATTGATCATTATCTAATCGATGGAGAAGAATACTCTCCGAACGATGTAATTCATCTGTATATCGATAAAATGAATAATGCCGAATATGGTACTTCTAGAATGTTTACCGTTCTCGAAGATGCATCCATGTTGCGGAAAGCTGAAGGATTGGTTATGACGATATTATATCGTTTCGCCACTCCTATTTTGCATATAAAAGTAGGTAATATTGCCGAAGGTCAATATGCTACTCAAAAAGAAATTGACGACGCAAGAAATGCTTTTCAAGATATGCCGAATGATGGCTTTATCGTAACGAATGAAAGAACGACGATTAGTTCTGTTACCCCTGATATGAAAGCTAATGATTTGTTAAACTTTTTATCATATATGGAACAACGTATCTTTACTGGTCTCAATGCTTCAAAATCTTCTATGGGTCGAGGTGGTGGACAATCCTCAGCCGATAATACGGAAGCATTAATGCATGACGAAGTAAAAGCATTCCAGAACGTAATTTCTTCTTTCATCGAAAAATATTTATTCACCGAATTATTATTAGAAGGTGGATTTAATCCATTAACTAATAAAGACGATTATGTATTCTTCGACTTTAACGAAGTATCGATCGATACAAAAATTAAAGTTGAATCTCATACGATTCAAAAATATCAAGGTAACGTTATTACTCTTGAAGAAGCTCGTCGTGAACTTGGCTTCGATAATGAAGTATCTGAAACAGATATGTATGCATTTAAAGTTACATTGGAATCTCAATTAGAACAAATCGATGCACAAGCAGACGCATCTATTAAAACGTCCAAAGAAACAATGCAGTTACAATCTACTCAACAAACAAGTAATGACGGTTTAGATGAGCGTAGTTTTAACGGAAAAAAGAAACAATCGACTCCGAATAAATACTTCTCTAACGATGCAAATCCTCAAAATCAAAATACAATCCAAGACAATCCGATTGCGAAAGAGTTCGTAATGAAGGAATCTATGGAAGACAATATTAAAGATTATAAGAAAAATTTTAGCGATATACACGCAAGTTACAGTCGACTAGGTAATATATTGGCGAGTCGTGGCTCTACAAAGCCTGTAGTTACCGAGCTCTCAAAAAAGTTAAATAAACATTTGACAGAGTTTGCAAGGCGTGGTGTTAACGATTCACATGCGAACAATAAAACTAATGGAAAGATAATTGATCCGATAGTCGATTCATTTGAAGACTATTCTTCAAAAAAAATTAATAAGATAGTCGAAGATTTAAAATCTGCGACAAAAAACAATAAAGATAAAATATACATCGATAATCAACTTTCTAAAACAGAATATCGATTACGCTTCTTATGTGATTATCTCACAAAGAAAGCTTACTGGTGGAATTACGTTCAACAATGTAAAGCCGACCATGTAAAAACAATCGAAATTCAGTTCGAGAATAGCGATCATCAAAATGGCCGCATGACCCATTTCGATATCGATAAGATTACTATCGAAGATATTCCAGCTTACACTCCATATTGTAAGTGCTCAATTAAACCGATTATGAAAGGATAAACATGGAATTCCGTGAATATCTTGGGTTTAATCCTGTAGACGTGAAAGAGTCCGCAGTCGCACACTCTCATTCTTTATCTAACAACGTTAAAGCTAAAGGATTAAAAGTAGAGATAGAAGCATTACATTTTTATCCGTATGCTACTCGTAATGATACACGTTATTACGAATCTGCTATGAGAGAGTCGTTGCATAAATGGACTTATCCTTATAACATTCCTGTTATTAAACATCACAACGATGAAGACGGTGAAACAATTGGTCGTGTTATTAATGCTGAAATTAAGGAATCTCAACGATTACCTGGTACGAAAGCATTAGTATTAACTGCCGATATTTTAACACCGGATGCTCAAGAAGAAGTTAAAAACGGATTGTTAGATACTGTAAGCATTGGCGCTCGAGGAGACGAAGTTCGTTGTTCTATTTGTGGACAAGATTTAGCGAACGACGGTCTATGCGAGCATGCTCGTGGAACGAAATATGACGGAGAGATGTGTTATTGGGACTTTAAAAAATTAGAGCCTAAAGAACTCTCTTACGTTATTGTTCCATCTGATGCATATGCTAAGAATATTAAAGTATATGATGATAATGCAGAGCCGGCTCAAATTGAACCGGTTCTTCCTATTAGCTCATTAGAAGGAGAACATGACGGCAATAAAATTGTCGTTAAAGAACACATGGAAAAAGAACCTAAAGTAATTCCAGCAGAAGTCGAAGCAAAAGAATCTGCTGAAGTAACTCCAGCTCCTGCTGAAGAAACAAAAGAAACTCCAGCTCAAGTTGAAGAACCTACTGAGGTTAAAGAATCCGAAGATAAAAAATTCGAAGAATTGTCTGCTAAAGTTCAAGAGCTTATCGAAGCTAAAGAACAAGTAGAAAAAGATTATAAGAATTTGGCTTCTGATTTCTTAGCTTATAAAAATGAAGTTCGTGAACAACTTCAAGCTGTTGTATCTTCTAAAGAAGAATTGCAAGAAGCAATTGATTCTGTAAAAACTGTTAAAGAAGGTCTTGAAACTTTGCGCTCTGAAAGCGAAAAAGCATTGCAAGAAAACGTAACAGCTGTAAAAGAATCCTTGGAAGAAAAAATTAAAACAATTGAACTTTCCACTTCCAAAGTCGAAGATCCTGTAAAGAAAACTGAGGTTAAGCCAACTGTTGAAGTAACTGAATCCTTATCCGATCTTTACAAATATTTTAAATAATAAGGAGCTCTATTAACAATGCCTAATTTTGATCTTGGTAAAGGCCCTAATCGTTTCACCACTGGTTCTAACGGTAAAGTATTCAAAGGCCTTGGTTTCAAAGCTTTCAATAATGAAGAACGTCGTGTAACACGTACTCAAGTTCGCTTGAACACTGCAAACCATGACACTTCTAACGTATCTTACTGGTTGGATTCTCGTTTGCCAGTTGCTTTCCGTTATAACTATGCTGAAATGTACAACCAATTGGTTATTCCAAAAGGTCGTATCGTTGCTGTAGACCCTGACGTAAAAGCTGCAAAAGAAAATCCTGAAATCTTCTTAAACGTATTGACACTTGCTAACGGCGGTTCCCCTGTTCGTTTGCGTAAAGCTGGCGATACTTATAATGCTGCAACAGGTCTTGTATCCCCTGTAGGTGCTGGTCAACCATTGGAAAACATCGACGTTGAATGGACTCCAGTAAACGCTGCTGCTTATACTGCTGATTTCTATCAACCATTTGCTGGTGGTAAAGGCTCTCGTGCTTTGGCTACTGATGCTGGTTTAGAAAAAGATAAAGTTACTGGTCTTTTGAAAGAAAACGGTAAAGTTTCTATGGCTCACCGTGCTGGTAACGTTCCTATCGGTATTATGTCCCGTAACGAAGCTACTCGTGACGAAAACGCTTGGAATGGCATGACTCCTGGCGCTATTAAAACTGACGTAATGGTAGAATTGCCTCACTTCTTGTTCAAAGATAAAGCTGAACAAAATCCTTGGGGTTCTGCTTACGGTGCGTTCTTGCCTGGTGACCTAGTTAAATCTGATGAAAACGGCCGTGTAGTTAAATCTCCATTGTCCGACGAAACTCTTCTTGCTGCTATGACTCCTGCTGAAGTTGAATTTGAACGTCAACAAGTTATCGGTCAAGTACATGAAGTAAATCCTAACTTGGTTCCTGAAGGTTCCACTAAATGGATGAAATGGGCTATTGGCGATCAAGAAGAATTGGCTCAATATGCAGCTGATGGTTATGGTCGTTCTTACCGTCGTGGTGAAGATGTTTACGAAGACTATGCTTATTTCCGTGGCATGGATAACTACGAATACAATTCCTTGTACTCCAACCATGACTTGAATATGAATGCTTCCAATAATAAATTGGACATTTACGATTCTCGTATGGGTGCTAAATATGAATATATCGGTATTCCTGGCTTAACTGATGGCCGCAATGTTGCATCTACTGAACTTAAAGACGTTCTTGTAGGTCAAATGCATGCTGCTGAGGCTGGTAAAGAATACTTAGATTTCAACTTCCAAGTTCCAGATCGTTTTGTAAAACCTGGTACACTTCAAATCTCCATTAACGGTTCCGCTTACACTCCTGTAGTTAAAGGTGGTTTAATCGCTAACGCATTCGAAGTAGTTCACTATAATACAGAAGACAACTTGCTTCGTCTTAAAGTTGTAGATCGTGCTGCAGCTGACGCTATTATTAAAGCAGGTCCTAAAGAAACTGTTGACGTGAAAGTTTCTTATACTCGTGAAGGTCTTGCAGGTGTTCCAACATTTATGGATTGGGATGGCTGTGTAGGCGCAGTTAAAGTATTGTTGCAAAAATAATAGGAGTAACGCATAATAATGGCTATTAATATTAAAGAATTTTTGGAAGATGTTAATGTAAAGCGTTCTGCTGCGGTTGAAACTGCTAAAAAAGAAGGCTTGTCTCCAGAACAAATTACAGAATCTGTAAAAAAATATGATATGATGAAAGATATGGTTGGTAAGTTAAATAAACAAAACTTGTCCGACAAACATTTCTCCATCAAAGAAACAATTATGACAACAGACGTAGTTGATTTGGTTCCTCGTATCATCGAATCTAAAATGATCGAAGCTGAAGATACTCAATCTGTTATTTCCCCATTCTTCACTAAAGTTCAAGCTGGTAACACTAACGGTACTGTAGTAGTACCTATCATCGGTGAATTGCAAGCTCACGAAGTTGCTGAAGGTGGCGCTTACAACGATGAAGCTGTAGAAATCAATACTTTGGAATACAATTCCATTGAAGTACGTCCTAAAAAAATCGGTCTTAAAGTAACTCTTTCCGAAGAAGTTATCATGGACTCCTATTGGGACATCATGGAAGCTAACCTTTCCCGTATTGGTGGCGCTATGGCTCGTTATAAAGATGAATGGTGTGCTCGTGAATTCTCCGAACATGGCCATATCGTATTCGATAATGCATTGGCTGCTCAAAACCCAGACGCTGCTACAACAGGTCTTGGCGAAGATTCCTTGCCAAACAATACATTGTCCGTTGAAGACTTCATGTCTATGTGCTTAGCTTTGATGGCTAACGACAAAACTCCAACAGACGTTATCATGCATCCACTTTGCTGGTTGGTGTTCGCTCGTAACGCAATGGTAGGCCAAGGCTTAACATTCGGTGCTATGGGCGCTATGAATGTTAACCCATTCGGTACAACTCAAGGTACTGGTGGTTTCGCTGGTTTGTCTAACAACATGGGTCCTCAACAATTCGTATTGAATGAATCCCAAGCTCGTTTCAACTTGCCAATGCCAATTAACGTAATTCTTTCCCCACGCGTTAAATTCGATAAAGCAAACAAAACATTCGACATGTATGTAATTGACCGCAACAACATTGGTGCGATCGTACAACGTGAAGACTTGTCCGTTGAAAAATGGACTAATCCTGAAATCGATGTTCGTATTATCAAAGCTAAAGAACGCTATGGTATCGGCATCATGGATAACGGTAAAGGTATCGCAGTTGCTAAAAATATTTCCGCAATGCCATCCTACCCACGTCCTACTGTTGTTCGTGTAACTGAATAATAGTAATTAACTGGAGGAGCTTTCGGAGCTCCTCCTTTTTTATTTAAATAAAGGAATATATATTATATGAAACAACAACATGAAGTAATTGCTATTGTAAAATTAGCCTCTGGAGAAACTGGCTATTGGGATCGCTTGTCTCGTATGCGTTTGTCTCGCAAAGAGCCTTACGGTTTCATCCATGAAAAGATGGACTTAACTAATATTCGTAAGTCCGTTCGCATGGGTCGTTTAGTATTAGTATATGGTATCCTTCCTGCAGAACAAGGTACATATTCTCCACTTATTCGTAAGCTCGTTAAATCTACTAACTATGATATCGTTTCCTCTGGCTTCGTTAATCCAGAAGAAGCTAAAGAACGTGTTGCAGAGGAAGCTAAACGTTCTGGTATTATGACAGACGTAATCGAAACTCCTGCTTCTAAAGTAGAAGCACTTGTTGCCGAAGTTAAAAAAGAAGAAGTTAAAGAAGATGGCTTGCAAAACGAAGAAAAAGAAGAAAAACAAGTAGTTAAAGAAGAAAAGGTTGAAGAAGTTGTCGAAGAAAATAACGCTACAGAAGATACTGAAGACGTTGAAGAAACAACAGAAACTAAGCCTAAAAAACGTGGTCGTAAAAAAGCTGACAAATAAGGTGAAGCATGTTTAAAGAATTTGCTTTGGTCGATATGGCCGTAAATCCTATTGAAAAGCAAATCAAACTTTTCTTTACGGGCAATGTAGACCCTGATACTATTAGTAGCGATACAATCGCTATGGTTCATGCTGAATCACAAAAAATTTATCGTTTAAAATATCGTACGAGTAAAAAACTGGTTATTATTACTGTATTAGACGACGTACTTCCTAATGAAGAATATCGTCTCGATATCAATAGAACGATTAAAGATATTACTGGTGCCCCATTACAATCTAGCTTAATTAGACACGTATATTTTAATACAAGTATTTATTCTAATGTAAGAATTTTAAGCCCGGCTAATCATGAATTAGTCGACGGTACTTTTAATTGCCAATGGCAAGAAATTCTTCGAGATAAACGAAGAAAACCTGTATTAGAATATCGGCTTCAAATTGCCGATAATAGTTTATTTAACCCTATTGAAATAGATACAATAGTAGTCGATAAACAACAAATTAGTTTTCCTAAGTTAAATAAACAACAACAATATTATATTAGAGTACGTGTCGAAAAAGACGGTGAGTTTGGTGGCTGGTCTGAATTGGCTACGTTTACTTATGATGGCCCTGAGCGCATTAAAGATCGACTCGAAAAAGCCGAAGAAAATCCTCATAAGATAGATCCAGTATCTATTTGGGCTCCATATAATTACAAACGAAATATGCATAACAATAAAGTTAACCTCGATCAGAATCCGACCCCATCTGGTTCTATGACTAACGACGAGATTAACGATGCTACTTCTTTAGGATTGTCTAATGAAGTAACTAATGCATCTGGTAACACATCGACAACAGCATTAACGCCGGAAACAATCGAAAAGATTATGAAAGATGGTAATGCTAATAATGCGGCAACGACTATTAAATTAGCAGACGGCACTGTTATTACAAGAGCAACTGCTGGTCAACCTGGCGTCGTAGTCGATGAAACTCCTGCCGATCAAGATATTCGACCAGTAATTATCCAAGAATTAAAAGTTATCCAACGTCCTAGACAAGGTACCGACGATGGCTTTGTATTCGAATTCGATGCCGAAATTAAAGATGAAGGTATTTTACAAAATATCGAAATCATCAGAAAGGATTTCTAATGGCAGAACCTTTTGAGTATACGATATTTGGTAATCGTTTAGAATTAAAACCAGTCGGCGGAACTAAACCTGATTCTTTATACGAAATTAGAATTAAAAAATTAGAGTCTGTCGACGGTAAAAAAGTATTAAAGTATAAAGTCTATACGGTAGCATCAGAACAAATTAGTAATTTCTATACGCTAGGCGATGTTAATTACCTAATCAATGTATTTGACGCTAGCGATACAGAAGTATTATACGCATTAAAAGAAGCAAGTCGGTTTGCCCAGTTTCTATTAGACCAAATTCCTGGTTATGAAAACAGAGCTGACTTGCCATATCTTTTACAACAATTTTGTAAATTAAGAGCGACATTAAGTCTCGTAAGCAAACATGCTGTAACGACATCTACTTCTGGTAAGATCTCTGGTCATATCGGTAATATTAGTTTTGGCTCGACAGAATCTGGCGGATCTAGTTCTTCTAGTTCTAGTGGAAGTGGAGCTCCGTCTTTATCTGATTTAATTAAAATGATTAAAGCAGAAATGGAAATTTTCCAAAAACTAATTGTCGATCCTACATATCTTACTATGGGTAGAGCTGAACCTCGTGTCGGTAAACGTTCTTATACTGAAGCACGTAAGTTACATACGTTCCCTACAGACTTGTTAGATAACTTATCACGCTCTCTTAAAGCATTGAGGAAAACATAATGAAGAACCTCGATGAACGCATTAATGGTTTAATCCAATTAATGGAAGTTCCTGTATGGTTAATCCAACCTAATAAACATATTAATTGTACGTGTATGGATCCGGTTTCTAAACACGGTGATCCATTCTGTGAAAATTGTTTAGGCTTAGGTCATAAGATTACAATACGGGAAGCTCGTGCTCATATTCAGCCACTATTCTCGACAGATAGTGCCGACAATAAACTGTTCTTAATGCGTGGTTACGATATTTATGTTCGTAACGAATTCCCAGTTTTTCCTGGCGATATTATCGTATTCAAAGATAAAATAATTAATCTTACGTATGTATTAGACTGGTATTCTAATACGATGGATTGTGTATATTATGAAGCTAATGGTGTCGATTATAAACGAAACCCAGAAGCTTTTATGAGAAACTTTAAAGCATTGATCGGAGGTGCATAGATAATGGACGATAAGCATACTAGCTTATTAATTATTGGCAACTCCGATTATACTAATAAAACTTGTAAAATCGAGAAATTCGATTTAGCATCACAAGTCGAAGAAGAATACGGTAAAGATTCTGATTTATATCAAGCATATACGATCGCTAAAAATTATGGTGCGCCATCCATATATTTAGTTAATATGAGAACAATATCTGATTTTCAAAATATAGCAAAACAACTTATCGATTACGACTTTGCTTATATTTGTCCGACTCAGATCAAATTCTCCGATAAATATACTGATCGATATAATAAGAATTTAACTGAACATTATTTAAATTTATTATCTTCTTCTTGTGTAAGAAATAGAAGTTTTATTCTTGCTACAGATAATCATAGCTCATTATACGAAGATATCGATGCATTTAATAAAGATTATAATGCTAAGTTAGCAGAGTATACTGCTATTAATAATAAGAATAAATACTTAGATAATATAATTTTTGTCGGTAACAACCTGAAATATGTGCACTTCTGTAATATAGTTGTAGCTGCGAAATTAGCAGCCACGCCTATCAATAAGTACCCCGATTTCGATGATGAGGATACTGACTTTATTATAGATTATAAAGACATGCTTCCTAATGTTTGTTATTTCAAAAATAACTATCGGACTGGTACTACTATTGAAAATTTAGTTAACTTATCTGACGAAAATCCTAATAAATCTGTTATGGTAATGCGTATTATTAATTACTTAATTAGAGAAATGGATTTCGAAGAATATATAGGTAAGAACTACCGTAAATTTTATTTAAATAAAATAAAAGAGCGGTTAGATAATTTACTGAAAGATAATGTTGGCTTTGTCTTATATGATTATCATATCGATAGCATAGAAGAACAAATTAGTAATCATGGATATGGTGTGGACATCATTTTACGATATACATTATATCCATTATTTACAACAGAATCTTATACCGCGGAGCAAAGACTATGACACAAGAAATTAATGAACGTTTTTTACTTGACCAAGTTAAACGTCAGAAAGAACAATTGGTCGCAGTCAATAGCCCTGGTAGGATACTGAATAGTCGAAAACGTCTCGACCGATTACGGGCTGACAGTTCCATTAGTTTCGACGAATTTATTGCGTTACTCGTAGAACTCGTTGAAAAAGCATTTCGTGAAGATAACGTAAAGATGAGTCCTGATGAAGGCGTTACTATTAATGACAGAGATCAGGAAATCAATCATCCTTATATTTTCTTTAAGATCGTTAGCGGTGTTCCTGTTAAGGAATTAAAACCAAGATTAATGGAGACGACTATTCGCCGTGCTCCAGGAAATCCTGACTATCGTCCTGACGATAAATATCCAGTTAAAGAAAATATTGAAGAAGAAGGCGTCGATGTGTATCGTCATGCATTTAGATACATCATCCAATTTGATGTCTTCGCTACTTCATACGATCAGGCCAATAAAGTTCTTAAAGAATTTGAAGAGCTTATGGTCGACTACACCGGTTATTTAAAAATGCGTGGTGTATCTGAATTACTTTACGATCAACGCTTAACAGATGAATCCTATGTAATGTATCGTGAAAAATATTCTATTAGAAGTGTTCGCTATACTTTAAACATCGATAAAATGTATGTTGTAACTAGCAAACTTATCGAACGTTTATTAAATCTTGGTAAATAATTTTATTATGAGGTTTAGTTATGGCATTCACCTTTAAAGAGGAAATCCTTCGAGATCTTCCTGGTGTATTCGTCGAAGTCAATTCTGTAAAGAAAAAACTTTATGACGATTCTCAATTCGGTACAACTGACGCAGTTCTTTGTATCGGTACAGCATTTGATGGTCCTAACGGTGTTCCAGTACCTATCTATGATCCAACTTATGCTAAATATACTTACGGCGACACTTATGATCGTGTAACAAAACGTGAAGTAGACTTAACTGCAGCATTATCCGATGCTTATAATTCTGGTTGCCGTACTTTATACGGTTTCCGTATTGGTGGTTCCGAAGCTCAAAAAGATTTTAAATTACGTTCTGACGACACTCTTCGTTTACGTGTAAAATCTCGTTTCCCATCCAATAAAGCAAAACAAGTATACTTCACATTCGATAATACTCCTGGTCAAGAAGTTTTCACATTGTACAAACCAGTTTCTAAAGCTACTGCTTATGAACGTTACAATGCAATGGTTAACGATGAAAACGAAATGATCAAAATCGATATTCAATTAGGTTTGATGGGTGCAGGCTTTACAGCTGACACTACTATTAGCGAAGTAATTCGTTACATCAATAAACACCAATTGAATAACGTAGTAACTCTTTCTATCGTAAATAAAAAAGGTCAAGACGTTACTCTTCGTAACGACTCTTATGATTTGGCTATGGGTTCTATCTTCCCTGGTACATATTTCATCGGCCGTAAACGTTCTTTAATTCCATGCCGTACAGAAGTTCGCACACATGTAATTAAAAACAAAAAATCTCCTAAACCTTTCAGTTCCTTCTCTGGTAAGTATTTCCATACATTGCGTATCAATACTGACGTTAATGCTGAATATCCAATCTATTCCGTAATGGATAAAGATTTGAACGAAGCTTTCGTAACTGTAGGTTTGAAAATGTATTCTCATAACGATTATCTTTTGACTCCTGGTGCATCTGCATTAGCGTTTGAAGAAGATGATAAAGACTATGAAGATACTAATATGACTAACTTCCAAAAATATATGAAGTTAGGTTCCGGTTTCGCAGTAACTGCAACTGCATTCCCTCGTACAAACTCTACTGGTCAATATTTGACTCCTCGTGTTAAAGAATCTGAAGTTAAAGATAAACAATACATCACTGCTATCGGTGAAGGTGCATATTCTGTATTGCAAAATGCTGATATGCCATATCGTGTATTAGGTTCCCAAATCTGTGCTGACACAGTAATTGGTGGCCGTTTACCTAAACCAAAAGATTTCTTAAAAGCATTCCCTATCGATGTAGCTATGGTTAATACTGTAGCAGCAGGTGCTCCTGTAGTCGATACAGAAATGTTCAAATTGACTCCAGTAGTTAATACTAAAGATGTAAAACACGCTCCTCGTTCTTACAAATTTAGTTTCGTAAAAATTGAAGATGCTGATGCTATCGTTGACGATGCTATTTATCAAAACGAAGTATTTACAGTTATTCCGACTGTAGCTAATGAAGCAGCTCTTGATTTAGATAATAAAACTTATGAAGTAGGTCAAACATTCTACTTACAAGATACTAAAGAAGTTAAATCCATTACATTCGATGGTAAACTTCAACCTGCAGTATCTGCTCATCAAAAATTCAAACATTTCGTTACTAGCGATAAAATTATTGAAGCTGAACCAGCTACTGGTACTACAGTAACATTTAAAGATATTACTGCTCTTACAGATCTTCAATATGATACAGCTGTAAACGGTTTGTTGTCTGATAATGATGCAACTACTGCTGCATATTATGCAACTACTGCTGCGGCTGCTGCTGCAACTGCTGGTACTGCTAAATATGTATTGTTGTCTGTAAACGACGTTCTTTATGTCGGCAAATATGACGGCGGTCAAGTAACTCCAATCGGTGAATACGATATTCTTATCAATAAAGAATCTCGTGACGATAAAGTTTTAGCTTATGTTGAAAACTTCGATTGCGTCGATAACCGTGTTATTATTTCCGTAACAGACTTCAACTATCGTACTGTAGCAGAATTCATTTCTGACTTGAAAGATAATGTAAACTTTGCTGATACATTTGCTGTTGAAATGACAGACAACGGTATTGTAGAAAAAGATGCTCTTATCGAAGAAGTATTGGAGCCAATCTTGGTTGGTGGTAAAGTAGCGTTAGCCGATCTTAAAGCTGACCGTACAATCGATTACGATTATACTATGCGTATTCCTTACCGTACTCCAGATAACTTCGCTCGCCAATTCGCTCAACATTGTATGTACACAGAATTAAAAACTGCACATACTCATGGCGTAATTGGTATGGAACGTATCTCTGACTACACATTGTCTGGCGTAGAACAAAAATTCCAAGACCTTAAAAATCTTGATTTACATCTCGATTTGAAACGTGCTAACGGTCAATCCGTAATGGATGATGACGGTATGCCTGTCGATATTGGTCGTGCAATTTCTTGTACTTTCTTCCAAAACAATGTACCTGTTTACAATTCTACTTATGCTTATGTAGGTAACGGTGCTGGTGCTTATGCTGGTATGGTTTCCGCATTGCCTGTAGAACAATCCCCTACTAACCAAAAAATCGGTGTTAACCCATTGTTCGAATTGACTACTACTCAAATCTCTGATTTGACTAAGAAAGGTATCGTAACAGTTAAAAACACATTTACTCGTGGTTATGTAGTAACTGATGGCTGTACAATGGCTGATCCTACTGATGCGTTATCTCGCTTGAATAGCGTTCGTATCATCGGTGCTGTTGAACGTGCTATCCGCCGTGTTTGTGAACCATTCATCGGTAAACAAAACAAAAACTCCGTTCGTGATGCTATCCGCACAGGTTTGACATCTGAGTTGAATAAACTTAAAGGTGTTTTATTATATGATTACATTTTCGATATTGCTAATGACGTAACTGCTCTTCAATATACTTATATTGATATCAATTACACAATTATGCCATTTAACGAAATTCGTCAAATCAATAACTACATCCAAATTCGTCAACCTGGTACCTAGTATTTTTTAGATAAAGAAGGAGGGGGCGGCCCAAATAGTCGCCCCATTATTTAACACATGGCTTACTCTAATAACTCTGGTGTAACTACAGCGTCTGAATACACTCGTAGTTATACTACTTTTTCCGGCTGTGATATTGTAGCTACATTCGGTTCCGAAGTAGTTGCTGAAATTCAAGGTATTACAGTTTCTATTAACCGTGAAAAGGCTCCGGTCAAATTTTGTTATTAGACATTTTAATTTGTATGTAGGCCGGAGTAAAACTTTGCTCAAATCGGTGAAGGGTATTTACTAACGCCGAGGATAAGGATATAATATAATTATATTCAATGTCCGTAGAGACTTGAGATATTTTATCTCTTAATAATTTTTCCAGTCCTTATTAGGACATAAAGGAGGCAATTTTATGACTAAAGATTTTGCTTGGTTTCTTGGTTGGCTATTTACTGATGGACACATTCCACGAAAAGGATCTAGTTTATATAAAACTGGATTATTAAATTTTAATTGTCAACATTCAGATACAGAAGTTCTTTATAAGATTAAAAATATTTTAAATTCTTCTGCTAATGTTTGTGAATATCCCAATTATAAATCTCCACAGTCTCAATTAAGAGTATATAATAAAGACTTATCTTTAAAATATGAAGATATAAAACATAATATTCCGATTGAAGATATAAAAGGTTTTGAAAGACATTTTATTCGTGGAGTTGTTGATGGTGATGGATGTATTCATTATAGAGAGTCTAGAAATAGTATTATTTTAAATATTACAAATGCTGATTCTAATTCTTTACAGTGGATAACAGATACAATAACAAATAAATTATTATTGCCACATAAGGATATAAAGCCTGTTGTGCATGATAATACTAATGTTGTAAAATGGGAAGGCAATATAGCAAAATTAATAGTATGGTGGTTGTATCATGGAGATATTGAAAACTGTTGTTTATTAAGAAAATATAATAAATATAAAGAAGTAATTCTTCATAATAAGAAATTTGAAAATTATGATGAAGAATTGTTATATGCAGTTAATGCTCAAATTGAAAAAAATGAAATTGGATTCAGTGTTCCATCATTAAATAGTTTAGATTGGGCAAAACGATTGCAAAATTTATTGTCTTATAAAACACAGCCAGTTTTTCATAATCCAGGTAAACGAAAATATTATAAATTATATATACCAAATTGCTAATTATTAATACGCAAAGCATCGAAATTATATATTTCGTAAAGGCATAGTCCGCATAAATATACGCTACACATTCGGTTCAGCAGAACCTCGTTCTATCTCGAGAGGTAAGAATACCACTTTTGCTTCTCCTTTGCAGTAATGCAATGCATAATTAAACTCTGTGATATGCTGGAAACCCCTTAGAGCCTTTAGTACCAAAGTGTGACAATCTAAAGGATTGGGCAATCAGCAGGCAGCGTAAGCGCCTCAACGACTATCCGTAAGGAGTACATCATAACAGCTGATGGAAGTGCAGAGCTCCCGAAAGGGATGAAGATATAGTCTAGACATTAGTGAGAGCTAAATGAAAACCATTTTCAAAAAGAGGTATTGCAGGTACTATTGTATTCACGTTATTTGACCGTGATGCTCTAGTCGACGCACTTGCTGTTCGTGCTGCTAAAGCAGCTTACTTCCAACGTATCGGTGGCGATATCAACTATCAACCGTATACAATTACAGAATGGGATACAAAATTAACTAACATGGTAGTTAACTCCTTGGGTTCTAACGGTAACGATAGCCAAGTAGCTTCTACTAATCCATTCAAAGTTACGCAAAACGTAGCTATTCAGTCTACGCCAAAATATTCTGACGAAATTCCTCCATTCGACATTACGTTGTCCTTTGCGAATGAATATGGTCAATCTGCAGTTATGGTTATCTATGGCTGCGAAATTTTGAACGAAGCTTCTAGCTTCTCCGTAGATTCTACAACTACTGATAAAGCTTGTACTTACATTGCTCGCTCTGTCGATTACTTGCAACCAGTAGAAAATAAATATTTACTTGACAACAAGTATTAATAAATTTGGCGAGGAAGTTTTTCCTCGCCTTTTTATTTTTTCTAAGGAGAATTAGGCGTGAATCCTCAAGAAAACACAAATCAAATCTTTTTATACTTAAATCGTGGCTTACAAACATTGATCAATGATGTCCTAGTTTCTGGTGAATATCCTATCGATATGAAATCAGAAATGTTAAAAGTCTGCTATGACATTATTGATGAGCACAATATTGAGCTCAAAACTCATATTATTACGTTAGTCGATAATAGAGTAAAACAATATATGAAGCTATACAACTTAAAGGTGAAATATGCCAACTGATTATTCTTTAGGGAATAAGGAAGTTATTCAGACTTCTAAATATACAAGAACCTATACATCCTATAGTGGATGCGATATTGTGGCATCTGTAAATATCACGATCCCAGGACAAGATATGATTTCATATGTTTTCGGGAGTGTTCAAACTTTCTCTTATAGTATTCATCAAGAGAAGTCTCCTATACGAACATTAGGTGATGTTAATGCCATTACATATGTAAGTGGTCCTAGAACTATTGCTGGCTCTATTGTATTTGCAGTGTTAGATAAACATGTCATTTATGAGATATTTGATGAAGTTACTAAGCGTGGCAATTATTTAAATAAGCATTATTTAATGGATGAATTGCCTGTATTTGATGTAACATTATCCTTTGCAAATGAATATGGCCACCAATCTACTATTAGCGTTTATAATTGTACGATTATAGACGAAGGTCAGATTATGTCGATTAACGATATTTTAACAGAAAATACATATCATTATTATGCGACCGATATCGATTATATGACAGAGTCTAATGACTATTATAAAATAAATGAAAAAAGTATTATCGAATCTAATCCATGGTTAACGACGACTAACGCAAAAGTTTCTCGTTATAATCCTAAGATTCAATATGGACAACACGTATTAGAACTTTCTAAGGATGGATATTATTCTTTTAAGTCTTATATGGAAGCTCTTAATCGCAAATATAAAAAATTAGCCGATCAGTTTATGGGCGAAAAAGAATCCGAAAAGATGGCTCAGCTTAAAAAAGATTATTACGATTTACGTACTGAAGCTGAACAATATTATCCATCTCAAGCATTGCTTTCTAAAAAACAAAAGAAAGTTAGATTCCTCGAACATAAAAGAGTTAAAATAAATAAAGAATATGATAATTTTAGAACGTCTTTGTATACGTCTAGACGTGACGTACCAGACTATTCTAAGTATCGCTTAGACGGCAAAATTCGGGATTCTAAAGACATTCCTGATTATAGTAAATATCGTTTAGATCCTAAAAAGGATAATAGTAATATTCCGTCTTACGATGAATTTAGAAAAGTCGAAAAACGTAAAGATACTAAACTCCCCGATTATTCTAATTTCAGAAGAGATATTAAAACTGTCGATGAAGAAGACGCTACAAAATATCGTCTCGACGAAAATGGTAATATCGTAATTATTACTGATCACGTTACTAATAAAAAAGAAGGAGGCAACGAAGAACTTGAACACATCTAGTATTACTTTTTTGTGGCAATTTGAAACATTCGTTGCCCTCTACTGTAACGATTACTTTAACGGTCATACAGAATTATATGTCGATGACGGTAATGAATTAACTAAATACGAATTAGAAGAACCGACTGTTGTTATTAACGATTTACAGTCTGGTATCTATCGAGTATTTAGTAAAGGTCATGACGGTCAATCTGAAGATAAATATATCGAAGTATACCCTGAAGGACTAGAATATCAATTAACGTATTTAAATAATTTAATCTTCAACGATGAGTTAAATAAAGAATTAAAAGATTTTATTATTAATGTATCTGATGAGCGCGGCCTTAATTTGGTCGAAACATTATATTTTTCTTATATGACCAATCAAGAAGAAAAGAATAAGTATCGATTATTCTATCTATTATTGGCGACGATTAAACATTATAATGCTAACAATTTTTATAATAATATCGACAACAATAGTTCACTTTATTTAAACTCTGATAATCAATCATTATTGCATCCTAATATCGTAAATGGATTCTTAGAAGGTAAAATTAATTTATATAAGTTTACTGGTAAGTTTTATGAATATCAAGATACGATAACTTTTAAAGATGAAAATATCGATTTAGGTTTTTTAGATAAAGATTATTTGTATCGCATCGATTTAATCTTGGATCAAAATGTCGTTAATTCTTACTATACAATTCATCCATCTTTAACGTCAGCTAATCTTATCTGGGATAAATTAAATATTATTGCGACTAAGATAAGTGATTTAACAGATAGCCTTCGCTATTTACCGTTAGCATATCAGTCTTTCGATGAAGATACTAAATTAGCGATAAGCATGTTATTAAGCAAACATGTCGATAACCCTATTTTACAAATGCCTAAAATCGTAGTCGAAGATGGTGAAATTACAGCGTATGTCGATGGAGCTAATCAGTATCAAGATATTGGCCCTATTTATTTCTGTATAACCGATGTCGAAGGATTGGCTGCTGATCAAGTACTTGTTAAAAAAGAAATCGATAATTTAGTTATCGATTTGCCGACACAAGGTAATTCAATTTATGATGGTAATTATTTTAGTTACTTATCTGATAAAGATAACAATATTTTAAGTCCGATTTGTTTGTTTAATATCGATCAAGATATTGAACATAAGTATATCGAAGAAACACTTCGTTATGAACAAACTGGTTTGTTAGCATTCTTAAAAGAAGAATTTGAATTAGAAGACGTAAATAAATATTATCATTATTTTACAGATTGTATCGGTAATAGCGATGTAACATTATCTAACTATTATGATAAAGTTATCGATCGATTCGTGCAAATTAATCCGTATGATGAATTGCTCGACATGATTCATTATTTAAATGTATATCGTTATTCTAAACAAGTACATAAAGATATCGGTATGTATGTATATAATCAAGAAACATCTCATCGAGTAATCATTCCAAATGATATTAAGAATATGATAGTCTCTGCTATTAAATTTAAACGTGGCGAAAGCTATCGTTTCGAATATAAAAAAGTTACAGATAATGCAACATATATAACATATGATGATGCTGATTATACTGTAATATCTATTTATGATAAAGAAACTAGAACTCATACTGGATTAGTTACAGTATGGAGAAATGGAAACGATTATTATTTGGCGAATTGGAATGTTCTAGTTAAGAACCAAATAGACTTTTAAATAAAATTGAGGTATAATTATATATGAGACGAAAGCGCTTCGATAATCATTTAAGCAGTCTATTGTCCTATACAAATAAAAACGTTGAACAAGAAATAACTCGATCTTCGTCTGGGTACACTAAAAATACTCCGACATACAAAAGATATTATTCTCAGATCGATGCAAATGTATGGTTTGGTGATAAGTTAGTTACCGATATCCAGAACATTACGTATGGATTATCTCAACATGATATGCCGTTATTCGGTTATAATTCTTATATCTATGATGAATTAGCTATCGGCAATCGTTTAGTTCAAGGAACGTTTACGATTAATTTTACTGAACCACTTTATATCGATAATATGATTAAGAAATATCAGAAAGCATCTGTCGTTGCAAAAGATGAAACGACAGAAGTCGAATATAAAGAAATTGTTCAACCACATCGATTATCTCAAACTGTACAATCTAATCCTGAGCATGATGCCATATGGAGACAAGGGTTTGAAATCGATATTGTATATGGACAAGACGACGATGTTATGGGCCAACCATTACACGTTATATTATTAGACTGTCATATAATGAATGTACAAACAGTACTCGATTCTTCTGGTCGTCCAGTGTTAGAGCAATATCAATTTTTAGCTCGAGATCGTAAGGTAATTAATAACTGAGGATACTATGACAACTAATAACAAGAAGAAACAAAAGTTTAATAATCAACAACAACATAAAAAAGGTATCGATATTAAAGAAACTCAATCTGTAAAAGATACAAGTAATCCTGTCGATAATATTGATCGTGAAATGACAGGTGGTGTCGATGTTGTCGAAGTTACAACAACTGAACATGACGACGATTTCGATCCGTCTAAAACCGAATATTTAATGAACAGTGAAGCTGCTCGTATTCGTAAAGAAAATAAAAACGTTCGTTTTTTTCGGATGTTAAATGATCAGTTTATTGTATATAAAGTTATTACTCGTGCTGAGCAACACTTAATGACTAATTTATCTTTCGAGCAACAAGCTGAATTCGATGCAATTACTGATTACGAAGAACGTATGCAAAAATTAGAAGATTTGCGTAGCGATAATATTCTTCGTTATTTCGTTTTATTCCCACGCCCAGAACGAATTGAATATTGTAAAGAAACATTTGGTGGCTTTATCGATACTGTCGTAAATGAAATTTTAGTAAACTCTGGCTACGAAAAGAATACTGTTTCCAATCCATTATAAGGTGTGTTAATATGGAAGAGTTACGTTTTGACGAAATATTCACACAACTAAAAGAGAAGTATAAGACTATTTTTACTTATACTGGATTCCCAGACGGTATCGTAATTTATCGACCACTTACACGTTCACAGTATTATGAACTATTCGAAAACGAACAATTAATGGATGTTGAACGTGAAGATATTGTTTGTTATAACTGTATCTTATATCCTGAGAATTTCGATATCGGTTCACAACCAGCTGGTCTTATTGCCGACTTAGCACAAAAGATTCTCGACGCTAGTTTCATGAGTAAACGCGGTCGAGAAATTCTTTATTTAAATGCTGTCGACAATATGCAAAATGTCGACAAACAAATTTCTTGTGTAATCCATGAAGCATTCCCTGAGTATGATATAGAAGATATCGATAATTGGGATATGGTTAGAACAATGGACTTCTTAGCAAGAAGTGAATGGATCTTAAAAAATATCCATGGACGTGGTGGTCTCGATATGGAAAAACTTCTCGATGCTGGTAGTAATGTATCATTTAAACAAGATGATCCTCGTTTGTTCAACGAAGAAAAACAATACTTCGATAAATTAAGAGAACAACGAGAAAAACCAGTTTCTGAAGAAATTAAAAAACCAAAACAAACAGTTAAACGTCCTCAACGACGTAAACAACAAATGTCTGAAGATGAATTGAAAGCAATGTTCCCAGAAGCATTTGTTAATCAAGGCGATGAAAACTCTATTCGCGAAGTAGCATTAAGTGGTAAGAACCCACATGATATGACACTTGCAGAGTTAGCTGAACTTAGAAATAATAATTAAATTAATATGACAAGGGAAAACTATGGCTGACGATTATTTATATAAAGGAGTAGAAGCTCCTTCCGATAGTCCTGCCGACTCTTTTGTTGATACAGTAGCGGCTGCCGGCGGACTCGTCGGAGCCGCTTTTGCTTTTTCTAGAACAAAAAGAGGGGCGAGAGTTTTATCTAAACTCGATCCTATTATAGGTCAAGTTGAACGAAGACTCTCAAGAATTACCGACGATGGTGCTAATGCATTTACATTATCCGAGTTAGAAGGATATGCTAATCGTGCATTACGAGGAGATTTTCCTAAATCATCTTCCACTGTAACTGCTGACAAACAAACCGATATTCTTCGAGATACTTTTAATCGTGTACTAAATGTAGAAGCAGATGCAGAGAAATATTCGCAAAATCTATATCATGCTCAAGTAGTCGATACAGTAGCATCTGATTTTAAAGCAGCTGGCGTTAATCAAGCAACGATCGATAATATGGTCGACGCTATTAACGAAATTGCTCCATCTCAACGATATGACGGTACTCTTGGATTTTCTGATCGCTTAAAAAATACATTAATGGATGTCGTTACTGGTGGCGATTCAGAACATGCGGTAGTTAACGATACTGATGTAGCGTTAAGAGCTATTCAAAATCTCGAAAGAAAAGAAAGTCTTGCTGATTGGCAAAGCACTGGTGGTAGTGGCGAAAAAATAGTCGAGAATTTTATCGATACTCAACTTAAAGATGCCGAAGAATTATTAGCAAAACATCAGGCTAAGAAGACTGGTGAGATTCATGATTTTTCTCTTGCTGATCTTATAAAAGAAAAACAAGCTAATGCTGCAATCGATGACGGTGCTCTCGATGTGCCACTTGTTTCTAGTAAGGGCAAAAGAGACATAATAGGTTTTGAAAATGCTCTCGATAGAATTCGTACCGATGAAAGAACATCTTTCTTAGCTGACTTATTTGAAAATGCCAAATATAACGACAGCACTAAATATGTTGATGGTGAAGTATTAAATACTCCTAATTTAGACAGATTAAAATCTAAGACGAAGGGATTAGCTGGCGATACATTAGTCGGCAAACTTTTCGGTGTCGATGATTTATCTCCGAGAAACCAGTTGGGCATCGATGTATATTCCAATGCCCAATTTAAGCTTGGCATGGCTAACTTCCAAAAGGAAGGAACGTTATTAGTACGTAATCGTGATAAATTATATCGTCAAGATCTTACGACAGGTAAGATGGAAGAGATGGATATCAGCGGTTATAACTGGCATGCCGCTAATGACGACATAGTTCATTACGGTCGTCAGATGAACCAATACGGTATTCAACAAGAAAAAACAAATTGGGCTCAGCTTGGACGAACTGCAGGTGCTAAACATATAACCGATATCGATGGTAATAATTTATACGCATTAAGACATACTAGAATAGAAGAACTAAGTGAATCTGAATTGTCTTCATTAGGCAGACGTGCCTATTCTCATGCTCGTGCCGTACAAAGTATCGATATCGATTTAGAAAAAAACACTGAAAAAATCGTTCTCGATTTAGCCGCATCAAAAGAAGGTATTAAAAAGGATACACTTTCTAAGATACGTGATGTATATCATGCCAAAAGTGAAAGTGCTAAACGAAGAATATTAAGAGATATCGACGTTGATCAGGTCGATAACTTAGATTTATTAAGTGTTACTAAAGCAGCCAAAGAAGGCAAAAAGATTAATTCTAAGCTACGTGATGACGGTATTGGTATCGGCAGTGAAGCTTTATATAAAATTAAATCTGTCGAAGAAACTGTTAATGAAGCCGTCGTTAAAAATGCTGTCGATTCTTTAGGTAAAACACAAGCCGAAGCATATGCTAAAATAGATTCTTTAAACATATCTCCAGGTCAGAAACAAAAACTGAAAGATATGTATACTATTGAAAAGTATAAAAAAGAATCTGGTATTAATACGATTAAAGATAGACATAACTTTAATCGAGATAAACAAGATATTGGTTCTGCTGTATTCGATAAGATACAAAGAACGTTAGACGATAGTCCTGAAGTCGATAAAATACTTGGTCATTATTTAGGTAATGAAAAAGATGTTCATTTTGATTTCGGCAAAAAAGGAAATGCTGCTGCTCCAGTCTTAGCAAGAAAATCTCTCGACGTTAAGAAGATAATTACTTCTTGGAACAGTGGCGATCTTGATGGAATAATGCAAGGCATCTCTGATTCTGCTAAAGGATTATTTGCTAACTCTAAATTAAGTCAAACAACATGGTTAGGAAAACTTACTGGCGGTCACTTAGATTTTTCTAATAATACGACTGGTAATGATTTATCTGTAATGGGTGCCCTTTTGTATAAAATGGGCAATCGCTTAATTGAAGGCCTTAACTTAGTAGACCCAGGAGCATTTGCTGGTGTTGCAAATAACTGGTTAACTCGAGGCATTGGTCGTGTTTTTAGAATAGGCCATGGCTTAGGTTTACATGAAAATGCTACTAGGAGTAGTTTAGAAATATTTGATAAGCTATTATTTAAACGTGTATTGCCTGCAAGTTTTTTATATACTCAATTAGACTGGGCAGATGACACATTTAATTTAAATGAAAACTTCCAAACTGGTTTAGCTAATATCGATTTAGGTTTTAGAAAATTCACGGATGCTACTGGATTAACCGATGTATTTAAGTTAGCTAAAATGGCTAACCCGATGGCCCAATATATTAGCGGCGATTATCGTCCTTATCAATCATATGAAGAACGATTAGATTATTATCAAAATGGTAAGGATCCAATTCGTGCTGGACGCTATTGGGTATGGGGTTCTGCAAATGAATTCCGTGGTTCTAGTATTTCATACTGGGAAGACAATAGTTTAAAATTGGCCAAATCCGATTATAAGACTGAAGGTATTTATGGTGGCTATTTTAATAAGTGGATGCACAGCCCAATACCGACATTATCTAACCCTTTATCTCCATTAATTTATGCTCTTAATCCTTATTGGTTAGAAGAGATGCATTCAGAAGATCGACCTTATTTAGAATCAGGTCCGTTATTTGAATCTAATACTCTTCAAGGTTTAATTCTTAATCCGACATTAGGTGAAATAATTAAACCTAAGAAAAAATACCATGAGGATAGAATGTGGTTCGGTCGTGACGTTAAAGCAGTCATGTATCATATGAATCAACAGATACAAGAACAGTCTCAAGATAATCGTTATCTAATATTCCAAAATGGTCGTTTAGGCGTATATGATTTTACAGCATTCGATCATCCTACCGATAATGAATATGTACAAAGTGGCGATCAACAGTATAGCCAACAAGCTCCGATGTATGCATCGGCAGCCGATTACGTAAAATATATTAATCCTGATGGTACCGTAAATCCTGAAGTAGCTAGTTTACAGCCAGTAACGAGTGGCACGGGTAGTGCTATTTCAGCAATGAATAATGCTATTTATTCTGGAAGCTCTCCATATACTAATCCTTCTGGTATGTATATACAACAACGTATTAAACGTGGTAAATATAAAGGATCGATTGAAGACGTTTTAAATAATGCCGACTTATATAACAATTTGATGAATTCAAATGGCGGTCGTGATTATTTAGATGAATTACAAACTACTTCTAGACTATTAACCGGTATATATGGTTATATGGCGTCTAGTGCATTTGGTCGAGATGAATCTAAGTTTATTGCTAATGCTGGCGATATCGATTCATTTACTCGTCAATTTTGGGATGCTGGCATCGGTGGTCTCGGTGGTGAAACAGCCGAAATTAGTCGTCGTTTCTTACCAGAATTTTCAAGAAGACGACGCGTTAATCCATTGATGAATACAATGGCAGAACAACATGCTTGGTTGCCTGAAAAATTCTTTATGGGCGATGCCTATTGTATTTCAAAAAATACAATGGTCGAAGTTGGGAATCTTGATTATTTAGCTGCTGATGAAGTAATAGAAAATAAATCAGTGATTACTGATCACACTGGTCAAAATACAATTGTAAATAAAATTGTTTGCCGTAAAATAGAATTAAAAGAAAAAGTTTATTCTATAAAAGTTAATAGTTTATTTGCATTTGATTACGAATTTTCTGAAAATCATCCATTATTAGTTGCTGAATCTACAAATAATACGACAAAAAAATTATCGGATTATTCTTTATCTTATTACAATAAAGCGAATATTGTATTAAATGCATTAAAAAGCGGAATAAGTTCCAAAAAAATATTAGCTGATATTGTAAATATTTCTATAAATGATGTTTGTCAGCTTTGGAAAAGAATGTTGCAAGATGATTTAATCTTTGATTATAAATTAGATAAGCATAATATTTATTTAAAAAATTATAAATTATATGATATTAATTTATTAAAAAATAGATTATCTTGGAAAAAAGCAAAAGATGTTAAAGTCGGGAATTATGTTGCGTATCCAATTCCAAAATCTAAAAATGAAGAAATTGTAATAGACTTAGGTCTATTAATTCCAGATTATATTTCAACAGAAAAATATATTTATATTTCTAAAATTAAAAATAAACAGTTTGTTGAAATTTATGAGTACCTAGAAAACAATGGTGTTCCAATTTTTAAAAGAGAAGAACGAAAATCATTTTTAGAAAAAATGGGATGGGATGATATAACATATGAAAATGTTCAAGCAAAATTTAGAAATAAAAAAATACTAAAAAGAATTCCTAGAAAATTCGTATTAACAAAACAAATATGTTATGCATTTGGTCTTTATCTTGCAGAAGGTTGGACCAATAAATGCTGGGTTGGAATGGCTCATAATGTAAATGAAAGAGACTATGCATATAATGCATTCCTAGGTTTCAAACAAATAGACCAAAATATTAATTTTTCTTTTAAAAGAAGAGGTAAGACAAATGCCGCTTATTCCGGTTTTGGATCTTCTATCATTGCTGAACTTTTAAATAAATTATTTAATAAAGGTGCACATAATAAAAAAATACCTGAATTTTTCTGGAATGCGAAAGAAGAATGTATTCTTGGATTATTAGAAGGATACATTTGTGGAGATGGTTGTAATCTTATAACAAAAACTGGTTTTGGTTCAGAAGCAGAAAAAATTAGTATTACATCATGCAATAAAAAATTATTATATCAAGTAAGAAAACTATTAATTAGATTTAATATTGTTGGTTCTATAAATATTCATAATAAAGAACCTAAAAAAATTAAAATTAATAAATATGTTATGACATCTGGAGTTTCTTATACTTTAAGTGTTAGAGGCAAAAAAGCATCTATATTGTCTGAATTATTATTTGGAAAATCATTATTGCCAATAAATAACGAAGCAAGAGAGTCTTATCATTACTATATAAGTAATGGGTATTTATATTTAAGAATTGAAGATGTTAAAGAAATAGATAATATTAAAGAAGTATACGGTTATCAAGTTAACCAAAATAATTCTTTCTGTGTTGTTGGTTTTGCTACACATAATACTAAATTGGTAAATGGTGAAGCTCGTCTTCCTGGTGCTGGATATGAAGCAATTAATCAGTTGCATCCTGATCAGTTCGGGGCGTATGGTGCCATTGACCGATATAAAATATTAGCCGATGTTGCTCCTAATAGTCCAGAATATAAGTATTGGAAACAAATCGTTAAGATGATGAACTCTGATGAGGCCAAAAAAGTATTACGAGATACTGAAGAAATGGTTAAACATCAGGGTAAAAAACACGATTTCTTTAATTATAAATTTTTAGGTAAAACTACAGTATCTCAAGATGGCCATATCGAAGAAGTATTATCTAACGGTAAATTTAAAATTGCTGGCGATGATCGTTTATATCAAATCGCCGGTGTTAAATTTAAAGAAAACGGCTTCATGTCGAAACAACAATTATTACAAGTTATTCAACCTGGACAACGAGTAACGATACGTGTCGACGATGAAGAGCGTACCGATAATCCAGATGCACCTCAAGCTCCTATTCGTGCTGCCGTATTCTTAAATGGTGAAAATATTTCTGATACGTTACGAGAAGTAGGATTAGCCGAATACGATATGGACGATAGTTCTGCTGCTGGTGCATATGCTAACTATAATACGTTTGGACGTATTTTTGGTAGTGCTGCCGAATTAATTACTCATGCTCAGATTCCGATTTTACATAGTCAGTTCATGAGAATTAATGATCCACTAGAAGAATATCGTAGCGATCAATTGTATGGTAGTGGATTCTCTTCATGGGAAAATATTATCGATACGATGCTTGTTCCGACATTTGAACAAAGTAAAACATCGTTCGTAAAAGATGTAGTTGCCGATAGTGCATATCGTTATTATAAAGCGTTAAATAATAGAACGCTTGAAGGCGCGTCTAAATCTAGATTAGCTGTAGCTAAATTCGCTTCGACATATTTAGATGGCCCAGCATTAGCCGGTGAGATTACAGGTCGTTTTACATTTGTCGGTGCTAATGCTGTCGAACGTAAAGAGAAATTATCTCGAGCATTTAGATTCGCTGGTAATGCATTTGCGATGGCTACATCGACCGACGATCCTATGTATGCTACTTATGCCTGGGGACGTATGGGTTACGATATTGGAAGCCATTTAAATTTATTCGATAAGTTCGTTTCTGATGAATCTATTATCGGTCGATTTGCTGAAAACTTCTTAGGTAATGTCGATAATAAAGGCATTCAAAATCTTATTGATTTTGCTAAACGAACTCGTGCTAGTCGTATGCTACAAGCTGCTGCATTTGCCGGCACTGGCTTAGCGATTGCATTAGCTAAGAATAATCCGATTACGGAAGCTCTTGGTCTCGACCATGTGTATACTCCAGATAACGTTGAGAAACGTTGGGATACAGAAGATTACTTCGATAGACTTCGTTATATTAAATATATGGGTCTATATGAAGCAGCTAAAGAAAAGGCTAAAGAAGTAGAAGGCGTCGATGTCGATAAATTGTATCAACATCAAGCTGCTCTTCGTGCTGAAATGGATGGCGATGTATCGATTACCGATATGATGGCATCTGTATTAACTTCTGGTACTCCTTCTAACGATCCATTAGCACAATGGATTAATAAAAAATTCGGTCGTTTAAGTGAAGATATGACAACACTAGCTGCTGGTGAATGGACAGAACAAGCTATTATGTATCATCAAGTAGCTGAATCTACTGTATATGCGTTAAATAAAGATAGTGAATATTCCGATATTATTCGTGCATTACCTAGTACTGAAAAAGAATACTTTGTTGAATTCGCTAAAGTAACGAATGAAAAACAACGTCGAGCTATCTTGCGTAACGTATCTCCATCATTGGCTAAAGCATTAAGACTTGTTTGGTATCAAGAAGAAACTGAAACAGAGTCTAATGAATCGTACTTCACTTCTCATAATCTTCCTGGTCCATTATGGCAAGGATGGGAAGCATCTTCTAATCTTGAAAATATTAAGGCCAAAGTAATATATAATGAAGGAATGCAATATGCAGACTATGGTATATATTCTTCGACCTATGAAGATCCAGAAGTTATAAACGCTCCTAATATAGAGAATATTAGAAACGGCGATGATCCTATTACTGTCCGAGCTAAAATTAATACTGTATTAAGTGGTATCGGATTAACTGATAAACAAATACAGGTGAATCCTACGCAACAAGATGGTATAATAGATATAGTAACTAATGTAACTTCTGTTATTGGTTATAAAATAGACAAAGCGTTATCATTCTTATAAAAGGATTAAATAATGGATCAAGATTTTACTTATATAACTAGGAGACCGACATACGATGCTTTTAATAAGGAATCGTTTGGTGCTCCTAGTCATCTTATTGAGCTATTAGAAAAAGCTAATTTAAATAAAAGAAAGGATATGACGCTGGCGATTGAGTCAGCGTCTAATTCCGCTTTATCATTAAATAATAAAGCTAAGGCATTACCATCTCCTGATGCAAAAACTTATTTCTTTGATATAGAAACAATTCCGTCTGTATTAGTAAATGTCGACGGTCAAGATAGAGCAGTAAGAACGCCAGATATTATTTGGCAATATGCTGCAAAAGACGAGAGCGGTACTCGTGTCATTATGAATGGTTTAACAAAAGATCAAGCATCTTTGTTAAGAATAAAATTTGACAACGGTACATTTAATTACGATACAGCTACTCGTGAAGAAAAAGTTGCTTACGATACTCTTGCTCGTATTGGCAAGAATGCAGATAATATGAGTTCTGGCGGTGCATTAACTGCATTGACAGATGCTGACGATAAAACTAAATTAATTGGCCGCGGCATTGATTATTTATCTAACAATCATCAAAGTGGTTTAAACGATATAGCTAGAGAAATAGATCAACATATTTCTTCTGGTACACAATTAGTCGGTTATAACAGTCAGTTGTTCGACGTTAATAAAGTATCTACTGCATTGCGTGAATCTCCTGATATTACTCGAACATTAGGTACAAGAGCCGTTAATAAAATTACGAGTAAAAATCATTTCGATATTTTTAAAACTATTAAAACAGCTATTGCGTTAGATCCTGAAGCAATGTCTCGAGCTTATAAAGATTCGATATTGCGTGGAGCTAAACAAACTAAAGCTGGTCGACTTGGAGCTTATTATATTAAAGGTTCTAGTATGCGACAAGAAGATTTTGCTCGTATGCTCGGTATCGACGTATCTAAAGCCCATGATGCTGGCGCCGATATCTCTGCGTTAGAGCAATTATACAACAACGAGTATTTTAAATCGTATTTAGAATCCGCTGCTAAAGTAATTGCCGATAATCAATCAAATATGCAAGAAATTAAAGCCGGTACATTTGTAAGCAATATTAATTCTGTATGGGGAAGAAACTCTGGTCTATTAACGTTTGAACGTAATGGCGGAGAATATATTTTCCCAGAATATAATATGCGTCATGTTGACGGTAAAAATTATACAGCATATCGAGGTTCTACTTTCAAAACGAATAGTGTTTATGAAGTAAGCAAAGTAATGAAGCTCGATCATAACGATTTAAATCTCGGTCGTTATATAGCAGAAAATGCTGGTCAACTCGGCATTAATGGCAGCCATGATTTGCATATGGTTGAATTAACAAGTCATGATGGTGCATTACGATATATTGTCGGAACGAAAGAGAATTTAGAAAACCAATTCATGGAATCATTTATTCCGATTGCTCAGCGTACTAAAGACGGTATGCAATATAATATGCCTGGCATGAAAATTGCTACTAATTCTTTAGGTATCGGTATGGCTAATACAGCTGAAGATACTTTTAATAATTTATTAGTTCATTCTTATCAACGACAATCTCGTGGTAACGTTGTCGACAAAATTCAATCGGCTACTTACAGTCGTGAAAATTTTGTTATCGATCCTATTCTTAGTACGTTCTCTACTAAGAAACAACAATTGGCAGCTGCTACAATTCTTCAAGATCATATCGAGTTAGGTAAATCTGTTGCTGAAGCAATGTCTGGTTACACTGTCGATGATCTTGGCGGTATCGATAAAGGAGCATTTGCTCGTTCTATCGAAAGAATAGCTTCTAATATGAAAGAACGATATAATCCTGAAAAAGGATATATTCCTTCATTTGGTGCCGTTAAAGAAATTTTAAATAATATTAATGCTAAAGATAATCATTTCTTAATCTCGACAGCAGCAAGAGAAATTGCGGCTAGTGGATTAGAGCACGATAAGATTGCTTCTGATTATGTAATGCAATCTGTAATGAACGAATATACTCGCATGATTCGTAATCATGAAGTTTCTTACGATTCTCGCTTTAGAGTCGACGATAAATTCTTAGCTGGCATTGCTGGTCCTCAGAATATTGGCGGAGTAGAGTTTAGCTTAAGCTTAAAAGAAAAAGACTTTAATATGTCGGCAGCTACACTCGAAAAGAAACTTAGAAGTTATGGTGCATCAAATAGCCCGATTACTCCGACACAATTAATTGATCGATTTAATTATTTTGCTAATAAATTAGAGGAACGTGGAGGTACATTATCTAACATTACTAAACGTTTCAACGATTTAAAAGCTCAAGACCATATATCATTTAGAGATATGTCTGAATTCTTTATTAGAGAATTACAAACATATCAACAACGTAATCCTCATGATGAAGCATTTAGAAGCTATAACTTAACTCCTGGTAAGGCTATCATTACTTCTGAAGATCAGAAGACTATATTAAGATCGGTAGCGAAATCTGCAGCTGACGGCTTAAGTAAAAATCCATTAGATGCTAAACAACGATTAAAAGGTTATTTGATGAATGGCCTTACTGAAGATGCGTTTATCGGTCGATATGGCGGTGGCATGGTTCCCGATAAAGTGTTATCGGCTCGATTTAATACGATCGATAAACAAATGGAAAGTATTGCAAGTCAAATCGTTGCAAGTATTGGTAATAATGCTAATTTATCAATTAGAGGCAATAAAGTAGCTATCGTTGAAGGTAACAAGTTCTACGATATTAGTAGTTATTTACCAAAAGCTGTATACGCTAATGGTGGCAACTTTGCTTTCCAACACGGTAATAGTGCTGTCGATATGAGCTTTGTTGAGCGTGCTGTTAGATCGTATCAAGTCGATGGCAATACGACAAAAGTTAAACCAGCATTACAATATGTAGCCAGAGAATTATCTTATTTCGATCATATTCTCCCATCCGTTAAAGGCTGGTTAGCATCCGATAAAAATGCAAGTATTGGTGAAGTATTAACAAATGTCCTTAAGAATGCTCAATCGTCTCCGAATAAGATGGGCTTATCTCCTGGTGATAAAGGTTTTGATTTAATTAAGCCAGAAATATTAAAACTATCTGATTTAAATATCGCACAGAAAAATATGACCGATAATCAGGTTGAGCTTATACGATCTCTTCCTGAATTATTCCATACTGAAGTATTGACTGTCGATGATTTTGTTAAGATGGGCGCCGTTGAAAAAGGTGCCACTCATGACGACGTAATTAATTTCTTTAAGACAATTAATCCTGCATGGGATGGTAAGGCCGGTGATTTATATGCTAATTATTCTCCGACAGGTGCGTCTAATAAGGCAATTAATAAATTAATTAATCCAGCAGATCCTTCTAAAGGATTAAATGCTGTATTTCATAATGAAGATTTTATCGAAAAGAATTATGTCGGTGTCGACATGTTTGAATTCCAGTATGATAGCAACGGTAAAATCATTGTTAATGATGATGGTACATTTAAAACTCGTACTGGATATTCTGGTAATGAACATTCTATTTTATCTAAAACAGAATATGAAACTCAAAACTTTACCAAGAGTGAAACTCTTCGCAACGCTAAAGTACTTAAAGGTGCTAAGCAATATGATACAGCGACAAATGCTTCTGCTATTAGCCCAGGTAACGAACGTAGCTATCAACAATCTTCTGGTCAATCAAGAACGTTATTACGAGAAGGTGTTGAACAAGTAGCTAAAGATCATGGCGATGATCCCACACGTTATTATACCGATAAATCTTGGATAGGTTCGACTAAAGCAGATACCAATAAAGCAGTACTCAATACGAATACTATGTTGTTGCAACATGACAAAGAAGGACAAGAAATTATTGATAAGTCTTTCAATGAAATCGTAACGAGTATCGAAAAAGAATATCATCGTACGTTAAGTTCTAACGAAATCGATAAATTATATGCTAATTATTCTTCAGCATTAAAATCTAATATCGATGGCACTGCTAAAATTTCTCCGGAGCTAGCTGACGCATTAAGTCAAGCTACCTATGGTTTACATGGCGGTGAAGCTATTAATTTAGCCGGTAATAAAGATATTAGCAAGGAATTTATTGAACGTCATATCCCGATTAAGATGAATGCTGATGGGAAATTTGAGTTAAAAGAAGTTTCTGATGCGGTATTTTTACGAGGTCAAGATATTGTCGCAACTTCGATGGATACAGAGTTCTCTGGTGCAACATCTAAAGTAGCCAAGAGCGATCTATTTGGTAGAGTACATTTTGTCGATGTCGACAATAAAATCGTTTCTAATTCTAAGATTCAAAAAATGCTTGATGAATTAAGCGTTAATGAACGACCTGAAGATATTAAAGGCTTGATTGATTTATTAAAATCTAAAGGTATCGATACTAGAATGGTATTGCATAACTTTAGAGAAACGACTAGTAAATTATTTGTCGGCAATGCTAAACAAACAACGACTACACTTGGTTTTGGCTTAGGTGAAGTCGATAAGAATATTGCTAAAATTTTAGAAGAAACAGGTTTTGGCAGTATGGTCGGTATGAAGTATAACACTGAAGGTTTGGCGAAATTCTTGTCTGGCGATTTAGATGGCTTAGCTTATCGTTATTATTCTGGTTCTGATGGACAACGAGCTCAAAGTTTAAAAGAAATGCATAGGCGTTTACGATTAGAAATCGGTTTAAATAAAGATGCCTCTAAAGAGCAAGCATATAATGCTATTAAAGGACGTATCAATAAAGAACGTAACGTTATTTTCCAAGCATTAGCTAAGACAGTTAATAATGGATCTCCTATCGATATTATTCAAGGCGACCAAGAAATGGCTAAACGTAAAGATGTCGCAGGTTTAGCACAACGATGGTTAGATAATATTGCCGATGAACCAATGGACGTTAAACGTGCCTTTATGGAGAAAGCCGTTACTAATCTTAATGAGTCGGGTGCTGTAGAATTATTTAACCAAGGTGCTATTTATTTCGATAAAGATTTAAATAGAATTATGTTTACTGAAGGCATTCATCAAATAAAAGACGGCCAAACTCTTAAAGATGTGTTTAAGATTATGCTTAAAGATCAAGATGAAAGACTCGTTAAAAAGCTTGGCGATATCGACAAGGCGACTATGAATGTCTCCGGTAAAGTAACTGCCCAACAAGTAACAGCTTATTCTAAAGATTATATCGGTCAAGTACAACATGCTGTATTCAATCAAAACGAATTAATGAAAGTTAAAGAATTAGCAGTTGGTGCAGAAACAGCTAAAGATTTATTAAGGATTATAGATCCAACAGGCACTTTACAAGAATCATTAGCGGCAACCGGCGTATATAATAATGTAACTGGCGAAATTAAATATGGTGAAAAATTAGCTGATGCTGCTATGGGTGGTACTCGTTATTCTCGAGCAGCTAGAAAATCGTCTCAAAAAATAGCTCAAGCTGGCGACTTCTCTGATACTTCATTAGAAAAATTCGTATATGATTTATTCGATGAAAAAGGTATTAAAGCTACTAAAGATTATATCGAAGAATACGCTGAACGTTTATCTCATCATGCTGTAGACTACCGTAATAATAAAGGTAGTTATATGTCACCATTTACAAAAGATTTTGCCGACATCATTAATGGTGAAAAAGGTACAGATGGTGAAAGAGCATTATTTAAAAAAGCTCTTAATAACGTTGACGAAACTATTACCGTCGACGATATGATTAATCATTACAATCAAACAGGTGAATATAAAGCTGGTCGATTTAGTGAAACAATCGGCGGCAGGAAATATGATCTATACATTCCGCAAAGTGCTCATAGTCCTGAAACACAAAAACATATAAAAGCATTCTTTGATTCTGCTCAGAAACTTGGCGAAATGGAAGTTCAAGATGGTGTTCAATATACTAAAGAAGCAGCTAAGCTAAAAGATAATATGGACAAAGCCTATAATAATTTAAGAGATAGTATCTCGAAGAATTTACAAGGTAAAGGTCATATTTTAGAGACTACAAGTTCTGCTTATCTTGGTGAAAGTATTCAAGCTTCTGCTACAAATATATTTGATTTTGATGAAAACTTTATTTCGTCTAGAAAATTTGCTGGTGGCATGACGATTAAAGAAGCGCAAAAGGCTGGTTTAAGTACAAGCTTTGGTGAAGCTTCTATGGACGTATTTGAAAAACTTGGTGTATTTAAAGGGTTAGATGCGGCAGGTAAAGCAGCTAAGATAAAACAGTTGGAAACTGAAGGTATGATGATGGGCGTCGGACGTTATCCATTTGATTACCCTACATCTGTAGACTTCGGCAAAGTTTATTTAAATAAAGGTCTTGCTGAAAACGAAGTTAGAACTAACCAGTTTATGGCCAAAGGTAAAGGCCAAGATTATGACGGCGACCAAATTAAACTAATTAAAATGAATGAAGATATCATCACTAATTCTGGTATGACCGACGATAGTTTATTATTAACATCTGCTATGGATAATAGTGCTGTAACATTTAGAGAAACAGCAAGAAAAAGCTATGATCCATCGACAAAAGGAGTCGGAGATGTTACAATAGAAGCTGTAGATGCTAATACTCGTGCTGCGACTCATCAAGCTTCTACAGTGGCTGGTGAAACCTATAACCCATTAAAGAACTTACAAAAGCTTGTTGGCGATGTCGGCTTTAATGAAGAATTCATGACTCAATATTCTGGCGGAATGCGATTAGGGCATACTGCATCGACTGTTGCTATCGGTGTTCAAGAAGCTCGTTTGTCAGCTAAGAATGTCGGCACTTCTGCAGCTGAAACAATGAATCAGTTTGCTGAAGTATTTACAGATTTAACAAGAAACACTAAGACGGCTGAAGATGTTCGTAATATCGGCAAAATGATTACGGACGATACATATAATAAAACTATTTGGAACGAAATGAAACGTAAGCAAGAGTCTTTATCGACTATGGTTGATGCTGTTGCTAACAATTCTGATTTCATTGCAAATAGTGGATTGCAAGGACGTAGTGCTGAAGAAATTCAAGGTGCTGCCGATGAATATGTTCGTCAACAATATAAACAACATATAACAAATATGTTTGAACATACTGCTTCTTATATGGAACAAAATAAGTTAAATCTTAACTTTACAATGTCTCAATTGGACTTGGGCACAAGTGTTACTGGTGATAAACATTCTACATTTAGAAGTGCAACAGAAATGACTAATGCATCTCAGGAAGCAATTATTAATAACTTAGCTATGAATAATATGAAGCCTATCGTTAATAATCCTGAAGAGCAAATTCAAGCTGTTAAGATGAATGAATCTTTAATTGGTTCTGGTGTTGCCGAACGTATGGCTAAATTAAGAAGTGGCGAAGTTAAAGCTATGGACATTGTTCGTAAAGCAAGAAGCAAATCTGTTTTAGGTGCAATGGCTGCTTTGGGCACATCTATTCTTGTTGCTGGATATGGATCGGCTTCTCCGATTCCTGATGTCGATAATACACCGGCTCAACAAATTAATAATGCTAATACGTCAGTTCGTTTACTTCAGCCACAACAAGGAGCTGCTAACGGTGGTTATATAATTAATGTAGCAACTTCAACGAGTCAAGATCCACAAGCTGCAGTTGCTGCATTAAATGCTATGCCAAACATTGTTGGTTCTGGCGGTAGTGCAACTGTTACAACAAGAGTTACATCTAAATATGAAGATATGAATGCTAACGATATTAGCAATTATTTAGATAGCGTATTTTAAATAAAGGAAGGTTCTATGGCGGAAAATACAGAGTCGACTGTTAACTATGCAACTCAACATAAAGATGCTAAAGTTGGCAAGAAGGCTTCCGATCAAGTCGAAACCAAAAAGGAAGAGACTCCTAATAATCCGACCGAAGGGTCAAAAGAAGAATTTGATCAAATGGTTCGAGATACTCAGATGAGTCTACCTGAACTCGCCGACTTTGAAGAAGGCGCAGTCGACATGAGAATATACGAGGAGCTCGCTAAAAAGATGGGCGACTCTAAAGAACAAGCTTTGTTCTATAAAGAAAATCCTCCATTAGAAAATACCGGTATTGATAGATTGAGAGGGCTGGCTATGGTCAGCCTTCCTCCATCTGCTTTTAGAATTACAGATGAAGATTTACATGCTGGTTTTGTCGATGGTGATACTTTATATGCCGATCTTCGAAAAGCAGAAGTAAAAGATCCTGAATTGTTGGAATACTTATGTGTAGGCCAACAAAATATGAGAGCATGGTTAGCTGGCAATAAAAAAGCTAGTGAAGATGTTCTCGATGCAAATAATGTAAAAGACGAAAATAGAAGTCTCGATTATGATATGGGCTTCCGTTTTCTATTCTATGATGCACCAGAAGTTCATCACTGGTCTATCGTATATGCAACTGACGTTAAACAAGTTACATATGGTGAGGCCGTACAAAATTATCAAGCTTTCTTAACAAAGGCTTATGATTCTAGCAGTAATAAGAATGGTTCTAAATGGGAACGTTATAAAGATAGCGATATTGTAACGATTGCTCAGATCGGTGAGTTCGACAATAAATGGATTCAAGTAAATGATTATTTAACAGAAAGACGTTTTGGTGGTTCTTCTACTTTATTAAATGGACGTAAACCTGTATTTGGTTTAATGGCTGACGGTACCAATTACGGTACATTAGAAGTAGCATATGCTGCGGCTAATGATGTCGTTAACATGGTAAAGAATGCACAAGAAGTTTGTGCCGTTATCGATATTAATGGTTCTTCTAAGCAAGACCAAACCACAGCGTATCCTAAAAACTTTATGAGTTTTCCTGGATCAGGATTATTAGCTAACTATTTTAATACGTTTAATAAGTTTATTACTGGACAAGATCCTACCGTATTTCAAGAAACTGGTATTAATGCATACGGTTTAGAACATTATCGTCGTAACCTAGCTGTTATTTATGTAAAAGATAAAGATGGTCAATGGATTAATTTAAATAAATATATCATTGCTCGCCATCGTAATACTTCTATTTTAAAGTATTCTGATTTTACGAATCCTCATCTTAAGCCTTGGGCATATCAATATGATACGAAAGCTTGGACTGATGCGGTATGGAATGCAACATCGCAATACGATAATCGTCACGAGATTCAAAATAGGGCGTTTGGCTGGAATAATATTACCAAAGGCTTAAACTCTATTTCTGATTGGACTTGTACAATCGGTGATGTAACATTATTTGTTCCGCCAATTTCTATTAATACAGTAACACAAGCTTATACTAATTCTGTTCCATTGCTTCGCGCTAAAGGTTCTGCTAATATAGAAAATGCAAAACCTGAACGATTCTTACAGTTAGAATTATACTTTAACGAAGATCGTGGTATTAATGGACAACCTGTAGAATGGTATACAAATCTTAGTGATAAAAAGAAAAAAGTTGTATATCATATGAATGGATTCCGAGCATTACTTTCCGAATTCCATTTTGCTCCATATATGCCGATCGAAAATAAATATATTAATGAAGTTCTCGATATCGATGCTATTTGTTTTGAATCGATGTCGGTAGCGACAGTTCCGAATTATCCTAAATTGTTAAAAGTTACATTGTTACTTAAGGAATTTGATTATCAGGTATTTATGCCTCAAGTTCCTAGACAACGTGATTTACAAGATGGCGTAATCGATATTTATCGAAACTTCTTTGCTAAAACAATTAACTATGATTTATTACGTTGGTATATTCAACGTCCACTTCAATTAGGTCAAGATCTTCACGATAAGAAGATGAATATTTCTTCTCGAGATTTTATGAAGCAAACATTGTTTGCAAATCGATCTGCATATATGCCAGTCGATACATTAAATCCTAGAATTAATATTTATATGCCTGATGAAGCTAAGCTTGTTAAGATGGAAAAAGTTAGACAAACATTTACTCATAGTAATAATAAAGTTCCTAACTATTATCGTCCATCTGAAAAAGATAAAGAATTGTTTGCTATTGCAAATCAATATTATAAAACAATTCATAGCGATCAAATTAATAATATTCTTAAAAAATATAAATTTGATTATAGCGACAAAGTGTCTGTAATGTCGACAGCTGGTCGTGAGATTGTTGATTATTTACAAACATTAAATATTCCGTCTGATTATTCTATTTTAGAAAAACATATCGATCTAGTTAAATCTGCTAGAGATTATGTTATGTCGATTGCTGGCGGCGGACAGGCAAAAGTCTTTAATAGTTTTGATGAAGATCCAGACAATGATTATTTAAAAATTAAAATCATTCCGTCTGTCGATTATAATAGTCGTGATGAATCTTTACTATTAAGACAACAATTTGCTTCTACTTTAACGAGTGGTGGTAATCAAAATATGTCTGATAATATTCGTAATACAGATTCATCTGGTATCGATTTACAGACTGGCTATTACGATATGATCTTTGCCGATAATGCATTTAACTTTAGAATCGTATTAAAACAAAATAATGGTCAATGTACTTTAGAATATTCTCCATATGATGGTGATTCTAAATTCTTAGAATATTGTGCATCTCAATTTGCTGCTGTACAAAATGCTGATGGTTCTGTTCAAATGTCTGGTAATCAAGAGACATATGAAAATTATGAAGATTCTGAATTTGAACGTATCGGTTCTATTCAATATGTAACATATTTAGAAGATGTATTAGTACAAGGTTTAACAGCAAACTTCTCTAATACATATGCTAATATGACATTGAATACATATCATGGTCAGGCTCCTCAGTTTATGGGCGGGCAGGATGCTACATTAACATTCTCTGTAATGACTTATGATAAGGAAACAGTCGATCGTTTCGATAAAATTCCTAAGATTATTTCTTATCTTAAAAAGAAATATCCTAATGCGTTACCAAGTTATCCATTCAGAATTGATTCTGAATTTACTCGTTTATTGGGTATCTTTGAAGTAATTGTCGAACAAGTATCTATTTCGACTGTCGTTAATTATCCTGGTTTATTCCAAATTAATGTAACGTTGCGTCAAACAGATAGAACGATTCGTAATCGATTCGCTATTTATAAGCAATTCGAACAAGCTAATTATGCATCTAAAGAAGCTACGGCTCAACGTGCTGCGCAAGCTGCATTAGGCTACTTCGAAATCGATCAAAATTTATCTAAAGCTGAATTATACCCAGACTTAGAGTTACCGACTATTAAAGAGCTTGGTGAGTTAGGCTTTGAATTTATTCGTTATAAAAATCCTCGAGATCAAGTATTTGTCGATCCTGATTTTTACTTCTTTTATCATGAACATTTATTCTCTGAATTATTAAGAGATTGTATCTTACAAGATAGTAAGATGTTGCAAATGTTCGCTAAACCAGATGAAGACGGTAATCCATCTGGCGAACTTAAAATTCTTTCTGATTTAAGTGAAGCTGCTCAATATTCTATGCGTCATGGTATGATAGCACAAAATGGTGGTATATCTGAAATGACGGCTAAAGATTGGCAAATGACACAAGAAAAGCTCAATGCGATTAAAAAAGAAGAGAACAATCAACGTATGAAACTCTTCAAATCTGGCATTGCGACTGGTCAATGGAAAGTCGGTAAGTCGATCGGTGTTACTTTCTTAGAACCATATTATGCTTGGTTATATCATAACTTAAATACAAAAGAAGGCCAAAAGGAAGTAGAGAAGGCTAAAGAAGCTGTTAAAGATACACCACCAGATGGTAAAGGTGGAGTTAAAAAATCTAGCCCTGGTCAAGGTATTATAGATCCTAGAACTCAAGTAGATAGAAATTCTATTGTTTATAAAGAGAACAAAGAAGAATATGATAAAGCTGCTGCAGATGCAAAAGTAAAAGAAGAAAAAGCGAAAGAAAATGCTAGTAAGGCAAATGAAAATGCTCTTAAGTCTATAATTGTCGATAGTATTAATATATTCCAATGGGAAGCAGATAAAGCCCTTAAATTTTTAGCCGAAACTTGTATTGAAGATGAAGGCTCTGAAGAAGCCTTAATTCAGTATTTTAAAAATATTATCGTTGAAACAAAAGCTGTTGACGATAAATTAACATCTAAATGGGATGCTGATATTAATAATTGGTTAAATAAATTTGCATTGTCAGCATTAGGCTCTGGTTTTGCTGTCGATCTTGAACCAGAAAAAGCAAAAAGCATTATGATGTATATGGGCCAAGCTTTGGCTAATGATGCTCAAGAGAACGGCGGCCAATATGGCTTATGGGGTCAATCTGTAAAACTTAATGGAAAATCAAATAGCATCTTTAATGATCCTAATTATAATAAAGACAAAAATGATCCTAAAGATAAAAAAGGCGATTTAGATTTTAACGTAAAAAATCTTAAGCCTACAAGATATACTATTAATGGATTGACTTATGTTCGTCATATTGATGACACATCTGATTTTTATGCGTATGGATCTTGTACAGAATTAGGACCTTATGGAATTCCTTGTTTTACTCAAAAAGAATTTGAAGAAAATCCTATGCTTCAATTCTTACCAGTTGATTATAACAAACGTCGTAAAAAATTCTTAGATAAAGGTTTTACGTTCGAAGCATCTGATCGATATTATTTCTTAGATCCTTATTATCAAACATCTGATCATAGTGAAACAATTCAATATATGAAAAATTGTATGCATGATATGAATTATGCTAAACATGCTTTCTTACGAAACGTTTTATATTGGTTGTGTGTTTTAATTAAGAAAAATATCTATCCTAATTACATGACTGATATCATGTTCCAAAATGCGGTAAGTGAAGCTTCTGCATATGAGTTCATGAAAGACATGAAATTAGCTAACGATGTTCAAGAAAAGAATGTAAAAACTCTTAAGAATTTCGTTAAAGATAATCAAGATAAATTTGTTAAAGGTAAACTATTTGTAGCGACAGCATTGTCTTTAATGTGTAAAGATTCTTCTTTAATTAAGAAAATTGTTACACGTGACTATAATGCATTAAATGCTTTAACTCATAAAGTATTAACGCCTAACGTAACTACGACAGCTCCATTGACTAACGACGAAGTTAATTTGCGTAAATTGTTATATGCATTAGTTCTTTCTGGCCTTGTAGAGAAAGTAGAAGAACTCGGTATCGATATTGCAACCGATAATCCTATCTCTCAAATACAACGTGAATTTATGCAGCAGTTAGAACTCGAAGCAAATGCGATGACACCTAAAGCATTAGCACGACGTATTCGAGATTCATATCTCAATATGGTTCAAACCGATGTTCGTGGCAGAATGCTTCGAGGATTCCCGACATTCCAGATCATGTTTATCGATGAAGGTGCTTCATCTGGTTTCTGGAAAATGCATGATAGCTTTTATAGTACAAATGCAGTAAGCTCCATTCAAGTCGTTAAATCTAAAAATATTGCTGCCGATACAGCGATCATTCAGTTAAATAATTTATATCAAAATATATTAGCTGAGTATGACGATGATGGTCAAGGCGATAATTTCACAACACAATTACAATACGGTGTTGCCGGACTTGAAAACCTTTACGACAGTATTTTTAATCCTCGCACCTATGTTCGTAATTTAAGTGAAAAACAAGCGTTAATTCCTGAACGTAATTCTATTAAATTAGTAGCCGGTGCTCGTATGCATATTCGTATGGGTTATTCTGCTGATGCGGCTAAACTACCTGTAATGTTTAATGGTACTGTTACCGAGATTCAGGGTGGCGACGTTGTAAGTATTGTCGGTCAAGGCGACGGCATTGAATTATCTAACCCTATTCGTGAAGATAACTTTGGCGACAAAATTAAGAACCGTGGCGTAAAATACTTAGGTGAATCTCCTTATGGTTTATCCTTTGGTGGCGTAAGTCCTAGAGTATTGGTAAGTTCATTCTTAACGTGTCAAGATCAAAACTGGTTTAGTCAATTATTCCGTGAGAAGAACTGGAATGTATTATCGAGAGTATTCTCTAATAACCCATTCGGTATTTACCATTATGGCGATCCATATTATCGTGATATATTCGTTAATGGTGAACCTGTTCAAAATATTTATGAAGTAACGAATGATTCTTCTGCTCATTATTATAACTTCCGTAAGAATACTGATATCACTAATTTATTTAATAGTGATAGTCTACAATTTGAAAACGGTGCATCTGAACAAGGACAGCAATCCTGGTATCGTTCATTAGGAAGTGTTATTGGGATTGATCCCCCAGAACAAGGTCATCAATTTATCAGTATTAAGACACAAGGCAGAACAGTATGGGATATGTTACAGTTCGCAGCAAGTGCTAATCCATCCTATATTGGTGCAACTGATTACTTCGGATTTAGAAGTACAGTATTTATGGGCTTACCTAATTGGTATTATGCTTATAAATATATCAAGAATAATAAACAATTAAATGTTCTTGAAAAACGGAAGCCATTCTCTCAATTCCATATGTACTGGTCAGATCATGATATTTTATCTAACCAAATTCAAACTAATTCTAATAAAGTAGCTACAGTAGCTAAAGGTATGTATCAGTTTGAAGAAGTTAAAAAATCGACTCCTGATATTTATTTCGATCGTGATATTTATCCTGAATATCAACGTTCTATGGTAGTCGATACATGGTTACATGGTAGAACACAAGTTCATACTTCTTCTGAAAACACATTTGCTATCGATAGTGAAATCGGTTCTTTAGATAGTTATGCTACTGTTACTGGTGCGTTCGGTGCTGGTATAGGTGGCGTAGTCGGAGCTGGTGGTGGTGCTATCGGTGCTACTGGCGGTAGTGCATTAGGTTTAGGCATCGGTACAGCATTAGAGCTTGGCTTAAAGAATGTAGCCTCTTGGGCAATATCTAATTTTGCTCCTGATAACTATGGTGGACCTGAACATAATCATGCTCAAACTGCTCGTTTAATGACGCTATCACGATTAAAGAAATCTGTCGAACAAATTTATTCTGGTAATCTTGTCGTATATGGCGATCCTACTGTTAAACCTCACGATCGAATTTCTATATTCGATGAGCCAAGTAGTATGACTGGTCAAGCAAGAGTTCGTGAAGTCGTTCATACATTATCAGCAACGACTGGTTTTGTTACGACAATTACGCCAGATGCGATCGTAGAAGTTCTTAACGATAAGACGACACAAGCCGTAAATATGGCCATTACATCTACAATAATGCGTTGGGCAGTATATGCTCTCGGTGTTTATAATTTACAACGAGCGTATATCGTACGAGCATTAATCGATGATGGTAAAGCAGTATTTACTCGAGCCAAAGGTTGGGCTGCGGCAGAATATGCTGAAAATGTAGCTGATGCTGCTAAGCAAATGAAGCGTGATAATACTATCGATAGAATTGTTAAAAAGCTAGAAGACAAAAAGGCCCGCCTTGAAGGAATATTGGAGACAGCAAAGAAGTCTGAAAATGCCGCAGAAATTGCACAAGCAGAAGCAAGACTTGCTGTTGTCAATAAAAGACTTGCAAGATTTGATCCAATTAAACCATCGATTACATTTGGTGATCGTGGCGTTAAAGGTATGGAAGGTATTTCTAAAATACTTAATTCTTGGGCTGAAGCGAGTAGCAATTTTGAAAAGGCTAATTTAGAAATTGCTCAAAAAGTATTTAATCTTAGAATGCCAGAATTTACAAAATTAAGTAATGAAGCAGATATTTTTAAGGTTAATAAAGATAAATTTATTAAAGCTAAAATTGAAGAACTAGCAAAAGTTGAAGATTTAGATAAATTTGATCGTGGCGGGAGATCTAATCTAGAAGGTTTGTATAAACAACAAGCAGAAGAAGCGTTTAATAAAGAGTATGCAAAGCGAATGAATAAGTTGAAGTCTTATAGTAAAGAAACTCAACAATTGGTTAAAGACGTTCAAAGTATTAATAATACTAAAAAAGGTCAAGAAACTCTTGCAGCATTAAAAGCTAAGCCTGAAATAACTAAAAAGATATTAGATGCTACGTCTAAAGACATTCTTATGAGAAGTAAGGCAGCTCAGCTATTTAATAAGATTGCTGGCACTCGTTTAGGTAAATATTTATCTAGTGCATTAAACTTCGGTAGCAAAATTGGTGGTAATGTATTAATGGTCGCTGCAGCATATACATTAGGTCGCTGGGGCGATATGATCTCTGATTTTATTCAGAATTATAAAACATTAAGTGTAACACCTTTACTTAAACGTGGCATGCCATTTATTCCAGCATGGGCAGGTAATAGTGGAACAATCTTTATGAGTCCTAACTGGGGAAAACGTGGTCAAGTATTAGATCTAATGGATACTATATTTAATCATCGTTTCCAAGACCAAGAAGGTTTCCATCCTATTGCTGGATCATTGAGTTTCTTACTAAATGCTTCTATGGGTGGCGGTCCTGCCGATGCTCTTCAACGTTACGAATTAAATGCTGACGGTAATATGTATGCTAACAATATGGGTGGTGATTACGAATATCTCGTAAATCAAAACTATGTCGATGGCTTATTACAACGTGGCAGTATTCGTTCTGTTGAACAATTATTAATGCGTAATAACGAAGAAAATCAAAAGGATAAACAAGAGATTAAAATGAGAGCTGAGCAGTTTATGCATAAGCTCGAAGATGTTCAAAAAGATAATACATCTATTCTCGATCCTTTAGTTCCAGTACCTGGTCCTGAATTCGATATCTTTAAACAATTTAAGTTCTTTGTTGTACGTCATGAAAAAGCGTTAAATAATGAAGAGTCTAAGAATACTGTTGAGTTCTCTGTAAACCAAGGCGGTAAACCTGTTAAGGTTATCGGTATTAAAGGCAAAGATGGCGACGGCAATGAAATTGTCGATGCTCCATTATTACATCCATTTGCTTTAAATACTCTTCGTAAGATAATATTCCAAGCTGAGCAGATGTTATCTTATAAGACGACTACCGATCAGAATACATATATTAATAAAGTATCGAACGATTATATAACGCTAACAAGTTGTTATTTGTTCGGCACTAAAAAAATATTCCCTGGTTCTGGTTTTGGCTTTACATTAATTGCTCATGGTGAGTCTAAAGAAAACTTAAAAGTTATTATGGATACTCTTAAAGAGAAAGACGAGATAACATATCAAGTTTACGACAACGACGACGGTAAGGTATACCAAGTCAACGTTAATATTCCTAAGTTCGGTGCATAATGTCTATACTTCAAAATAAATTTAAAGATACGTATGCCGGACAACAGATCCGTAATGACGGGTTTGCAAAGTTGAAGGGGTCGGTCTTAGGATCCGACCCTAAAACTTGTACTTGTTCGGTAACATATACTTCACAAAACGGTGAAACAATAACTGAACCAGCTATGCCAGTACAAACAAATTCACCTGATGATTGGTTCCCAAAAGGCGGAGATTATGTTATAATAGAAGCATATGGGGATCGTCCTCTCGTAACTGGTCGCTGGATTTCAGATTATGGTTCTGAAATATATAAAGAAAGCGAACTGAAGAGTGACATTTTCCCCGATGAAAATGGTCAGGATAACGGAGGTTCGGTATATTAATGGCAGAACTAAATCAAACATCTAAAAACGTTGATATTGCAAAAACTGATAAAGCCGTATCTGAAGCTATCAAAGATACTCCAGACGATGGTTCTGCGATAGATAATCAGAAGGTATATCAAGATTTAAAAATAAACGCAACTGAAATGGAGGAAGCTTCTAAGCATCCTCATCGAATTAAAGATTGGTCGATTAAAAGATTCTTAGCAAGTATTGTTATTAAGATGGGTAAGTCTATTGGTTTATCTATTGGTAACGATACAAAACTTTCTTTAGATTCTGGTAGTATTAGTTCTATATCTCAAACACATAGAATTAAAGCTAATCGAATTCATTTAGATTGTGACGAATTAATTATTAACGGTCATAAGTTAAATAATAGAATCTTTGAACTCGCTGATTTTCGAGAACTTCCCGATCAAGAAGGATCCATTATTGGAGACCTTATGGTTAAAGGAACTGTTCTCGTTAAATCTTGGGAACCTAATTTAGCTCGATATGTTTTAATTCGTCGTGATATTTATTTGCCGTTATTCGGTAAAACTACGACGACAGTCGAAATTGCTGAAGGATTAAAACTAAAAGATCCGACTAAATTAGTAACAGATTTTGCTCCATTTACTGCAGCAATGCTTGCTGGCGATTCTCCGATTACAGAGAAGTCGGCAAAAGAAGCATTGGCTAAAGCAAATCCAGCAGAACAGAAAGTTCTCGAATCTAATATCTACGATTTAAAAGTTGCAGATTATCAGACTTTAGATGATTTCAAAAAAGCACTCGACACTAAAAAAGAAAACGTTATTAAAGGTTTTAATGAACAAGTTGAAAAAGGTGACGCTAGTGCTAAAAACTCAATAGAACAAGCTACTCAGGCATATGATTTATTGTTAAAAGCAGCAACAAATTACTATGCCAACAAAAAGCAGTAATTGTAATATAAATCTAGTACTGGTAATAATACTGGTACTAGATTTAATTTTTTTACAGGAAAAATAAATATGAACTATAATCAGATACTTGGAAAGATTAGTGAAGAATCTCGTCAAAAAGTATCGAAAGAATATCACGATATTTATAAAAAGATCACGACAAAGGAAGATTTTAATGGCGCCAATAATAAAATCAATACTTTGTTAAAAGATAAAAATATAAAAATCGATGATACAATTCGAAAGAAACTTCAAGACACGCAATCTAAATTATCTGAAACATTAAGCAAAAAAGATTTTAAGGCAGCAAAAGAAGTGCTAAAGGATATTAAAAATATTCCTGAAATATCTAAGGATGTCAATGCGCAAGATATTCTTAAATATGTCGACAAAAGAGATTTAGCTTATTTAGCTTTAGATAAATTTTTAGATAAAGAAATTACTAATCGAATTTACAACACTTTACACATTAATAGTTTACAAGCAGTACCTGGTGCGATCGGAGAAAAACGTTCTCAAATTATAGCAATTATTAAAACGTATAAGCATATAAAAAATACGAATCCAGAATTAGCGAATACACTCGTAAAAGAATTATCGACAAATATTAATAAGCAACTTGATGAAGAAATTAAATATGCTAAAAATAAATATTTGTTAATTGCACAACAACAAGGTGGCAAACAAATCGATAATTTATATACGACAGCTACTAAGTATTTAGATATTGCTAATAAGACAAGTAAAACGTATCTTGATAAGGCAATAGCTTTAGAAGATAAATTAAATGCTGCCGTATCTGGATTAAATAATGTACAGCTTGGTGGATTTGCAAAAGTCATTAATATGAATTTGCAATTATCTAAAATCGATTATGTAAGTAAACAAGTAGAACGTGTTAACAAGTATTTAGTAAAATATAATGAGATTGCTAAACATGCTTTAGATCGAGCTAAGAAATGGGCAACTGAACAAGTTACTAAATTAGCAACGAAAGCATTAGGAGCGATCGGTAAACAAGTAGGTAAAATTGCTAAATCTGCACTTGGCAAATTTAAAATTTAAGGATACTATATGATTGATTTTTTATTAGACATAGATAAAGATGATATTATCTTAGGCCCAAGCAGAAGATCTAATTCATTATCTATTCAATTTAATATCGGTCAGAAAACAAATAAATTGAAAATTCAATTTTTTGTAGAGACAGTAACGAGACCGAAGCTAAAAACAAATGCTTTAAATATCAAATTTAAAGTTAAGCCTAAAGAAGATGATTATTTAAATAAAAAATTATATTCTGTCGACGTATGTAAAGACAATGAAGATTATGAAGTTCAACAAATTATGTTGCGATTAAAAACGGAATTAGGCGAAGTTCAACCTTATTCTGATTACGGATCTCGACTTGTCGAATATCGTCATGAAGATAAATTCGATAAATCAAATTTACATGAAATAAAAGAAATTGTTGAAGGCATAGTCGATATAGATAAATATGATGTATATGTTACTCCTAATGTCGACGATCATCGAATTATGGCATGGCATAATATTCATATTAAAATAATTAGTAAATATACAGGAAAGGTTTTAAAAGGATTCGTTATATGAAAACATTTACACAAATTCATGAATCGATTAAGAATCTTTTTCAGAAGCTAACAAACGATACTGTCGAGCGTGGTTCTGTTGTCGATTTATTTATGTTAGCTAATTCCAAAGAAATGGAAGAAGCATATTTGTATATTGAGTCCAATAAAAATCCTCATATATATACAAATTTAAGAGGCTCTAATCTAGATGATATGGTTAAGTTCTGTGGCTTTATTCGTCGTGAAGGTGAAAGTGATCAGAACTTATTGTATCGCTTAATTAACTGGTCTTTAATTAATGAAAAGTCTAATACAATTGCTATTGATGCGGCGTTATTAGATTTAAAAAATGCATCTAATGTCACATACGTTCCTATGGTATATGGAACAGGTACTGCTATTTGTTACGTTATTCCTAAAGAGTATACTGTCGAAAAAATAGAAGCTGCATTAAACGAAGCTAAGGATCGTTTAAAGAATGTCACAAGCCCTTCATTATATATAGAGTATGTGACACCAGCATTAAAGGCGGTGACATTATCTATTACTTTATCTAACGATAATTCTAACTTAGCCGATATTAAAAAGAATTTAGAACAACGTATTGCTGAATATATTAATGCTATTCCTCCTGATTCTTATTTAGATATTGGAGTAATTAACAAGATGGGCATTAATGAAACTGGCGTAAGTTATTTTAATGTCACAGGACTTTTCATTGACGGAGTATCTGTGACAGCATTAAAATCATTACAAGATATTAAATCTAAAATGATTCTCGACACAATTCAATGGATAGAGGTTTAATGAATGGATGAAATTACTAATAAAAATTTTGCAAGAGCTTTGCAGTATTTTCCAAAGTGGATGCAAATTAGACGCCGGCCATACAAGTCTACATCCGGACATCTACTTAGAGCTGTAATCGAAGAGATGACCTCTATCTATAAAGAGGTCGATGAATATACTAAAGATTTCTTTTTAGTTAATTATGCTGGTCGAGAAGACTCTATTATCTCTCAAATTTATGTGGCAAATATTGGTAAATTCGAAGATAGCTTAAAGTTAGATAATGGATTTACTATTACTGAAAACTTAAACGAATTTTATAAAAATAAAAAATACGTTTATTATGAAAATGGCAATCTTTATTTTAAACTCGATGAAGTAGACGGGACTCCTATTGGATACACTATTAATAAATTCCATTATACTGTTAACTTAAAACAAGAACCTGTTTGGAATATCTTTGATGAGTTTGCTTGGTTCGCTGGTATCGATAGACTTCCTAACGAGTCTAATCTTAGTTTATCTAATAGAACATATGATGCATTAAGAACTAAGAATAATAAAAATAATAATATCTTATTCGATGATCCAGATATTCTTAATACATATAAACACCGATTTAACTCAACAGAGTTCGGTTTAAAATATCTAATTAAAAATTTGCTATCGGCTTATGCTGGTATCGCTTTTAAAGATATCAAAATTGATAAGCTAAATAATATCAATATTCAAGAAGTAATTAAAGATCAAAAAGTCTACGATTATATTGCTAAATTAAATAAAGATATTGCTCGAGAAAAGATCTGGGATATTACATTCTGGGAGAATGAGTTTAAAAAGCTCGATTATCTTCCTCACATCTGGGATCAACCAGTCGAATATTATTTAGACGGTGTCGGCTATTATGACAGTTTAAAAGTAACGACATCTAATTTAATTAGTTCTTCTGATGTAACTGACGTATCGATTATCGGTTATAAAAAATCTAATCAAAAGATTAGCCAATATTTATTAAATAGCAATAAAAATGTTAACATCGGAATTGGATTAAAGAAGTTCGATTTAAAACTAAAACCGGTTCAAGTCGAATATAACCTAAAAGCAACTTCGACAGTTAAAGTCGATCCAGCTACTATTAATTTCAAATCTTATAAAACTTATAACGGTGAATATCGTTTACCGTTAGAAGACTTTGTTGATTATGAAGTCGGCGTTAAAAATGTCACCATTAAAAATAAAGGTTTGTTAGTTAACGATACTAATAAAGATGTTAAGTATAAAGTTATCGCTCAACCTAAACATCAAGGCGGCAATCTTTATTTAACTTCTTTTAAAATCGATAACCAAGAACAATTAACAAATGAATTTACTAATGATTACTTCATTAAAGAAAATGGTGCTATATCTTATTTAGATAATTATTTCTATGGCACTCGTATTAGTGATTTTGCTTCATCTTCTAACGTAATCAATACTAAAGATGGTATTAAGCTCGACACTTCTAAATCGACTGTCGGCACTTTAAGTATCCCACTAACAGATGATATGCGTTTTAAAACTATTAATTATTCTGTTAAAGATACTCCTGTTAATATTATTAATCGCTTCGATTTAATTAAGTTAAATAATTTTAAATACAATCAAGCTGATAATTATCTTTATATCGATTCCGATGTTCAAGGTCAAATTAATATCGACCAAATTATTACTTCTCTCGAATTTGAAATCGATAAGTTAGATAATGAAACTAACACTGGCTCTTGCCGTGTTTTAATTACTGACGATAATAATAATATTTTAGCATCTCAAGAATTAAATACTGACACTAAAAATATGAAATTCTCTTTTGAATCTGAAGATTCAAAACGAAAACATATTTCTATTGTTAAGATCGGACAGCGCGGCTTTAAAATTAAATATATTAATGCTACTGCTAATGGATTAGTATTCTCCATAAATGGACAGCCATTATCTAAATCCTTAAATACATATTCTATCCCTGACAATCCAGATAATAAAATTCTAACACTATCTCTTCATTCTTATTTAGGTATTTCTAATCCTGTAATAAGTTATGTATCTATTGCTGGTGAATATGCAAATTTTAAGTATTACGAAAAAGAAGTAACGGTTCCTGCTAATAGCCAAGTTCAATTAAAGATTAAATCGAGAGATACCGTATTAAAATTATATAAAGATAATAATATTATCGACGATAATTATGATACCTACGATTCATTTATAGGCCCAGGAAGGCTTCCATTACTCATCGATAAACAAAATATATCTAAGAGCGAATTCCCTATCCTTACAGGCCAAATAAATAAACACAACGTCGATTATATTAACGTCGATAACGAAACCAAGTTTATTACGTTGACATTCGATCATTACGAAAAACAAGTTGAATCGTTATCGCTATTAAATGTATTAACTCAACATCATAACTTTGATAAATCTAATGATGTTGTATTTATAACATATGATGGACGAGTAATTATTTATAATAAGAATATGGACCAATCGGCCTTTAAAGAAGTCGATATTCTTGGTTCATATTTTGAATTTGAATATAATAAAATCGTTACAGAAATTCCTTCGACGCTTCTCGTAAATTATGTTCACGATGTTCGTGGTCTTATTAAAACAGCAGAAGCATCGACAGAAAACAAAGTATATAAAATTTTATTAACGACTAAGAACTCTTCTAATCATACATTACATCATTCTGAAACGATCGTTCAAAATCAGAAAGAATATTCGATCGTTCTCGATAATTTTGTTCCTAAGTTATCTGCCGAACAAGTATATTTTGTCGAAATTAATTTACCGGACGGCTATAATCAATCGACACAATATATTCGTTATCAACATAAAAACAAAGAAGTATTATCTAAATGGTGTTTATTAGGTAATAATATTAATATCTTAACACCGCAAGTATCTATATTCGCTAATATGTGGAACGATAATGAATCAGATTATAACATCTCGGTAAATAAAAAATTAGAGACAACGTTATTTGCTTCTGAGTTAAGTTTACAAGATGTATATCAAATCGACAATATCGATTATAATTTATCTGAATACATTTTATCAGTTCCATCATATGCTACTATCGTTTATAACGAAAAACGTTATACAGAAACAATCGAATTAACTGAAGATGGGTTAGGTAAATTTAAATATTCTAATGTATCTTCTGATAATATTGAATTGTCTATTTCTGATAATCAGTTGGCGGCCGATGAATATGTTTTATATAACACACCTGGCATTATTCAAGTAAACTCTATTTATGATTATGATTCATTAAGTTTACATGCTACATATACTTATAAGCATCCATCTAAAATTGTGTTTACTAATTTAGATAAATTATATGAATTAGTAGAGTACGATATTAATGCTTACGATACTGAAACTTTAATGACGATTAAAGATATGAAAGATGGCGATTCCAAAAACTTAAGTATCGCTAATCAAGATATCGATAAAGTATATGCAAAAGCAATCGATCCTAATTTTACGGCAGTAGTCGTAAATAATGTTGTATCTGTATATCGTAATAGTTTAGATAATAAAATTGCAGTTAAATCTGGTTATTATTATGAAGCCGGTAAAGAGTATTATTTCCCAGTATATGAAACAGAGGTCGATCATCATAAAGAACATTATGTCGATTTAAATAATACTAAAAAACAGGGTAGTCTTGTTAAAATGTTGTCTGAACGTCAAAACTTTATTCCGAATAGTTTAATGGATATGAAAGTTTTGAATCCGTTGTGTTATGTAAACTTTAAGGAACAAAAAGAAGTCTCTGAAATCTCTTCACTTCGCTCATTAACGACAGCAAATACTTTTAATAACTGGACGTTCCAAGACTGTGATCCGACATTGGTCGAATTAAATAAAAATTATGTAATTAATTTTAAGTTCGATAAAAAAGGATATGCTATATTTAGAATCGATAAATATGCTTATGATACTTCTTATTGTTATATTAAAAAAGCTGGCAATTTAAAAATTTCTTTGTATAAAGAAAAGAAATTAAATGGCTTTAGATTGCAAAAGAAACCATTGTTAGAAAAAGTTAATGACTTTATTATTAACGATGATTTTGCATTCCAACAATTTGATGTCGATAAAGATTTTTATTATTATATTGTCGTAACAGGAACAGTTGGCTCTATCGAAGAAATTGTTTTATCCGATAAATTAATCACAGAACCTCATAGTAAAAATATCGATAAATATAGTTGGGATTTAACTGAAAAGAAAAATAGTATCGTGAACGAAATTATCTTCGATACATTCAATTATACGACCGATAATAATATCGATGTCGACGATAACGATGTAATTCAATATGGTACGACAATCGATTATGATGCTACATTGTTAGCAACAGCCGACTTAAAACGTTGTCAGTTAGATAAAGTTTTATTACGTGGCAATAAGCTTGTGACAATGGATGAGCCTGGTACAGTTACGACAGAAATCTTTGATTTAATTCATAATCAGTATAAAGCTAAATCTGAAGATTGGTATAAATATCTTAAGAATATATTATATATGGCTGCTAAGATTAATACTCTTAGTGAAGATAAATTTACGATTAGAGTATTAGGTTCTGAAAACTATTATTCTAAATATGCAACTATTGTAGTTATCGAAGACGGCGATTATGTTCTTTTATCTAACGATAAACTAGTACAATATATTAGATTCGAAATCGATATTCCAGCCAATAGTTCTATTAGTTCTATCGATGTATATAATATATATGATGAATTAGAAGATCAGGCTATTGAATCTTTACCTGTCGATGGCGGCGATTTTATTTCTCGATTATTTATGGTTTCTGAAAAAGGAACATATAATTTAGATACTATCGATGCCGATATCAAAGGCGACGTTAGCATTAAAGTAAGATCGTTGCGCAGACAAGGAACTAATAATCAGTTTACAGCATGGAAAGATTTATATCGTTCTGGAACAGTTATTCCGGCATCTTTTACTGATACTGACACATTCCAATTTAAAATTGAACTGTTAAATAATAAATCTTCTATTAAATTAAACAGAATAGGATTAACGGCTATATGATATTTTTTAATAAAGCTCGTGTAACAAAAAATAATGGTTGTTATTTTTATGATCAAGATATTATAACTGCCGATTATTTATATTCTGGAGATTGTAGAATTAAGCTTCAATTAAAATATGTTAATTCTGGATTCGGCATTTTGTTAATTCAAGATGCCGAAGACATCTTTAAGTCTCCGAAACAATATATGTTTAAACTAGGCGACAATGAATATTCTGTTATCGATAAGGTTATCGATATTCTTGGTGCGAGTACTCAAACCGTTCAAGAATATTCTACTGTACAGTTTAAACATTTAATAAATAATGATGATGCTTTTCTTGTTTTAGAAAAAATAAATAACGAAGTTAATTTTTATCTTGAAACGAAAAAAGAAAAAGTTATCTTCATTGAAAAATTTAAAATCAATATCGATGATTATAAAATAGGATTTTATTCCCAATATGGAAATACTATTAAATCTCTCCAAATATCAACTGGTTTACCTGTTGGATGGGCTGCTAATTCTATTAGCACTGTCGGTGGTCGCATTTATTATTATGATAATACGATCCAATTTGAAAATTGTACTTATGAAGCGGAAACAGAAACTGATTTCATCTCGCTCAAAAAAGGAACCTATTACTTAAAAGCTGATATCGAAGGTGATATCATTGCTTATGTTTTTGAGTCGAATAGTGATAAAACAGATATTAACGAAAAAGAATTACTTAACGGTAACAAAATCGTATTAGAAAACGATGCTAATATTTCTATTCGTTTTGCTGGTCGAAATGGTACCGTTAAAAATATTTCTTTACAAGAATATGAAAATAGTGAATATGTTCCATCTTCTGGCAGTGGTTCTAAACAAGATGGAAGTTATCTTCACTTCGATTTAGAAAATGTTTCTAGAATTGAATTGGTAATTAATATTCAGAAACTTCCTGTTGCCGACAAATTAAAATATTATTATTTTAAATATGATGGTCGTGAATATACTCCTGAACTTCCTCTTAACGAAGATGTTCGTATTGTATATGAACGTGATTCTTTAACGATAGCATATCCAGGAGGATACGTTCATTTAAATAAATATTCTTCTCGATATTTAGATATGTTCTATAATATCGATGCTTATGTTTCTAAGTTACTTGTCGTTAACAAAGAAAATAAAACTGAAGATATTCTTAACGTAAGTGAATTCGTTTCTTACGTAACAAATGAAATTACGTCGCCTATTTTATGTTTAGATAAAAATGATGAGCCGCTCGATTTAAGTTCTTCTTATCGTGAAATCATTATTCCGTCTATTCAAATAGAGATGTTTAATCGCTATACACCAATTAATTTATCTAAAAAACTTAATGTCTACGATCTTGAAAACATTCAGGTAGTAGGTATTAAAGAGTTTACCGAAGTTAATCCTTTGGCTAAAACATTAGATAAGTTTATTCTTTCTGATGTTGGATATGTGTATTTAGACTTTAATCATAATACTGATGTCGATATTAAACATAATTCTGTTAATATATCAGATGAGATTAGAAAACAATATAAATATATTATTATCGTATATCCACATGCTGAAGAATATATGTATCGATTTACAAATTGGAATCGTGAGTTATTTACTAATATTAAAAATGAATTAAAATTAGCTAAACCAATTCTCGATACATTTAATAATATTATTGTGTATGCAACTAATGAAGAAGTCGATGAAAAATATTTTTATCGAGTACGAAAAGAAAAAGAAACGACCGATGTTAAGATGGTTGTTTCTAATTATGACGTATTAGACAATAGTCAATTCGATATCGATTTTAGTCGAAACGAAATTGTATTACATAATAATAGTTATAAATATTATATTGTAGAATATTTAAAAGCAGATAGCTATTGTATTAATGATTTAAAATATAATGTATTAATCGGTAAAGAACCTTCTAACTTGTATGAAGTAAAGGTATCTTCCAATAAAGAAGACGTAAAGATTGTCTACGATCAAAATAAAGAAACTAAAGCGATCGATAATTATAAGATAACAGATTTGAATATGGTTCCAAACGAATATGTCGTAATGAGGTAATGGTATGAAGATTTATAGAAATAAGAAAAAAGTGGCAGGCACTGTTCTGCTTAACGATCAAGATATGCCATTATCTTATTTGGCTAATAATTCTGTCTATGCTGATACAGTAGTTAAGTTTAATAACGAACTATTAAGTTTAAATAAAAAAGAAGCGGTTTCTTTATATCAAAAGATTAATAAAGATTTGCTTCTATTTAAAGAAAATTATGTTCCGGCTAAAGAACAGAAAGATTATTTATTAGATAAAGACGGCATTATTACGATAAAAGATACATCTAAAAAGCCGTCTTATCGTCCGACAGTATTTGGATATAAATATATTTTACAGCGGAACATTCCATTTTCTTCTGGACGTAGTTGGAATATTAACATAGACTTCACTGGTATGGATAAAGTAAAGTCTATGCTTCAAGGAATTACAGTTCCTAATAATGTTAAATTTAATAGTGTTACTGAAAATCCTGATATTAAATATTATAACGGCGAAGATAAATTCCTTAAGGCAATGAAAGCCGGCGGCTATAAAGATAATTGCAATATTTATATTGTAAATTCTACTTACGGTAATAAGATACTTTATAATAAACCTAAAATATTTGACGTATCCAAGCCTGTTTTATTTAACCAATCTGAATACGTAATCGAACCATCTTGGGATATCTTTAATCATGATTTGGAAATGTCGATATTCCCTCGTGCTACATATGATTACATTAAATTAACGATTAATCATACTCCAATACTTATCATGCAAGATCGCTTGAATTTTAAAACGATCTTATTATGTGGTAAAGAAATCTTTACTGAACCACGCTTAATTCAATTCTTAGCTGAAAATATTGTGTATGCTTATAGCATTGGATATCATCGTATTCCAGAGAAAGCCGACAGCTATATTAATACTTTTATTTCAAATAATTTAATCGACTATTATTATAGTTTAAATAATCGATTAAATATGAAGCATCCTCAAATTAATTTAGATAAAGATATTTCTTCATTAACTTCTCTCGATAATCATGATTATAAATTAGTATATATCGAGACAACAAATCAAGATGTTATCTTTGATTATGCAACCGCTTCCCGCGACATTCATTTTAAAAAGATTGTCGACGACGAACCGAAGAAAGAAAATAACGAATCTTTAATTTATACAGTAAATCAAGAATTAAAATTCATCGACAATGTCGATTATTCATTATTTAATATTGAACAGCTTCCTACAATACGTTATAATTATGATAAAGAAAAGCTTCAATTAACGATCGGTCAATATTATAGTTCAAAATATAATATAGCTAAGTCTGAAGAAACTATTCTCGATATAACAAATATTAATACAGATTATACTTTGTATATGACGAATACTGGAATATTAAAAGACCAACGATTCTATATTCTTCCGGTGAATGAACCATCTAACGATATTAAAATTGCCGATATTGTTATTAAGCTAGATACAAAAATTGAGCCAACCGATACAAGAATAATTGGTGGCGGATCTAGTAAATTCGACAATTACGAATATATCGATACTGGTAATATACTTGGCAGACCGTATAGAGTTGGTACTTCTATGGTAATCACATTACCTAAAAAATATGAAAACCATAGAGACCAACTTCAAGAACAAATTGACAAACATATTTCTTCGTCAGAAGCAGCAGTATTATTATTTAAGGATTAATAAATGGCACAAAATTATTTAACTAAGGTTGACTTTACCAAAGGTGTAAAAGCCAAACCTATTAACGACAATTTTGAAATGATTCAAGATTGGATCGATACTGAACGCCTTCAGTCAGCTGGCTGGGGCGTTGTATCCGGTTTTGAATGCTCTCGACGTGGCGATGAGTTTATTATCGATGTAGCAGCTGGTGAGTTAATCAACAAAAAAGGCCATCGAATTAATCTTGATGCTGCGTCTATTAATGTCGGAGCTCCACAAGCTATTCAGTATTTTGAAAAATTTACTCTCGATGCTAGTGGTCAAATTACGTTACGTTTCCCTGTATATGCACCGTCTCAATTAAAACAGGTTGCATATATTTCTGGTGTTCAAGGTGAATTACCAGACTTAAAAGAATTTCGTGTATACGATTTAGAAACACAAGAAACATTACAAATTGCTTCTATCAATAAGCAGATTATTCATGTCGTCGATCCAGAAGCAAATGTCGGTAGAAAAGTCGGCGTAGTTTATAACTATGCTTCTTCTCATATCGATACGATTACGTATAACGATAAAACTCCTGAATTATATCCTAAATATCATTATGGTATTTTCTCAGCATCTCCAGCATTCCCGCCAATGCAAAATTTCGAAGATGCTGGCGATATCGTATTAGGATGGGCATATTGGATTGTCGATGAGACAGGTATTTCTGTTAAGTTCTTCTATGACAATAGAAATACTCGAGCTATTTATGTTGACCAGTTTGGCGATATTTACTTCTATGGTAAATTATATTCTAAGAATCAACGTAAATTTATTTACTTCATTCAACCAGAATATCCAGAGCCAAACGATTTATGGTATGATAGCGATACAAATATTTTATATATTTGGCGACAATTTAACGGTGAAGATTATCAATGGGTTCCAGTAAACGAACATAGCACAATGGATCTTCATGAGACTAAATTATTCATTCCAGATGAAAATTTAACTGACGAAGAAAACGAAAAGCAAACATTCGTATTCGATGAAGACGATGTTAATATGTTCTTTATTCCTCGATCTAATTCTTTAGATGTATATATCGATCAAGGATATATTATGAAAGACCAATATGTTGAAATGGTCATGCTTAAAGAACAAGATGCTAATGGCAAACATTTAATCGTTCCCGATAATGCTAAATACAAAATGAGCGATATCGTAAAAGGTGTCGGCTTTAAATTAAATTATGCATTAAATGAGCCGACTGTCGTACAAGTTAATGTTCGTCACACGATTAAAAAAGGTAAAGAATTTGGCGTATTCCAACGTGCTGCAGTATTCGTCGAAGAAAAACGTATTATTTATAATGAAGATTCTTATCCTAATAATACTCGTGTTATTAAGTTACCTACTTATTATGAATATGGTAAGCAACAAATTGAAGTATTCTTAAATGGATTAAAATTACATAATGGGTCTTCTGATGAGGTCGACTTTAGTGAAGTACTTCCAGTTCCGACTGAAGACAATCCTAATCAGACATTAACGAATAAATTTATTATTAATAATAACGTTAATTTAAAATATGGCGACCGCATCATCTATCGTATTTCTCATTATACTTGGTCTTATGAACAGTTAGAATCTATTATTACTAATGCTCAGAACGGCATTAAAGAAACTAAAGATTTGATTACGGCTGTCGATAATAAATATAGTCGTATTACAGAATCTATCGATCCTGCAATCACGGCTATGCAAACAACGATTCAAGACCTTAAAACTTCGACACTTAATACTGATAATTTTATTAAGCGAAGTGAAAAGATTACTAAATCTATGTTGGATGACGAAGTTAAGAGTGGCTTATTTAAAACTATTCAACAATATGAAATCACGATCGATCCTACTAGTACGATTTATCCATTACAACATACCGTTACCGATAAACAATTATCGTTTGTATTATTAGACCAATATGTCGGCAATAATAAAATCGATAACGCTAATATTAGTACGATACTTAATTATGGCACTGATTATGTTTATGTTGATAATAATAAAATTAAATTATCGGCTGGACTAATTAGAAATACAAGAAAACTTAAATTTATGGTTATTTCCTTTGGAGCGTAATTCATGCAAAACACATTGACATGGATGGTTCTCGACGAAAAAGAATTTAATATTTATAGTACATATAAAGCCGGAGTTATTACTTCGGCTTCTCGTACTGTAATTCCGATTCGCCTATATAATAATTATATGGGTATCGAGAAACAGCCAGAACTAAAAAACTTCGGTGTTAATTTTTATTTCACCGATATTGAAGATTCTGTATTACTAGATTATATTAAAATCTTAAATGCAGATTCCACTGAGTTACCGACAACTCGATTAAGTGATACTTTAACAGTTAACTTAACTAACGAAGTCGTTCTTAGTGGCGCTCCTAATAAAGGAGATAGCGAAAAGAATTATTACGATTTTAATATCGTAATTGAATTACCTAAAGATGTTAAATATAAAATTAACGATCTTAAAGAATTAACTTGTGATATCGTATATTATTAAGGAGGCCTTTAAATAATGAAACCTACTTGGGGTATTCGAAAATTAAATGAATACAGCATAAGTAAAGATACAGCTATTATTATTACTGATAGCGAAAAAGATAACTATTATTGGGCCGATATTCCTGATGGATCGTTATTAGTAAATGAAAAAACAGGTAATCTTAGTATTAAATTAACTGGCGAATCTGATTGGGTACCAATGGGTATTCGTAAGGATGGTACAGATAAGCTAGTTAAGGATGCGGTAATTAATGTCGAATATTATACAATCGTTAAATTCGAATTAGAGCATAATCGATTCTATTATCATGACCGAGAAGAGATTACTCGTATCGGCAAATTGATCGATGGCAAAGCTCAATTTAAAGTTGGTTCTGGATTATATATCCCAGGAACAAATCAACTAGAAGTATTAATTAACGATACTGTAAGATGTAATACTTTAGACGATAGTCTTGAAGAAATCAATATGAAGTATTTCCAAATCGATGCCGATGATATTCGATTGGGTTCTACTGTTACAGTTCGTTATATTAATTATGAACGATTAAGTGAATTATATCCATTTATTTTTACACAAGAACAATATCCTTGGTTCTTTGAAGATAAAGATATTTGGATTAATACGGCAGAAAATGTTTCTGAAGATGGTTTAGCTATTACACCGATGAGCTATACCGTTTCGTATCCAGCCGATGATCCTGCTCATGCTAACATTACAGTGTTCACAACTAAAAAGGCTCACTTGATCGCTACTCATCGACAAGAAGAATATTATAATGCCACAACAAAAAGAAGTATTACTAAGTTTAAGGTGCCGCGCAAGACAAACGATTATTATTTAAATCTTTTCTCGACTTACTTTGGTTATCAAACTAATTATAGTAAAGCATTAATTAAAGGTACTCAAACTGAAACCGATAAGTTAACATTAGATGCTGAGATGTTATATCCTAGTTCTTTAATGGCTAGAGCATCTGTTAAGACTCAAATCGGTAATACTGTTACTTTTAAACGTAATGATAAGAAATTATATGCATCTCAAAATATTGGTATGGGTGTTCAATATAATTTACCAAGAGAAGAAAATCCTTATGAAGTAGTCGTTACTGTTCATAATCCTAGTAATGGGTTAAGTAAAGAAAAGACTTTAACTGTCGATCAAAGAAAAATTGTGTTAACAGCCGATATTAGTTATGTCACAACGGTTAACGGAACTGAAGTAGTCGTGACAACTATTCCTGGTTCTAAAATAAATATTGCCGGTGCCGGCCCTATGTCTGGAGGCGTAATTGCACAAGATGTAATAGTCGATGATACTGGACGATATATTGTTAATATCCCGCTAGCTCAAAATGAAGAGACATATAATGTTATCGTTTCTAACGATAAGGCAGATAATAGAATTACTGAAACAATTAATATATTATTACATAATCCTAGAACTCCTCTTTCTGTTTACGTAGTCGATGGTCGAGATGATTTAACTGGCGATTACGAAGGAACAAAAGCATTAAGTATTCAAGCAGAATCTGGTTCTACGATTATAATTAAAGATGCCTCTGGTAATACTGTAAAAACAAGAACACCAAGTAATTTATCGACAGAAGAAACGCTTTATAGGATTCCATTTTTCTATTATCCAGAAGTAAAAACATTTACAGTCGAGTCTGTAAAAACTAATAAAGTACCTGAATCTAAAACAGTTACTATCGAAGGCTATAAAAAAGTTAATGCTCAAACTCCGTTTAACGTTAATCCAGTAGTCTTAAATAATCGAATCTGGGACGTATCTTTTGATTATACAAAAGGATCGACTATTACGGCATATGATGCCAACAATAATATTATTAAAACTAAAGATAATAAAGATAATATTGTTGCGGTAGCAAATGAAACTATCCAAGATTTTGTTGGATATTATTATTCTTTCAAACAAAAGAATAACGATTATGTAGTAAGATTTACTTGTACTCATCCTTTATACAACGATCAGGAAGTTACGAGAACAATTGAAGGCGCTCACTTACCTGAACATCAGATTGAATTATTAAATACTTATGTAATTAATCCATATGCTGATATGTATAATTCTGATGCTTATCAAGTATTAGAACTTAAACTATATAAGACTACTGATGATTTAGATAAAGTTCATTTGACTCTTGATACTCATCCAGAAATTCAAAATAATTTAACGTTATCATATGGCAGAACAAATGCTAAGCCTGCTAAATATACTGGTGCTAATTTATTAGAGAAAATCAATGGTTCTAAAACATCTTATTTAGAATTTTATGGCAAAGAAGATTTGTCTAATGAAGAAACATTAACTGTTCTGCCTAAGATTAACGATTATTTAACAAATGCTTATGAAGGTAAAAATGGATCTTATTATTTTATTTTTAAAGTAGATAACTTCTACGACTTAATGGAAAATAGAGTAATTAATATTAAAGCAAACAATAAAGATACTGTTAATATAACAGTTCCAACAACTATCCTTCATTGGAAAAATTTAGAAAAATCAATAACTTTAAATAAAGATATTGAATCTTCTATGAATGAGAAGTATAGAGAAATAACTAAAGTTACCAATACTCTTTTAACCAATCCTAAAGATAATTCTTATTCAGTTGGGAACAGTATAAAATATATTCATCCTAATTTAGTAAAATTAGTTATTTTGAGTTGTAATACTAATGCTCACACTAAATTAAATTCTTTAATAGAAAAATTTAAAGAGTTAAAATATTTTAATGATACATATAAAACATTACAATTTAATGGAACAGTTTTAACTTGTTGGAATGATTTTTTTTATAATAATTACAAATATTTAGATTTTAATTCAAAAATATTATTATTTCCAAATATATTCTCTTATCTTTTTGTATCAGCTTATTTCAATGATCATACTTTTTCTGCTTCTGAAAATGGAATTATTCCAGCAATGTATTTAAATTGTGAAGTTAATGACGATAACGTTATTCACGTTAAAAGTAACAATCAAGAATTTTTAAATGGTTTCTATAATGTATTTGATACGGTAGGAATTAGAAGATTTAATTCAAATCTTCAACCAATAGAAAAAGCTTCTTCGGTAAATTTAGCTATCTCTTATTCTGGCAAAAAAATACCTTCTTTCTTTTTAGGCGATTATAATCATTTGGCTGTTAAAGCTACTATTTTAGCAAAAAATATAGAAGAAGTTTCTGATAACGGTCTTCCATTCTTTCATAATTCTTTTATCTTTATGGATTATACCAAGATAAAAAAATTGAACAATTTTTCTTTCTCTAATCCTTTTATTGAGTGTCATGGAATACAAGTTAAGAATATTGGATCTAAAAAAGATATAACTATTGTATTAAAAGAAGAAGAGTATATTGATAATGGAATAAAATATAGATTAATTGATTTGCCTAATGATGCTCAATATTCTACTATTGATAAAATGTATCCATTCCCAATAACGTTATCGTTATCTGATCCTTTTAATATCATTATTAAATGTGGGAATAACCATTTAAAAATTCAAGATCTTTTGTTTAGTTGGGCAGCAGTTGAATCAATTACAATAGAATCACCTTCTATTACTTTGATTGACGAAGAAGGAGATGTTATATCTCATAAAAATATTCCTAAAACACCAAGAATTCTTGGAATGAATAGATCTTATAATACTGTTAAAAGTAAATATAATATTCCTAATAATTTAACAGTTGTTAACTATATAAAATATTTCTCTCATTTTGGTCGAACAAATTTAAAGTTCATCGATCTTAGAAAATATACAAATTATTATTTGCACCCACAAGATTTTTTTGACAATAGTAAGTTAAATAAAATAATTTTCCCTGATAATTATATCGGAAGATATTCTAGTGAGACTGTCGATGCTCAAGAATGTCTTTCTGATTGTTATGCTATTTATATTGATAATCTTGATTTTATAACTTCTGCATCAAACATTGCTGGCAATAATTCATTTTTTAATACAAAAAGATTGGAAACAGAAGTAAATCTTAATTACTTTAAAGAATTTAGATATAGTGCATTTTCAAGTTCTAATGCCGAAAAATTTATTTACAGAAAAAGAACATTAACGACAGACTGTCTAGGAGAAGAAGTAGTTCTTAAAGATGGATATTTAGAATCTTTAGAAAAAGGAAATTTATTCCCAGTAATAATGTCTGATACGTCTTTCTACCGTACAAATATGACTCAAGAGTCATTTGATAGAATTAAAAATAATTTTGTAAATTTTGCAGAAAGATGCTTTTCTGAAGCAAAGCAAATTAAAGAAGTTGTGTTGAATAATTCAAACTTAAAACTGTTCAATATAGGTTTTAGAAATGTAAATTTAGAAAAGTTAGTTATCGATTCTCCTACGATTGGCGCAATAATTATTGAAGACAGTATGTTAAATAATAGTAAGTTAAATGAATCTTCGGATAATTATAAAATAAATGCTCCAAATGCAAAAGTGTTTATATTTGAAAATAAAGGTGGATATAGCACATATCATACATTAGATATGCCAAATCTTGAATATTCATATTTTGCGAGTCCTCAAAAAAGAAAAACTTATGGATATAATCCTGATAAGAATGAGGATCCTTCCATTTTAGCAAGACATGTTGACGATTTTGGAGGAACATCAAATGGAGTAAACATTAGTTATTATAATGATGCTGAATCTATTGCTAAAGCTAATCTTGAAGAATTAGATGTTCCAAAAGGAATATTCATGACATTGTTTTCTAATGCTGTAAATAAAAATGATATAAAAATAAAAAAAATAAAATTGGATATTTTGGGAATTGAACCATATTCTAGTGGATATGTATATAATTATGCACCTATTTCTTCTTTTGTTTATGATATTAATTATGTTAGTAGATTTATGGAAAAATATCGATGGCCTGCTTTAGAAGAAATTATTATAAAAAATAGTTCTTCAAATAAAGAATATACTAATTTAGGAGTTAAAATTAAATATGTCAAAGCTTAATGATTATTTTGAAAAAACAATAGGTCTTCCTATTATATATCATGACTATGAAACATATGATTGGAACTCCGCAAAATTCGGTACAATAGTCGTCGATCCTAAAGATAATAATATCGGTATTAAACTAAAATATAATGTCGATAATCAAGATCCAAAAGATCCATTCTCTAAATATGGTCCTAGCTGGGTAGCTCTTAAGCTGCCCGCTAGTGAATCATTAATCGTAGAAGAATCTTCTAGGATGGTTTGTGAGAAAATTATATTTATCGATTATGATCGTATCGAAGGCAAACTTTATTATTCTATTAATGGTCGGTATAAAGAATCTAAATTAACTCGACAAGATAATTTTGTATTTGAGTTAGATAAAGGTCAATATATCCCGGGCAATCATCACATTAAAGCATTAATTAACAATGCGATAGAATGTTCGCCAGCGACCAAGACTCTTAAAGAATTAGATAGTACACACTTTGTTCTTAATTCTACTCAATTAGAACAAGGTTGCGAAATTGACGTATATTATATTGAACGATATCATGTCGGAAATCCTGTTCCTCGATTTTACAATCAAGAAGAAGAACCGGCAAATCCTGAGCCTGGCGATTTCTGGATTAACAGTAAACGCAGTGAATATATGAAGCAAAAGCTTCCGGTTACTCCGTATATTCGTTATGATTATAATAGTATGCAACTATCTATCTTGTTAAAATCTATTAGTGGCAGCACCTTTAAAATTTATAAAGGTGACGATCTTGTCGCAACGAAAACAAGTAATCGTTCTTGGACAACTTTAAAAGTTCCATTGGCTTATAACGAGATTTATACATTAAAAATCGTTGGCGAAAACAATGATTATTTAACCAATGAAGTTACTCGTGATATTCACTCTACTTCTAAAGTAAATATTGCATTACAAAACTTATCTCTTACTAAAAATAAAATAAATTTACATTTAGTAGGCGAAGCCGATTTAAAGTTTACTGTATATAGTACATCTGATACTTCTAATGTTAAGTTTATTCCTGACGATTTAAATAATGCATATGATGTAAGTTTTGACCGCAAAAATAAATCTTACTATGTCGATATCACTGCTCATAAACAAGGCAAGTTATCTTTTAAACTTGAACGTATTCTAATCGAAGCTAAAGATCCTATCGAAATTCCGATTAAGATTATTGAAAAGACGTATCATACGCCAACTATCTATGATCAAACAGCTAAATTATTTGTTCGTATTGTTTATGATAAACAATTAAACTTAATTACGGCATCTAATAATCCAGAAAATCTTATGTATCGTAGCGTTACCGAAAATCAAGATAACGGTAAAAAATGCTACGATTATGAATACGATGTACGATTAGCAGACGGCGTTCAATATGTTTCTTTCATGGCTAGCGACGTTCAAGAAAATGCTGTATCGACAGTAGCGACAACTAGTATTCAAATTAAGCGAACAAAAGAAATTAGAGCTCACTTAGATTTAAGTAGTGAACCATTAAAAGTAATTGCCGGTATTAAATATCAGAAATTAAATCTTATTGTTCCTAATACAGTCTCTAGCGTACAAATTATTCCTAAGATTTATAATAATAGAACGCAAGGACGTGTTCGCTTAATTAAACAGGTTGGAAATACATATACTTATTTAGTTCCTGTATATGCTCAAATATTAGATTATATTGGTCCTGATCCTAATAATCCATGGGAAACAAAATCTGATGCTGTATTTGAATTATCGGCATATGCCTATATCGATCAACGATTAGAATTCCCTAGTAGTACGTTAAATCATTTATAGAAAGTTAAATAAATGCCAATTAAACAAAGTAAAAAAATATCTTCTCGTTTAATAAGTAATGGTCGTGCTACTTTTGTTTATAGCGATAGCGATTATAAATGGGATCTGTTACCAAATGGATCCCTTTTGGTCGACGAAGAAAATGGCAAAGTAAAAATTAAATTAGAAGGCAAAACTGATTGGACGCCGGTCGAAGAAGTATTAACTAAAGATTCTAATTTAATTATTCACGGTAATCGAATTATTAAAGAGCCATTTTTAGTTCTCGATATCGATAAAGAAAACGACACTATTACTTATTTAAATCATAGAAACGAACGTCGGCATAAATTTATTTATCGTTACCAAAAAGATTGGTTCGGAGTATTTGAATTAGATAAAGGTTCTTATATTCAAAATAAGAATTTAATTTCGGCAACAATCAATAATACGATTGAATGTAACGATAAGAATTATAAACTTCAAGAGTTAACAAGTCGACGTATCGGTATCGATCTCGATGTTTTAATTCCAGGATGTTGGGTCGATGTTCAATATTATGATATATATAAAATGACTCAACCTGGCTATAATATTTTTATCGATAAAAATATGCCAGAAGAACAGCTATTCGATAAATCTATGGCCGTTGTTTTAAACGATAAAAAAGAAGTTAATACGGAAGAAAACCCGTAATATAAACAACGATAATATATTATTTCTAGTACTAGAGGTTAATCAATGGCTAAAAAAATAGAAGAATTTATGCTGTCAAAAGATCTTCAAGATAAGATCAATCAAGTCAGCAATTTAACTCAAGTCCATATGGATCAATTGGACTCTTCATTAAAAACATTGTTAACTAATATCGGAAGTGCATCTCAAGGAGTCATCTCTTATGATGACTCCGAACTTCGTAATCGAATAATTTCTCTCGAGAAAAACTCTGCTACGAAAACAGGATGGTTTAATAAAACTTCTGATAAGTTAACTAAAGAAATGCTTAATGCAGAAATGCAATCTCTTATCGACGATATGCAAGATTTCGCAGACGCATTATTAACTAAATTAAATATCTCTGATGCCGATAATAAATATCGTGCTAAATCTGAGAAGCTTCAATTAACAGATTTAAGTGAAGAATTCCAAACTCAGATTCGTAATATTATAGACAAAGTAAATGCTTTAAATACAACATTTGCTGGTCTTAACTTTGTCGCTAACGATATTGAACAATTAAAACGTATCATTAGTGATTTACCTAATACTGCTATTACAAGAGATTTTGCCGATACCCGATATCGTTTACAAGATCAAAAAATTACTGTGAACGATGTTAACGATACTTTGCGTCCAGCAATTATTTCTCTTCAATCTAATTATAATAAATTAGATAATGTAGTTCTGCGCAGCGATTTATCTGAATATCGTCGTTTAGATAACGATATTAATATGGCAGATCTTGATGCAAGTATTCAAGCAAAACTTAATACGATCGATCAATTAAATGCTAATATTAATGCTCGTATTAATACTCTCGTTAATCAAGCATTAGCAGCAGGTTTTGTCGATACATTAAAAACGACTTATGTCGGCGACTATGTATTACTTAACGACAATGACTTCCAAAGCTATATTCAAGGATTATTAGATAATGTTAATACTAATAATAAAGCATCTGTAATTCAATGTTTATTTGCTTTATATAAAGCAATGAAAAATACTTCTGTAGCCGTTGCTGCGAATGAAGCACAGTTAAATAATGTGAACTCTCAATTTGCCAGCATGTCTACTAATGCTAATTATGCAAAATCTTTAAAGGATATTGATGCGGTTGATGCTATTAAAACATTATCTTATTTCGCTGGTCTTGGCGATACATTAGTCGACGATATTACTTCTGATGACTCTATCGAAACTCTTAGTGTAACTGGTTCTACGACTATCGTTCAAGCCGATACAATTGCTCAAAGCTATACAGAAAATGCTGCTAAAACTACGACAGCATATGTCGGTATTGCTTCTAATGCTGTTCACGATTGTGAAACAATTATGCATTTAGAATTTCCGGCCGTTACTAACGTTAATGCATCTGCATTTAAAAATTGTACTAATTTACATTCTGTATTTTTACCGTCTGTAAAAACAATTAGAGATGGTGCATTTGTAGCTTGCGATAATATTAATACAATTATGCTACCTGAAACATATACATTCACTGGCAAGGAAGGTCTTCCTCAAATGTGTCGTATCGTTCGTGTAGCTGGTCCTGCAGTTATTTAAGGAGGTCGATTAAATGAAAGTTAGCGTTTATGTCGACAAACTTAAAAAATGGGTTCCGATATCTTCTGACGAAGTCCTTGATCGGAATAAAAATTTATCTGATGTAAAAGATAAAGATGCAGCTATTACTAATCTTGGTCTTTATGATAAGTTCATCTCTAAAGAAGCTCTTCAATCTGGATTCTTACCCGATGTATTTACACCAGAAAATATTGTAACAGATGCTGATCACCAATTTGTTAGTGATAGCGATAAAAATAATTGGAACAATAAATTAAATAAACCGGTTGAAATGCAAACTAATTTGGAAGAAAACCAAATTGGTTATGATGAAGTTAATGAAAAATTTTATATCGGTTTAAATAACAAGAATGTTCTTGTCGGTGGCGCGTCAGCGCTGGATAATATTAAAATTGTTAATGGATTTTTCTCTGGTAATTCTCAACCAACCATTATTCGCAATACTAAAACAAAAGAAGATGGTACATTAATTTCTCCGATCTTCGTCGATGTTCAATGTGTCGAATATACTGGCGGCGATCTCGGAGAAGTATCCGTATCTTATACTTCTGAACTTATTAATATTTATAATACAGGATCTTTCACTGGAGCATTCCAATGCATGATCGTGTATCCGTTAGGAAGTGTTAATCGATGAGATGGTCAATTAAGTTAAAAGACGAAATTAAAGATTTAGCATTTTCTACTTATGTATCTATATTTTATAATTTAAACGATTTAGTTGATAAAGCCCAAGCAATTAAAAACTTGGGCTTATTCGATAAGCTTGCCAGTATCGAAGAAATCAAAAAGATTAAAATATTGGCGACCGCTATTAAAACAAGTAATCTTCATCGATTTGTTTCTAAAGCTAATAAAGATAAATATAACAATAAAATAAGCAAAGTTGTAACTACCGATAATCATTTTGATATCGACAGTAATAACGATGCTTATTTCCATAATGGCGAAAAACGTTTTTATTTAAAATATAAAAATAAATATAGATTATTTGGTGGCAATACTATTTTATATAAAGTAGGCCAAGCTACATTTTTAGGAAAATCTAATGAAGTTAGAATCGCTCATAATTTACACGACGATCGAAATGTCGGTATTACTCCTGATTTCGTATCGATTAAACCATTACATAGTGCGGCTAAGGCCGGCGATATTTGGGTTAAAAAAGATTCTAACTTTATTTATGTAGGCAACACTGGTGCTGCCGATATAGAATTTCAATATATGATTTATGCTCCGAAGAATATGGGTTAAGGGATAGTCAATGAAGAAAAATCGAACATTTAAACAAGGTCGTGGATCTGAACAGCTCTTAAATCAAGAACTGTATGATATCTTTACTGCTGTCAAAGATATTAACCCAGATATCACTGAGCAAGAAAAAGTTGTCGGTGCTAGTGCAGTACCAGACAATAATATTCATGGTTCTCTCTGGCGTAAAGATAGAACGAATGAATTAAAATATTATGATGGCGTTAAGAAACAATGGATTAACGTATTCGATAATAAGTTTCAAATTATCGAACATTTGACCGAAGAAACAACTCCGGTAAATCCTGTTAAAGGTCAGTTATGGATTTATAACGGTATTATGTTATACTTCGATGGCCGAGAATGGAAACCGATTAAATCTATTCCGGCTGACGATGCACAATTTAATGAAGCAGCATTTGCCGATTTCGCTCTCGTTAGTCCATTACTTTCTGTTGGTCATGTAACTGTACCAAGCTTACAAAACGGCGATTCTAAACGTTATGAAAATGAATTAAAAACTGGTTATCAACGTTTTAAGAAAAATGCTGTAGAAGAAGTCGATACTTTCGATTTTGAATGGGAAGATCCATTTACAGCCCCAACTCATGATAAATTAGTTGATCCTAATCATAGAACACAATACGTTATTCCTAACGTTAATCATGATAGAATCTTTATGGAAAACAGTTTACTTAATGACTATGAAAAAGTAAATACTGTTTGTTTCCAATATCCGACTGTAAAAGCTCAAAATAAAAATTTAAGTGCATTACATATCAACGCACAAAAATTATCTAACATTACTAAACGTTTATTTAAAATTAATAAAGACGATAGTAATACAAATGCCATCATAGATATTAATCCTAATAATACAGAGTTCTACGGATTTAGAGCTGGTGAAAATAAAGGCGATCATTTGTATCCTTATTACGAAAAAGTCGATACTGGTATAACTGATAGCACAGCTCGTTCTTTAAATAATACGTCCGGTATTCGAGAAGTCGATCGAGTTAATGCTGCTATTAATCCAGATATTAATTATGATCATCCTGAAGAAGTAACTGTAAGAGATAGAGCAGTTCGGCGAGATGTTTCTATGAAAGATGATCCCGACAATCGTTTTGGTGATTATGTTATCTTACATAAGAAGATTTCTTTGAATTATCGTACCGTTCAAAATTACGATTATATTTTAGCTGTAACATATGACTTCAACTGGATTAATTATACTGGTTCTTTGAAAAAGTTAAATAATGGTAACTTATTCGAAGGTTTCCATATCCCAGATCTTCCAGAATCTATTAACCTATTCTTCGATGGCTTAATGCTCGAAGAACAGTTCTACGATGTCGATGTTAAAAATCAACTAGTAAAATTAGAAGATAAGATTTATAAAGAAGACGAAGTTCATGTCTTTAAAAATTATATTAAAGATTCTGGTTATATCGTAGAAACCAATCTCGATAATCAAGGTATTATTTCTTTACATAAGAAATTTAAATCTCCGTTAGTATTCGTTGCCGGCGAATTGATTCATCCATTATTCGGTGGTTTAATTTATCGTGACGATAAAATCTTCGTTCCTCGTGCCAAAGTTAATATGCCGTGGACAGTAATTGAAGCATATATTCCTGGTGAAGAAAATGCTTATGCTGCCGGTACCGTAAACTTCGATAATAATATTATCGCTGGTACAAATCGTACATTAGCAACTGAAACAGGCACACCAAATATCGACGCAACTGCCTTGTATAATAATGGTGAACATTCTCTAATCGTTCAACAAGGTCAAATCGGTCACAGCGGACAAAACGTAATTTATTACGATCCTCGCGTTATTACGAATACCGATGAAATCATTTTATTCTTAGATGGTATGTTAATTAATCCTAAGAATATTGAATGGAATAAAGACTATAATTATTTAACGATTAAAGACGGTTTATTCCCTGGTCAACAATACTTGTTATTACGTGATCCTGACGATCGTTTATTCGATGGCGCTAGCGCTATGGATACATATTATACTGGTGCGTTAAGCGATAGCTTAGTTTATCAGAATGGTAAACTATTATGTAACCAACAACCTTTAATTTCTCCGGTATCCCCTAAAGAACGTGAACAAAGTACTGCCGACGGTGAAGTCGTATTGTTTATGCCAGACGATTTAACTGATGCAGCTTCCGTTCAAATTTATGATGATTATAAAAAAATCTGGAGATTGGCTACCGATAAAGAACTTAAGGATATTAAAACGATTTGTACGTCTTATGAAAATACAGTATCGGCTGTTAAGATGAATGTACCAGTTTTACCAGAAGATAGTATCGATATCTTTGCATATAAGTTTGCAGGCGATAGTGAAAACGCTATTAAGATTGGTGATTTCATGTTAGATTCTACCGATCCAACAAATCGTTCTTTCTATATGCAATACGATAAATATTCTCCTCGTGTAAATGCGTTAACAGTGTTCCGTAACGGCGTTCGTCAAATTCTCGATATCGATTATATCGAAAATGAAGACGGCGCATCTATTAAATTCTTAGGACCTGCTAACGATATTAAAGCTAGTGAAAAAATTCATTATACAATCGAACAATTAGAAACTGGTGCTTCTAAGGTAATGGATGTTATTACGTTAGATAATAAGAATGCTATCGGTACTAATGTATACGAGATTCCGGCACAAACAGAATTGTATCTATATCCTGGTCGCTTAGTCGTATATCGTAACGGTGTTCGTTTGCCAAAAGAAGATTGGACATTGATCGGCAATAAGACAATTCAAATTATTAAATCTGATCGTCCTTATATCGGTACTACAGCAAGTAATTATCCTAATGAATCTTTCTATAAACAAGATACAGATACTTCTTATGTAGTACATCATCATCAACCAGATCGAATTACGATCGAGATTCGTCAAGATTATAAACGCAAAGAAGAAACATTTAAAATGCGATATAATCGTGTTCCAGAGTTCCCGATTAACGATTACGATATCGATCCTCAAGTTCTTGAATCTAAAGATGAAGTTTTATTCTATATAAATGGTCTGTTTACAGGTTTGAGTCGTAATATAGTAAATGGATATGTTTTAAATAAATATAAAAGCTGTATTACGTTTACTGATAGAAAAGTCGCTGCGTTATTAGCTAATGATCCATTGTATATCGATTTATATGAAAATCCTGATAAGATGGAAGCATGGAAAAAGCGGACTGGAAAATCAGAGTATACGACAAGTATAAAACATTATATCACTTATGATTATCGCGTATAACGCAGGAGATTTTAATGGCACAAGACTTTACTAAAGTTACAATAAACCAAATCGATATGGATGCTGTTACTGAAACAGTCATCGCAAAAGGTAATTTGGTATACCGTAAAGATCATAGTGATACTAAAGCAGAAGATGTTGATAAGGTCGGTGGCATTGCTGCCGACCACATCGCTGTAAGTATCGATGGTGATCGTGAAACAGTTCCGAATGCATTAAAACTCGGTGGTAAATTAGCTGCCGATTATATGACTACTACTACTGGTAATAGTTTAAATAAAAGAACTGAAAATATTAAATCTAAATTTGGTAGCGATATTTTAGCATTGCGTGACGAGTTGTATCAACTTCGTGGTCAATTAGCTAAAAATGGTTACGTCAAAAATATCGGTTATTATGATGGCTTCTATGATTGCTTCCATGATTTTAACCAAGTTCATTTAAATAAAGAATTAGCGAATACTAAAAATACAGTTCAATTAGATAGAAAATCTTTAGTGTTCCCAGCGAATACTGATATGGATCAATTCTCTCAATATGATTTTATTGCTATTGTAAATAGCAATACTGGTTTGGAATGTATCCGTCAAGTTGCAGCTGTTGATAAAGCTAATTTTAAATTAACGTTAGATCGCAATATTGCAAATAGTGTTATTCTTCAAAATGCAGAATACTATCAAGTATATAAATCTTATGGCGCTATTTATAATGGCGATTTCTTATTTGCTCGTCCTTTAGAAACTGTAATGGGCGATGAAGAATATGCATCTGGCGAAACTGACGATACTAGTCGTGAGTTCGTTAAGATGATGAAACCAGGTTTTGGTTACGCTACTACTTTAAAATTTAGCGAAGGTAAAACTGGTTATTTAAAAACTGTTGAACTTTGTTTAAAAGCATATGGTAATCCAGGTCCTGTTAATTGTTATCTTATCGACGCACGAGATGTCGATTTATTTAAGAATGGTCAACAAGCTGAAGCAGCTTATAAATCTTCTCAAGCTAATAAAGATGATAAATTTAAATTCTTTGCGAAGACTCAACCTAAAGCAGTAAGTGCTACCGTTGAACGTCAATATGTAAAATTTAGTTTCCAACAAGATGGTAAATATCCTATCATTCCAGATAATTACTATCAAGATCCTACACGTTATTGTTTAATCGTAGAGTTTATGGAAGTTAATACAGATAACTATTACGAAATTGAATTGATCAATCACAATAAAAACGATCTTCAATTAAATAATATCTTCTATGATTATGAACGTAAATCCGATGTTGCTGTAGCTCATGCATTAACAGAAACAGACGAAACTAAAAAACGTGATCTTTACTTCCAATTTAAAACTCAACAAAAATTAACAAATCAACCTAGTCCTGTAAACGAAGGTTTATATTCTGCTCATATCTACAATCGTAGATTACAACGTGCTTCTAAAGCTCGTGTAGAATTGAGAATTAAACGTGAAGGCTTATATGAAGCAAGTACTTTAAGTTCTCCATCCTTATTTACGACTGAAGCAATTACCTTGAAAAGAAACCCAAAAAATGGTACAATTAATTCAGTACATGAATTAGGTTTGAAAACTGAAATTAATAAACCAATGGAATTGCGTCGTGGAGATCCTTCCGATATCTCTATGCCAGTCGATGTCGTTATCGGTGAAAACATTACGAAAGTAAAAGGTTTTAATACCGAATCCTTAACGACAATTAATCCAGTATTGGTTAACGATAATGATCCTGTATATCGTGTTGGTTATGTAGTAGCTATTAAAGCACGTGAATATAAATTTAAAGATGGTATCATTACTAAAGGTCAGTTTAAACGATTCATTGTTCCGCTTACTGAAGTCGTTAAAGACGTTCATTCTTATATGGATGGCGTTAGCGATCGTCTGATCTTTGAAACACCTTTATATGAAGAAGGACAAGAAGTCGTAGATTATAATGATTTCGAAGTTCAAGTATATTGGGAAAATCCTGAATTAAGTGATAGCTCTATCACGAAACAAGAACAAATGGGTTCCCTAAAAGAAATTACAGTAAGCTTTGCTTCTGATTTCGAATAACGAACTGTTATAGCCGGGGGCGAAAGCTCTCGGCTTTTTTATTTTAAAGGATTGACTATGATTACAGATCATAAAGATTTTTTAGAACAACTTAATGTTATTAAGCAAGGAATTAATATCCCGGCTTATGACATTTCTAAAATCATGGATTCTGAAGAATATAATAATTATTATGCCGATATAGAAAAATCGTTAAACGATTTAACTGGTATGATACGATCTTTAGAAGATTGTAATCGATATATGGTTACGTATGTTAACGATATCGTCGATAAAAAGTATAAAGAATTAAGCGATAAATTAATCGCATTAGAAAATAATTATTCCTTATATCAAAATAAAAATTTTATTTCTTATTCTCCAGAATTTGACGATACAAAAGTTGTATATGACCGAGATGGAACTCAAATATCTCAATCGGATTATATAGTTCAACAAACAGGTAAGATCGATTTATTTAAAAATATTTCTTCGACAAAAGCTTATTCTGTTAATATAGATAAAGATCATGGATCTGCAGTTATATCTTTTGAACGCAATATGATTACAGAGTTAAATAAAAAGACTGCTACATTTATGATTAAATTAAGCGAGCCAATTATATTAAATTATATATCCTGTGATTTAGTAAATTGTTCTGGTTCTTTTACGATTAATAATAGCATTAATGAATATTCTTTTAACTCTTATTTTGATCCACAAGAAATATCTTTAATTGTCGTTACATTAAATTCTAGCAATCCTCAAACTAAACAGAAAAAGGTATTGTATGAAAAATCTAAAGGATTTATGGATAACGCTTATGCTGGAATTGCCTACTTTGATAAGAGTAGTGAAAAAACAGAAGAACAGCGTATGGCTAAAATTTATTATGAAAATGATGTCACGAAATATGTAGGTGAAAATAATGGCAGAAGAAACAAAAATTAGTCGATCTCTGACCGTCAAAGATATCGGTATCGTACTCGACGATAAAGATACGATCAGTACAACTGCGAGACCGATTCCGAGACGTGACGAGATTAAAAATATACAATTAGATTCTACTGTCGTTTCTTATGATTTTGGCATTAACAATATTAAATTTTCTTATCATAATGCAACTGACGTTAGTGGTCTTATTTCTAATTTTATCGTAATCGATAATTGCGATTATTTAACATTACTAACTTCGTTAAAAGAACAGTCTAAAGATGAACAATATTCTTTAGAGTTTTATTTATTAGATAATAATAAAGAAATTCCGATATTGCCATATAACCAAACACAAGTATTATATGAAAAGATGTTCTATAATTTAGAAACAAGATTTAAAATTAACAAAAACTATCAAATTACTGTTCATGAAAAAACAAAAGATGGATTAACGTTATATAATACTTATGCTAATTACGATGAATATCTTACTGGTACAAATTCTTTAAATAATATGTTAAAGGACAAATCTAAAGAGCTTGTTATTAGTTATGTACCAGTCGATGCTAAACGAGTTAAGCCGACCAATAATCGTATCGCGATTAAATTAATTAAACGAATTTACGCCGGAAAAAATCCGCTTAAAATAGATAATATTATTCTTAATGCTCATGGAGGAAAATTAAATTGGAAGATTTAAAAAATACGACAGTTAAAAATGCGTACCTTCAAGCATTAGCCGATGAAGGATTAATGGATAAGTTTAAAGAAAAAAGCTTACAAGATCCTAATACTCCTTTATTTAAACCTAATTATTTAAGCGAAGAAGATGAACCTAAATATACCGAAGTTCATCAGAATACATTAGAATCTATTTTCGATATCATGAATTTAAGCTTTAATTGTATTGATTCTGCATATGATATTGAAAACTTATTATCTGATGTCGACTTAAAGATTGCTTCTATTCAAGAAAAGATCGATGCCGAAGATGAACGTGTTAAAGACGTTAATATGATCTGTGGTAATATCACAGATTTTAATTCTATTATTCCGATTACGTCAGGTCATTTTTCTATTAAATCTAATTTATATCAATATAGAAATTGTATTACGTCTAGTAAAACATACGAAAAAAATATTCCGGTTAGAATCGTAAATATTAATGGTAACGGTTATTCTGGTAATGACTATGTAGTTTCTGATAAACATGACGTTCTTCAAAAAGAGTTATTCGATACATCCCTAACGGAAAACGTTTTTGACGGTGTTAAAAATAGCGCATGGGAATATAGTCGATTATTCAGTTATGATTCTGTGAACAAAAGTGATTTAATTAATATCGACGATATCCCAGCCACAGTTCAGCTCACATTAGAATCTCAATCTGAAGACGGTTTTAACGAACTTGTGTTCGACGATGATGCAACTACACATATAACCAAGATTGAAGTTTCTGATAATAACGTAGAATGGCATACAGTATTTAATGGCGATATTCAGCCGAATAAGCAAGATAATAGTTATTCTGATTTTACATATATTTATGGTAGCGGTGCGCTAGTATTCCCGGTAACACAGCTATTAAGAATTACGATGTACAGCAATGCTGTTGACTTTAAGAAGATTAAGATTAACGATCAAATAAAAGATGGCGTATACCGTAAATTCATTAAGATCGACGCTATGCAAGCAAGACGTAATTCCTTTAAAGAAGGTTCTGGTACGACTCAAAATATTATTACTTCTGGTAAGGCAGTATGTGTTGGACTATTCTGTAATGAATATATTCCGGACTTTATGCAAGCTGCATTACGTCAGGAAGTACAATATCAGTTGATTATTAACGGTGTCGCTTATAACGTTGTTCCTGTTAATAGCAATAAAAAAGGAATTAAACTTATTAAGTATTCTAAAAATCCCGTTAAGGAAAATTACATAGAATATATCGATGAACCGATTACGACATTGCAGATTGCTATGATGATACCGACAGCATATGATTATTCTCCGTATATTGCTAATTTAAAATTATGCTTAGGAAAGCAGGTGTCTAATGTATAAAGATCAGATATATAAATTAGAATATTATCGCCAGCAATTAATTAATCGATCTTTAAAATCTGGTGAGTATATTAGTGATAGTGCATTAGAATCTGCATTAGAAGAATACGATACACAGTTGGCATTATTTAAACATCGTTATATTCAAGAAGGTTCTAAATTAAACGTTAAAGAGTTTAATAATGAATTATCTGTTTTATATAATGACTTATTGATTCTATATAGAATCGTATATGAGTTAACGATCAAAGAATTTAATAATACTAAAGATCTTGTAAATATTAAGTTAAATAATTTAGAACGTATCGCAAATCAATATTATAATCGATCTAAGTTAGAAACGATTGCTATATTTGGCGACACATTAGTATTCCAATCTAACAATTTTGATATTAAAAATAAAGATGGTAAAACGTATGTTAAGCTGCCGGCATTTACGACATATGCTGGAGCGACGTTAGCTTTCTTGGCTGATGTACAAGATAATAATGCTAACGTAGTTTTAGAATTATCGCCATCTGAAAATATCTTAAACTACGAATCCAATGAATCGTTATATCAAGTACCAGGTGAGCCGACAACGAAAACAGAATTCTTTTCTTTAGATTCTGGTAATAAATATTTCGGTAGTTATCAGTTACCTCAAAAATTTGAAAATACATATAAATCTCAGTATTATTTATATTCTGGGCACAATATGATTAAGGTTAATAATGAATGTATTGAGCTTAGCCAATATAATAAAGTTCAGAATCCTACAGAACATGACGTAGAGTTTTATATTTATAAGGGTACTAAGATCGATTTTAGCTTTACACTAGATCCGATTAAAACGAATATTAATAATCATCTTGTTACGATTACAGATAAGGTTCAGTATTTTAAATTTAGAATGCCGCCTTATGGACAAGTATCTTTTAATACTGACGGTATTGTTTTCGCAGCTGTCGATAATTGCACCATAAAAGATAATCATATTTATTCTAGAACATTCTATTCTGGTGCATATAACAATATGCTAGAAATTATTACTTACGATAAAGAAGTTAATTACGACAATCCAGTTGCTGTAATCGACAATCCATCAGGAAAAGATATTAAAATTAATTCTTTAGCAATTAAACAAAATAGGTATAACGAATATGATCAAGTATAATATCCGATTTAACGGTTCTTGGGAGTATGATAAATTCGTATTGAATTATTATAATCTAGCTAACGAAATTAAATTATTAAAAGAAAAATTATTAAAGCTAGAATCTCAGAATGAATCTATAAACGATACGTACAAAAAATTAGTCGAGTCTAATATTTTAGCTAAAACGTATCGTCAATATTCTAATTTCTATTGAGGTATAACATGGAAATAAAAAATACGTCTAAGTATTTTACTGAACTTGTTGAGTCTATGCAACAAGAATATAACGATTTAGAAACATCGATTATTAAACAACATAATTCTTACGATAAAAAGCTCGAGATTATGAATGCTGTATTAGAATATGGTAATTATTTAAATAATCAGATGTCTCGATATATTGATTCTCTTAAAGATGGCAACCGCATCAACGAAACTATTTTCGATGGAGAAACTGTATTAAGAAAGAATATCTATAATTCTAATAAGATATTATTTGCTGATACAAATAAAGTATTAGAAGCTAATTCTAATTACGAGAAATATGGCAACTGTATTCATCCTAAAATTATCGGCAACTTAGATAATTTACTTAACTTCAATTCTGCTGCCGGTTATATATTTAAAAACTCAGCAACAGTATCTATTAATGAAGAAGTTAAAGAAGAGTATATCGACGTGTTAAAACATGATACTATCTTAAATAAGATGCCGACATTCTCTCAATATTCTTCTGATACTGTTACACTTACAATCGAATTTCCAGATAATCCTATCGTAGGATCTGCGACTTGTAATGCTATTGAAATTTCTCCATTCTTAGCTGGTGCATCTATTTTAAAAAATATTACGATTATTACGACACCTGGAACTCAGTTAACTAATAAGGCTATCGTAATTGATTACGATCAGCCATTAGAAGATACTCGAATTCTATTCGACAATACATATAGTATTAAAACGATGGTGCTTAATTTTAAATTAACCTTCGTAAATAATCTTGGTATGTATCCATTTGGTTTGCGCCATATTTATTTATATAATGCTAACTTCGATACTAAGAATAGTAATATCGTAATTAAAAACGAATATCAGAACTTGATTAAATATATTAACGATAATATCGTTATCTCGGATCAAACTGCCGATGAAGTCGGTAATCGATATAGCAAACACAATACAACTTGTAGCGAAATGGATATTAAATTATATAGTTATTTATCTAACGGTAATTTGTTATATCCTATCGAAACACATGCTCGAGATATTATTAATCAGATTTCTCGAAATACAAAAGTGTTCTATGCCGACATTCCGGTTAAAAAAGCAATGTATAGCATAGAATTTTCCAAGGTTCGGACTTAGTGTCCGGGCCTTTTCTTTTTCGAATTCTTGTGCTATAATAATTTATGAAGGTATTATTTTAATCGGAGGATATTTTATATGGTTAGTGGATTATGGTACGAAGAAAATATATTAGGCCATACGACAGATAAAACGTATGTTACACAATATACAATAGATTACTTATACGATAATTTTTATAGTACAGTCGATATCGTAAAAATTTTGTCCACGTTTCGTAAAGAATTTATTAAATATTGTGATCTGCCATCTTCTCTTTGGAATGGGCTCATTAAAAGAGATACTTATTATTTTCATCCAGAATTACAAATTTTATCACAGCCACCTAAACTTAATATCGGACTCGATATTGAGGTAAAGGAAGTTAAGTTTTTTAAAGAAATGAAAATTTCTTATACTAAAGAACAGTTGCTATCTTATTATTATAAAAAGGCCAATCCTTTAACGATACGAGATGCAAAACGAGATGTTGGCGCTATTGACTATCTTTTAAATCGATATAAGCATCAACTTATGGATTCATTAGATATTCTGCTTTATCTAATCGATGATCATGCACACGAAGTTAGTTCTTTACTTAACTTAACTAACTATGAAGTAGATACACTTGAGAAAGTTGAATCTATTTATTGGGATAACCACAGAGCTGGTTTAGATAAAGTTTTCTACAGATGGAGTTAAATATGAGTATTGATTTTTATAAAGAGTCTTTATCGATCTATGAAGAATATGAAATAGAAAGTGAAAAAGACGAAGAAGAAGGTTATGACACATTACGGTTCCCGTCATTCAACAAGAACCTAAGTGGCTTAACAAAAGGTTTATATATTTTCGCCGGTGAATCTAATGGCGGTAAAACAGCTATTATGTCTAACTTATTAAAGGATTTGGGAACGAATCCTGACAATAAATTATTAGCTATTTACTATACATTAGACGATACTGTCGGAGAAGTTATTCCTCGTATTATTGCGATGGATCAACAAATTCCGATTGCGATTGCTGGTAAGCCAAAACGCTACGAAAAAATATCGTCGATTACTCCTCGATGCCAAGAAGAAGATGAGTACTTCCAAAGAATTAAGGCTCAACTTCAACGTCGTAAAGACGGCATTCAATTATTAAAGGAGCAGAGTCATCAATTTATGATGACCGACGGAACTCGAGTTCAATCTTTCGAAGATATTTGCGAACACGCAAAACGAGCTCAAGAATTTGTCAAATCGGTCGATCCGGAAAATAATATCATTATCGGTATTGACTCCTTATCTGACTTGCGTTTTAAAAATAGAACATTTAATAAACCGCAAGAACGTCATGAAGCTTTATCTGAAGAACTTAAAAAATTGGCTAATGTCGATTTACAAGTTCCAGTATTTGGTACAGCACATTTAAGAAAATTAAATCATAATGGCCGTCCGTCTCTTGACGATCTTAAGGAGTCAGTACGATATCAATATGATGCGAGCGTCGTGTTCCTTGTCCATAACGACGTAAGCAAAAATAAAAATAATGCAAAAGTATTTTATAACAGAGAAGGCTATGTCGACATTCAACCTGTTATAGAGCTAGATTGGGCTAAGAACAAACGAAGCGAATTTAAAGGTAGAAGTTTCTTCTATTTTGTACCTGAGTTCTCTTATGCTACAGAAGCTAATCAGCAAGATACTGAACGTTTTAATAATATCATTCGAGGTTAATACATGACTATTTATGAAAAAGTATACGAAGCTTTCTTTGAAAGTTTATTGAATGACTATCCAGCATCGACTCAAGAAAAAGAAGATTTCTTAGGTATCTGGACTACAGTTATTAAAGGCTTAACTAATGAACGTTTTGCTACGGCTCCTGTAGTATTCGACGTTCTTAAATTAACGGCTCGATATGTTTCTACGCTAACGCTAAATATCGATAACGAAATCGAAGATAAACTTGACGTATTTAAAGTGCGAGATTATTTAAATAAAGATCTTGCTCTTAAATTAACAGATGAAGAAATGGCCGAGGGTAACGCTTTAATCGACGATCTTAAATTAAAGATTGCTCAATCTGCAGAATCTGTATTAGGTCAAAAAACTGAAATTCCTCAGTTGCGCCCTAATCTTAATACTCCAGATGCTTTATTCGCTGAGTCTTATGAAGTAGCTCGTTGCATTACTCAATTATATGAAAATAACTAACGAACAGTTCCTCGACTATCTTGATAGCCCTTGGTACTATAATATAAAATATAATACTCCAATACCGACAGACGAGCGTACTTTACGCTCGTTTTTGCATGATATAGCATACGCTTTTCTCGGCAGTATATATCAGAAGGAAATTATCGGCATTCCTGAAATGACTCAAATGTTAGATAATTATCTAAATACTGCTCCTCATCGTATTAATAATAAAGATGTTCTTAAAGGCATTAATTATCTTTCAAGCCTTTATGAATATTGTAAAGATGAACAACTTAATATTATTTCGATCGGACATTCTCATACATTAGAATTTGATTCCGGAGAAATTGAAGTCGATATCGGTCCTATTGCTTATCGTAATGGAAAATACTTTTTATTTTATCCTGTATTTTCTCATACGTTTAGTCAAGAAGAATGTGATAGCAATATTAATTGTACTCTTCATTGGAAGGCGGCATACGATGCATTCGACTTTCAATTAAGTGGCGTTATGTTTTATTATGCTAAAACTAGAAAAACATTTATTGCATATCGTGATATTAGTTCGATAGAACGATTAAACTTTATCGCTAATAATGTTTTACGGGGGATCGAACAAAAGATATTCTTCCCGGTGCGAGAAGAATCTTCTAAGAGTCGATTTATTCCAGAACTTTCTAGAACATTCACAGGACGGTAATAATGCCTTACGAAATAGATGGCTGCGTCTATAAGACTAAAGCCTTAAAAGATACTCATATTCTATGGAAAGAATATAAGAAAAATAAATTAATTAAATCATTTGAATTGCCTCAAGTTAAAGATCGAATTAAGAAAAGTCGATACTTCTCTTATAAACCTATCGTTGACGATATTAAATTCGATAGCTTAATGGAAGCAAGTTATTATATTTATTTAAAACAGCAACTTAAAGATAAATTAATTGCTAGTTTTGAACGACAAGTTACTTACGAATTACAGCCGAGTTTTAGAAAGAATAAGAAAACAATTCGAGCTATTAATTACGTAGCTGATTTTGTCGTAAAGAATTTAGATAAAAGTATTCGCGTTATCGATATTAAAGGTAAGACTACGGTCGACTTTAATCTTAAGAAAAAGATATTCGAATATAAATTCCCCGAATTAACTCTAGAATGTATCCAGTATCATGATGGACAATGGATGCAACTAGACGACGTTAAAAAATTAAAAAGGAAATCCAAGAAAAAATAATGTCTGAATATAAAGTTCTCGAAGGACAAAAAGAAGCTTGGGAGGAAATTGACGCTATCGTATTAGAGTGTCAACAAACTAATAATAATAAGAGGAAAGATGAATTACTACAAGAATTAATTATTAGGTTCGAGCCATTTATTAATATGTTTTACGATCTTCTCGTAAATGAAAAAACATATTTAAATAATAAAGTATCTCGTGATTTTATCTGCTTGTATATCGCCGATAAAAATTTACGTTTTAAAATCTTTAAGAATACTCGATTATCTAAAGCTGAATTCAACGAAGTGAATCGATCTTTATCTCTGATTCGGGATAATTATGGTAAGAACAACGATGTAATGACTGATTTACATTATGTATTTACTCAAATGGTGTTAACATATAAAAAAACCAATCGTAGTTTTAATACATTTGTAACATATGTGTTTAAATATCGTTTATTCCATTTTATATCTAAGTTCTTACGCGATCGTATTAATAACGGATATGATAGAACAGCATTTGAAGACGTTAATCTTAACGGCTATAATTCTATACATCATATGAGTATTGAAGATCAAGTTACTGTCGACGATAACGGAAACTTTAGTGATTCATGGTTATCTGGTTTAACATGTTCTGATGTGTTCGACGAACTTAATGAATTAGAACGAAATATTCTGGTTAAGATATTTGTCTTAATGAAACGTCCTAAAGATATCCAAAAAGAACTTGGCATATCTGAAGCCAAATACAGAAAGCATAGACGATTAGCTTTAAGTAAGCTAGAAAAAGCTACAGGCTTAAAAACTAAACACTTAAAACCTTTGAAGGCGAGCGAATAGTGCTCGCCTTTTTCTTTTTTATATGTTATAATATATAGGAAAGGCAGGTTACTTATGATTGATAAAGATAAGTACAGGTTGACGTTAAAAGTCAACGATTTAGTGGCTCAGATATTAGCCCTAAAACAAATTCCATTAGATGTAGCATATAATATTCTATATGACCAAGATAAGATATTAAATATCGATGAAACAGAACCTATCGTTAATATCGATAAGGCAGCTAAATACTTAGTGCAATGCTTTAAAGAAGGTCGTGATATCTATGTATATGCTGATTACGATGTCGATGGAATGACAAGCGGAACAATTATGAAAAAGTTTTTAAATAAAATTGTTCCGACACATAGCGAAGTTTACTTCCCTGAACGAAGCGATGGTTACGGTTTAAGTACTAAATTTATCGAAGATATTCATTTAAAATATCTAGGTAGAAAAAAGCCATTAATTATGACAGTCGATAACGGTATTACTAAAGTCGAAGAAGTCGAGCTTTGTAAAAAATACGATATACCGGTATTGATTACCGATCACCATTTACCACAAGAAATTTTACCAGATACGATTGTCGTCGATCAACATATTACCGAAGGCGATCATTGGGCGAAAGCGATATGTGGCGCTGGCGTTGCTTATTACTTCTGTCGAGCTATTGAGAATGAATTAGGTTATAACCATTATGAAAGTGATAAGTTACTTTATTTAACGGCTATCGGTACGATTGCCGACGTAATGCCATTAAGCAGTTACGTTAATCAGGCTATCGTTCGTAAGGGATTTAATCAGATTCAGAAGAAGCAAATACCGAATACGTTACGAGTATTCTTAGATATGCTAACTAAAGAAGCGATTACAGCTGATTTAGTATCTTGGCAGATTGCTCCTCGACTAAATGCTTGTTCTCGATTATTCGATATCGGTGCTTCCATTAAATTATTTAACGCTAGTGAAGAACCGATCGAAATATGTAATGCAGTCGAAGATTATAATAATCGACGTAAAGAATTGACTAAAGATTTTAGCGAAAGAATTATTAATAAATATGACGAACAAGACGATGATAGTGAAATTGCTCTAGTCGTTAACGATGAAATACCGGTCGGTATTATCGGTATACTTGCAGGACGGCTCCAAGAGTATAGTGGCAAACCTAGTTTTGTCGGTTTATCCGATAGCGAAGTAATTCATGGTTCTGCTCGAAGTAATACGTATCCATTAGATTGGTTATTATTTAACGAACCTTCTGTGGTTTCATATGGCGGCCATGCAGCCGCTTGTGGCTTTGCGGTATATAAAGATATGCAAGAGGAGTTTAAACTCGCTCTGAGCGCAAAAATCGCATCCTATGTGCCACCTGAAGAAGTCGTTATCGAGCCTAAAGAACCTGAATATGTCGATCTTACATTATCTGATTTAACATTAGAGTCTTATAAATCATTTAATTTATTCTCGTTCGATGGTTTAACTTTTACTAAGCCACAAGTTAGAATATCTGAGCTTAGTGTTCTCGATGTTAAACCGAGTGGAAATAATCCTGACAATATATGTTATACAGTATTCGACGGAAAAATAAAATTAAGTATCTGGGCATGGAGATTAGGAGATCTCGGAATTAAAGTTGGCGATAGAATTACGATGTGTGGTGATATCGAAAAGAACTTCATGAAGCCTAGATTATATACTTTAAACGTAAAAAGTATAATCAAGGAGGAATAGAATGTTTACGCATTTACATGTGCATACATCATATAGCTTTTTAGATGGCTATTGTCATATACCTAAATTAGTAAGTCGTGCTAAAGAACTCGGTATGGAGAGCTTAGCGATTACCGACCATAATCATATGGGCGGTATTAACGAGTTTTTACAAGAATGTAAAAAGCAAGGCATTAAACCTATTTTAGGATATGAAGGTTATCAAACATGGGATGTACTTTCATTAGCTAAACCAGTATCAGAACGTTGGGCTGATGCGGCGTGGAAAGCACAAGAAGCTGGCGACTTAACTGAGAAGGAAGCTGAAGATTTAGCATCTGGTAAAAAAGGCGTTAAGGGAATTAAAGATATTAAAGCTCGTGCCGAAAAACATATGTACGACGTAAGACAATATCATTTAATCTTATTAGCTAAAAATCAAAAAGGTTTAAATAATCTAATTAAACTACAAAGTGAATCTGCTAGAGTATGTACATATAATGGACGATTCTTATTTGATATGCCGATGCTTCGTAAATATAGTGAAGGTGTTATTTGTACGACAGCATGTGTTGCAAATATGGTTGCTAATCGTGTACGTAAAGACGATTTAGATAAAGCCGAAGAACTTATTTTAGAATATAAAGATATCTTTGGCGACGACTTTTATTTAGAAGTACAACCTAATGCATTCGACGACCAAGTTAAAGTAAATAACTTTTATTTAACAATGTCGAAGAAGCATAATATTAAACTTGTCGCAACAAGCGATGTTCATTATGTTTTAAAGACGGATAATAAAGATCATGATGTATTAGTATGCGTCGGTACTGGTACCGATATTTACAATCCGAATAGAATGAAATACGATCATAACTTCTGGCTTAAAAGCGAAGAAGAAATGCAAGACGGATTTAAATATTTAATTAATACATCTGAAACTGAAGTAAGCGTAGCACGAGAAAAATATGCTTTATATTTAGAAGCTATGCGTAACACTCAAGAAATTGCGAATAAAGTCGGCGAATATAAATTAGGTAGCGATGTACCATTAATGCCTAAACTTCCTGGCGTTAGTAATACAAAACGTAAGCTAAGAGAATTAGCATATCAAGGTTTATATGCATTAGCTAAAAAACATGATTATATTGCTAACGATATTAAGCGTTATGAACAACGTTTAGCGTACGAGCTTAATATTATTAATTATAAAGACTTTGCCGATTATATGCTTATCGTTCGTGAGTATATTAATTGGGCCGATAATAATGGCGTAATGACAGGACCTGGACGTGGATCTGCGGCAGGTAGTTTAGTATTATGGTGTATCGGTATTACTAAAAATATCGATCCATTAAAATATGATTTATTATTTGGTCGGTTCTTAACAATCGATAGAACAGGCTTACCAGATTATATGATTGCATAAGATAATTATATATGTTATAATATTTATAAATCAATATAAATATGAGGTAACATATATGTCAAAATTATCAAAAGAAATTCAAAATAAAATTGTAGATTTGTATAACAAAAAACATGGCTCTCCATATATTGCTAACGAACTTGGTCTTGGGCAAGGACAAGTTTCTTATTTTATTAGTAAAAACATTGGAGCAAGATCTCATAGAGAAGCTAATTCAAAATATTCTTTTAATGAAAATTTCTTTAATCAAATTGATACAGAAGAAAAAGCATATTGGCTTGGATTTTTAATTGCTGATGGCTATATAACAAAACGTGATAATTCATATAAAATTGGAATTGCTTTATCTAGTTGCGACATAGGTCACTTAGAAAAACTTAATAAAAGTTTAGATAGTGACTATCCAATAAGAACATATGAAGCGACAAAAAATTCATATTCCAATAATAGCTATAGCAGATTAATATATAGTTCAAAAACTATGTTTAATGATTTATTAAAATATAATTTTGTAGAACATAAAACTAATATATTGAATCCTCCAGATTTAAGCCTATTAAATGATTTTACTTCTGATTTTATAAGAGGATATTTTGATGGAAATGGCTCTATTGCTCATACCAACACAGAGAAAAATAATAGCTATGCTTTTAAATTAGTGTCGACTAAAGAATTTCTTGATTTTGTTAACGCTTATATAAAAGAAAAACTTGGTTTTTCTGCTAATAAATATTATAAAAGAAGAGATTACCAGAAAGTAATGTCTTTAGAATTTGGTGGAAATTTAAAAGCACAAAAGATCTTAGATCTGTTATACAAAGATGCAAGTATCTATTTAGATAGAAAATATAATCGATATATCGATTTATGCAATTTAAATAATAGTCGTGCTTTAGAGAAATCTAAAGCTTAAAGAGCTCTAAATTGCTGGAACATCCTTAGAGCTTGTCTTGCTACAACATATTGATGAAATAAACAAAAGTGTGATACGCTAAAAAAAGACAAGATTGGAAAATCAGCAGCGAAGCCTCGAACAGAGGAACGTTCAACGGCCAGTCCAAAGGGACGTAGGGCAATAAGCCCGAAATGGAGCAGCCTAAGTTTTTATTTTAAAAAAAATAAAAATATGGTGAAGATATGGTCTATTCCCTAATAAATATAGCGAAAGCTAGGGTGTCAAAGGTAGATTCAGATTTTAGCTACTTTGGCCGTGATAAAGTTATCGAACATATTAAAGATTTGTATGGCGATAGTAACGTTGCCCATATCGGTACATATTCCCAAATGGGTGTTAAGTCTGGTCTAAAAGATATTGGTCGCGCTCTTAAAATCCCGTTCGACAAAATGAATGCATTATCTAAAATTATCGACGATTTTAAAGATGTAGTACCGCCTCAACCAAAGTTTAAACATTATGATGCATTAAAAGATGGTAATGCTACAGAACAATCTTTATATACTAAATGGCAAAAACTCGAAGCCGACAATAAAGAATTATTTAGATTGGCTCGAGCATTCGAAGGTCTTAAACGTAACTTCGGTGTTCACGCTTCTGGTGTATTAGCAATGCCTTGTCGTGTCGATGATTATTTCCCGACACGTACCGATGAATCCGGTGTAACTATTACGTTATTCACAGGTACAGAATGTGAAGAATTAGGTACAGCTAAACTTGATATCTTAGGCCTTAAAACATTGTCTATTATTGAAACCACGTTAAAACATTTAGATAAAGATGTGCATTGGTTATATGATAGCTTCGATATCGAAGATAAAAAATTATATAAGTTATTGGCACAAGCAAAATCAGATTGCGTGTTTCAATTAGAATCTGATATGTTTAAAGATTATTTAAAAGAAATGAAACCGACTTGTTTTGACGATATTGCGGCAACCACAGCTTTGCTTCGGCCAGGCCCTTTATCTGCGAACATGCATCATCAATATGCTAAACGTAAACAAGGTAAAGAAGAATTAACTGCTCCTTTGCGCGGCATCGATAATATTTTAAGCAATACATATTCTGTAATCCCGTATCAAGAGCAAATTATGATGATCTCTAAACAAGTTTCTGGCTTTGATGATAATCAAGCAGACTCACTTTCCAGAAAAATTCTGGCCAAAAAAAAGGCAGACAAAATGCCTATGCTTAAACGTTGTCATATTTATGGCAAGAAAAATTGCGAAGGTCCAGAAGGTTGGGAACAAGATGATAAAGCTCCTTGGTATGACCCTAAAGGTAAATATGGTCCTGAAATTAAAGGTGCTATCGCTAATGGTTATACCGAAAAAGAAATGGAAGATTATTTTGAAACGATACAAGGATATTCAAATTATCTTTTTAACAAGAGTCATGCTGTAGCTTATTCTTTCACAAGTATGCTTACTACTTGGCTTAAGCTATATCATCCAGTTGAATTCTATGCTGCATATTTATCTATGCAATCTTTAGAAGATTTAGTTCGTTATATTCCGTTAGTGAGAAAGGAAGGGATCGATGTTGAAGTTCCAGACATTAATATTTCAAATCTTGATTTTACTCCTAATGGAAACACTATCTTATTTGGTCTTGGGTCCATTAAGGGCGTTGGTTTGGCTTCCATACCTGCCATAATTGAAAACCGACCTTATACCTCTTTAGAAGATGCTATGGATAAAATTGGCAAGAAAGCATTTAATAAACGTGTTGGTACAGCTTTAATTAAATCTGGTGCTTTCTCTAATATAGAACATAATCGTTCTAAACTTATGAATCAGTTCTATGATTTAAGAAAAGATAAAGATGAACGTTTAAATAATGAAGGCTATGGAAAGGAACTTATTATGAGCTTCGAAATGGAAACATTAAACTGTCCTGTAACATATACACCTGAATGGTTCTCTCTAGAAGATAAAACAGATGTAGAAAACGTTAAAGTTAAAATAACGAAAGTCGATGAACGCAAAGATAAATCTGGTAATCTTATGGCTTTCTGTAAAGGCGATGTTGGTGGCGGCGTCGAAATCGATTTAATCGTATTCAGTTCTATTTATCTCGGTAATTTACCATATATTAAATACGATCAAACTGTTTATCTTTCTGGTAAAAAAGAATCCGATTCTAAGATGATTGTTAAGAAAGTTAGCCTGTCATAAGACAGGCTTTCTTTGTAATATAATTCTGTAATCGATGTTATTTAACCTATGAAAAGGATAATATAAAAATGGCAGATATTAAAGGTAATATCCTTGTCGACAATGGCGCAGGCGGCAAGGATCCGTTTTACGGAAAAACGACAGCCGATCAAGTTATGTTTAGCGATGGCGAAACGTTAGAAGAAAAATTCCGACGTTTAATTGTCGATCATGCTTTACTTTCTGATCGTGCAGGTACTGCAGATAGAAGTGACCTTAGTGAAGATACTCGTAAATTCATGGGCCATCCTATCGAAGACTTTTTATTGCGTGATGAATTATATGCAGCTATTATTAAAGCAAATGATAATAACGACTGGAAAAACAGTGTAGGTTCTGTAACAGAATTGTATACGACTTATCCTGATGCTACTATCGGCAATATTGTGGCTGTTAACGGTGGAGACACCGCTGGTTCTCTATATCGATTCAATGGAACAGATTGGGAGATCTTAGTAAGAAATGGTAAGAGTGTTCTTCCTAATAATGTTGTTGATAAAATTAATCAAAGCGTTATTATTCAAAAACTAGAATTCGGCACAAATAAATGGATTAAACAAGGCGAAGACAACTATGAATTATCCTTGGATATTCCTAATGCCGAAGTGATTCAGGTCGTAATTTATGACGGTATTTCTAAAAAGCTAAGTACTATTACTCCTGAATATAATGCAAATAAAGTAATTCTTCATAGTGTATTCCCTGAACGTGGATATATTCTATATTATACTCAACAAAATGATGTATTGAATTACGGTGATTCTGTATGATTCAAAAATTAAAAGAACTTGTTGGTCTTCGCGAAATTAACGCGAAGATCAATGAATTCGATACTGAGATCGAAGATCTTAAACGTATTTCTGGTACGACCGTTACAAAAGCAACGTTATTAGATTTTATTGAAACCAATAAAAGATTAATTAACGATGCTATCCAGAATGCTAAAAATAAATTAGACGAGCTTCGAAACAGTATCGATACTAAATTATCTAACTATTATACTAAAGGAAATAGTGATGATAAATTTGCTCGAGATTCTATTAAAGATAGTTTCTTAAGAAGCGATCGAGATGAAACTATTAATAATAATTTAAACGTTAATGGTACAATCAATTTAAATAATACTAGCGGTCCAATTATTCAATTTGGTAACGGTAGCTGGGAAGTTCGTCCAGGATATTTTAAAATGATTTCTCCTGACGGCGGTGTTCCGATCGAAATTAGAAACGGTGTTACTTATATTAATGGACAAGAAATTGTTACCGGCGTAAGCTACATTTCTCCAGGCGAATGGGTTGAATTGCCAGGTAGTCGCAATACTCGTCGAGTAAATTATTCTAGAGTATATGGCGAAGATGCTAATCAAATGTTAATCGTATATCAATATCACGATGGCGAAAACAATGGTCATTTGTTTATTAATCATATATTAATCGAATTAAGTTTAGGTCAACCATATTATAAAGATGCAGATTGTACGATTAATTTACAAGGTGGCGTAATCAATCTTGATTGGAGCCTAGAAGGTTATAACGGAATTATTAAAGCTGTTTATTATAGATAGGAGTTTTATATGGCAAAACGAATGGAAAAATCTTCTGTGTCATATAAAGCGACACAAGAAATCAATAAGATTATCGACAGTTTAAAAGATATTATTAAAAATACATCTGGAAAAACTATTTCGACTAATGAATTTATTGAAGCGTTTAATAAAATTAATTTAGCTTATAACGATGCTAAAAAAAGTATTTCTAATTCTTTAGCTCAACTTAAAGATAATTTTGATTCTACTATTAAATCTTATTTTAATAAGCAAGAACAAGATGGTCGTTATTTAAATAAAAATAATTTAAATAATGCGATCTTAAAGAATCAAAATTTGAATTATCAACATAAATTAACAGTTTCTGGCGATAATAAATTAACCGGTCATAAAGATGGCAACACATTAATGACTCTTAATGGCGTTAAATTAATTATCGATGGCGAATGGCTTAAATTAATTAATCCTGATGGATCTGAACTATATTCTAGAAATATTAATACCGGTACTCAACGTTCTTTAGGCGAAGATATTTTCCAACTAAAAGAACGTAAATATATTCCGGCTGCATGGAATGAAATCCCGAATAGCTCTGTTAGCAGTGTTGGCGGTACTGTTCAGTTACCGGCAAAATGGAATGATTTAGTTATTATTGTCGATAACACATATCATGAAGGCGGCCATGATTTGCAAAATGATCATCGTATTGCACCGGCTTATGTATACATGTGCCGAGCTGAAGTACCAATTAAATTCTTAACTCCATATTCTACTGCCGGTTTAGAAGTTACCGCATCATATGTTAAATTAACTCAAAAAACTGGTCCAGTATTTTTAGGATATAACCAAAGTCGTAACAACGGCAATATTATGAAGGTGTTGTGGCGATGATAGAACATTTAAAAAGTAGAACGACTACATTCTTACAAGTAAGAAAAATAAATGAAATTATTGACGCTATCAAATCCTTTAGAGAAATTGCTGAAGGAACTGGCGTCAATGGTTTGATTAATCAGTATACTAATCGTCTTAATCAGATGAAAGATTATTTAACAAATATTGTACCGACAAGTATAAATGATTTACTTAACAGTATTAATAATAAGCTTTCTGAATATTATACGAAACAAGAAGCTGATGATAGGTTTTTAAATAAAAATAATATTAACGATTATTTACGTTATGACGATTTAAATCTTAACGGCAATTTAACGATTAATTCTGGCAATCAACCGGCGATTAAATTTAATAAATCTAACGGCGTATTGTTTACGATCGATGGCGTCGATATTTCTGTTTGGCCTTTTGTTATCGCTAAAGATAATAATAAATATTTAGAAATAAATAATGGTGGATTAGCTACCGATAAGACAATTATTACTAAAAATAATTACCGTAAATTTATAAAACTTCCTCAATGGAGAGACGGTAATTATATTTCTGAAAGAAATAAAAATGATTGGTCTGAAGTATATGCATATAATCCATATCGAGGCGATTATCATTCAGTATTCTTTATGATACGAAATGCATATAAGCGTCCTTACAACCCATACAAAGTTAATGACGGGCCAATGACAGATATGTCAGTATCGTTCCAAAACTATTATGGCGATAATAAGAACTATCAAACAATTTCTCGTATCGATCAAAATCCATGGAACTGGAGATTTGAAGTTCATGAGATTTGGCGTCAGCGTAAAAAACATCATAGTAGTTATAGTGATTATTGGGATGGATTAGGAGGTTGGACTATTAAATGTCGTTAGATATTAATACTTTAAGAACTGAAATTAATAGTTTAATTTCCAAAATTAATAGTTTAGAATCGACTGTTATTAATAATGACCAATATGTTAATGCACTAGATTTTTACGATAATTTTATTTCGACTAATGAAATGCTAAATAACTTATCGGTCGATGTGGCCGATATTGCTGGAACTATATTTTTAGACAATAAAAAGATTAGTTCTAATGATATTTCAGTCGATAATAAAACATTATCTTTCGATAAACGATTAATATATAATAATCGACCTGTAAAAAATAATTATGATATGGCATTGCCTGAGTATAAAGAGTATACTAATACTACTTTAGAAAAAGGCGACTATTATATTTTAGTTAATCTAGGTGCTTACTCTATTCCAGTCGTTATTAATTATTGCGGAAAAGATTTTAAAAATAACTTAATCGAAATAAAAGATAATGTTATTAAATCTGATAAAGAATTTAAGGTCTATAAGAGGTAACATATGATTAGTTTAATACAAGATGATTCTGTTAATCTTATCGATCTTCAAAATAAAATTGTTGAAATACAAGATTATTTAAATACTAGAAAAGAATCTATTATCGATAATATAGTGTCTTTAAATATCGAGAACTATACGATAGACGATGATCAATATTATAAGAAGACTAAACGATATGATTATTCTATCGATACTTTAGATGCCGATAAAATTATAGGCAATATTAATATCGATAATGATCATATCGAGCTTAGTGGTCATTCATTATCTGGTAATGTTTATAACGGTATTAAGCTATTATCTAAAAACGATAATAGTTATGACTTGGTCGAAGTTCCTGTAAAACAGAATATCGATTTATCTCATGCCCATGAAATAAACATTATCTTTAATAATAATGGTATAGTGTCTACATTGTTTATCGTTAAACAGTCTGGTACGTATAAAGATATCGATCAAACTATTATAGTATCTATTCTAGAAAATAATTTAATTATCGATAATATTGATAAGGTTTCTAAAATTTTTATTAGATAAAAGGAAGCTATTCAATGAATGAACTTTCATTAAGCGCGATTAATGATTCCATTATGAGTTTAAATCATAATGTATCCAAAATTATTAATCAAGCGCATGCTCAAATTAATCAGCATTTAGACCAAAATGGTATTACTTTGAGTAATATAAATAGCGAGTATCTTAATAAAAACCAACATAATGATAAGATAATGGTTAACAATTTATTCGTAAAAGAATTGAAATTAAATGGTCAACCTTTGTTTGATGGAGACGTAATCTCTTATGGCTCTAATTCATTATCTTTATCTAATGAATTGTTAGTGAATAATGAGCAGGTATTATTGAAAAATGATACCTGCCTTACTTTATGTTATGAAGGTATTTATTCTGCATACTTATTAAGCAATAAATCTGAAATCGTTATTTCTGGTTTATATCAAGAATCGAATATCGGTGATTTAATTATTCCGGTATCTATTTTGGAAAAGAACTCGACCACTACTGTTGGTAACGGAAGTTTTGCAGTTCTTATTAAATGTGCTGATGATGAATGTTCGATTGAACCAGGAAATCAACAGTCAGTTATTACGAACGTGATTATGAGGTAAGACAATGAAACATTTTATCGATCAAGCCTCGTTAGATGAAACGAGTATCCAATACCTGGTTTATAAATTAAATGAAGTTATTCGTGTCGTTAATAATAAACCAGATATTCATGATTTAGAATACTGGGCTGATACGTTAAAGCAATTCGAAAAAGATGGTTCTATTAATACATATACTGATTTAGTAGAAGCTCTTAAAAAGAAACCAGACTTTAATCAGGTGCGAGATACTGTTCGTGATGAGTTAACAAAATTTGTCGACCAAATGAATCAACGTATCTATCAACCTACGTTAGACCAGTTATTAAAGATTATCGGCGAAGCGTTACAAGAATATATTCATACGCAAGTCGATGATTATTTAAATAAATCTATCGATGATTTGAAAAACAGACTTAGTGCTGAATTAATCTATTGGAATTAAAGGAGATAATATTCTATGTCCAAAAAATTTGTAGGTAAAGCTCACTTTGGCTTATACGATCCAAGACGTGATAAAGGTATTCAAATCGATACCGATAACCAAGGTGGTTCTTCTACTCCTGTCGACAATAAAGCTGTAGAAGATGTAACGAAACAAGCTACTGCTAACAAAGAAGCATCTGCTGCTAACAAAGCTTTAGCCGAAGCGAATAAAGCTGCCGTTGCTAAAGTAGCTGCCGATCTTGCTGCTAAACAAGCTCAAGACGTTATCACTTTTTTAACAAAAGTCGAAGCTGCTGCTCAATATCAACCAAAAGGTGAATATATCACCGATGCTAAAGTCGATGAAAAAATCACTGAAGCTCAAGGTAAAGCTGATCAAGCTGCCGATGCTAAGTTCGCTACTAAGAAAGAACTTGAAACGGCTACTGGTGGAGTATCTGCTAAAGATCTTAAAACTTTACAAGACGCTATCGAATTGCTTCGTGACAATCCTGACAGCATCGCAGAAATCGCTAAGAAAGCTGACAAAGATAAAGTATATGATAAAGAAGCTATCGATAAGTTGATTAAAAAACTTAACGATAAAGATACCGATCTTGAAAAAGCTATCGCTAAAGCGGCAAGCGCAGACGACGTAGTTAAAGTTGCCGACCTTACTGAAAAAGTTAAAGCTATCGTTGATTTAACTCCGTTCGCTAAAGCTGCTGAAGTAGAAGCTACTTATGCTAAAAAATCCGATTTGGCCGATAAAGCTGATAAAGCTTCTGTCGATACTGAGCTTGCTAAGAAAGCTAATGCTAGCGATTTAACTCCGCTTGCTACAAAAGAAGAAGTAGCGGCTAAAGCGGACGCTACTGCTCTTGCTAATAAAGCCGATCAAACAGCATTGGATAATCTTAAAGCCGAAGTTAAGGCTAACGATGCTGCCGTTAAAGCAGAAGCTGCTGAACGAAAAGCTGCCGATACTCTTAATGATGCAAAAGTAAAAGGTATCTCTGACGACGTATCTAAACTTAAAATTGATGCGGCTCAAGCTAAAGTAGAAAACGAAAAAGCTTTGGCTAAAAAAGCGGACCAAGAAGCTGTTAATACTGCATTAGCTGAAAAGGCTACAAAAGCCGAAGCTGCTGAAGCTAAACAAGCTGCTGCCGATGCTGCAAAAGAAGCTGCTAAAGCTAATATAGCTCTTGCAGAAAAAGCTGATACTACTGCTCTTGAGCCATTGGCAACTAAAGAAGCTTTAAAAGCTGCTAAAGATGAATTGGCTCAAGCTGTCGAAGCTGCTAAAACTGCTGCTGAAGCAGCGAAGATGGAAGCTAAAACTGGTGAAGCTGTAACTGAAGCTAAAGAAAAAGCTACTGCTGCCGATGCAAAAGCTAAAGAAGTTGAAGCTGCTCTCGTTAATTATGTAACTAAAGCAGTTGCCGATGAAGCATACCAACCTAAAGGTGAATACGCTACTAAAGCTGAAGTACAAGCTATCGGTTCTTTAGATCCTACTACACTTCAATCTCTTAAAGATTTGGCTCAACAATTAGCTGGTCAAGCTGATTTGACTACTGTTCTTGATAAGTTAAATAAAGTATTTACTAAAGACGAAGTTAACGAAGCTCTTGCTAAGAAAGCTGATGTAGCTGCTCTTGCTGAATATGCAGAAAAAGCCGATGTTGAATCTAAACTTGGCGACAAAGCTGACAAAACTAAAGTAGCCGAAGATATCGAAGCTGCTAAAGCTGTTGCCGACGCTGCTGTTCGTGAAGTTAATACGACTGCTCAACAAGCAAAAGCTAAAGCAACTGAAAATGCTGCAGGTCTTGAAGAAGCTAAAACTAAAGTCGAAAAAGCTATCGAAGATCTTGGTAAATTAACGACTAAAGTTAATGACCTTGCTCTTAACGGTGGTACTGGTAACGGTCTTGATGCTCAAGCTGTAGCCGATAAAGTTAAAGAAGTTGTCGATGCTATCGTCGCTCAAGAAAAATTCGTAGGCGAAACTAAGCTTAACGAAAAACTTGCCGATAAAGCTGACGTAAGTGCATTAACTGCAGTTCAAGCTAAAGCCGACAAAAATGCTTCTGATTTGTTGGGTAAAGCTGATGTATCCGCATTAGCGGACAAAGCCGATAAAGCTGTATTCGAAGCTAAAGCAACCGAGTTGGATAACAAATTAAACACATTAGAAACTGCTACAGTTCCTAATTTAATCGATACTAAACTTACCGACAAACTTGCTGGTTATCAAGAAAAAGGCGAATATATAACTAAAGAAGCTGCTGATCGTGATTACCAACCTAAAGGTGAATATGCTACAGCTGCTGCTTTGGAAGAAGTTAAAACTAAAGCTAACGCTAACGAAGCTTTGATTAACGGTCTCGACAAAGATAACTTAGTTCATACTGCCGATCTTGATACATATGCTAAAGCTGCTAAAGTAACAGAAGATATTTCTGCTGCCGTTGCCGGTCTTGGCGATGTATATGTATCGAAGAATGATGCTGACGTATTTGCTAAGAAAGCTGACGTAACAACTGAAATCGGTGCGAAAGCTACCGAACTTAAAAAATATGCTGACGATACATTTGCTACAAAACAACAGTTAGATAATGCGACTATTGCTGCTGGTGGTTCTGGCTTGACTCAAACTCAAGTCGAAGGTATTGTCGATAATAAATTGGGCGCTCTTAAAGATGCCGTTCAAACTATTGCTAACATTCAATCTGGTGTTAACGATAATAAATCTTCTGTAGAATCTATTCTTGCTGAATTAGCTAAGAAAGCTACAAAAGATGAAGTAGCTGGTAAAGTAGCAACTACTGATTTTGAAGACGCAAAACAAACTCTTAACACAGCTATCACAGCTCAAGAAAATGCATTAGCTGCTGCTAAAACTGCACTAGAAAAAGCTATTAACGATAAAGCTGAAGAAGCTGCAAACGCTTACCAAACTAAAGTAGATTTCGCTGCTTGGGTTAAAGATGTTTACGGCGCTGCTATTGCTCAAATTAAAGACGATATGATGACAGCTGATGAAACTGATGCTGCTATCGACGCTAAGCTTGCAACTAACCTTGAAACACTTAAAGGTATCTTCCAACTTAAAGGTAACTACTTAACTAAAGAAGAATTAACTAAGATCCTTAAAGATGGTTATATCACTAAAGATGAATCTGACCGCTTGTATCAAGGCGTAGGCAATTATGCTACTATTGAATATGTCGACGATCAAATCGGCAAAAACAAAACTAAATTCGATGAAATTAATACGGCATTAGCTGGTAAACTTGATTTAACTGCAGCTCAAAACGTATTCCAAGCTCGTGGCGATTACATGACTCGTGGCGATTTAGATAATGTAGCAACTAGCCCTGCATTTACTAATGCCATTAATAATGCAATCACTGCTAAGGCTTTCTTGGATAAAGATACTGCCGATGGTTTATATGCTACTAAAGGTACATATGTAACAGCTCAAGGCGTAACTGATATCATCGAAGCTGATCCTACTATTGCCGGCAAACAAGATAAAATTACATTCGGTGCTGGTTTAACATACGACGAAGGCTCTAAAACATTAAGTGCTTCTGGCGTTTCTGTAGACTTAAGTCCTTATACTCTTAAATCTGCATACGAAGTTAAGATTGCTGAACTCGAACAAAAGATTCAACAATTAACTGTTAAATCTGGTTCTACTACCGATCGTCCTGCAGCTCCTGTAGCTGGTCAAATGTACTACGATACAGACTTAAATGCTCCTGTATTCTATAACGGTACAGAATGGAAATCTATGGTTGGTAGCGGTACTGGTATCACAGTAGAAGCTGACTAATTTAAATATATTATATAGCTATGTTCCCCGTCTTAATGGCGGGGAAATTATATAAGGAGTATACTTAATAATGGCTGAAGTTAAAAAGTTTTATTATGTAAATGATCCAGACGTTATCGTTAAAGATACGAAAGGTATCGCGAGCGATCCTACATCTCGTTATTTACTTAACCCATCTAATATTATTGAACATTTAGATGGAAAGTTAGATAAAGCAAATTTATCTACTGAAATTCAAGCTTATATCCAAGCTGGTGAAGGTATTCATATCGAAGAAGTTATCGGCGAAGATGAACATCATACACCTCATCTCGTAATTAAAACTACTGGTGGTGCAGCTATCGATCTTAGCGAATATGCTAAAAAATCTGAAACTGTTGCTAAAACTGATTACGATACTAAAGTAGCTGCTATCGATGAAGCTGTTGCAAAACGCGTAACACAAGAAGCATTTGAAGAACAAATCTTTAACGGTATCGTTGGTGGCGATGGCATCACAGTTCAATCTTTTGAAGATACTACTGACGGTAACAAATCTAAACTTAGAATCGTTGCAGAAAGTCACGTAGTCGATTTAACTCCATATGAAACTATCGTAAGTGCCGAACAAAAATTCTTAAAACTCGAAGATATTGAGACTAAGGTGAAAGAAAAAGGTTTTATCACACAAGCCGATTTGCAACCTATTCTTGATGCTATCAAAGCATTAAAAGGTGAATAATATATTCCATTTCCTTAGAGTCTCAAAATCTTCTCTCGCTTAAAACTTTAAGGAACAGAATATGCAATTATTTAACTTCTTCATGTTCTTGAACAATTATGCCCCTGATGCCGTAGAACGTTTGATTATGTTTTTTTGTATAAGTTTTGTTCTTATCATTATCGATACAATAATGAAACTCTTTAGTCTTACTATCGTTAAACATAGTATATGGCATTACAAAACTATAATCGAAGTGTTCTGGGGAGGATGGGGCCAGCAGAAATCAAGCCGCGTGTTTTATCGCGGCTTTGTTTTTAAGTTGTTCGAATATTCTTTATTGTGTTTATTCGCTTTCGTTATCGACGTGATTAAAATACCGGCTACTGTGCATACTGGGTTTGCCCAGCTTATGGATGCAATATCTATTATATGTTATTTAGTAGTCGTGATAACAGAGTTATGGAGCTTTAAAGAAAACTATATGTTGATTAAATATAATCACGATATTATTTCTAAGTTAGATAAAGCTGTATTAGATCGACTCGATACTGTATCTTTAGGCGAATTAAAACTTAAATTGAGGGAAAAGAAAGATGACTAAAATTTTTAAAATGATGTTATTTGAAAATGGACAGTTAAGTTATACACGCGTCATCTCTTTCTCCTTGTTGCTTTTGTTGATCGGTGTAACTTTATATTTGGTTATTACCGGTCACAACTGGCAACATTATGAAACACTTGCTAGCTTAGCTGGCGGTGGTTCTGCCGTTACTCAAGTCGCTAATAAATTTATCAATAGTAAATATAATAGCGAAGTTGGTAGCTATAAGGAAAAAAATGATGCTGAATAAGTATTATTTGAAATGGTTAGTGTTATGCGGAGCAAATTTGCTCTGCATGATACTATGCTATTTAACAAACTGGTTCGTCGTATTATTTGCCGACACCAAAGGAAATCTTCCTAAGATTTTTAAGTTATGGCAAACATACGATAATTGTCTCGATGTTGCTTGGATGATATATGAAGGCAACGTACCTAAGTTTGCTCGTTATGATTTTAATAAACATTATTTATATCATTTCGAGAATAAAGGCGACGGATATATGATACCAGGATATGTCGACGTAATCGATGGGAACTTTACTCGTAAAGAATGGTTCCAAAGATATATATGTCGATGTGCTTGGTTATATCGAAATTGCGGATACGGATTTGCTTATTATATTTTCGGTAAGCATGTACATCCTCGAGACATAAAAGTATATGTCGATCAAGAAGATTATTTTGTTGCTGTCGACATGAAAAATAAAATCTTCTGTATTAAAGATGATCGTAGATGGTGCCGATTATTTAAAAAAAGCATTTACTTAGGCTATAAATTTAGAGGCCTAAATAATGCTAAGAATCCATCTCGATGCATGCTTGCAAATCGCATTAATTTCTTTAGATTAGTTAAATAATAGTGTAATATAATGTATATCTGTTATTTAATTAACGAAAGGATTATGGCGTGAACAAATTAAAAGTCGAATCTCTTAAAGTCAATATCTTAAATGCATTGCAATTAAAGACTGCTAAGAGTAATAATAAATATAAAAAAAGCGAGATCTATATTCAGGATCCCGATGAAATGATTCAGAATTTTGAAGATATTCAAAATTTAAAAGAATCGAAACAAAACAAACTTAAAGCCGGTCGTTCTATTAGCATTAATAGCGACAATGAAATTAGTGCCGAAGTCGATTTAAGTCCTTATTATACGAAGACGCAAACGGCTAAATTATTTATGGGCCGTGACGAAACGTATAATAAAGAGGAGATCGATGAAAGAACAGGTATTAACGGGCTTCTTGCTGGCGATAATATTTCTATATCTGCTGAAGGCGGTCGCACAAAAATCGCTACGACAATTGCGTACAAGCTCAGAGATAAAGCAATGTCTATCGGTAATTCTATTTTGGGCCGTGGTACTTCCGTTGGCGTTAATGCTTCAGCAACTGGTGAAAACAGTGTTGCATTAGGTGCAGACTCGGTCGCTACGCTCCCTAATCAAGTATCTGTCGGTAACGATACGATTAAACGTATTGTTAGTAATGTAGCAGACGGAGTCGAAGCTAATGATGCGGTAACAGTAGGACAGTTAAATAAAAAATTAAGTTCAGCGCTCGATCAACTTAATCGATTAGCTGGTCAATTATATCCTGTTGGTTCTATTTATATGAACGTAAATAATGTAGATCCGGCAGCTATTTTTGGTGGCAGCTGGGAACGTATGCCTTCTGGTCGTATGCTAGTTAATAGTGGTGACGGTTTTAATCTTAACGAAGTCGGTGGCGAAAAAGAACATCGCTTAACAGAAGATGAGTTGGCTTCTCATAGTCATGATGTTAATAATATTAATGGTAATACTACAAGTACAGCAAAATTAGTTGGCAAATTTTCTTCATCTATTAGACCAAATGGAGACATTATAGATGTTCCATATAGAGATGGTTTTGGAATAGTTTCAAAAGAAAGTGAATATGGAATTCATGCTAAGGATGGTGGAGATTCTTTACCAGGACGAAATTATGTTATTGATGCTTCTCATAATCATACTATCAATTTAAATATAAATATGTTACCATCAGGTAAAAACCAACCTCACAATAATATGCCTCCATATATCGTTGTTAATATGTGGAAACGTATAAGTTAAGGAGATATATATGTCTGATAATAAAATACAAGATATAGCTAACGAGATTACGGCCTATAAACCTTATACAGCTGTTTCTTTAATAGAAAAAGCATTAAAAGAAAATAATGCTCCATTTCCAGAAGAAATCGTATATTATCTAAAAAGAGTGCTTCAAGGATATACGAGCATTGCTCCATTGAGAATTAATAACGTTACTCAAAAAGAAAATAAATATATTTTTGATATTAGTGCTCAACCTTTTAGTTATTTAGAAATAAATGATGTTCCTCATAATGTTCCAGAAAATAGTATCATTACTATTGAATCTAATATTGATGAAGAAAATCCATTTCCATATATTAAATTCTTATGGGTTCCTAAAAATAAGAAATTACAAACATCATATCAAAAACCTGAAGATAGTGAATACTTAAAAAAATGTATCGAAACTCTTTCTGTGGACAAAAATAATACTGATATTAATCATGTCGAAGTCGGTTATTTATTTTCTAATAATATGTTTAGTAGATTTTTCCCGAATAGACCATTTGCATCTGTTCCAGATAATGATATAAGCAAATTAAAAATTTCTGAAATTGCACCTAATACAAGATATAATATAAAAGGTATTAAGTTTACGACAAATGAAAATGGCGAAGCAATAATTAATGAAGCAACAAGAGTTGCTGAAAAATTTAATGAGCTTATAACAAATATACCTATTGCTTTTGATTATGATGGTAAATTTAAAGATCATATTGATATTAAAGTAGATGCACAAATTCCTTTTGCAATGGATCATTCAAAAATAGATCGTCCATCAGTTTTCTATGAACATTATTTCCTTTATGAAAAGCTATTTAGCGACGATATTAATTATTTACATCATATTGTAAACAACTATCATGAGCCATTAGAAATAGAATATCTTGGTGAAACAGAAACTATCCCTGTTGGACAAAATTCTAGAGAATTTGGTTCTAAAATTACTGTCGATCTTTTATCAAAAATAAAACCAGATACTACCGAAATAAAATTAAAGATTAAAAATAACTTTAATTATCCTTGGACAAAAGAAATCGAAAATCCTAATAGTTATAATATTTTAAATCAAAATTGTATCCGTATTCTTACTGATCAATCTGCTTTTTATTATGATTATTCTTTTGAAGAGCTTAAAGCATTTAACTTCAATGGGAAATCTTGTAGCTTAGCGAAAAATGAATATGGATATCGTACAGATCTTAATCGAGATTTATATACTGTCGATAATATATATAAAACTATTTCTGACACAGAAGCATCTGGAGCTGTCGATCTTCTTTCATCTGATAATTTGCCAAAGAATATAGATAATTTAACTTTCACTTTATGTGGCGACAAATATTCAAGAACGTCGAGAACGTTTAGTTTTAGCCCAGGAATAAAAAGTATTAATTCTATTAAGGCTTATAAAAAAGATGGAGATTGTCACGTTCTTATAAATTATAATACAAGTACACAAAACAACGTAGAAAGAGATTTAGGTTTGGCAGAATATTTATTTAGCGAACGTGATGCACTTGAAGCATCTGGCATTTTAATCTCGACAAAATATTATGATCATTTATAGAAGGGTAATTCAACATGTCTGAAAACAATCAAATTCAAGAAATCTCTGAATATATCGACGGAGTTAAAAAATTAATCTTTAAAGAAGTATTCAAAGGTGTTCTCGATTCTAAAGATGCTCCATTTTCTTCCGAAGTCGATGTTTACTTAAAGGAATTAGTAAATAGCGATATTACTGATCCATATAAAATCGGTATTATATCTTTAGAAAAACAAGGAACTAATTATGTAGTTTCTTTATCTGGCCCATTTAAATCTTATGTCGAAGTGAATGGTGTTGCTTCTCAATTCAATAAAGACGGTGAGATTAATAATTTTACCGTTCCTGTCTTAACTAGAACAGGAGAAGAAGACGACGATTTCTTAGCGATTGTAAATTTTGCATATAGCGAAACAAAACCAGCAGATTATACTGCTACAAAAACTCCTCAAGAAATTATTAACGAATATTCTCCTTGTATGTTCTTATATACTAATCATAGTAAAACAGAACCGAATATTGGTGTAATTGAAAAATTCGATGTTCCTGTCGAAAAACTTAATGTCGATGTTTTCTGGAATCAATCTAAAAATAGATTCGAAGTTGTTAACCATATGAAAACGACAATTAAGTTTTCTGTACTCAATAAAGAATATACTATTAAAAAAGGTGAAGTAGCGAAAATTAATGTTAATTGGAATGCTATTAAAGATTTAAATAAACTTCCATTTAGCGATAACAATAAAGTTCGCTTTGAAAATAATAAACATCAAAATATTGGTCAAATCGATTTTTCTGAAATTGCAGATACTTCTTTAATTGCAAATGCTAATTTCTTATTTGGTAACCAATTTAGTCCGGCTTTCGCCTATAACGATAGCACTGGTAAAGTTATCGCAACAGTAAAAGACAACTCTGTTACTAATAAGAAAAAAGAAACAGTATATATTAAAGGTCTTAATCCAGAATTTTCTGTATTCAGTCAAACTCTCGACAAAACTGCTGACGGTGTTTATAGTAAAGAATTTAATATTGACGATATTAAATCTATGCCGTTAGCTATTGATTTTACTAATCAAACTAATTTGCCTTATAATAAAAGCTATACGCAGTTAGGCTTCGACGACATTAGAAACTTATTGCCTAATTTAAATGGTGGCGAAGGTAATCTTACCGATCTTAAAAAAGACTTAACGACTTCTAAATATATTAAATATGTTTTATATTCTGGCGAACCGTATCAAAAAGTATTTGATATCGATATGGGATTAGAACATTCTAATTTTATTTTATCTAAATTAAAATCTATGATTCATCCTATTATGTATCGTTCTATCGATTTTATGTTTAGGCATAACAATTGCTTCATTCGACCAGAAGACGAAGGATTCTTTGGCGATAGTCAATTAGAACAAACTTCTCTTCAGCTCCCGCTAACCCCAGAAGAAGATTGGTCGACAGTCGATCCTGACATCGTAAGCATGGACTTCAATTATATTCGTGATAATGTAACTTATGAAGAAAATACTGCAAATAATACATTTAAAGTTAAGATTGCCGATACTGGAAATAAGTTTAATGAAAATCCATTAGTTGCTTGTTATAATCAAGAAGTTTTCAATATGACTAAACAAGCTGATGGATCTTTTATTAGTGAAGATATTCCGATGGGACATAGAAACGACGAAGTTCAATTCAGCGTTTCTCAAGAAACATGGAATATTATGTTAGGTTTATATCAACGTGATCCATGGGGTAGACAATAATGACATACGAAGAACAATTAAAACAAGTCCGTGATAACGTTATTAAAAACGTATATCCGACTATTCAACAACAAGGTTCTTCGAATACTATGATTACTTTACATTGGACAGCTGGTCATTACGACCAGTTGTTCGATGATTATCATATGTGTATCGATGGATCTGGTAACGTACATGTAATGCAAGATTTAGATAATCGTGCTAGTCACTGTTATCGTGAAAATACAAATAATTTTGGCATTTCGGCATGTTCTAATTATGGTTCTGAATTAAATGGTGACGGTTTCACTGGCTATTCCACATATAATCCGGGGCAGGAGCCCGTTAATGCATTACAACTCGAAGCAATGGCGACTGTCGTATATTTATGTTGCGTATCTTGGGGCTTGCCGTTAAGCCGAGTATTTACTCATGGCGAACGCTGCTTAGCACGACAAGATTTATACGATTATCCAGCTGAACGTTGGGATCTCGATATCCTCGTTCCAGAGTGTCATACTCGTACTGAAGATGGTTTACATACTGCAGGCGGTAACTGGATTCGTAATCGTGCTCGCGAAATCGCCAAGATGAACGGAATTAATTATTTGTAATAAGGAGTTTTCATGAATATTATTTCTGAAATTGCTCAAGGTCTCAGTTCTATATTGAAAAAGAACCAAAAACCGGTTATGCAATATGCTGAGAATATAGCGCTCGTCGCCGAAATTCCTTTCGATAAAGAAAAAGTAAATCAGTGTCAGGGTTTCACTTATAATCCTGAAACTAAAAAATTTATAGCAGCTTGTATTAATGCCGATAGTACGACTCAAATCTTATATGAATTAAATAAAGATTTTACTGTTGCTCGTAGTGTTGAAAACACTGGTGTCGACAAATTGGGCCACTGCAATACACTATTTTACGACGGCAAGGTTCGTGCGACTAACGGTGCTGCTAACGGTAATCGTATTTATACCGTGGATGATAATTTAAATCCAGGTGAATATAAAGATTATACCGATAATTTTTATAACGTAGCGTATAATCCTGTTACCGGTCAATATGCAAGCATACTTCCTGGGGCTGATAATAGTACGAGAAAGATTCGTATTTATGCCGACAGTAATTTAACTGACGGTAAAGAATATATTATTACCGTAAACGAGAAAAATAACGATTCTAACGGCGCTTTGTTTATCGGCAACAAAGTTATCTTTAGCTTAATGCGTCGTATTATCGAGGTAGAAATCGACGGCGATAAAGCAACTATCGTTAGAGAATTGGAGTTCGAACCCAAATCCGAAATCGAAGATTTTGCACTCGTTAACGGTGCTATCTATATGACGGCAAATAGTCACGATTATATTCGTATTTATAAATATGACTTTGCTCGAAGCTATTTTAATAATATTAATAACGACTTTTTAAATAATGGTATCGTAGTCGGCAATCAAGTCGGCTATCACGGTCAATCTGTCGATAAATCTACTAACTATGTTATGGCTAAAATTAATGCTAATAACAACTTAGAAGTCGGCGACAAACGTAACCTTACGACTATCCTTGGTAAAGAATTAAAACACTATAATGGCACTAATTCTTATACCGTACTTACGACTTATCATTACGATAAAGCAATTTATAATAAAGTTAAAACCGACGAACTCTTCGTTAAGAAAACAGAGCTTCAGGGCAATAAACGATCTCTTAATGTCGTTACTGAAGGCGTCGATAATACAGGTGCTACCGACGTAACAGCTAAGCTAAACGAGATCTTTACTAAAGCAAATACCGAAGGATATACCGAAGTTCTTTTCCCAGACGGTATTTATAAGATTAGCGACAAAGTAAAAATCATTTGTCCTCAAGATCACAGTAAAGAACTTGTCGTTAAATCTGAAACATTATATGGTGCCGTTATTAATTGTGATCACGATGAATCTAATTCTAGTGTCGATACTATCGGTTTTATTTTGAGTTGTACCGACAATAACAATGGCGACCATCACGATGTTTATAATACGACTATCAAAGGCTTTTCCTTTAAAGTAGCACGAGAAGATATTAGTGGTAGCTATATTAAATTTATAAATGACGACAATAATCTCGATATGCGTCATTATAATCTTGTCTTAAAAAATATGAAAATGGCTAACACCAAAGATAATCAAGGTCAAAATATTGATTTGAGTCGTGAGATACATTATTCTACGATCGATAATATTATTTGCGATTATGGTCAATATGCTATACAAATAGAAGCTACAGATGGTGTCGGTGATACGATTAGCAATATTATTTCTAATAACTGCAACATGGGTGTTTCTTCTTATTCTTATGCCGATATCGATAATGTAACGATTCATTATAGCGACGATTTTGATTTAGCTAATTTATCGTCCGTTATGCTTTATGTTAATAAGTTAAGTAATCTTAAATTAACTGGTCGCTGGAATCTATCGACTAATCTTCTCGATATTTTTGCTATAGCTTCTACTGAGTTAAATAATATTACTTTGGATATTACACATTCAGGTGATGCTCAATATTTACCAGACGGAGATTATCCAGTTCCGTTTATTAAGATTGAATCTAGTAATGAAGATAAAGCTGAGATCAAAGTTAATAATTTAAAATTCCCTAACTTTACTCAAAACTTCGCAGCGCTTACCGATCGATATTTATTCTCTTGGATCGATTCTCCTATGTTATCGATTGCTCCTAACGGCGTCGAAGAATCCGATAAATTAAAATTATTTACTAACTTAGGTTCTACCGATGAGTATGGAGCCAAAGGTTATGTAAATCGAAGATTCGAAGTTCGTGCCGAAGAAAATGCTAAGACAAGAATTTTCGTCGGTCGAGATCGTACGATTCGGGAAATGAAGCCTAATGATAAAAATCAACTTTTCCAAGAAGAAGGTTCTGCTATTTACTTTAATGCTAAGGGCGAACCGAAGGTGGACGTTAAAGATAATGATTATAGTCATTATGCTGCCGGTGTTTCTGGCGATTTATATATCGAATCTGATCCTAAAGCAACTGGTCATTTAGGTTATGTATCGACATATAAATATACGACTAATACAGAATACGTCCACGATAAACCGACTTCCGTCGTTAATCATGGTGATCGTACTATGACAGTCGGATTTGACGTATATCCGACATGGCAAAACGGTTCTCATGCTGGTAAACCAGTTGGAGTGGGAGCTGAATTAGGTGCGTTAGGTAAAGGTAATTTCCCTATTATAGAAGCCGATCCTACAGCTAAAACAATGAAACTTCGTATTCCGGAAGTTTATAAAGCCGATGTCGTTAATGCACCTAGCGACTTCGATATGGATGTTTATTTTATACCTGGATCTAATCTTAATACTATGTCTAATATGACATACGAAACTATTCCGGTTATCCATTCTGGTCCGACAGAACAACGCCCGACAGAACATTTAGTTGTCGGTCAGCAGTATTTCGATACGACACTCGATATGCCGGTATTCTGGAACGGTACTAAATGGGTCGTTAATGCTGCCGATGTTAGCGATAGATTAAAAGATTACGTTCGCATCGACAAACTTGTGGCAACCGATGTTACACAAGCACCAGCGTTTGCTGGACAAATGATAATAAATAATGATACGCTTTATATTGCAGAGTCTACTGAAGGCCCTGGATCTTGGCGTATCATCTCGTTACAACCTAACGATCATTTATAATAAAGATATATCCCCGTACTTAGTGCGGGGATTTTTTCTGTAATATAGTAGTATCTTAATATTAATATATACAAAAAGGATATTCTTATGACACAAGAAAATAATACTGGTACAAGCAATAGCTTATACGATTACGAGTTTAGTGTTCGAGAAAGCGAACCTAAGCGCGCCGAGATGCTTAACCGTCTTAAAGATCGAGTTAAACATGTCGATAAAAAAGAAGTGATTTCGTCCGACGAATATGTCGAAGGCGAAACGAACTTTAGTGAGGATAAAGCATTAAGTGCTTTTCTATTATATAAATTGTTTCCGTCTAAAGCTCAGTTATTAAAAGATCATTATACGAAAGATCAAGTTGATGGCTTACTAGGCGATCTTATCGCTAAATATTATTTAAAAGATCAGATCGATTCGCTACTCGCCAATTTGAAGAACGAATTAACCGCTGCGCTGGATGATTCAAATGGCGGCATCGGCAAGAAGCTAAACGATCTTAAAACAGAGTTATCTAAGCATCGTACTTTAGAAGAACTCGATCACCCTGATGCTAGTGTTACGACAAGGAAGTTACGTGATCATTCTGTAACAAAAGAAAAACTATCGGATAGCCTTACTAATGAACTCAATGCTAAGTTAAATAAAAATGGTGATACAGTAAACGGTGTTCTTAAGTTTGCATATAATAATCCGATTTTATTTGAAACAGGTCCTGGCACTGGTAAATATCATCGTATCGGATCCGGTTCGACATTGGAAGAAATAGGCCGAGGTGAGGCTCATTTAGATTTAGGCGATTATGATGGCAATACTTACGAAACTAATTTATGTTGTGTTAATCGCCCAGGCTGGTTTAATTCTACGACAAAAGAAGTTAAACAATTCGCTCTTAAAGAAGAAATTGATGCTTTAAATAATAGAGTAAATAATCTTCCTAGAGGCGGCGGTTCTACGACGTTTGCTAAAATTTCAGCTAATAAAATCTGGAGCGGCCGTGTTTACGCCCGTGGTATCCATGGCAGAACTTTAAACAAAATTAAAGTGTGTGATTTGCCTTCAGATTGGGAACAGATTATTGTATATTCTACTGTCAAACAAGATAGTCTAAATGAAAATGTTGATACAAATTGTTTTGCTATTCTTGTAAAAGGACAAAAAACAGATGTTGTTGCAACAAAAGATTTTGCTAATATTCCTAAAATTTTCGTTATAGAAAATAATGTTTTGTATTTACGAGGTATCAGTCCTAACGGCGACGATATTAGTGTTTATAAACTTTAATTTTAATCCTCCATATGATATAATATATTATATAAATTATTATATTGTATGGAGGATATTTTTATGTATGAAAAAGCACACGCATCGTTAAAATTTATACGATATTATATATTGTTAATGTTGCCGTATATTAAAGGGACGGTCGATATCGGCACTTTAAATTATATCGCTATCGATATCTTAGTCCGCGAAGCTAAGAAAGATAATCGCAATTATTTTATTGAACTTGAAACGTATATGAAATCTTGGCGGATGCAAAAAGAATTCGAAAATAAAGAGCCGAACTATAATATATTGAGTAATCGAGAGAAAGCTTTTATTATTATGATCATCCATTCACTTTTTATGGATGGATGTTATCTGTGCGATTCAAATTCTTTCGATCGTTATAAGTCGAAAGTATTTAATATTCATTTTAATAAAGTTAATGAATATTATAATGATGTCGTTGTCGGTCGAAATATATTTTTAAATAGCCGGAGGCGGGTTTAATCATGTTAAAGAAAAGTAAGAATCCGGAAGAATATGAAATACAATGTAAAAAATTAAAAGAAGATATAATTCTTTATATTAATCGTGTTCTTCGTCGGAATGCCTGGAGAATGAAATACTCTGAAGATCGCTACGTCATGATTTCTAATATATATAATATAACTCATCGTTTGCTGTGCGATTTTAAAGATGGTTGGTATTTTTATTTAGATAATACGGACTTTACCGAGGTCAGTGAAGGTTTATTATATTTTAAATCGAGAATACCGTTAGATAACGATATTAAAACTTTTATTAATATTGTAATACTATATTATTTTAAATGCGGAGAAGGCGATCATTTTCTCGAAGTATATAATAAGGTATTTAAGGCGATGTGCGATTTTGCCGACGAGGTAGAGTTTGGATGAACAGAAAACGATTTCTATCGATTTTAAATTATATTCGTGATATGGTATTCTATCAGACTAAATATCACAAGTATTTAACGGATACTAATTTCGTCGTATTTGCAACTTATAATTTATACGTTAAACTATTAAAGATTTTGCATCCAAAGGCTGAGATGAATGAATTAACGTCGACGCAGCTAGCGCTATACGATTGGAAAGAACGTTCCTATCCGATTAAAAAAGAAGAAAGAAGAATTATACATCAGGCGTTCTACGCTTATAATCAGAAAGAATATATAATGAGACGTAGTGCAACTAAAATATTTTTTAAAGAAGCGTTAAAAGTATGGAGTGTTAAATAATGGACTATTACGAAACACGAAGATCCTTAATACAATATTTAAATATTATGGTATCTCGTGATAAATGGCGAATACGATATGGTATACCAACAGTCGTTGTCGCATCGGATTTATATAAAATTTTACTCGATGTATTATCGGAACATGTTAATGTACGTTATGGAAATCTTGTCGATGCAAATGAAAGAGATATTTATAGCATCTCTGACGATAAAAAAATTGAGCCCTTTAATGATGAAAAGGCGTTACATTATATTCGTATCGTATATTTTTTATATACTCAATTAAGTAATAGTTTTATTCCACCTTGGCGAATTATGGAAAAGATTTGCGATATTATACGAGAAGGAAAATATGACGAAAAAAGATAGAACGATAGCAGCTCTTCAATATATAGACTCTGTCGAGTTAAATAAAAGACAATATTTAAAACATAAATTATGTACTAAAAAAAGCACTTGGTTTATTTATTTTTCATATCAGAGACTAATAGAAAAATTCGTACTGAGTTTTAAACTTGTCGACTATATGTATAACGCTTATGAAATGCGATCTTTAATTCGTAGTAATACTTCTTGTATTCTTCCTCGTAGTCATCGCAAGCTTATCACGCTAATTTCTTTTTATTATCATCAGAAGAATCGTAAATTTTTATTACCGCTCATTAGAGCGATTACAGAACGAAGTAAAATATTATTTACTAAATAGCCCGTGGCGACCCTTACTCTAAGGAGCCACGGGTATTTTATTGTTTTATTATATCGAATGTATGTTCACCATATAATGGAATTTTTTATGGCGTATATTTTTTAGGAAGTGTTTTTATAGGGAGCCTTTTGTTTATTAGTGCTCTGGCTTGTTTATTTTTTAGAGGCGTTTTATGTAAGATGATGTGGTTCTGTATAGATATGTTTAAAATACAATTATCAGTAAAGAAGGCTAAATGAGAACGCCTATATAGGAGAAAAATTTGGGTTTGGATCAAAAGGGTAAGTGTTTTATATATAATCGGTCTTGAGGCTAAAGTTCGCCCCCCCTGCTTTGATTCAGGGTGTTATTCGATGGAGAACTGGGCCTCGAGACCGTGCAGACACATATGTCGATGTCTGTCTTTTAATTTATAGTCTTGGGAAGACGTTAAAAGCAACCAGGAGGAAATTATGAAAAAATCTATCGCAACAGCAATTGCAACAACAATCGTAGCAGCAACAATATGGTTTGTACAACCAGTGCAACCACATCATTATGAGTTGCATGTTGTTCAATACGGAGAAACAATGACAAGCATCGTAGAAGATGCTAATCGAAACTCTAACATCAACTACAATATTAGAGAGGCTGTTGCAACAGTAGTAGCTGAAAGTAAGAAAATAGATGGAGGTGCAACTTCTCGTTCTATTAAACCAGGTGATAAGGTTGCAGTACCAATCTATCGCCGCTAAAGCATAAGTCCAGCTGTATGACTATAAACTATAGCAATATATATCATTGTATGTCATAAGGAGGAAAAGATCATGACAACAACAATTTACCTAAATTTAGAAACATTAGTAATTGAGCAAAAAGAAAGTGTAAGAGATTATATGGATCTACTTACATCGGCTCAGAAGTATTATGCCAAGAAAGGCATAAGAACAATGTTAGGCAGAATAGGAGATGTCTGCTTTGTACAGGAAAGAGAATGTCGGAACATTCTCATGCTTGCAACAATAGAAGGTCATAAAAAGCGTGATCTTAAAACAGTAACAGACAAGATTATGTCACTGCCTTACTATGCAGTGGCAAGAGGCTATATGCCTGGCGTATTCCGCACCTGGTCTCAGTGCAAAGATTCTACAGATGGGTTTACCGGCAGAAAGTATAAAAAATTTGCCGGTAGAGAAGCAGCCATCCAATTTATGATTGATAACGGAGCTCCATTAGTGAGCTATGATTATCTAACAAAATAAATTTTTGTCCGCAACGACATTAAACTATTTTTTATGTTTTATTCATGGAGGAGAAAAAATGAATAGACAGTTTATGAATTTTAACCTATCTCAATATGCTGAAACAGTGAAAGATCAAAAAGGAGGAAAATGGACTCAATGTTCAGGCACAAAGCAGAATTTAAAAACAGCTAAAATGAGGCTATTGGTATTAACGTCTCGCACGTCTCATATGGCAATAGTCGGCTACAATGTAACTGGTGCTATTAAAGAAACAGATGTAGCACCAGCTGCACAAGTTGTAATTGGTGAAGGTGAAATCAGAGATCTTGACTTTGTTTATACAAACAAATCCTTGTCTTATGTTGAAGATATTATTCGCGATTGCATTATCATCGCGTACAATTTCGACACAGATGAGGAGGCTACGCAAACATACACTATTGAAGGTGTAGAATATGCAACAATTGCTATGTCTGCAGCTTCATTGCGGAATGGCAAGCGTTTAGTCGTTCCTAAAGATCGTCTTGATTTCTGGGCACCTAAAATTCAAAAAGCCAACAACGGTATTGGTTTCTTTGACCATATCGTTGAGTTAAGTGTAGGTAAGGCAACTAAACTGTCAACCTACGCTAACTTGTGGTCGGCAAATGGTAGAGAAATTTCTTTAGATTTATCTAAAGACTGTATCATGATATTTAATGATATGTCTTTAGGTAATGAATCTGAGCTTGACGGTCAGAGCTACCATAACCATTGGTGGTTCTGTCGTGAATACGGTGTGCCTACCGATGTAAATGCTTACTTGCAAGTGCGGGTTAGTTCCTGCACTAAAACTGGCTCTACTCCTATGCGAGATATGAGTGGCTGGTTTCAATTAGCTGCAGAGATCGAACAAGAAAATGTTCAATCTTTAAGTCAAGTGGATAAAGGATATGATGGTCCGCAAAAGGTGTGGATTGTCGGCAATCCTGCTGGCGAATTGGTATATGTTACGGACTTCAATGGGTTCAAAGCTGTACCACAATTCATCGATCCAAAAGATAACAAGTTTAAAGTCTTGCAGGTTATTAAGGCTACACAAGCCACAACCTCGGGACAAATGTATCAGCACGACTTTAACGAATATAGTCGTGACTGATTTATAGGAGAAGAAAGAGGAGAAAACATGAAAATTCTAAGCAATGAAAAATTTCAATATTTGGTTGATTTATTGGTATCTGAAGCAGTGCAATGTTTGGAGTCTTATAAACGAGGATCTTTTGGCGGTACTGGCATTGAATGTGCCGTATTAGCCGATCCAAGACTAGCTGCAGATAATTATATCTTTAGCCATAAAGGCAAAGATATTGCTAGAAACGCTACGACTAAAATCAAAGATCTTAAGTCTCGTGGCGATAAAGACAGCCAATACTTAAGAGCGCTTGGTGACCCAGGCAAAATGTTTGGTGTGAAGCTCGTTAAAGATAACGAAATTTACGTTACAAACAAAAAGACACTAAGACATAAAATTGCCGTGCTAATGAGATTTCCATGCTCATCTGCTGGTGAAATGTTAAAAGCAAGAATTATTAACTTTAGCACAATTAAAAAGCGTGTTAAAGCTTATGTAAGAAAAGGTAAGCTAAAACCGTTTCAAGCTAAAATGATTCTTGATGTGTTTAAAAATCTGCCAGAATCTGTTTTCATTTATTCTGGCAGCACTTACGTTAAAGGTTTGCTCGGTGGCATGGATAATGACACTGACGGCTGCATGGTTATGGTAGGCGAAGACTTAAAAATCTTTGAAGGCCGTAAAAGCCGCTCTGTCGATATTCCAGATGAATTAGGCGCGAATGTGTCTATTCGTTTTGCAAATCTTTCTGAGTTAATGACAGGAGTATATCTTGCATCATTGGCAACAGGCAACACTGCTGTAGGCGTATTCTGTGTATACAATAGCTGTGCATCTACAGTATTGCAAAACTTAAAAAACAAAAAAGTTGTTAAAAAGTTACAAGATAATATTGCGGCAGAATACGGTAATGAACATGGCAATGCTCCATATGAACGTCATTATAACGATCATAGCGATCTTACTATGGACGAAGTAATGAACAAACGTATTGAGCAAATGACATTAGATTTCGTAGGATCTGACAGATCTGAACAGTCTATCAAAAATTATTTGTTAGATTGTTTGTCTGTCGCTCCAGCAGTTATTGGTATGATTATTGATAGCGCTAAGACTGGATTGACAGTGTTCGATCCTTTATGCTTCTTGCTTAAAGATATCGAACAAGCTCGTCGTAATTATAGTCCTACTATTGTTTGGAATGAGCAAATTGCTCGTTTCGAAGTTGTTGAGCATAAGGTTTTCAATAAAGAGGAGAAATAAAAATGAGAACACAAAAAGTAGAAAAAATGGTATTAAAAGATACGTTGTATGATTTGCAATTAGAAGCTGCAAATCGTGCAGTAGAATTGTTAAATAAAGAAGTAGAACAAATGGGCATTAAGCCTGGTTACAAGAAATTAGAAGCCACTAAAGGCTCTTTGTTCGAAATCTTAAACATGACGTGTGATGATTTGCGTCGTGCAAAGTCTTTATCCATTAAAGGATTTAAAGTAGAAGGCGCGTTTTCAAAAGCTAAGCCTTACGTTGCAAATATGATTCGTACGTTTGTTGGCGAAGATAAAAACGCCTTCGAAGAATCCAAGAATGCTGGCTTCAATTTTGCTAGCACAATTCTTGAATATGAGCTTATCATGGATGCTATGATGAGCGGTACCCTTTATCGTCAAGAGCAAGGTTTAGAACTTAAGGATTCTCCATTGTTCCGTCGTTACGATGTGTTTGGTACAGATAAGATGTGCCAAAATATTGTTGATGGTGATGAGGTGGAATTTGTTAATGGTGAATCTACTGATGGTCGCTTCTTTACTGATCGAATCGTTAATGGAGTGCGTCCTGTATTCCGTGACGACTTCGGTGGTTTATTTACGGTAGTTCATTTGATGGAAGTAATTGAAGAGCCAGTAGACGAAAATAAATTTGTTGTTCGCGTTACTGGCGCTCAAAAAGCTATGGAAAATGCTAAGAATATTTTCATGGCAAAAGATCATGGCTACAAGTTCTATTTACTTCCAAAAAGCAAAGGCGGCAAAGGGGATGGCTTATATGTTATTTCTGAAAAGAAAGAGACAAAAGGCCAATTGGTAAAAGTATGCGATTGCGAAATTCCTGGTAACAAAACATATTTAGAAAAGTTTTGTGGTGAGATCGTATTGGACGAAGCTATGTTTAATACGATCGAAAAGGAAGGTTATGGCAATGATGTGCATACCATTTGCCTTCTTTGCAGAAAAGCATAATGCATCCCCCTTCGGGGCCCGTTAGGGATTAAAGAGAAGAAAATCAAACGTTCTCTCCTTGGTTCTTAACGGTTACCCCATCTTTTCTTTTTTCTGGGCGTGAGGTTTGCTGTCTAAGGATAGTAGGCCTCCGGCCCGAAATCTTATATGAGGGAAATTCTCTCTCGTTATTATATTCATGGCGACCGTTCCATGTAAAAATACCGGCAGAGGAGATTATCATGATTTCTATTATCGGCATTCAAGACTTAACTCAAAATTCTTATATCATCGATTGCTTCGAGGTCGTAGACACAAACAGCTGTAATGTGGCCTATGACGAGTTGAAAAAACTTGAGAAGCAATATGAAGATATGGTAGACTTCTACTTAGCTTCTGGCGATTGGAGCCATGCAGATTTCTGGCCACACAGTAAATCAAGTATTCGCAATGAACATATTAATGTTCTTAATCACCGTAATTGCGAAGAATAATTTATTAAGCTTTAGTTATAGATTATTATATCTGTAGCTAAAGCTTAATTTTTTTAAATAAAGTCCGGTGGCAGTCGCCCGTATACGGGACCATATTCGACTTCCGACGCTCATGACGGGTTCGCTATCGCTCAGGTCATTTCTTCTCTAGTCGTCGAATATTCGACTGTCACCTTTGCTATGTATTTCGGCGTAGTCCTTAATGCATTCTTTATTTAAACTTATTTTTTAATTTAATTTATTCAATCCGGCGGTATCAGTTTACTAGTAATAGTATGCCCCGCCGGGGCGAAATTTTCTTTGAGGGAATTTTCCCTTTAATACGTTATTCTTATGAGGAGGAATTATGAAGTACGTATTTTTCGGTAATCTTGCCGAACCTTATATTGCAAATTGCGATAGCGTTATCGATGCTGTCGATTGGTTTTATATGGAAGCTAATGGTATTGCTATTGGCTTCCGTCCTAAGTATTTAACTATACGTGGTATGAAGGTAGCACGTATGGGAACAATTGTTAGAAAGAGTGATGGAAGTTTAAATAAAGGAATAGTTTATGCGGTCCCATTTTACGGCTTATCACGGCTCAAACATTTGATTAAATAATGCCACTCCGTGGCGAAATCTCTTTTGAGGGGCTTCCCTCTCATCTCAATTCAATATGTAGTCATAAGGAGGAATTAAAAATGATTACTATGGTTTATTCTTACGTATTAAAAATGGCTGATGGCCAATACATTTCTTTGCTATCTGATGATAGTGTATTTTCCGTATTAAAAGAGCATCCAGGTGCTCAATTTGTTTCTCGCAACGAATATGGTTACAGAGCTGTAGTTGCGGATTAGTATTTAAGGGCGTTAGATAAATGATTATTTAACGCCCGCATCATTTGTTATTTAAAGGGAGGACACATCATGTCTACTGTAAAATCTTATTTAAATATTTGGTACCAAGTATCACCTTGGTCTTACCGTATTGCATTTTTCGCTTTAGGCTATAGCCTAGTATCTTTATTCATTGCATAGGAGGTTTATCATGGATAAATTATTAGCAACTTTGGATAAAAAATATGCTGAGAGCCCTTGGCTGTTCAGAATTTTCTTCTTTATGTTAGGCTACATTCTAACTGATTTAGTTGTAAAAGCAACTAGAAAATAATCATTCAGTGTGGCAATGGAAGAAGTCGATATCACATCATATCGCTTCTTCCTTTTTCTATTCCGTGTAATTTACGGCTTAGTACCTTCCGACATTCGGTCGGCTCCGCCACGAAATTTTCTTTGCGGGTCTTGTTATTTTGATAAATGGCATAGTTCCAGAAAAAACCTCTTTCTTGAACTCCTATATGCAAACAATCCTAACTAATGGGACTGTGCCATTTATCCAGGTAGCAATATCTGGTTCTCCTCCTCTCTACTACAACTGTCGTCGGTGAAAACTAGACGACGGCAGTATCGAGTATACTAGTATATATATTATATTAGTATATTGGATACTGTCTTATAAGGGAGGCAGTAGTTTAAATAATTTTATTAAGGGATACTCGGCCCTCATCGAGTAGAAAGGAGCCTTATCATGGCTAACATTATTATTTCTTCCGTATTGGCAGGTACAAAACTTGGTGGTTTCGCACGTGGGTTCTCCGCGTGGGGCAAAGAAAATATCAGCAAATTGGCAAAACGCGAGGGTGCGTTCATGCCAGTGGCAATCGGCCACACAGCTGACATGTTAAATTTATTTGCAGAGCGTTCTGCAAATTATGATAACATGATTGCCCAAATGGTACTCCCTGATGGAGTTGCCATTAAAGCTTATCAGTTAATGGGCTTGCTAAAAAACGGTGCTACTGCAGAAGATGTTGCAGTTCAAGCTACTAGCGAATATGACACAGAGGAACACACTGCTTCCTATGTTGTATTGGCAGAAGCTCTTGAAAACGCTAAAAACGCAGGCGTTCAATTGCGTATCACACGTCAGTCTGAATTAAGTGGTTTTGACCTTGTAGTGCCAGAAGGCGTTACATTGGAAGAAGGTCAAATCTTGACTTTCAAAGACGGTATTACTCCTGAAGGTGTTAAGTTTGCCAACGGAATGAAGGGTGATTATTCTTACCCAGTTGCTACTCGTCACAATGGTGAATTGTATGCAAAACGTCCAGAAACAGCTAGCTCCAAAGCTATTAATGCTTTAGCTAGCAAAACATTTAACTTGGTTAGAGAAATTCCTAATCGCAAAGTTGATGACGTTTCTGGTGTATTTTAATTTAGGGGCCTTCGGGTCCCTTTCTATTTTTTAAGGAGGAACCAAAATGGCTCAATTTAAAATCGTTAACAGTAATAAAAATCTATTGTCTTATATTCAAGAAAAAGCACAAGAAGAATTCGGTGCTACAGTTACGGCTGAAGAAAATGCCGTGACTATTGAATGTGAAGACGAGGTAGTCGATGATATATTGACTGCCTATAAAATGGCCAAAGTAAAATCTACTGCAACAGGTCTATTAAATTGGGGCGGTAAAAAAGTTGGCTTCGTTGCTGGTATCACTAAAGATGCTGGTATCGGTGGTATCAAGATTGCTAGTAAAGGTCTATTTGGCGGTCTCAAAAAGGTCGCTGAATTAGGCATTGGCGGTGTATCAGTAATTACTGACGAAGCAAAAGCTTCTTGGTCTGAACTCTCTAAGAGTGATGAAATCAGAAGCATTAAGAAATCTTTCGGCTCTACTGGTGATGGTAGCGACGATATCGTTATGGTTACTGGTGAAGCTAATCAAGCAGAAGCTCAAGCTGAAAGTTAGTTATTAAAAGAGTTTAGATAATGGGTGCACACGGGAGTGGGTCGCATCTGTTATCTAAACTCTTATTTTTTTTATTTAAATAAAATAATAATAGCTTTTAGTTAGGAGTATTAATGGCTCCCGACTAAAGATATATTTTTTTAAATCAGAGCCCTGTATATATAGAGTTCGGTTTAATTCTTAAGAATATATTTTAATATACATATATATATTGGAGTATGGTTTTAATCCAATCGATATATGTGTACTAAAATTATTTTTTTTGATATATATGTCGTGTATGCAATATATTTAATGGAAGGCTATGATTACTTATAGCGAGCGTTTATTTCGCCTTGGTAAAGCCACACGAGCGCCCTATAAGCGAGCGCCAGCGAGCGCATATATTTTTGCTGTAGATCAGGCCGAGCGGTAGCGAGGCCCATTATTAATAATTCTCTGTTATCTCTCTTGTTAAGAGAGTAAGCAGTCTATTTTATTTATTTAACATGGCGAGAACGAACGATAGTGAGTTGCCGTATACAATCTCTTGTTACTTCTCTTTTAGAGAAGTAAGTATGTGTTTATTATTGGTTATTAGTATTCTCTGTTACTCTCTTCTTAAGAGAGTAAGTGTTTATTTATTATTATTTATATTAAGAGCGAGCGAAGCGAGCGTAATGTTCTTTGTTATCTTTCTTCCTAAGAAAGTAAGTATTTATATTTTGTATATATTATATTTAATAAGCGAGCGATAGCGAGCGAAGTGTTTATATTATATATATCTTATATCTTATTCTCTTGTTATCTTCTCTTTTTAAGAGAAGTAAGTTATAGTTATTAAGCTTTTAGCTTATATAGTAGATCCGTTAGGATATAGGAAGGTTAGATAAAGAAGCGAAGAGGGAGCGTGAGCGACCGATTTAAAGCGACTGCCTTAAGCTTACTATATGTATAGTATAAGGAGGCCGAGCGAAGCGAAGGCCGTATAGCAAACGTCATCTGTAGGCGAACGCCAGTGAGCGTTAAAAAATAAAGGAGCCGCAGGCGACTGTAGTGCACGGTATACTATGGCGAATATATAATAAAAGCGAAATTCTGGACTGAAAAATCTGAAATTGAGCTCTGAGAAATTTCAAATATTTTTCGCCCCCGATATTCATTTTGTATTACTTTATCTAAAAGTAATGTTAGTTATATTATATTAAAGGACACCGTTGCTAGTTATTCAATTAGGTGAGCAATGGTGATTATAATTGAATTTAAATAATTCAAGTATTTTGAGCCGCCGGTTATTTCCGAAGGAATAAATGTTTTGAGACTCCGGATTTAATTTAGGAGCGAAGGTTATTTCAGGTGGCGAATCCCTTTTGGTTCTTTTTTAAAAAAATATATATTAAAAAGAATACTTTGATTCGATCCAGAGAAAGATAGCGTAGCGAAGTTGGCTGGTTGTATTAGCGTAGCGTACATACAATTTTCTGTGTTATAGTTCGTGACGAAGGCTTTGCTTAGGACGAGATATGATTTCTAATATTATATATTAGGCTACAATCATAGCGAGTACTAATCATTCCAAGTTGTTAGAGTTTGAAAGCTCTAACCAGTCAGCTGGAATTTATTGCTCTGGTTCCGGCGTGTTTCTGTTTCCTCTTTTACTAGGTTGTCCTGGATAGAGAGAATGGACACCGAATATTTTAGGCGAGTGGTTTTAATTATAGTAATTAAAAATTATATGCTAAATAATAATAGTATTATTGTTTACAATAATAACGACGCTTATTTAAATTTAAATAATATTAGGACAATTATATATATAAAGTAGTGCCGAGGGCTAAGGCCCGAATACGTTAAACGGTTGTCCGTGTACGATCCTCTGCGAGTTGTTTATCTTCACAGCAGATTACGTGAGTAAGAGTTTGGAGCATTTTTAAAATGGGCCAACTTTGTTTATGCTTAATAATAATAAAAGCCCCGGCCGTTAGGTCGGAGCTTTGTGGAAGTAGTGAACTTCGTTCACTAGTATATTACATTGGTTATCTTAATGTTGCGTTAATAAATTTTAATTTATTTCAAAAAAAATATCCTCAGATTTTATTCTGAGGATTTAGTGTTATTTGTAGATCACCAAGCGGTGAACTGTCGTTCACCGATATATTACATGCTAAGTTGGCGGAGCGGGTTAATTTAATTAAAATATTTTTTTTATTTTAATTGTGTTTATTATATTATATATAATAGAAAAGACCTCCCTAGTTTTAATTAGGAAGGTCGTGATGAATATTTTAATGCGTTAAATTTGCGAAGCGGTGTAACTTGTTACACCGGTATATTACATTCAGAGTATGTTCAGCGGGTTAATTTTGTTAAAATAATTATTTATACATTATTTTTGCATATTTGAAATGGATGATATTTTTTGGTGTTTTTTTAGCAAAAAATTAGAGTTTCAAAAGTGCCCGTGTTATCTAACTTTTTTTAACTTAGGTATTAATTTTATATACTAATACATATAATAAGGATAACCTAAACTATTTATACATTTATTGTATAATTATTAAGTATAGGCTATTTCTTAAATAACCGTCACCTGATTGAGCCAATTCACGTGTGTTAAGAGAGGACTTGGCGGCTTGTTGCATGCGAGATTACTATTATATTATATATTAATATAATTAAGGATACACATGCATATACTATAACACAGATCTATTCCTTTTAAATAATAAAGCCTATTATATTGGGTTTACTATATACTATATATAATATATAAATTAAAAAATAAAAAAGCCCGCTGTCGCCTCACGAGCGCCCGACGAGACCAGAATACAAGTGTAGTATTGCTTGTGGTGTGGGGGAGGAGGGGGGTGAAACACATTACTCCCGTTGTTTTATTTATAAAAACAGGCTATTTTTAGTTTTCATTAATGAAATAGCCTCTAACACTCTC